CATCTATTCCAAAACTAGCTAATGTGTAAGTATTATTTGTATCTTGAGTTGTGATTGTTCCAGTCGTTCCATCACCATATGTGATAGTAACAGTTGTTCCAGATACACTAAGTCCAGATACATATTTATGTGTATGATTACTTGCAGCCTTGTTATTCAATTGAGTCTGAATATTAGATGTAACACCATCAACATAATTAAGTTCAGCTGCAGTTACAGTAATTCCAAAGCTATCTAACGTGTAGGTAGTATTAGCATCTTCAAATGTTGATGTACTTCCATCTGATCCAGTAAGTGTAACTGTGCTTCCAGACTTACTTAATGTGTAAGTTGTATTTGTATTTGTAGGTACAGCCCATGTTCCATCACCTCTAAGGAAATATCCTTGTTTTCCAGCTGTTGGTGCAGGAACTAAACCTTGAGATCCATTAGCACTAGCAGATGCTCCAGACATAACAGAATATGTCGTGTTTGTATCTTGAGTTGTAATAGTCTTTGTTGTTTCATCACCATATGTGATAGTTAACGTTGTACCACTTGATGTAATACTCTTAATGTAGGTAGATGCAATATTTTGATTTTTTGAATCACTAATTGCATTTGTTGCAGATCCACCTGCTGAAGATGAACCAGCATAATTGTGTGTATGTCCACTTGCAGCTTTATCATCTAATTGATCTTGAATATTAGATGTAACACCATCGAGATAGTTAATTTCAGCTGCAGTTACATTAATTCCAAAACTAGCTAATGTATAAGTAGTATTAGAATCTTCAACTTCATATGATTCTACTCCATCTGTTGATGTTAATACAATCTTACCATTAGATTTTGTCAATTTATATTTTGTATTCGTATCTGTAGGTACAGCCCATGTTCCATCACCTCTAAGGAAATATCCTTGTTTTCCAGCTGTTGGTGCAGGAACTAAACCTTGAGATCCTGCTGAGCTTGAAGATGCACCAGACATAACAGAATACGTTGTGTTTGTATCTTGAGTGGTAATTGATTTTGTTGTACCATCACCATATGTGATAGTTAACGTTGTACCACTTGATGTAATACTCTTAATGTAGGTAGATGCAATATTTTGACTCTTAGAGTCACTAATTGCATTTGTTGCTGCCCCACCTGCTGAAGATGAACCAGCATAATTGTGTGTATGTCCACTTGTTGCAGCATCTGTAATTCCATAACCTGCTAATGTGTTTGGAGTACCAGTTACACCAGTCCAAGGAACTGATGCTGCTAATCCTGTTGAATATGGCTCATAACCATTTTCATTTCCAAGATTACTTGTATCTTTAACTAAGTATAATGCTCCAGAAGATACAACCTTTACAGTATCACCTAACTGAACATCTTCAGTTGTTAAAGCATATCTAGCAGTATCATTGGTTACACTAACCAATCTTTCAAGTGCAGCTTTAGGTATTACCGAAATAGGTAATGTACCAGTATTAACTTTACTTGCATCGATTGATGTAATATCAGCATTACCATGTGTATGACTGCTTGCAGCTTTATTATTCAATTGAGTCTGAATATTAGATGTAACACCATCAACATAATTAAGTTCAGCTGCAGTTACAGTAATTCCAAAACTAGATAATGTATAAGTAGTATTAGAATCTTCAACTGTATTTGTACTTCCATCTGATCCAGTAAGTGTAATATTATTACCAGATTTAGTTAAAGTGTATGTGACATTTGTATCTGTAGGTACAGCCCATGTTCCATCACCTCTAAGGAAATATCCTTGTTTTCCAGCTGTTGGTGCAGGAACTAAACCTTGAGATCCATTAGCACTAGCAGATGCTCCAACCATAGGGTTGTAAGTTGTATTTGTATCCTGAGTGTTAATAGTCTTTGTGGTTCCATCACCATATGTGATAGTTAACGTTGTACCACTAACAGTTACGCTTTTAACATAAGTAGATGCAATATTTTGATTTTTTGAATCACTAATTGCATTTGTTGCTGCTCCACCTGCTGAAGATGAACCAGCATAATTGTGGGTATGTCCACTTGGAGATTTTCCATCTAACTGATCTTGAATATTAGATGTAACACCTGAAAGCATATTGATTTCATCAGCAGTTACTGTAATTCCAAAACTAGCTAATGTATAAGTAGTATTAGTATCAGAATCAACTACACTTGTCTTATTACCTAATGAATCCGTAAGAATAATATTATTGCCTTCTTTTGATAAAGCGTAAGTAATATTAGGATTACTTGGAAGTGTAAATTCAACTGATGATACTGATGATAAGTGACCTTGATTATCATATGTAAACATAGGTACTTTGATAACATCACCAAAGTCTAATACTGAAGCACTACCAGGAGTGAATGAACCACCAGTAATAGAATTAACATGCTTAAATACTGTACCATCTAATGTAATACCATCATCAGCAGTGTATGTTGTATTATCATTATCTGGTGTTCCCCATGTTCCATCACCACGGAGATATTTTGCAGCATTTGCTGAACCAGCAACAGGAACAAGTCCTGCATAAGCACCTGAGAAATCTTTATATACAAGATATTTCGTTGTAATATTTCCTGAAACAGGATTTCCATCACTATCTGTAAGTTTGATAGTTGATGTTTTTGCTACTGTGTTATATGAATTACCTGTTGTTGTTTGTTCAGTTCCATCCGTAACTTCTAATTCATATTCTGTATTAGTATCCGGATTTGCAGGTAATTTCAATGTCTTAAATGTAACTTCTGTAAGATGTCCATGAGAATCATATGTCAATTCTGGAATATAAAAGTCACCGCCAAAAGTTAATGTTTTATTTTCATTAGCTTTTGTAGACCCTTCCGTTACATTATTTGCATGAGTCATAGAGATCTTATTATTACCTATAGTAATGGTAATATCACTAGAACTCGAGAAATATGCTGAAAGACTTGTGAAATCAGGTTTAACACCGTTCGTTTCTAATTCAGTAATAGCATCATTAAGTTCTTCTAACGCTAAATCTAAAGCATCTTTAACAGCTTTAGGTGTAGCAGCTTCTGTTGTAGAAGTAGAGTCTGTCGCATGACTCAAACTTACAACACCTTTTTGTGTTGTGGATGCTTCTTGTACCGAAATAGTTCCAGTAGCATTATCGATATTAATGTATGTTCCTGCAATAACTCCACCTAATGATGTAGTTGTTGCTTTAGGAAGTACATATTCTGCAGGTAACGTAATTTTCGATGTACCTGTAGATGTAATATGTCCATGCTTATCAACATTGAACGTTGGAATTTCAATTTCACTATTATGTGAAACAGAGCCTTCTGTTCCTTTAACAGTTCCAGCAGAAATTATATTCTTGTGCGTTGCTTGCACAGTACCATTTTCTTCATTATATGAGAATTCGATATCGTCACCATTAATGAACATTGCTTGAATCGTTGCAAAATTAGGTTTGACACCTTTTTCAAGTAACTCTTGTAAGTTATCTACACCTAAATTATCGTCACTAAGCAAAATATCAATGTCTCGTACAATAGGATATAAATATATAGTTCCACCTGTTGATGTCTTTTGCGATAAAAGAACAGCAACATCAGCACTTGTTGTTACAGCACTCATAATTTTAATATACCTATCCTTTCATTTTAATTTTTTTATAAATTACGTTATTTCAATGTTTTCAATATATGGGATAATTCAACCTCATTAGAAATTGTTAAAATCAACAAATATGTAACGAAAAATAAATGAAAGGAAGGTATTTTTATGCCGATTTTAGATACAGAGAAAATACTTTATGGTACAGATATTAAAAAACTTAACCATGGGTATGAAATCTTAAAAGCTAATTATTCCGATGAATTGGCAAGAGACTTTCGAAAGGGCTATGTAGGATTTCCACTTTCATTTATAATAAAAGGTGTAAGATGTATTATTCCGGAACCACAATTCGGACTTCCTTTTGTTATGTGGACTATGACGTCATTCCCTGTACATCATCAGCAATTAGTTTCTGTATATGAAGCTATTAAAGAATACTTTGCTGAAAATGGTTCAAGAATGACATCTGAATTAGCCAATCAGTATTCTGAAGCAATGGATAAACTTGATGGAATGATCAAGTGTAGATATCCTGAAGCTGCAGTTGAAATGAATAAATTTGTCGGTGATAATAAAGATGAATTATATGATATGATTTATTCAGAACTTTGTAAGAAACGTATTGCAAATAATGATGTAGATACAGTTAAATTTTTCGACGGTATTAATCCACCATGTTCAAAAATTAACTTCTCTGATGCTATCAAAACTACACCAGCTATCAATACTATTTTAGCAACAACTCCATATGCTAAAGAACTTTGTATTGAATCTGAGTTATGTGAAGCAGTTTCTTCATTATTAGAAAGCACTAACGGATTTGAAGCAAAGACAAATAATCTCGTTGTAAGTGAGATGTTTCAAACATTAGCAAAATCAGATAGATTCATGGAATCAGTAAATCAATTTACAAATATGAATCTTAAAACTATTATGAATGGTTTTATGAAAACTGATATTGCAGGTGAAGTTATTTCTGCTTTTTCAGAAGCAGTTGAAGATACTGTAAATCCATTATATACCGATACAAAGTCTGCAGTTAATGCTATTATGACTGAATCTGTTTATGATGAATTATATAAAGAAGAAAGATCTTTAACAAAAAGTGGAATGCTTTCATTAAAACGTGAAGTTTATGAATCAGTACGTTCTACTGTTCAAAACTACTATGTTCTTATGGAAGAAACTGATATTATTCCTGAAACTGAATTATTCACATTGATAAAAGAATCAATGGGATATGAAGGTGATATCACTGTAGGTGATGCATTCAAATTAATGAATGAGGCTACATCAGAAGTTGAGGCTAATGGTTATTCTTTTTTTAAGGAAGCAGGAGATGGGACTGCAAACGAAGTAATTCAACGTAATAACGTCATGTATCGTGAAATTGAAACTCCTAAGAAGAAAAAGAAATTTGAAACTTTTAAGAAAGTTTCTTCTACTAAGGATGATGAAATTGAAGATCTTGATGACGATGACATTGAAGAACTTGATGAGGAGGAAGATAGTGAACTTCCTGAGTCAACTAAGCTAGGTAGTAAAGACTTACCTGATTCTGCTAATCCAAATTCTAGCAATAAAAAACCAGAAAAACCAAAAAGTGGTGCTCTTACAAAAATTCAAAATAAAGCATTAGATGCTCATAAAAATAGTAGAGAAAAATCTTCTAAACTTAGAAAGGTTGGAACTGCTATTAAGAATGCAGGTAAAGCAGTACTGAAAATTCCTAAAGGATTACTAGAAGGAATTCAAAAAATGATTTCTGATTTTGACAGAATGGATGATAATAGAAGAAAGGAATATATGCTTAAACCAGGTTATAGAAAGAAAGTATTTAAGAATATTAGAATTTTGATAACTTATGGTTTAGCAGGTCATATTAAATTAGCATTAGTTCCTGTAGTTTGGTTTGCTAATAAACTTTCAAAAGAGAAAAATAAACGAATTCGTAATGAATTTGCTTATGAACTTGATGCTGAAATTAAAGTTTGTGAAGCTAAAATTGAAGATGCTATGGCTGCAGGTGATCAGAAACAAAGATATCAACTTATTAGAATTCGTGAAGCATTAGTTAGACAAAAAGAACGTGTTGTTACAAATTCTAAATATATTTAGGAGGTATTTAAAGTGGTTATAAAACATACTCGAGATATACCTCTGTTTGAATCCCTAGGACTTTTCACAGAGGCTCCTAAAAAGAAAAGAAAACCAAGAGTAATTTCAGTAAGCCCTATTAAAAAGGATTACTATGATGAATTACTTATAGATAATGAACAAATCGATATTGATGATGAATCTGATGATTTTTCAGATTATGATGATATTGGTTTAGATGATTTATCAGCACTAGATGAAGAATTGCAGAGTATGGGTTCTGATGATATACCAGATGATATTACAGATGATGATATTGAAAATGAACCTGCATTAGGTGAAGATTTGATAGGTAATGTTGAACCACAAGAAACTGGTGAAGAAGTAACGGAACCAACAAAAGATGAAGTTCCAACTGAAGAACCAGTAGAAACTGGAACACAAGTAGAAGACCCACAGGATCAAGCTGAAACAACTGGTGAAGAAGTAACAGAACCTGTTGATGGAGAAATCCCGAGTGAAGAACCTGTACCAGAAGGTAATGAAGTAATTGACACAACAACTGGTGAAGGTTCTGATCCTGAAGCAGAGGGTGATTTAGGTGGTGATGTTGAACTTGATTCTGTACCAGAAGATGGTTCAGACCCAACTCAAACACCAGTAGATGGTCAAGATCCTAATGCTGCACCAGAACAGCAATTCACAAAAGATGATATTAGAAAACATGAATTATATAAACGATTCATGCAACTATATAAAACAATTCAGTATTTTATTGATAAACTTGAAAATGGTGTTAGTGATGATGAACGATTTGAATATATAGCTAAGGTTTCATTAGATAAGTTTAAATCATTAGAAGATTTAACACGTGACTATATGTTACTAAAGTATCAAACGGATAGTTATTTACAGAACTCATTCTTTTTTGAAAAGATAAAAGCAAGTTGCTTATTAATTTTTGAATTAATAAGTTCAAATAAAAATAAAAATGCTGATAAATAACAATAATTTAAATTGTATTATTTTTAATACTAATTGCCTAGTATTAAAATTCAAATTAATACAGTTAAGTTTTAACAATGTAAAACAATTACAATTAAAAATTGTAAAATTAATAATTTAAAGGAGGAGACAAGAAAATGTCAAACAATTTAGCATTTCTTGAATCTGCTGGATCAGAAACTATTGGTAGTTTCGGTCTTGCGAATAATGAAAACGGATTTGACGCTGCATTCGAAAGTGCAGTTGAAGAACTTAGCTCTAAGAATTTAAATTATTTCTTAGATATTCATCAAATGATCAAAAACCCTGAAATTATGGCAGCATTCAAAGAGTCAGCATTATCTTCAATCCAAGATGAAGCTACACAGAGAATGGATGTTGACAGATGGGGTTCATACTCAAATATGTACAACCAAGTATCTCAACTTTGGGATAACTGTACAACAGACTTCGTTCGCGAGTCTACAACTGTTGGACAATTGATGCCTATCAAAGCTATCGATTATCCAGTACTTGTTAAACAACATTTGTCATTGGCAACAAAAGACATTCTTCAAACAGAAGTTACAAAGTCTCCAGTTATCAAGAAACAAATGGAACAAGTTTGGTTAGTTGACAACCAGACAAAGAATCGTTGGAGATATCCACAATGCTTCTACAATGATGAATACAAAGACATCTATGAAGCTGGTAAAGGATTGCCAATTAAAGATACTCCAGTTGAACTGCCAGTATTCAATTTCGATATTATCGGTGAATTAACAGATGCAGTTGTTGCTGAAAGAGAAAAATTATCTTACAAATTAGAAGTTGTTAAAGCTGTTACAACAGACGATGTTGAAATTCCGTTGAATATGTTCGTTAACCTTCATACAGGTCAATGGATGGGTGGAAACATCAACACAACTGTTAAAACTGCTGATGGAAGTGAAGTTGAAGTTGTTGACTTACTTACAGGTATGGTTGACTTCGTAAACAACACAGTTACATTAGCATCAGCTTCAGGAGCTATTAAATCAGTTGTATTTGGTGGATACTTAAGCAACGAAAAGAATGAAAGAACCGTTTCTTTCGATTACACACGTGAAGAGAAAGAATGGAAGATTGAAGATGGACACAGAGTGAACATCCCTTATTCAATCGAGCAGCTTGAAGACCATAAGGCTCTTCTTAACATGGATCTTTACAAGAAAACATACGACAACTTGTCTGAATATCTGACACAGATGGAAGACTCTAAAGTTATCGATTTCTTGGATGAACAATTCGAACACTTCTCAGGTCTTGAATTGGATCCATTACAATGGAACAGCTTTGTTAAATACAAAGATTTCAACTGTGATTCAACAATTCAAACAGTTGCATTACCAAGCGAATTCATCGAGAAACAGCTTAAATGGGAAATCGACAGATTCATCATCGATTTAACAAATACTGCTAAGATGGAAGATTTGACATTCGTTATCTATGGTAACCCTAAATATGTTTCATTACTTGGAAAGAATGTAAACTGGGTACTTAACCAAGGTAGCACAACTGGTGGAATCAAACATAACTACTCATACGGTGTTATGACAACAGGTAACGTAAAAGTTCAGGTTGTTTCTGCACTTAAATTTGATGAGAAGAAAGATCTTCACAGAGGTCTTCGTATTGTACCGATCGCTTTGAATCCAGCTCAAATGACATTCAAGCACTTCAAATACAATACACATATCCTTACAGCTAAAGACAGCGCTTACCGTGCTGCTGACAACCCAGGTGGTTCATACACGAACTTACTCGGTGTATCTCGTTACACAGATGCAGCTGTTCAGGGAATCCAAGGTTTTGTAACATTCAGCAATGCTGATTTTGTTGATTCTTCATTCGCTCCAGTAGCACCGTAATCAATAATAAGTTATAAACCTAAAATGAAAATAAATACAACCGGTATGGATTAATTTCCATACCGGTTTTTATATTATAATTTATAATATTTGTAAAACAATTATTTAGCAGTGATATATCCTGTGTATTTTTAGAACCTTCATTATTTTTTGACACGACGGTAGATAAGTATTAAAAGTACTTATCTACCAATTTACTGTCTGGACATTATTATAAAATTAATGAAGGAGGTAATATGTATTATGAAAAATGCATTATTGCAAACTATCGCTGGAACTAAAATTCCAGTTTGGGTAGTAGTTATTGTAGGCGTTGTATTAGTAGCACTTTTCTTAGTAATTTATCTTAGAGGAAAGACTTTAAATGATATTAGAAAAGATTGCTATGAATTATTCTTAAAAGCAGAACGTGCCATTGTTGAATCTGGTTCTGGACCAGAGAGACTTAATTGGGTTGTTGATATAGCATATCCATTAGTTCCAAAATGGTTACAATTTATCGTCACGAAAAATATGTTTAAAGTTATAGTAGATGAATGGTTTAAAGAAATCAAAGATTTATTAGATGACGGTAAAAATAATGATTCTGCAGTATTATTATGCAATAGCCAAACCGAAGAAGATTGTTAATTGAGATATCACTAACCTTTATAAAGGTTAGTGATATTTTATGTGATTGATATATTATTTATTTATAATGGAAAAGGAGATTAAAATATGAAACGATTAATAGAAATTAGTGATATGAAAGATGCATTAGTAAATCAATTAATCACTTATGAAGAAGCATCAAATTTCTTATCAGAAATAAATATTCAATTATTTATTCATCAGATGTTAAATAGATTTGATTCTGGTGATACTAATCTTGATAAAACTGATCTTGAAAGTTTGACTGGTATTGTGGAAATAGCATTTTATATCTACACATATTCAGATTTTCAAACTCATATATCAGACCCAGATTATGATAAACTATATGAACTTATAGTTTTAAATGGTAAAGAAGAATTTATAACTTTACCGAGTATATCCAAAAATAAAGAAACTGCTTATCATTCATATCCACAACTTAGAGGTACTTTAAGTAAAATTCATTACTTAAATCAACCAGATAAGAAAGAAAATAAATCTAGAAGGTCTTTAGATTCATGGATTGAAAAGACAGAGAATCTTTATTATAAGAAAACTGGAAAACATATTGATTTACGTTCATTGGATATATATGTGTTTCCTAAATGGGATGGTGTATCTGCTATATTTGAATTTAATAAAGATGGAAGCTTAAATAGAGCTCTTACAAGAGGATATACCAAATTTAATACAGCAGAAGATATTTCTCATCATTTTAATGGTCTTAAGAGAAATCTTAGAACTTTAGATGGTGGACCAACTAAAGAAATAGCTTATGGTCTTAAAACAGAAATTATGGTTGAAGAAGCAACTGTTGAAGAATATAATCAGCATTATTCTAAAGACTATAAACAATCACGTTCAATAGCAAGTGGTATTATAAATTCAGATGTTCCTGATGAAAGAAACAAATATCTTGTTATAATACAATTACGATATATTGAGGAAAATTCTGATATTGAAGAATTATGTCCTGAAGTATTTGACCATCCATTCATAAGAACTAAACTTGGTAATTATGATGACATTGAAAATTTTGCACAAGACCATAGATATGCTGATGGTCTTAGATGCGATGGAGCAGTTATTTATATCATTGATAAAGAAGTAAGAAAAATTCTTGGTAGAGATAATGATAAAAATAATTTTGAAGTCGCATATAAATTTACTGAAGAAAGTGCATATTCTATAGTAACAGATATTGAATTTCAAGTTGGGTTATTAGGAAGAATTACACCTGTTGTAAAATTTAAACCTATAAAAATGAAAGGTAATACAATAAGTTCTGCATCTCTTAGTAATATAGAAAGAATGGAAGAACTTAGACTTGCAAAAGGAGATAAAGTAAAAATTCTTTATGATATAATCCCATATGCTACAATGGATGTTGAATGCGAATATGAGAGAAGTGGAAATAATCCAATAAGACCTAAAGAAGAATGTCCAAGTTGTGGTGAAAAACTTGATAGAGTAGGACCATTTTTAATATGCACAAATATGGATTGTGATTGTAGAAAGAAGGGTCTTATTTTAAATTATCTTACAAAACTACGAATTATGGATATTTCATATGCTATAGTTGATGTTTTATATGATATGGGTATTTTGAAAAATATTGCAGATTTGTATAAACTTGAACAACATGAAGATGAAATTGTAAATACTGATGGATTCGGTAAAGTATCATTTGATAATTGGATTAGACAAATTAATGATAAAAGAAGAGTTCCTGATTATTTAGTATTAGGTGCTTTAGGAATTTCTGGAATAGCAGAAAAGAATTTTGAACTTATTCTAAATAAATATACACTTGATGAATTACTTGATATCGTTGATGATAAAGATATTGATTCATTAGTTGATATTAAAGGAATTGGTGAAAAGAAAGCTAAGAAGATTATTTCTGGAATTAAAGAAGTAAAACCTCTTATTAAATTCTTAAGAAAAGAACTTGATATTTATCATGAATCATTATCAGATGTTAAATTTACAGTATGTTTCACTAAAGTTCGAGATATTGAACTTGAGAAGTATATTATATCTTTAGGTGGAAAAGTTGTAAATTCTGTTACAAAAGATACCACATATTTAGTAGTTCCTAATTTAGATGTAAATTCAAGTAAGATTAAAAATGCAAATAAATATGGAACTAAAATTGTAGTTATTGATAGGTTAAAATCTGTACTTGATAGAGAGTATGGAATTTAATAAATACCAAAAATAAAGGAGGACAAAAGTATGAGTGATTTCTGGGAGTTAGGAAATGCATTCGGTTTCAAAGATGAGGAACCAAAAAAGAAAAAGAAGAAAAAGAAAGATAAGAAGGGGAAAGAGGGGAAAAAGAATAAAGATAAGAAACATGAATCTGAAAAAGTATTCCAACCTGTTAAAAAGGATATGCCTTATTCAGACTTTTTAAAAGAAGGTAAAAATGGTTTATACTTAGCAAGATGCAAAACATCCGATGGTAAAACATTGGAATGTGTTATTGTAAAAGTATCAGACCACTTCAAATATCCAATGGTTGCACTTACTGAAGATGGATTAACCTATAAAGATTGGATTCGAAAAGAGATCGAAAAACATGGTTTAAATGAAACTGCAAATAAAATCATGTATAATTCCAGAGTTGAGAAAATAACAGGACTTTGTCAAAGCTTCATTGCAGATGTTATTGCAAAAACATTTGAAAAAGATGAAGAAGATGATGAATAATTTATAAAGTTATATTTCACAATTCTTTAAAGTTTTTATTAATAAGAAAGGATTATGATTTATGAGTAAAAAATGTAAGAAAAGTTATTTTGAAAAGACTTTTTCTGGATCATCAAATCATGGATACGACATTAGTAAAAAGAGAAGAAAGAAAAACTATGACATATTCATGAATGATATGAGTAAGAAGAAAAAGAAGAAAAAGAAAAAACATAAAGGACCGAAAATTGATAATATTATCAGTAATACTATCGGTGAATCTGATTTATCAGAACTTATTATGTTTAATAAAATCGAAGATACAGGAATTACAACTTTTGATGAATTGAGTGAGAATGCACGTGGATTATTCGTAGTAGAAATTTTACTTGATGAAAATAAACGTGGATTATTACCGGTATTCATTTCATCAGATGGAAAGGTTTCATGTACAGAAACTGCCGGACCTGTTGAAGAGGTAGTGGCAAGATATATGGCAAGTGAGAATGAAAATCTTAGTGATATCGACATTCAATTAGCAGCCGATAAACTTAAACAAGCAGGAGTTATAGAAGGAATCTATAATATAGATATGGCAAAACTCCTAAAACAAATTAGTATTCTAAAATAAGATAAAATTAAAAATAGAAAGGAAATACCGAATATGAAACTTATGAACAAAGCCACATATTCAGACTCATTGAAAGAAGTAGTAAATGAGTTCAAAAATGATACAAAAGACTTTTTAGTCAATTTTAAAATCGATGATTCTAAAGAGGAATCAGGTGGGAAGCTTGGTATTGTATTTACAATCAAGAAAGCAGATGCAAAAGGACAACCTAGAGAATATAAGGTTGCTATGTATATTTTCGAAGCTCATAAATCAATTACAACGTTTATCATTAATGGAAGAACTCTTCAGTTGTTGTTTGAAAACTCAACTATTAATTCTCCAGATATTGCATTGACATATCTGAAAGAAATCCTTCTTAATGAAGTTAAGTTCGCACGTGAACTTGAAGAGACTCTTAAAAAACAAAAAGAAGAATCAGCAAAGAAGAAGTTTGAAAAGAGAAGAAAGGGTTCTCCAAACAGAAATCAAAAATACAAAAATTCTTCCAAGAATAAAGGTGGATATAAGAAAAACAACCATAAAGGTTCTAAATATCCTAAGAATGGAAATGTTGAAAAACAACACCACGGTTCAAATCGTATTACTACGAAGAAACCTGAATGGTCAAATAACAAAACTGGAGGTAGTAAATAATGGCAATGTCTAAAGCACAAGAGTATTTTGAAAAAGTAGTTATTGAAAATCTGGATGATGTGAATACAATTGGTGAGATGGCAATTCCAATCATCTATAAAAATTTCAAAATTAAATTGAAATATCCGTATGTGCCTATCTCATGTTATGCAGTAATCTTCGATTGTATTTCAAGATATTTGAAGAATCTGCAAAAAACAAAAGACAGTCATTGCATTATTATTGCAAACAGACTTGAAATTGGATTTACAACAAGTTTTGATGTTGAAGAAAATGAAGACCTTGAAAAATTAGGTAACTTCATGTTTTATATGAAACACATTGAGAATAATAAATTAACAGAAGTTGATGATTCAGAACCGAAATCTGTTGTTCGTTGTACTCAGTGGAATGAAGAAAATATTACAACTTCAGTTTCAGACATCAAAGAAATTACAAAGATGGCATCTGAAAAACTCCAATCAGAGTTATCAATTCAGGGTCCAAATCCTGAAATTATTATGCCTCTTTTCTGTACAATTCATGATTCAATTGTTGATTACATGAAACTTCTTAGAGCAAAAGATGACGTTTTTGAAGCAACTATCAATATGGCAGGATGCTATGATATTTATGCAAGATTATTAGAGGATGGAGTTGAAATCTCTTATAAACCTTGTGTATATTCAAAAGGATTCTTTAAAGAAGATGGAGATGCAACAGCGAAGTATGAATAATATGTAAGCGAGATGGATTACTTGTGAAATATCAAGTAATCCATCTTAAATAAAAAATAATTGAAATTCCTTTTTATTTTTTGAAGAATTCAATTATAATTATTTATTATTTATATAGAATAAACAGAGAAAGGGGTTCAAAATATGCTAGAGTATTTATCAGATTATGTATCTGATTATGAAGAAAAACTTAATGTAGATTTAATGACTAAATCCGCAGATGGAAATATTGTTGATTATGTAGTTGATTCATGGAAATCACTAGAAGTTGTTAAGTATATTAAGTTTTTAGGGTATGATTTTAATACCAGAGAAAGTACTATTGATATTAATAGACATATTTTCAAAAGAAATAAAAATGTCCCTAAGAAATATCAATATGATTACAAACTAATCAATGATGATAGGGTAGGACTTCTTACAGTTCATCTTAAAATTAGTATTAATGAAAAAGATCCTAAAACAGGACAAGAGAGAGTCAGAGAAAAGATTATCAATAAAGATATGCTAATTCCATTGATAGATGAAAGAGGGTATCTTTATATAAATGGTAAACCATACTATCTGATTTATCAACTTCTAGAGAAATCTACATATACAACATTAGCATCAACCGTTATTAAATCTTTAATGCCTATAGTAATTAAACGTGTTCCTGTAGTACATGAAGATGTTGATGGTAATAGTTATATGATGCCATTATTTAGAACTTTCGTATTCCATAGGGAAACTGATATTATGCTATTCGTAGCATCAAATTTTGGTATAGAATATGGTCTTATTTATATGAAAGTAGATAGTATTATTCATTTAATACCAAATCTTAATGAAAGAAAAGATAATTGCTTATATTTCCAAATATCAAAAACTTGTTATTTAGAAGTAAATAAAGAAATGTTTGATAAGTGGCAATATGTACAAGCAATGGTAGCAGGTCTTTTATCTATTTTAACAAATAGATTTGATCTATCTCAAATTGATAATACTGAGCAATTTATTAAGAAATTAACACCATCTAATACTTTAGAAAAAGGTATGGATACATTAACATCATTTAATCGTATGCTTGATGAAACTACAAGAAAGATTCTTAAAATAGATGATTATCATAAGAAAGATGTTTATGCTATCATTAGATGGGCTATAATGGAGTTTAATCAACTCCGTATGAAAGATAATATGTCTCTTGAAAATAAGAGACTTAGATGTAATGAATATATTGCATCACTTCTAACACAAGAATTTAGTACACGACTTAATAGAATCATTAATATGGGAAATAAAGTAACACTTGAAAATATAGTTGATATCTTTAAATTCCCTGGGACAATTTTAATACAGAAAATGCACGTATCAGGTGTATTAAGATTCTATGAGTGTATTAACGATATGTCATTTTTCAACCGCTTCAAATGGACGTCAAAAGGACCACATTCATTGGGGCGGAAAAATAGTAATAATATCGCAGCCAGATACCGCGGTGTCCATCCAAGCTTTTTAGGTCAATTCGACTTATTAACTTGTGGAAACAGCGATCCTGGGACATTAAAATCCAGGTGTCCCGTCAAAAACCACTTTAATTGCTGGAACATCTTATTAAGTCATTGGTACCAAAGTGTAATAATCTAATGAATAGAGACAATCAGCAGCGAAGCTTCTATCAATCAAATAAAATAAAAGGCGGTGATATAATTGGGTGTTAGAGGAATAGATTATCGTACACAAGAAAATCTAAAACGTGTATTTGATTTAATGAAAAATCAGGAAGAAAATTTTAAACTTGCATGGATAATTATAAATGGAATAAAAACGAGATATCTTATATCATCTAATGGTATGGTATATAAAGTTAAAGATACTGGTGAAATAAAAATTATTAAGTCTCATTTAACAAAAGATGGACATTTAAGAACTGGTATTAAATTAGATTGTGAAGATAAGGCTATAAAAAAATATGTTCATGTATTAGTTGCAGAAGCATTTGTTCCAAATCCTGATAATAAACCATATATTCACCATAAAGATGGTGATGGTATAAATAATGATTATAAAAACTTAGCATGGGTTACTAAAGAGGAACATGATATACTAACAAAAGAACTTAATCAATATAAAGGAAAACGTGGTTCTGAAAATCCATCGTCTATATATTCAGATGAACAAATAGAAACTGCTCTTAAATTAATGGAAGAAAATGAATTGTATCCTGATGAAATTTGTAAAATTGCAGGTATAACATATTCAGTATTCCAACATTTACGATTTAGAGATAATTCATGGGATTATATAAGAAATAAATATGACATATCTGGATATAATAAATTTAGACGTAGAGAATATTCTGATGAATTGAAAATTAAATTTATAAATCTTAGAACTACACGACCTGATTTAAGATTACGTGATATTAGTAAAATATTAGATGTTCCATATAGTAATATTAAACAATGGAATCGAAAATATAAAAATATGATAGAAGAACGTTCAACGACTATCGAAAGCATAGCTTAAGAGAAAGACTTAAGTGAAGAAGTGAGTAGAGTACATATAGAAATATATGGAAAAGGGTGGCATAATATATTTGGTAACAGAATATATTATGAAGATATAGTCTAACCTTTATGGAGACATAAAGTATTTATGAGAATTTGCTGGTATTCTTTCGCCATTCAGTAAAATTGACGGGTTATATTTTAATACTGAGGGTGAACCAGATTCATTCTTGGTAAACTTCATTAAAGATATTAATCATATCATTAAAGAAGAAGGAAAAGATTTACTTGAAATTGAGTTTGATACTAAAGAAGATTATTACGAAGTAATGAATTATGTAGAAAGATTTCTAGATGATGACATTAGAGTATTTGGTACTTTTAGAGACAAACCATCAGTAATCTTTGAAAGAGAACCTGATATGATTGCTGAACATGAAATTGGCGAAATAACAACAGAAATAGTTGAAGAAAAAGATGAATAAAGAGATGATTAATTTCATCTCTTTATTATATCCAAAGAGAGGAGGTATAAACATATGATGAAATTCATAATTGAATTAGTAGAGGAACAACCTGTGAGTAAACAATGGTCATTCATTTTACTTATGTGGTTAGGTATATGCATTTTATTATTCCTTGTATTTACATTAATCGTTTTAGTGATGACACTAATAAGAAATAAGATTAATGATAATGCTAATAAAAGAAAGTACAAGATTAAGTTGAAAATTCTTAATGACTATAAGTTACAAACTTATGATTGTAGGAAAATGAAACAAATTCAACTTGCAAATGAAACTATGAAAGAATGTGCTAGAGCATTATTTATATTAGATAACGGGGAATATTATGGAAATGAACAATATGCAGAACCAGACTGGGCAGATGGAGAACGTGCTGAAGAACCCGTTCCAGAGGAAAGTGGAGAAAGTACTAATTGATTTTCCAATGATGCCAAAAAATGTAACATTGAAACTTAGGATAAGATTTACACATTCACAAGATACAATACTCCGTAATCAAAAGTATGGTAGAACTATGCTTAGTCCATCAAGAATGTATGTTCAAACTGTAGATGGTAATAATTTATATTTGAGTAGTTCTCCTACTATAGATTTTCCATTTAATATGAAAAATATGGATGGGAAGTTTGATTCTAAAACTACAATGTACTTATCTCATTTACATATAAATTCTTTAAAGCAAACTCTTCGTAGTATGCTTCAAGGAATTCATATGAGAGATTTGTTTTTCTTTATGAATAATCAACTTCATATAAATGAAGAAATTGCTCAAAATTCTAGACAATTTCTTCCAATACGTGGGGTTATGTTAGAATTTCAGTATTGTATAATTCGTGAAATGGCAGGAAATAATGAATATAGTTCATATGAGGGAATAAGAATATTAAATCCTGCAGTTAGAACTATAGCTGAACTTACAGTTGATGAATTGGATGGACTTATCGATATATTAGACTCTATTAATATAGGGCAACTAATCGTATCAGCAACTACTCTTGGATTAAATTTACTAAAGTTGGATTCCAGAGAATTAAATGAGTTATTTATTCCAAGACAACAGCTGATTTTGGTATAATTTCATTCATATATTATTTTAATAGAAGGGAGATAAACTAATGACGACAGAAGAAAGAGAAATAATAGATAAGATAGAATTCCCTATTCATTCTTATTATACAGGACAGAGGGTTACTGTTGCTGGAGAGTTGAAAAATTTCAACAGAGAGGATTTGGTAGATGGGGTTGTCTATATCTATAATGACTGCTTGTGGAAATATTACGAAACCGTACCATCCACATTAACAAATTATCCTATAATTAGTTTTGTAGGAGATGAAATTGTAACTAGAGGAGCAATTGACAGGGATGTAATTACATTAGATGCAATTATTAATAAAACTCTTTGTATGGTTGTCGAAAAGAGTGAAGAAGGTGTTAACTATACAAAAGATTTATTACCAGTTCAATCTGCTTCATCTACAGCAATCTATGTTCCCGAAATTAGGGAAGATGATGATTTCTTAAAGAAATTAATTAAGAAGATATTCTTAATTAAACAGGTTGCTACAAGTGGTTACAAGAGAAAATTTACTAAAGGTTATTCATTCAGTAACCTATATCAATCACTTAATGGTAAAACAAAAATGTCTACTGTTAACTGGCAAACATGGATTGAGTTATTAGGGTTAGATTGTATTTTAATCCTTAAGGACAATGGTGGAGATAAAGAAAGTCCAATCAATGACTATGTTGTCTATAAGAGTAGAAATGACACTATTGAAGTGATTGAAAAAGATAAGATTAATGATTTCTTATCTGAAAATTTATAAAATACCAAGAAAGGAAACATGAAAAATGAAACTTAGTGAAGTTATTAAAGCTTTATTAAATAAAGCTAAATACGGTAATCGAAAACAAAAACAAGAAGAAAATAAAAATGATGATATTGTATTTATCACATTAGATTTAGAAAATGGGGGAGAAAGTGAAATGAAAAATATAGAAGTAACAAAATCATTTGAAGGAAGACTTCAAGATGCAGTTAAAGCATATGGAAAACCTAAAAACAAAATTACTCTTGGAGAGGATTTCAGCGATGAGCTGATACCATATGTTGCAGTGAACAACTTTAAGAAAATTATTAATGAAAAATTCCCTCAATTAACCGGTGTAAGATTGGGATGTAAATGTGTTAGATATAAACTACATAACTCTATGAAAGAGTGTATTAAAACAGTAAATCGATCAGGAGTTATGTCAGCAAAAATTGTTTCATGTACAAATGTGGAACATGATCTCAGAAAGTATTCTGAACAGATTCCATTCGGATTCATTATCAATCTCAAATATGATATTCCGGTATATGATATTACTGCACACAACGATTCTTACCCAATTGATTGGTTTGTAGTACAAGTTAGTACTGAGGTCGAGGTTGAAGGTTATGCTCATGCAGGAGACCTACCATCAATCTATAATACCGATTGGTATGATGTTGATATCACTAAGATTATTTCAAGTGATAAAGATGTAATGGATAATTCTCTCTTTGAAGTTGCAAAAGCTGTTATTGAAAGATCAATTGAAAAATGCCCACTTGCACTTGAACTTTGTGTAAAAGATTGTAAGAAGAAAGCATTGTTTGATAATGTTCTTGAGAAGAAAGACATCTTCAAGAAAGATTACTATTCATTCCATACAGAGTCATATACAACTCAAGATGCAGTTACAAAGAAAATTGCTGGAATTAAATAGAATTATCTGTAAAACGATAATTTAATAATTTAAAAAAGGAGATTGAAATTATGGCAGGAAAATCATTCGTTCAAATGAAAGCAACATTTGATGATATTCGAGAGGTTAAAGATGCTCAATTACAAAAAGCAGGAAAAGAGATGGCTAGAATGTTATCAACATCAACAAACATGAATGAAACTCTTGATATCATTGATAAACTTCTTAAAGGATTTTCAGATTCAGATAAATATGTTATCATGAAATATGCATTTGTTGCTATGATTTAAGAGGTGATATTATGAATAAAAATAAGTTTGCAAAACGTGGTTCAAAAAAGGTTGGTCCAGCACCAGCACAAAAACAATTTGGAAAACCATGGAGAGGTGCAAATACAACAGGATTTTCAAATTCCAATAGGAATAACAGATCCTTTAAATCAAATTAATTAAATTAAAAGAACAGACTCCTTATTAAAGGTTGTCTGTTCTTTTTTGAAAAGAGTAGGTTTAAATATGGAAAAAAGAATTGATGTATTTCATACCCATATAGAGGTTTCACCATATACAAAAGGTGAATATTTTGAATTGGAAAAAGCACTATCTAGATGGGAACAAAAAACAAAGAAATTTGGTAAATATGAACCAGTTGCTTATTTCATCAAAGATGAAATATTATATTTACCAAAAGGAATTAACATTGAAATTCTTGAAAATAAATTTGGTTGTAAAGCAACTATCAATTATAACTTTGGTATTAAAGAACAAAGAATGCAGACAAGATATGATGTTTTAGTACCACCGAAAGATGATACTCAAGAAGAATCAGTTAAGTTTTTAACTTCATCTGAAGAATTTAGAGGTACAGCACCATTCTGTCAATATACATTGAATTTAGAAACTTCTGGTGGTAAAACTTATTGTGCTATAAATAGTTTTACTAAAATAGGTGTAAAAACTTTAGTTATAGTTAATAGAGAATATTTATCATCTCATTGGAAATCTGAAGTTATGCACTTTACTAATATACCAGAAGATAGAATTATACAAGTTGATAGTACTACAATACCAAAAATACTTGAAGCAGAGTTAGAAGGTGATGTGTATATAATGATGCATCAAACTATTCAAACATATGCAAGAACAAATGGTTGGAGAGAAATAGATGAATTTATGCGAATTGCTGGAATAGGAGTTAAAATTTATGATGAAGCTCATGAATTTATTTCATCGATATTTCTAATTGACTGCTTCACAAATGTAAAGAAAACATTTTATCTTACTGCTACATTTGGTAGAAGTAATAGACAAGAAAACAAAGTATTTCATTTGATGTTATCATCATCTTGTAAGTTTGATGATAAATTAATGGAAAGAGATAAAAAGATTCACTATATAGTTGTAAATTATAAAAGCAATATTCCTATGAAATATGTTACAGGTATGAAAGGAGCACATGGCTTTTCAGCATATAAATTTATTGATGCTGCTATTAAACATGATAGTGAACGAAAAATATTACATGCAATAAGATATGCTTTGAGTGAAGCATTAGAACATGATGGACAGATATTATTGATAACACCCAAAAAGGAATCTGTAGAGTTTATGGCTGATTTTGTATCGAAAATGGTAGGAAATTCTAGGACATTAGGAACTATATTTTCAAATAATAGTGAAGAAGTTAACTTACAGAACCAGAACTGTGATATCATATGTTCAACGATAAAATCATGTGGTACGGGATTTAACCCACCAAATTTGCAAACTATTATATGTGCAGAACCGCATTCATCTAGACTTATGACACATCAATTGAAAGGTCGTTTAGATAGATTTAAAGGTTCAGACACATATTTTTATGATATTTTAGATTCAAATATTCCATTTATGGATAATATAAAAGGATATCATTTAAAAGAGTTAGCTAAATTTGCAAAAGAAATGAATGAAGTATATATTTAAGGGAGGATAAAATTATGTCAGGAATTGATACAGGAACAAGAGCTGAAATGCTTTCGGAAAGATTATTGATTGCAAAAATCGATGAGTTATCAAATAAAGAAAATCTTGATGAAACAGATAAATTCTTACTAGCTACCGCAGAAAGAGAACTTAGAATTTTAAGAAGAATGAGATATACTAGTCTTGACACTTGTGGTAAAACCCTTGATGAATTAGATGAAGAGTTATCAAATAAGAAGTTGTACCTTATTGATAGAAATGAATATAATTCTATGGTCATGTCTAAAAGACAGTTAGATTCTATTAAAGAAATTCTTCATATTGAAAAGGAGTGATAATGATGGATAAAGTAGTAATTGTTAAAAATCCAAATGGTGATACACGTTCTGCACCAGATGATGTTTCATTTCTTCAATTCAAAGGGGCAAATAGAATGCATATTGCAGATGTTTATAATGTAATGTCATTACTTGGAAGATTATGTAATCAAGCAGGACAAAATCATGATCATACAAAAATTTCTCAAGAACGAATGTTCTTTAGAGATTTTCTCAGAACAAAAGTTAATGGTGATGATTTTAGACAAAGTGAATTTCATAAGATGCATGTAAAAACTGAAAGACATCATTTACAATCACATGTTCCAAAAGACGTTAATTTAATAGATGTGATGGAATATATTTCAGATTGTGTTTGTGCAGGACTTACAAGAAGTGGTGAGATATTTGATATAACACTTGATCCTGAAGTTTTGATCAAAGCATTTGAAAATACGGTAGAACTTGTAAAAGCTTCTGTGGAGGTACGAGATGGCATTAATATTCAAAACGATTGATGAAAAATTAGAAGATCTTGGATATATTAAACAATTTGAAAATGGTGTTTGTACAAGTTATGAACGTAGAGAAGTTGGTAAATATAAGCATCAAAAATTTTACTATCATGTAGTTGATATAACAGATAACTTTATTAATTCATATCAAAGAGGGATTAATTCTGATAAGCTGAATAATTCTGTTAAATTAAACTATAAAGAATTAAGATTATTTTTAAAGAAAATGAAAAAAATACGAAAAAAGTATTTTAAAAAATAATTATAAAACATATTTTTAAAATACCATAGTTAATTTGTATAATTAACTATATCTTCGTATATTAAGTTTTTGATGATATGTAAAGTCCATGCCATATAGCTTGGTAAATAACTTTTTCATTAATCATGTATCCTTGTAATGTAAATAAATCTAGTAACGAATATTGATTTCGTTACTAGATTTATTCATCTTCAAAATTCAAAAATGGTTCTACTGGAATTGATAATAATTCAGTAACAACATCTTGAGCCCATCCATTTCCACCACGTTTAGAATAATTATCAAATCTAACTCTAAGAGTTTGTCTTATTTCACGTGTCATAGGCTTTCCACATTTAATATGATCATATTGTAACTGAGTAAGATATATTCTAAATTCATCATTATCATTATCAAATAGAATACCCATATCGTTATTAACTTTATCGATTGATTGTTTAACTTCTTCATTTACTTTTTTGATAGAAGCTACATCATCATTTAATAACTTTATTTGATTTGTAATTTCTGGAAGTTGTTCTATTTTAGAAGCTATATTTTTTATATTCTCTTTGAATATTTTTTGCTCTTTCTCTTCTTCTTCCTTTTTCTTTTTATATATTTCATATTTTTCTTTTATAATACCATATAACCATTTCCAAAAAGGAAAGGTTGTTGCAATAATGACTACGATAGTAAGTATGACAATACCTGCTTTAGATTGAGACAGGTACTTCACAGCTACTTCCCAGGCACTTTCTGTGAGTTGCTCTTCTCCCATAAGTTGTTACACAGCCTTTCTTTTTAAGTTTACATAATTGTTTATGTTTCGAGAATTCTCGGGATATAGAGAATAGTTATATTTTTTAAATATATAATATTATTTTGAATATAAACTAAATAAAGGAGATTATATTATGGGAGAATACGAAATTAAAAAATTAGAAAAGGATTTAGAAACTGTTGAAAATGCAGAAATTAGTTTAGAAGAATCTAGTAAACTCCATAAAGAATTATTAGAAGAACTTCAGGGGTTAGTTTAAAATAAACCAGTACGAATTAACGTACTGGTTTATTTTTTTATAATTCTTTTTTAAGTGTTGATTTGAGCATATGACCTTTTGTTACTAAGTCAGTTTTTATTCCCATTCCTAAGAAATAAGTATCTACTGTATTTAATGCAGCCTTATTATTTACATCATATGTCAAATCATCAAATTTAACATACCCTTGCTTAGAAATATCTGATAACATTTCTCTTTTAGCAACCATATCATCTGCTCTAGGTCCATTTAATTCTTTAAGACAATTTGTCATTCCTAAAGAAACCATCATAATATTTTCAAGGTCTGATTCACGACCATTTTTATCAGCACCAGTAACCTGTCCAGTTAATGGAGATCGGATATCACTTGATGTTGAAATACCATTCTTCTTTGCGACGGTTTGTTGTGTTCGTTTGATATGTATATATCCAACAGGAACCTCAACTCTGGTTCTGATAACTTTATTCTTATCCATTGAAATATGTGGTAAATACACATATTCAAATAATGGAACTTTTATAACTTTAGCAGCACGTTCAATATCATCAAACGTAATACTTCTTTCATTATAAACAATATCTAATGTTAAATAAGCATCCTCATCTTCAAAAAATCCTTTAAACCACTTTTTGAATGTCGGTGGTGTCATAGGATCAAAAAGATTTTTATACTTATTGGTATTATTCTGTGATTTATCAAATGCTGAAAAGAATTTATAAATAAGATATGTCATTTCTTCTTTACAAGTTTCAGCATCTATATTTTTATCATATAATTCTTTTAGTGAACGTTTAAGCTCAATAATACATTTATTACCAAGTGATACTAAAAGAATTGATGGTGTCATACGTTTAAGAATAGAGTTTGAAGCAATAAATGAGCTTACTTCTTCATCTTTTCTAAATTCTGAATATGGTTCATATCCAGCAGGAATAACCTCACCAATAGTTGTTTTTAATCCTGCGTAATATGCGGTCTTAGAACCAACTTCGAGATATTCTTCATGTTTAATATAGAATTCAATTAAAACACCATCTTCAATTTTTTGTCCTTTTAATACACCATATTTATTTGGAGAAACTTTACCTGTAGTTTCATTAAAGAGTATTCCACATTTCACAATAGAACTATCAGGGTCATATTGTGATAATAGTTTTTTCTTTTCATTAATTTTACGATAATATTTTCCAAATATTTTTTGTAATGAAGGACTAAGTTCAGCAAGATCGACTGTAGAGTACATCTTAATATCTTCGATTGTACCTGCAATCTTAGACTGAATATTATTTCTACTATTTTCAATTACGCCCTCTTTTAAGGTGTCACTCAAAGTTTCAAGTAACTTATTAAGTTCATTATCTTCAAATGAAGTATCAAACTGAATTAAAGAAGACCCAACATCAATTTTATCACCAACTTTAGCAATATAATCAACAGTAGCATTTTTACCAATAACAACTTGTTTATTGAATACCATTTCTGTTGCCATATCATGTGATAATTTTTCTGTAATAACTGTTGAATCTTGATATGTATTATAAGTAGATAAAATAGCTACTTTAGCAAGTGTACCAAAATTCATTTTATTACCGGTATATTGATTAGACCTAAAGAAGTCTTTATGCCATGCTAATAAATCATGCTTTTTAAATTTATCACCTAATTTAAGATTTGTCACAAGTGTATTAGCGATATAGAAACCTCCACCACCATTTTTCTCAATTTTAGATTTAGTATTAATAGCTTGGCATTTTCCACTCTTGTATTTACAAATAATGAGACCTAAGTCATCATTTACTTCTACAACTTCACCATCTTCTTTAGCATTAATTACGAAATCTGAAGATAAATGAAATCTCATAATTTCTTCAGCACCATTTGTAATTAATACTGGTGATGATTTTTTAACAGGAATAATATGTTTTGACTGTTTTATACTATGTCCTGTTCGTGTAGGGTCATCTTGTTCAGGTGCTAATGGTGTAGCCATTTCTGCAGGAGATAAAAGATTTACATCTTTAAGATTATTATCTTTTGAATAAGGTTTAAGATAACCTCTAGCAGATACTACATTAGGTTCCATAGTAAGAGTTTTTTGAACACCAACAGAACCATCTGGTGATGTTGCAAGACCCATAATTCCAATCATTGATTGGTCATAAACACGTTTATCCTGTGTATAAGTTCTGTCTTCGTTGATACCTCTCCAACCTTTATACATGGTTGTATGAGTTCTTTCCATTTCAAGTAATGGAGATAATGTAGAATATTCTTCTACTGTTGGTAGAGCGAGTAATTTTTTCATTACTATATCTCTTTGAAGAGATAATTTCTTTTTACCATTTGAATTCTTATAAATTACATATTGCTTAGCAATAGCATCATAAAGAATAGCTGGTAAAATTTCACCTCTACGGATTCTACATAATTTCTGATTATAATCAGGAGTATATTGTGAATCAGAAAGCAATGAGTTTGCATAAACACATAAAGGTACAATAGTTGTTGGAAGATTTAAATCTTCTAATATTTCTTTAGTAATAGGGTCAATGTTAAATTCATATGTGTTCATAATAGCATTTGCTATACTACGTTTTCCATATACTTTAACTAAATAATCCATATATGGTTCTTTAGTTTCCATATCACCTATATTATACTCTTTAGTTTCAATAAGTCTAAAACCATTCATAATTAAAGACTGTGAAACGTTTTCTTTATATACTAATACACAATCATGAAATTGAAGTACTGATTCATTTGATGCTAACTTCTTAGGAATAGATTTTTCTAATCTGTATTCCAAATTAAGTGCTTTAAGAACACTTCCAAATCCTTCCCAGAATGCTAATAAAAGACCTAATGAAACTTTTTGATGCATCGTTGTTGCAGCTGAATACATAAGTCGTTTAGGAGTTTTAATTGATTCGTATTTTTCTTTAAATTCTTCAGGTAAAGAATTTAAGATAACTTCTGAGATAGATAAATCAGAATCAGTTTTCTGTGTATCATAATCAATAAGAATTGGTTTTTTATCTTTAAAACCAATAAACATCTCATTCTCACCAATTTGAACACCTTCAGAATCAGCAACACTGAGTGCTTCTTGTTGATTGAAGTATATCGTACAATTATCAGAGTTAAACTTAATAAATTGCTTACTAAGTTCATCATACTCTATTGTGGTGATATAATCACCATTTAACTTATATGCATAACCAACTTCAAAATATGATTCTAAATCAGATTCTGAAGAGATTAATTTTTTAAGTCTTTCAAGTGATGTAATAGATTTAGTACCAAATCTTTCAATAAACATTTTGTTGTAATTTGTTACAATCTGTACTTCATCTGGTCCAGATTTTACAACTGGATATAAAAAGTTTTGATACAAGATAAGTTTTTTACCTCCACCAATATATAAAAACTTATCATCTATAAATTTAGGTACATCAACTGTTATAGTATGACGTTGTCTATTGACATCCTCTAATGTAACAGTATATGTGTCTTTGTAGTTAAGTTCATCTGATGTATCTTTAACATCAAACTTTATAACTGTAAGTGGTATAGACTTATCATTAAGTGAAGTAAAGACATTAACCATATCTTTTTTGAATACTTCATTAGTATAAGTCTTGTCAAAGTTTGCAAATCCAACATTTCTAATATTATCATTAGTAGATTTTAATGCTTTAGAGACATCAGTTTTTGGAATAGGCATATGAGTACTTTTGATAGATTTTAGTTTATCAATTGTCATATTACCTACTGCAATTTTTCCTTGTTCTTCTCTAATTTTCTTATCTCTAGCACTACTAGCAGATGATACTGGTTTTGAATCTCCAACTAAGTTTTTATAGATTTCATCTAAAAGTTTTTTATCATTTTCAATTTCATCTTTAACTACTTTTTCAGCTTCAGATTCATTATCAGTAGAAACAACTTTATCTATCTTTTCCGAAACAGCATCTACTACTTTAGGAGTTTCTTTTTCTTTTTTCTCAGGTTCAATAATAGATTTGATATCCTTTTCATTCAAAGTTTTTTCATCCTGATTATCACCTGTAAAATTAAATTCTTTATTAAGAGTAGATTTTACATTTTCAGCAGTTTCTTCTTTTTTCAACAACTCATCATTCATAGAAGATTCAATTGTTGAAGCTTTAGAAGGAATAAGACGTGTTAATAATACTTTGAATTCATTAGCAGTCTTGGATTTTTCTGCATGCGCTGGATTTATTTTGATTGAGCGATTCTTATAAAAAATAAAGATATCATGATCAAATGATTTACAAATATCAATATTTTTGTATAATGTGTAATAAATCATAAATAATGGGTTATTTAATTTATCTCTTAAATTACCCACAAATGCATTTGAATATCTTTCTGCATTTATTATGATATATTTATTTTGATATTCCGATGTCTGTGGATCATCTACGATACTTTTAAAATATGCCCAAAAATTAATCATTCTTGACATTGGGTCATATTTATCTAATAATTCATGATAGATTTGAAGGTATCTAGAAAGTTCAAAATAACAGTTTCTATCAAAACCATTTAACGTTATTCCAGGTGCAGTGGTTAATGAAGTTTCTTTTTTAACTTTATCATATATAGAACGTTTTTCTTTCATATCTCTGATAAAGAATTTCTTATTCTTTAATCTACCTGAATATGTTGCGTTATAATAATAATGAGTATAATTACTGATAGGATAGTAATTTATACCACTATTGATTTCAGATATAGTATCTGATACTGACCTAGTAAATAAAAATACTAAGTTACCATGTCCCGTTTTATCACCTTTTGGAAGATAAACCTTTCTTGAAAATAATGATAATTCAGGAACATCGATAGGGTAAATCATATTCTTCACCTCTTTCTATCTAGTTACAAAATTGTTTTCTGGGTAATTTTACAGGTAACAAAAATATAAAATGAATAAGTAGCGTATTATTCATTTAGTATTTTAATTATTGGAAAATGTTCATGATGCCTCGAATATTTGTAAAAAATTAAAATATGTAAAAATAAAAGAAGAACGTAAAATATACGTTCTTCTTTATTTAATTTAATACTGAAATAATAAAATTTCTCTCTTCAATTGTAATGTTTCCATTAGCACATGATTCATTGACTGCAAGTTTTAAATCATTATTTTTTATAGTTTCTTTAACTATAGGTTGTAATTTATTCTTCCTATTTTCATCTTCAACTCTACTAGAAATTATTCTCTTATATTTATCTATAGATCCATACATTTGATAAAATACACCTTTTATTTTATTTCTTCGTCCATTAATCATTTCAGGTTTAAAAGTTTTTTCTTCCTTCCATTGTTTAGCAAGCCCTATAATACCATTTAAAGATTCTTCTAAAATAGTAGAAATTGCGCCAACTCCAAATGTAGGTAAACCTAAAAGAATAGCTTTCAATAAAACAAGTAATGACTGATAAAAACCATTTCCTACTGCAGATAAAATCGAATCATCTAATGCATTAATATGTGATTCAATATCTTTAAGAAGTTTTTTAACATTTTCACATTCAGCACTTGCAGTTTTATAATCTTTATTTTTAAGAGCATTATTGATTTTATCAGAATATTCATTAAATGTATTCTTAGCATCTTTAAATAATTTATTCATATCTGATAAATTTCCAGATTCTTGTACATATAGTTCAACCTGTTCAAATAAATAATTTGATATAGATTTTTGAAGTGTATTGTAATTAGACATCATAAATACCTCTATTCTTTTTTTATTAAAATAATGTCATATTAGTGGTAGGTGAACCAATTTTGTTAAGTTAACTTTCTCTATCTATCGATAATTTCCTTTGATTACAGAAATCTTACTTAACAAAACTGCAATCAAGAAGAATTAGAAGGAAAAATTCCAAACTTAGAAGTTGTTAGTGGAAATTGTACAGCATGGAATTGTACTATAGGGGAAAGTGTTTGCTATAAATATGGAAGAGTTTGTACTGTAAAAGTTAGAGGTTGGTTATCAGCTAGAGCTAAAGGAACATCTATTCTAGCATTACCATGGCATCCAATTAACACTCATTTATCTAGTCAATTTGGAACACTTCTTGTTTGTGATACAACTACAGGAGATGTATACCCTACACATGTATCTTATGATAGAACATATAATATTATATCTTTGGGTCTTGACATAGGGGAGAAGTATGTATTATTTACATATGACTGTACATATATTTCAAATAGTTAGTTTTTATATATAATTTAACTTATTAATAAAATTTATTGATAAGGAGAATGATTATGGAACAAATTGTACAATCACAACATCAAGAAATTGATTGGGAAAGTATATTAAAAGATTTAGAATGTGATTATACCGCATGTCCTAAAGTTATATTAAATAGTATTGATTGGAAAAAGGTTTTGGAAAAAACTACAAAAAAGAAAGATGTTAATGAAGATACTATTAAAGAATCAGTATCTATAATAAAATATAACTTTCCAGATTTGGATTATAGTGATTTATTTTTTAACCTATATAAAAATCAATACGATAATATAGGTCATATGTCATATGGTCTTAATAATATTAATGGAAATGGTATTATTATTAGTGATAAAAATATAGATACTATGAAATACGATCAACCGAGAATTCAAATTGGTGATATTATAAAGCATTTTAAACAAGAACTGATAAAGGATGATGAAGTTTTACAAAATAAATATCTATATAGAGTTACAGATATTGCTAAACACACAGAAACTGGAGAGATGCTTATAATATATCAAGCATTATATTATCCATTTGAAACATTTGCAAGACCACAATCAATGTTTTTTGAACTTGTTGATAGAGATAAATATCCTAATGTAAATCAAAAATATCGTTTAGAAGTTTTAAAACGAACAAATTTAGCAGAGTAGATTTTTATCTACTCTGCTCATATTATTTATAATTTAAAAAACTACACTTCATTAAATCATAGGAAAATTGATGATTAGAAAGTGAGGTATACTATATGTTAGTATCAGCTGAAAGATTACATAGATGGAAATGCAAATTCTGTGGATCAAAAGATAAAAATATATCATCTGGATTTATTCCAAAAAGTTCTACAGATACAAAACTTGAAGAAGCTATTAAAGTTGTAGCATGTAACCAATGTGGACATGTTGAAATTTTTGCGCATTCTGCAAGAGTGTTAACACACTTAATATCTGGAAATAGGAATTTAATCACAATTGAAGATTCAGAGAATTTTGTAAAAAATTTCCACGAATTAAATCATATCGATCCTAAAATTAATCCTCATAACGAAATTGCTATGAACGATGCATTAAGGAAAGATAATAAAAATACCTAATAAGAATGAAGGTCAAAAATACTCGGAAATATTTCAAAAACCAAAATAAATAAAAAAGAGAGGTTGAAAAATTTTGAGTATTACAAATGTTTTTAATAATGAAGATAGTACTTTCTTATCACAAGTTCCTGTGGGTTTATTAGAGCAAAACATATTAATGCAATTTGGTAATCCAGATAACTTTAGAATGGATTACATCTCATCATTCATAAATCAATATAATTATTCTAAAGAATTAGTTGAAGATGATGATGAGAACGATACGTTACTGTCCTATCATGATAATTTTATTGATTTCATGGAAGAGACACTTATGAATCGATTGGGAATAGGTATTAATAATTTAAAAGAAATGAGTAGAGAAGAACAACAAGATTTGATTCATTTCACATATCGTTTCTTTATTATTAATATGAAGAATAACTTCTTCAATCTATTCTATAATTACATTAACGAAAATAAAGAGTTCTTTATCGAAAATGCAACTCGAAGAAAAGACATAACAACTCAAGCTTTTAAAAAAGAAATTGATGAAGACGATGCTACTATTTTAGCTAACTTATCAGACATTATGAATTATATAGTCCATGATGTAAAGTTAGATGTTGATGATTTCTTACGATTATGTGAAGGCGATGAACCGTTAACTGAATTGACATTGGTCGCAGAATATTATGAAGATTTTATTTTAACTGGTAATTTTACCGAAAAATATTGTAATATGATTCGCATTCCTATGAGAATCAAAATCGAAGGAGAAATAAGAAATCGAATTTTAAAGAAGTACCGAGAGGAAAATCCTCTGTTACCCCGTGAAATTATCGAATAATTAATTTATTTGATATATTATAAATATGAATATATACTTAGAAAGGATTGGTAAAACCATATGTGGGGAAATAACTCAAATAGAATGAACACACAACAAAACAATGGTGTTAGTGTAAATACTAGATTTAAAACATTCAATTCAGATGTTTCATCTATGGCACTATCATTATGGAACCAAAGTTACAGCATTACAATTAGTCCAGCAATTGGAGTGGACGGAAATGGAGTAATGCAATATGACCAAAATCGTCAAGGAAAAACAGCATTAACAATCGAAGCTTGTGAAGCTTTAGTAGAACAATTCAGAACAGTGATCAAACCAGTTTATGACAGAGTAGTTCTTAATGGAGAACCTTGTCCAGAACTTTTGAGTGTTACAGTCGAAACAGGTCGTGAACCTAAACGAAATGTTGTAGGTTTCGAAATGACACCAGCATCAGATGGTGGAGAAACACCAGATCTTTATTTCGTTTATTATGGTATGGTAGATAGTAATAATATTGCTTCTCCAGCAAGCACATTCAAACATAAGTTTGATAAACGTGTAGTAATGTTGGATTATAATCCTAATACAGGATTATCTAACAAAACTATTCATGCGAATGCAGACTTCAATTCATTCCTGAATATGCTTACAAGCAATCAATTATTATTACCTTACTCAGAACATGTAAGAAAATTCCATTCTGAAAGAGGAAAATCATTTCAGAATAACAGTGGAAACTCATACCAAAGTAACTCAAATGGCAACCAATATGGTGGTCAAACACAAGGAATGAATTTCGCTGCACCACAAAATTCTTACAGTAGTGGTAGTGGAGCAACAGGTGGATTCTTTGATTTCCCAGCTCCAGGACAAAATGACGAACTACCATTTTCATAAAATGAATGGGAATAAGATTTAAATCTTATTCCCATCTTTTATTTTTGAGGTGAATTAAATGAAAGAACCTATGAAATTTGATAATAATGTCAGATTTAGATCATCTAGCAGATTATTTCAAAATTCAACATGTGTATTTGTTGAATATACAGATACTATTCAATTACAATGGTTTACATTTCTTTCTTTTTTTAGAAATAATGAAAGTGTGTATGATTTATTTAATACTGACGTTATAAAATATTTATCACCACAATCACTTTTTGATTTTTATTTAGAAAGAAAATATAGGAATCCATTGGTTGATTTATTAAAGGATAAAGAAACTATTGAAATTGAAACTTTAGATAATTTACTCAATAACTTAGTAAATTCTGAAGAAATATTTTTCAATTCAGATGTTGATACATTAGTAGTTCCTATTATAAATAATCTACTTGCTATGTCATTAGTAAAAGAAGTAGTAATTTATTATCCTGAAGAAAATGAATTTGTTAAAAATGATATTGAGAAAAAATTTGGAAATTCTGTAAAATTAGTAACAGGTGATATCAGAGATGTTTTAAAAACAATTCCTTCTGATACAACTTATTTCTTTTCAGACGTGATGAATGTACTAATATTAGAAGAATTAGGAAAACTGGATTTTTCATCAGTATTATTACCAGTGAATTATAGATATAATTTCACTGATGATAAAAAAGATACTTTTTTGATAGATATGAAATATTTATCAACTAAGCATACATTTAAGTGGGCAACATTTAGAATCGCTTGATTCTAATATCTTTAAAAACACCACTTTAAATAAAAATTTGATATAAGGAGAACAGAATATGTCAAAAGGTAAAAAGAAAAAAGATATGACATTTGCTCAGTCTATTGTAGCATTTGACCCAGAGATTAATGTCATATCAAAGGATGTAATGGATTCTAGAATTTCATCTGTGTTTGACCAGATAGCTAGTACATTACAAAAATCTTTAGGACCAGTTGGTGCACATGCTATTATTTCACAACCACCTGGTTACCATGTAACGAAAGATGGTTTTACTATCATGAAAAATATTCGTTACAATTCACAATATGGATACGTTGACCAAGTCATTTCCGGAATGATTGCAGATATCTGTGGAAGACTTAATTTTGCAGTAGGTGATGGAACTACTAGTGCTGTAGTTTCTGCAAATGCAATGTATCAAGAATTTAAGAAAAATTCAGATAAGATTAATAAGTTATTTTTCTTACCTAGAAACGTTCTTAATCGAACAAAAGAACTTGTTGAAGATGTTAATAAACGTCTTAGTTTATATGCCACAGATATTAAGAGTTTACCTCTTGAAGAAATGTGTGAATATATAAGACAAGTAGTATATGTATCATCAAATGCAGATAAAGAACTTACAGACATAATTGTTGATTTATACAGACAAATTGGATATCCAGCAATTAGTGTAGTTAAAGCTGCAGATGGTGTGACAAAAGGAAGAGTTGTTGACGGATTCATGTTCCATGCAAAACTTATGGACAGAATCTATGTAAATAATGACAACCAATCATTACATGCACAAAAATGTGATGTTGTTATATTTGATCATAAAGTTAGCCTTAATTCATACAAATATATTTTGGCACCTCTTTCAGTTTTATGCAAGATGAGAGGAAGAAAACTTATTTGTATTGCACCTAATTATGATGAGGTAACACTTCAAGGTGACATTCTTAATGATTTAAATTCTGAATATAGACAGACAAAAGATATCAATCTTGTAATTATGGGATATAGAAATTCTCGTAATTCAGATAAGAAACGTGTTAGTGACTTGGCAATGCTTTGTAATACACAACTTATAACTCAGTCTATTGAATATGAAATCATTAAGAGAACGAAAGACCTTGTTGATACTAAATCAGATGTATCAAACCTTCTTCAGTATATCAATCTTGATAACCGAAAAATTGAAGGTAATATGATTATGGCTAAAAATTCTAACTCCCATGCACAAGTTCCATATGTATTAAAAAATGCAGATGCTGGTGAAATTGGAGTTGTTCCTCTTGATGAAGAATTCTCATTCAGAATCGGATATACCGGTGAAGTTATGCTTCATTATGATAAAGAATCTATCTTTAGAGATTTTGATTATGATGAATCATTGTATGAGAAATATGTAAACGATGCTAAAGTTGAACTTGATGCTGTTATCGAAAAGTACAGCAAACTTGGTACATTTAACTTTGAAGTAGATGATGCTCAAAAGAGATATCTAAGTTTGAAACTTAAAATGGGACAAATCGAAGTTGGTGCATCAACAGATTTCAAACAGCAATTCTTAGTTGATGCTATGGATGATGCTGTAAAAGCAGCTTTGTCTGCATACAGAAATGGTGTTATCAATGGTGGACATACCACTTTATTAAACGCTATTAGGGATGAGATAGATTGTCCTGAAAGATCAGATGCAGATAAATTCTTACTGGAAGTTATGTTTAAAGCATTTAGACATGTGAGATTTTGTGTTCTTGAAAACGGATTTAGTAATAAGAAAATCGACTTGTCAAATATCATTGCTAAAGAAAATTTATACACTTCTAGTGAAGATGTAATGGGTGATATTCTTGGATGTATTTCCGAAAACATTGGAGTTCGAGTAATTTTCCAAGAAGACATTTCATATATTAATGATTTCATGAGTTATCTGAAAGTCACATATCGTGATAATCCAGAAACTGATTTATTCACACTTATCAATGAGATTGAGTTGTATTCAGGTACAACTCTTGATTTGGATATGAGTGAAAGTACAGTACCTACAATCGCTTTCAATAGAAGAGTAATTAATAGTGCTGCTACAGATAGAGAAATCTTAATTGCATCATCAGACTTAGTAAGTTTATTAACAACAGGAAATCAATTAGTGATTACAAGAGGAAATTATTAATTGAAATAAAGTGAGGTTTGAGAAATGGATAAGAACCTATTACATGTTGGAGATCCAGTATATCAAACTTTAAGTGATTTTTTAGTTCATCCATTTGGAGTATCTATTACTGATGTAGGAGAAAAACTTAATCCAAAATATGAAAAGTTTAAATCTCTTATTAAAGTAGTAGGATATTCCATTTTGGATGAATCTTATTATATTCACGTTAAAGTTCCATCTGAATCACAACCAGGAAAAACATATGATGTTGTAATACAATTCATGCCAAAAACTGATACTATGGTTAAAGAACACACATTAGATTTTTATGTAATTCAATTCTTTTCAAATAGCCCTAGTTTTGTGTATAAATATGCAGCATTATACAAATTACATGGTTACATGATAGATGCTCTTCAAGAGAAGTTAAATCCTGAATATGCAGATACCCTCCCAGAGCAAGCTAACAAAAACATGGAACTTATGTACGACAAATCTATATATTTTGCTACAAAGTTTTTATATGATAACCGATTAACTTATCTATCTAAATCAGCTCTTAGATACACAAGAAAATTACAATTCAGAGATTTAGTAGATTCAGTATTAACTACTGAGGATTCTATGAAATCAACATCTTATGATGTTGAAAAGAAAGCGAGAGAAGAAGGAAGAGTTGATAGGTCATTAGTAGAAAAAAGTGTTAAAAGGATTATAGGTGATGTACAAAAACGAATGCCAACAAAAACAAATATAAAATCTCCTACACGTTCTACATTATCAGATTATCATAATCCAGTAAAACCAAAAACAACTGGAATATCTAAAAAGAAAAAGGTTGTAGCTAAAAGAAGTACCACTAAAAGATAAATATTTTATTGGTTTTTTATCATATGAATATATTATTTGTTTGGAGGTAAAAATATATAAAGGAGATTTGAAATGGGACGAAGAAAGAAAATTGAAATGGAAGAATCCGAAGTTTTAGAAACAACTGAAGATGGTGAACAAGTTGTTTCAAAACCAGTGATTGACAGGTCCACTCTTAAGGCGCCTATTAATGAATGGGTAGAAACTGATGAAGAGCGATATTTAACATATGAGCCACAAAAATGTTATATTGAATTTCATAAGATTTTTGGTATTAAGAGTTTGGCAGGATATCATGAATTTACGATTAGAAAAGATTCATATTCGAATCAACTACCAGTTATCTGTAGATATGTTAATTTCTTTATTCATGCATATGATAAAGAACATGAACTATTGACAGCTTATCTTCATCTTAAGTTTGTTACCGATAATGAAGATGGAGAAATTTATTTTACAGGTGAAGCACAACTAGGACAATTCATAGACCATATCTATGAAGTTATGTTTACACCGTCAATAATCAGAAAAATCCATCAGTTAGTTGATGATAATTATCTTGATGATATTGAGTCTGATGAAGGCTCTAAGAAATACATCACAAAAGAAAAGAAACATTTAGAATCTTTAGAGTTTACAAATGAACATATCAAAACTTTGTTAAAGATTAGTTTTGGTATTAAGATGATGAGTCCAGTAATTTTCCATTATTTGGCAAAAAATAAAATTATTGTAAATAAAACAACTCCTCATCTATTCAATGCATTTAAAGGTTTATTCGACATATTTAGTGATACATGCAATATGTATAACAAGTTGTTTGTCTATGTAAAAGCGAAGGTAATGGAGAATAAAAGTAATAATGATAAGATGTATGCTCAAAGAGAGATTCTTGGTATTGATGAATTTTCAGTAATTCATCGTTTCACTAGAGTTGTACTAATTAGTGAAAATTTAGTAAAATTCAAGTTTAATGAGAACTGGGATGAAAATGCAAAGAAATACAAAGAGAATATCACTGGGTTTATCAAGACAATAATAAAATATCAACTCATGTATTTCATTAAAGAGCAACATAGTAAAGGGTTCACAGAACTCACATATGCAAGAAATGCAGACGGTTTATCAGGTGTTGATAAAATGGAAATGCAACTTGAAAAACTTGATGAGGGAAGTATTATTATCGCAAAAGAATCTGTAACAGATGAAGTTGAAAGACTAATTAATGAATATGGATTTGAAATTACAGATGATGAACTTGATTATTATAAGAAACACTTTAATATTCAACCACTTCATCAAATGTTAATAACATCTTTATTTGCAGGAAATTTAGGTTCATTTAGAAATACATTAGGTATTTCTAGAGACAACTTTATTAGACTTGCATTAATTCTTAAGAAAAGAATTTTACGTGAATCTGGTTTTGACAATACGAATGTGTTTACTGATAGAGTTGCACTTCCGTATATTTTAACTGGAAACATTAAAGAGAAAATTAATACGCGTTTAATCAGAAATGCGAAGTTCAAAGAAGATTGTGAAGAAAGTTACATTATCGATGACTTACTTCATAATAAGTATAAATATTTGGAAGAGATTGATAAAGACTCAATTATGAGTATTTTATCCACTATTAATAATACTGTATTTACATATTGCTGTTATGAAAATCCAGATATTTATGGAACCGAAATTAACGTAGAAAAGAATTCAATTACAGACGAACTTGGATTTTTCTTAAGAACTATTTAACTATTATTCCTCATGAAATGCAGTAACAATGTGTTTCATGAGGTATTAAAAGAAAGGGGATTTAAAACATGAAATTTACATCTTACTTACAAGATAAATTTCCAATATTTAAAAAGAAAGAAAATATACTTGAAAAGAAAGGGTATCTATTAGTTGTAGCAAATGATAGAAAAGAGAAATGCTCTGTTAATTTAATATTTAATAGAGGTACAAAAACTTTTGATAAAAAGAAAATATTTGCTGTTAATATGATACCTTCTACATCATACTTTAAAGATATTTGTGAATGCTTTTCTGAAATCAATTATAAAAGAGAGTATAAAAGACTCTTAGCAGAAAGAGATAACTGTGGAATTTATTATGTAGAAACCAAGGTTATCGAAAAAGAAGAGAGAGTATTCGTTTCGGAAACTACAACTATAGAACTTTTCTATGTGCCTTCAAAAATGGAGTTAAACGTAGATAGGAAGGCTAAAAGAACATAAAAGTAAACTATAGAAAGGTGGTATGTTATTATGAAACTATACTTAAACTATACTGATATCTATTATAATAACAACTATGGTGAAGCAATTCTTGATAGTTTATACTATAATGGTAATATGAAATGGAAAAATAAAAGAAAAAGAATGATTTTTATATCAGGATTATTATCGATAATCTATATTTTATTTGCTCATTTCTTTATACCTGTTGAACTTAGAGAGACTATACATATATTTGATTTATATTTACCATTAACATCAATTACATGGTTAGTTGCTGAGTTTGATAGTTTGCTAAGAATGGAATCTGCTAAAAAACATTGTGTAAATCATAGAACCGATTCGAATAGTAAAGATATTTCACTTGCAGAAATGTGGCGTGTAGCATCATCAATTCTATATCAAAAAAATAAACATAGTGTTATCAGTTATACTATAATAACTCTTAGTACAGTCATGTTAGAATTATTTGCTGCTGATGATAATATCTCTACTATTATATTACTTTTATATTTACTTGCAAATATTTTCATTTATGAAGGAATAACTACGTTTTATACTATACCTAAACGTATAGATATATTAAGACCTGCAATAAAAGAAATTTTAGTAGATGATAAAGCATTTTATCCATTGATTGATGTTGATTTAATACTACTATATGATCAAGTAACTAGACATTTTATATCTAATGAACATATTTGTTCATCACGATTTTACATTAATAAGAAATTCTTTGATAGTAAATGTTTAGGTACTGTATTAATCGTTGATCCTATAACGTATAAATATATTGAATATAGGAATATCAATCAATCTATTATTGTGGTTGCTCCAGATTATGACCCTCAAGAAAATATAAATGATATAAATAGATTTCAGGTTAAAGATACTATTGATGCATTAGCATTAGCATATACACTCATTATTAAAGATGGTAAATATGATGAGCATAATATCTGGGCTATAAGTTCTAGTTTTATGAATGATAAAGAACTTATCAATCATACAAGACGAATACATGTTATAAAAAAATATAATGAATGCGATATAAATAAATCTCATACATTACCAGATGAATTTACATTATCTCGTATTTCATTTAAAAGAAGTAATGATACAGAAGTTATTAATGGTAACGGATGTTCTATTACACCTGTAATTTATAAGAGAAACCCAGAAAAAATATCATGATAGGAAGTGTGTGTAATGTACAGTAATATTTCAAACTTCTTATATGAAATAGCATATAAATCGATGCCATTAAGTGAATGGTTATCGATTGCTAGAAAATACAATTATCCATTTAGAGTCGATCAATCATATGTTTCAGGATTCTATATGTATATGGGTAATAAAAATGATGAAATAAGAGTGGTTTATGATTATCCAAGTGCATTTAATGTCGGAGAATTAGCTATTAAATTAATGGATAAACCATTTTATGATGCATTCCAGAAAAAAGATTACAATATATATCAAGTTAGTCTCCTAAGAGATTCTAACTGGAGAGATATATATGTTGAATTGGCTGGTGTTATTTACATAGACCATTGGAATCTTCATTATTCAATGGAGATTAGTCAAAAACATTATAACGCATTAAATGTGTTAAAAGAATATGGTTATGTAACAGATAAAGCATTAAAAAATCCTATATGGCATAATAAAATATGGGAAGGATTTTACAATGTCGGGATAGTTGCGAGAAAACCTAAACCTGATGGTACTTTTAGATATTACCATCCGTATGAATCAATCATGTTTGAAAATGTTCGAGAAGGCGTTATGGATTATTTACCTCCAGAAAAAAGAAATCCATATTATATCGAAAATTCATATGTGGCGTATGACATGATTGGAAATATTTTAGGCGTAGTTGGTCCTGACGAAGCATACAAATATTTAAAAGGTTAATTTTTAGAGTACAGAGAAACATCTCTGTACTCTAATTCTTTTTGTAAGATAGAAAAGACAATTTTTTAATATTACAATAAAGAGAGAATGATTATGGACAATAGACAAATAAAAGAAGAATTTATTTCAAAACTCACATCTAGACCAAATATATGGTATCGAAAAGTTAGTGACATTCAGTATGTGACAAGATGTTGTTTTTGTGGAGATAGTTCTGACCCATCACATGGTCATTTATATATTAAGGTGAATAAAGAAGATAATAGTCCAATAGTTTACAACTGTTTCAAGTGTCCAGCTAATGGAGTTGTAACAAAGGATGTTTGTGAACGTCTTGAAATTTATGATATAAACACATTATCTGGAATTGATACATTAAATAGTACTTGTGATAAGTATGATAAAAAACAGATTATGGGTGAGAAATTTATAAACTTCGATTTCAAACTTCCAAATCCTATATATGGACCAAAAGTTCAATATGTTGAAAATCGTTTAGGGAAACGATTCACAGAGGAAGATTGTAAAAACATGAAAATGGTTACATCGTTTTATCAATTTTTAACAGAGAATAATATAAAAGAATTGACATGTAGTCCAACTGTAGCAAGAATGCTTGAACTTAATTATGTAGGATTTCTATCATATGGAAACTCACATATTCTATTTCGAGATATAACTGAAAAATCAAATATTTCATGGATTAAATATCCTATTACCAGAAAATCATCGGAGAATAGAATATTTTATTCATTATCTTCACAAATTAATCCATTTACCGAAGGACTAATCACTATTAATTTATGTGAGGGTGTATTAGATGCTGTATCTGTATATCATAACTTAGGATACAATACAGAGAATACTATAACTATTGCAGTCACAGGTAAATATTATGAACCGATAGTTAGATTTCTAATAGGTTTAGGATTATTTGGTTCTAATGTACAACTTAATATATTTGCAGATAATGATGCAATGTTTAATCCTAAAAACAAAATGAAAGATACTAATATTGAATTTTATAGAAAGATTTTTTCTAATTTCAAGTACATATATAAATCGATAAAAGTCTTCTATAATATAAAGAACAAAGATTGTGGATATCCAAAAGATCAGATTATTCTGAAAGAGTATAAATTATAAGGAGAGATATTATGTCATTTACAATAAGACAAAATTTTCCAATATATTCAAGAGTTCTATTTTTATGGAACTCTATTCCTTATACAGGAACTGTAATGACTGTTGGAAAAGAATCATATGGAATCAAGTGTGATTCTGATATTTATAGTACAGATGTTAATCTTATCCCACGAGACGGGGATTTAATATTTGTAAAGAAATCTAATTGTATGAAAACTGGAGAGATTACACCTATTATATATAGGAATGGAGATATTTATGATAAAGAAAAATTCCCTACAGTTGCAACTGCATTCTATAGATTACCAAAGAAAACTATATATCCAGTATTAGCTGGAGATAAAAGAGAATTTATAAAATTAATTCCTGGTAATTTTATAATTTCATGTAAAAATGGAAAAGCGTATCGATATGTAAATATTGCTAAAAATTTAGTTTCACTAGTTCATGTTACAAATCCATATGAACGCAAGACACCTAACTGGCTGTTTCAAGAAGGAATTACAAGACAAGAACCTAATGAAAATACAATTGATGAGTTTGATATTGAATTTATACATGAAATACCAGAAGCATATATTGGATTTGATTATATCACATTAGTTGATAGAAACTTTTTAAATAAAGTATATTCAACTAGAACACATGATAACGTAGAAATAACAAAATTTGTTAGAACTAGAAAAGATGTTGATTTTGATAATTTACCAGAACACATCTTATATGATTTTAATATACATACAAAATAAAATAAGACTAGTAGAATTTCTACTAGTCTTATTTTTTTATTTTTCTTCACTAACAACTTCAAATGAGATACCTGAATCTGATGGAAAAATATCTGCAAAATCAACTTCCATAACTTTTCCATTAACTCTATTTTCAATATTATCCACATCAATTTTAATAGTTTCATGTAATTCTTTATTATCCATAAATTACTCCTCTTCAACTATTTCTTTATCAATTTCTTCAGTTGTTTCTTCTGAAGTAATTGACATTTGCATTGTAATATTTAATTGTTTTGTTTCTGACATATATTACACCCCATTACTTTCATCTGTAGTTTGTATAACAGGAACTTCTTCAGTTAATTCTTCTTCATCAGAGTCATTAAGTTCTTCTGAATCTTCCTCTTTAAGAGCTTCTGCAGCCATAGTTCTTTCATATAAATTGAAGATATCTTCATATCTCTTTCTTCCATTTAAACCAACATTGAGTTTTTCAAGTTGTTCAATCATATGAACTTTTTCTTCTTGAATTTTTGCTAATTCTTTTTCGAAATCTGATGGTGGAATAACATATGTTTTATCATAGAGTTGTCCAAGTTCAGCTCTAAGAGTATTCTCAATTTTAAGTTTTCTTTGTTGTTCAGCACGTTTTTCAGCTAAAATTCTTTCTGGATGATTTTTGTAAGATATATTTCTTTCTTCGAAATATTTATGTTTTTCTTCATTGTCAATAAATGAATAGAAATCTTTAATTACTCCAAGTAATGTTTGTTTCTCTTCATCAGTAGCATCCCCAGTTACTAAGTCTTTCAATGCGCCAATGATTGATGACATATAAAGATAATCTTTAGCATCATCAACATCCATATAGCTTATCCATCTGATAACATGATATAAGAATAAATCATTGTATACATGATACGATTCTGGTAAGAATTTTTCTTCGAGGCTGAAAAACATTCTATGAATATCAGGAGAAATTTCCATTCTCTTTAAATTTGTATAATATCGTTTCATTGTATAAGTTCCTTTAGTCATTTCAAAGAATCCAGAAATGATAGATTGAACTTCTTTTTTACCAACAGAATGTAATCTTTCATTTAAGAAAGTGAAATTCTGACTAATTTCAATTTGGTCAAGTTTATCACTCAATTCTTTTCTCTTTTTAGGATCTTCTTCTTCATCAAGATGATCTCTAAGTTTTTGAATTTGAGCGATTCTTGCTTCACGATATTCTGGTGATTTTAATGCTGCTGTAAATGAACGAGAAATATCAAGTCTTTCATCTTCTAAAACTTTGATATTTTCTTCAGCATCAATAATATTAGACATCTTTTCTCTCACTTTGAGAAGGATATCAATAGCAAATTCATGGAATGAAATAGTTTTATCATTTGAATGATAATACTCTTCTTTTATAATATCAAAATTACATTCGAATGATTTGAATAACCTAGAAATATCATCAATATTCCATATTTTAATAATATCTGGTTCTTCATTAAAAAGAAGAGATTCTGCAAATTCAATACTCATTCCAATATTTTCTAGATTTTTTGTGAATTTTTCTCTTTCGCCTACAACTACTTCTCTATACATAGACAGCATTCTGTCTACTTCTTCGATTTGAGTGTTAACAGATTTCATATTTTAAATCTCCTTTACAAATTAATTACATTATTGTGGGATTTAAAATAAATATCAATATAACAAAAATTTAATGATATGGTTAAACTTAAAATACTAATGTCGTTTTTTATATTCGGCATGCGAGTGATAGGATGTTTTTTGTTTTGAATGAATTCCATTGAGACTTTTTCGATATTTGTGACATTATATCGAACCTCTTAATCGTGTTAATTTCATAAGCGTATAACGATATATATTAATCATATCATTGGGACAAAAATAGAAGGAGTTATCTGCAGATAACTCCTTCTATTTTAAGAATTGAACACAATTATTAAGAAACTTTGATATTTAATATCATGCCTTTAAATAATTTGGTATTTTAACGCAGCTATATCTAATTTCACTCAGATACGCTTACATACTTGTTTACTTCAAATTAAATTCTCGTTTTATCAATTCATTAATTGCTTCTGGATTTATACAAATCATTATTGTATAAGTAAAATATCCAAAATCTTTATTCTTAAATCTTATTGTAAGATTTTCAAAATCTACATCATAATCAATTCCATAACTGATTAATTCTCCTTGCCTTCTAATACGAATATCAATAATTTCATTTAATAGATAACCTCGTTCTATATAATGTTTTATTGCTGTTATAATAGCAGGAGATAATAATTTAGAGAATTCAATATCATCATATTCTTTTGTCAAACGACATGTTGCTCTATTATATTGCATCCAACCAGTCTGTAAATTCCAGTCTTCTCTTAAAAGTACATCTGTAAATACTGGTATTATACTAGAATCATCTGGTAACGGTTGTCTTTTAATTTTGAATATCTTATCAGAGAATAAGAAATAAATTCCATTTGTATAAAATTCCATTCTTATTGTGAAATTAATCTGATAATTATCATTTATTTGACCATTTCTTTCACCATCATCAATGTCAATTTGAGGAATGGTTGTAATGATTTTTACCGGATGATATCTATAAAATTCATTACTATTTGTACTTCCTTGTAACTTATATGTTACAGGAGTATTACTATGTTGATTCATATAATTTAAAAATGGTTTCACTGAACCATTAGTATCAATAGGAACACCAGATAATTCTGAAATTGTATTCATCATTTCTACTGATAAGAAACTTTCAAAACAAGTATCCAAATCAAACGGACTATTCATAGGTATTTTATTCTTTAAATATGTAGCATAGTTAAGTTGTTGCATCAATGATGAAAATACTAAAACTACATCGACATACATTACAGTTCTATTTAATTGATACTTTATAGCAATCTGATTTCTATCATCAAAAAAGAATGGTTGAAGAGCATCTGGTCCATAATTATATGAATTATATAATAATCTATCTGTAATAGGAGTCCCCTGTAAAAATCTTTCATCATTAAAATCAACCCTTGGTCGAATCATTAATGCAGGTTTATTATTTTTACTGATATCATTATTAGTTCTTCTAAGTTGTCTATGTGCAATTTTAGAACTTACATTTATAGTCTTAAAAATAGTATCTCCATTATCTTTTTTAGGAAATTGATCTATTAACCATTTTTGAATAAATGCTACAGCATTACCATACATATGTGCACTTGATGGCATCATTTGTACATATTTTACAGGATGACTCAAAGGTTTCTTTTTCATAATATTTACCAACCTTTCTTAAGTCTTTTAAAGAAATGTCCTTAAATTATAACTAATTCTATATTTAAAAAATATATTATTTTTACGAGAATAAATATGAGAGGAGACCTAAATAATGGGACAACGAGAACTTAATATTGATGTAATGACATCCGAAACAAGAATGGAGCCAACTAAATATATTTTTGATACATTTAAATCATTAATTTATTTAGCATCTGAAAAGAAAAGGAGTGTAAAAATAGATTTCTTTCTTATGATTGATAAGGATAATCCATTGAAAAAAGAAGATATTACTGAAGAATTTTATAAATCACTACCGATACATATAGGAGATCAAATCATAATAATTCCAAATTATTATGATTATTTTGATGGTATTGTATCTATATATAATGACTTTGTAAAAGAATTTACTGAATATAAAGATATATTAAGTATTGATATTGATTTTGATGTTGAAAAAGTTACACTTATGAAGAAATATCAATTTCGTTCAATAATTATAAAAGAAAGTAAATTATTAGATGTTCATAGATTATTTAAAGATTCTTTTCCAATAATTAGAGTAAAAGAATTCGATAATCATTTTAAATTATGGAATGCTATTGATAAAGTTTTAGTAAAAGGTAGTTCTGATGGAGTTACTGAAATTAGTATATTGATAACTAATAGAACTATTATAGATGCTAAAAGTTATGAAAGGAATCATAATGCATTATATATCTCTACAGATAATGTCAGAAATATGTTAAATATAATAAGAAAACGATATGAATTATTAGGATTCTTAAGTGGATTTAATTGGATTATCGATGGTAGAGATTGTATATTATATCTTGGAAAACAAATTGTGGTTGAATAAAAGGAGAATGAGAATATGAATTTTGAAATGATTACATGTAAACATGATTTAGAAAATGAAAAAAGATTAAATGAAAGTATATACTACAGTGTTAAAACTGCTGTAAGAATGACATTTACTCATAACCCAAAAATATACATAGTATGTTTGAAAGATGAATTGGGAACTTGTGATTATGATGAAGATTATTATAAAGAACTCATTATTGATACAATAAAACCAAATTCATTCGGTACTATATTTGTCATTGGTTTTAGTAGAGATGGTGAAAAACAAAAATCTATTTCTGATTACATAACTAAAAAGATTGATGAATATACATCATCAGCAAATATAACAACTATGAGTTTAAAAGAGATTGATACTGATAAAATTAATGTATCATCAATTGCAATACCTATAAATACAGACTTAAACGTAAGTGATCTTATAAATATTGATGTATTATCACTTTCTGAAATGTCATTAGCATTTCCAGATCAAACTGAATCATTTGATAAGTGCGTATTTCAGAAAATAAATAAGAAAATATTTAAAAACTTATCAAATGGTATACTTCAGACCAATTTAATAATTACATCAGATTCTTCTAAGGTAATTGCAGATCATACAGAATTTGGACTAATGATAAAATCTATACATGTATATACAAGTGAAAATAATCTTACAACAGCTGTAGAAACTATATGTAATAGATATAGATTATTTGATTTTGAGATTGATAAAGAAAAATTAGATTCTCAAACTTATAAAATTGATTTAAGGAGATATGTATAAAATGAGTGAAAATTTAATTATCAGAGAGTTTGATGGAAATGTGTATAAACATGCTATACATATATCGAGTGCAGTTACAAAAAATATTGTTAATATAAGTTCACCACTTATAATATCAGTAACAATATGGGAAAATAAAAACCTGTGTAATCGATTCTTATCAGAATATGGTAGTAATAGATCTGGATTAGATTTAGATTATCATGTATGTAATTGTGAAGAAGGTGATGGTACAAATATTATAGAAAATGTATACGGTTCTTTATTTGAGTTAGGATTAGAAATGTCAACTTTACATAGAACGAAAGATTCTATTCTTATAAAAATAAATCCTATCTTAATGTCAGAACAAATATTGCTACTTGTTGATAGAATAAATACATTTTTATTATTTCCATCAAAAAATAAAAATAATAGAACTATAAATATAGATTATATTATAGAGTATATCCTTAATAGTTTATATATTAATATATTTAATGATATACATGAATTCGATATAATCATATCTAATGACAAAAGACGTAAAACTTTGTCTAGCGCTGATATTGCAATATCAATTAATAAAGACTTAAGCACAAATACATTTAAAGTTTGCGAAGTTATATGTAATCAATTAAATACATTATTTGACGAATTTATCGAATTTAAACATAATTCTGATGATATAAAATATGTTGATGATATAATTCATGTGACAGTTAAAAAAGAAAGAGAAGTCTAAACTTCTCTTTCTTTTTTATTCATTATCGATATTTACATTAAGTTCAAATGAAAAATCCTCATCCCTATCAATTGTAATGAGTTTACGTTCTCTTGTTGAAGAATCTTCAATAAGTGTCAAACCATATAATGTATTAGGGTCATCAGATACTGTAAATAATACAAAGTTATCATTTTCATATTGAAGAATTGTAAACATAATCATTTCATCTTCTTTTGTAAGATTTACCACAGCAATCTTACATTCAAGTTCAGCCTGTAAATACATTTTAAATTGCTCATCTATTAAGAAATTAATTTTTACAGTTTCTGGTTTATCTATATATTTTTTTATAAACTCCTTATCAAATCTTTCTAAATCCATTTTAAATGAATTTAAACCATTTGATGATAATTCATTTACTAAAGAATTATTCCCAAATACTGCAATATTTCTATGTGCCTCACCTGTAACATTGGAGTTTTCTAGTGATACACTTTCTGTATATGAATGAATAATAGTATCAGCTTCATCCATATCACCACTTACATATGTAGCAAGTATAAATGTAAATCCTCTAACTTTAGTTAAAATGTCATTTCCTGAATTTAAATAAAGCCAGAAATATGGATCCATACCAGTTTTATTTCCATAAATAAAATCCATAGGAATTCCATAGTTTTTATAGAAATTACACAAATTTCTAGCAAAAGATTTAGATGTATCAAAAGGATCTGTTTTTTGTGACATACATTTTCCAAGTCCTTCTAATAAAAGGAATAAATCATCATATACCACAAATTCTTCTTCTGTTTTCCAAATCTTATATAATGCTGTACATGCAGCAAAAACTTCATAAATAACATCATTTATTAAAAATCTTGCTACTTCATTAATAGTGATATTTGTTTGAGTATTTTTGATATAATTAACATATCCTTTTAAGAAAATGCAAGATCTTTTATAAGTCTCTATAATATCAGATACAGACTTTATTGTTAAAAAATTTAAGAAGTTCTTAAATTCATATATGAAATATTGAGGATGTGTTATAGCAACAGCACCATCAACATATCTAAGAACTCTATTTGTAAACCATTTGTACTGAATAGTCTTCTTAGTATCAAGTTCATATGCTTCATTAAACTTAGGAATAATTCCATAAAAATTTCTAAGTTTTTGATGTGTTGATTCATCTTGAGGACCATCAGCATATAATCCAACAGACATTGCATGTCTAATTGGAGTATCATATAATTCATAATATTTTCCAAGTAATCTAGCTCTAGATTCATCATTTATATTACATGAATTAATCTTTTTAACTAAATCAGTATAAATACTTTGATCCATTATTATTCCTTTCTATGGCATAAAGATTTTAGTATCTTCACCATTTTGAAATTTTTGTTTAGCTACAGAAAGAAATTGAAAAAATTTGAAATGATTTTTATCTTCAATCTTTAAGTAACTAAATGTACTTTTATTTGATTTCATAACTGCATCTTTTAATCGTTCTTTGACCTTATCAACATCTTGAATTTTATGATGCGTATTAGGATTAGAACCACCATCTTTAATCTCTATTTCTAAACCTAAAGATGGAATAAAGAAATCTGGAATATAAAAATGTTTTGCACCTTCGTATTCATAATAGTATGTATGAGGTGATGGAGCAATAATATCTTCTGGGTCGAAATTTAAATCCAAATCAAGAAATTCTAAGAATTCTCTTTCATAACTTCCAGTATATGGAATTTTAATTTTAGGATTTGTACTCCATATATGCTCTCCAGATATTCTTCTGTTAGCAAGCATTTTCTTTTGTTGTTCTGGGTCATTTAATAATGTAACCTTACCATACTTTCCAATCATTCTTTTTTTGAATTCTTCTCTGTATTTACATTTACATTTTGGATTGTTACAAAATCTATTATATTTATGAGTAGTTTCATTCCACTCAGTTTCATGTCCACAAATGACACATTTTCCATTTAATTTACCAGTCTTTTGATAGTAATAATATCTCCATCCTGAAAATCCTTCAGGTAAAAAATCCTTATGTTTTGTTTCTAAGTGTTTAGCATATCCATCTGGATCTAAAAAATATGTATCACAAAACTGGCAATGTATTTTTCTTCTATTTCGCATTTTAGTTGCCATTTATACATAACCAACCTTTCATGTTTCAATTAAAATATTGTCGTAAATATTTTTAGTAATAAACATTGTAATAAAATACTAATCTATTATCTTATATAATAGAACGTTTCAAGTTTGGATTCATGTTTTGATTGTGATTTCATATTTGGACTCCTTTGAAAGTAAAGATTTTTTATGTATGGTGAAAATAAAGAGAAGTGTCTGCATCACTTCTCTTTATTTCTCTTCTTGGTGAATGGACAAAGAGGAACCAATTTTGTTAAGTTAACTTTCTCTAGTTATCGGTAATTTACGAAGATTACAGAAATCTTACTTAACAAAACTGCAACCAACAAACTAATCAAGAAAGATTTTATATAGATAAAGTAACTTTAGATGGTATTGGAGCAAATTATGTATATCAAACTATTAGAGATGGTTATGCATTATTAGCTGCAATATGCTATTCTAATGCACATTGGATATGTAGAGGTATAACTAGAGAACATACTAATGAAACAAAAGAAGTATATGTTTTACATTTTGATAGTGTATGGAATTCTAATGATCCTGCAGAATTTATTCTAATACAAGGAAAGATAGATTCTTAATATAATTAAAATTATTGGGGAACCAATTTTGTTAAGTTAAATTTCTCTAGTTATCGGTAATTTCCTTTGATTACAGAAAACTTACTTAACAAAACTGCAACCGATCACATGTTGGTATGGTTATACACTCTACAACATTAGATACTATGGAAAAGGTTATTGAAGAATATGGTGGTATAACTTGGATAAGAATTGATGATAGATTTTTACTTGGTGCTGGTGGCTCTTATGATGTTAATAGTATTGGTGGTGAAGCAAGTCATACATTAACTGTAAATGAAATGCCTCTTCATAATCATGCTCTTACAATGAACTGGGGTGTGAACTGGATATCAGCTGAAACAGGTGGTTCTTGGACAGCGAATTCAAATAAAGCAGTTGATAATGTCGAATATTCAACAGGTACAGGAGGAAATCAACCACATAATAATATGCCTCCATATAAAGCAGTATATATCTGGGAAAGAACTGAATAACTTTTATTAAATATATAAAAAATAAAGAATGATGAATTAACATCATTCTTTATTTTTCTTTTATAGTACCATTATACAAATACATGAACATCTCAAACTGGTCTGTCTTGAGATTATGTGGAAGTGGTCTCATTGTATCACCTGCAATTATATCAGGATTAAACACACCAGAAAATTCAGGATCTGATAGAGGTTCATATATGTACATTTGTTGATATAAATATTGGTATATTGTAAAGAATCCTAATTTACATAAATCAATTTTTAAGTCTAGTGACAAGTATCTTGGATTAAACATCTTATCTCTAAACATAGTGAATACTGTATCATCACTATTTATAATAGAATTCTTTTCTTCATCCCATGTACATACAATTTCCACATACGATTTTCCTATTGTATCTTTATCTGGTTTTGTTAAAAATCTAGTTGTTGTCAATTGTTGAGTTGGATATTGCCTTGAGAAATCACTGTAATTTTTATCACTAATTTCTCTCTTAACAAGTTTGAATTTATCCATATCTCTAAAATCCATAAATCTATTTGCTAATAATTTACTTGTAGTATATGCATATAGATAAGGTTCTAACTCTCTATTGTCATCATTATCTTTAAAATAAAATAGATAAATTGTCATCATCGTTCTATACCGCTTTCTATTAATCCATAAACATGATTTCCTACATCATCATGTAAAGGTGATGTCAATTGTGAAGTTCTATCTTCATTTAGTTTGAATACATGTTCAGAAAAAGAAGTTAATTTATATCTACTATCCTCAGATAAAATTTTAGACTTATCTGATTGAATTTCTTCTCCTGATACAGTATCCTTATTAAATTTTTGAATTGCTACAGAACTAATAGAACCTAGCATATTTTTTGGTAAATGTAATGCACTTCTTAATGCTTGTTGACCAGCTTGTGAAAACATAAGTTCAATAATATTTTGTCTATTCATATTTAAATCTCCCTTCATTTGTTTCATTCATGATTATAATATATCAATAAAAATGTGGTATAGACAAAAGTCTATACCACAAAATTTATTCTTCAAAAACATTTCCAAAACATGCTTCATACTCTTCATCAGATATAGTTAAATCACCATATGAATATAAAGCATATTCTGATGGGAATGATTTTTCTATTGTGTCTGATGTTAATAATCTTGGTGCACCAAGGATATTTTCCCAACGAGTTGTTGGATAAATAACTTTAACCTCAGTACCAACACCAGTAACTTTATTTTTAGCATGAAGAACAACGTCTTTTGCTTTTTGTAAAATACTCATATTAATACCTCCTATTCTTTAATAATTCCTGTATGGTTAATATGAACAGGATTATTTTCACTAGGAGTATCAGCATCAATTCTCGTATCTTCAAATACTTCTATTGCATAACATTCTGGGTGATCACCTAAGTTTACACTAGGGTCACTATTTGCAGTTTCTACTGGATAAATAGGACAATTATCAATGAAGTATTCTTTAGTAGGTTCTAAAATTTTTGCCATTTATAATACACCTCCTACACACTACCAGATACAGTTTCGATAAATACATTTTCAGCATTATTCGTTTCATCTGTAAATTCTACTGTATCACTTGTGTCATGATATAATCCTTTTTCCAAATCATAAAAGGTATCAATTGCTTGAGTTTCAGTAACATCTGTACCCTGAATATCTCTAATTTCTTCAGCCCATAATGTATCAACAGGGAATGCTTCAGGTTCAGTTTCTGATGACTGAATTGCTCTAGCACCACTACTTGTTGATAAATAAACTAAAGCTTTTTCAAGATAATCAACATCTACACATTGTGTAATTGATACATTTTCATTAGTTGGTAGTTGTGATGCACCAGATATAAAGTAGAAAATATCCAGTGATTGTAGGTTAACAACATTATCAACATCCATCAATCTATCTACGACAGAGTCAATTCCAGATGTTGTTAAAGTTGAACTCGCTAAGTATCTTTCATACTGAAGTTTAGGATCATATAACTTATTGATAGTTACATTGATACTATAGATATCTACAATATCTTTTTTGTATTCATCTGGAAAACGAACGTATGTATATTCATTAAGATTAATACATGTTGTAAATGATATCTCTCTTTCGATAATAAGTCCATCTTCATCAGCACCAGTAACTTTAATACTGATATCTGCTAATCCATTACAACCTTCCCAATTTTCCAAATGTTTCCATTCAGTATATAAATATGAAGATTCATAAAGATTAGATAAATCTAACCACTCTTCAAATGTTCTAGGAACAGTAGTAAAATTAATATACTCATGTTCTGAGAACTGACCAGCAAGATAACCACAGATAGTTTTATCACCAAATCTAGTAATAGGTTTGATATAAATACCATTTGTTTTATTTGAAATATCAAATGTATATTTAAGTTCATGGTTATCCATTAAAATATCTTTTTTATCTTCAGCCTCTAAAAATTCATCAATTGTAAATTTAGAGCCTAACAAATATGAGCCAGGATCATCAGGATATGCAAATCCTATTGATGATTGGAATTGAATATTAAATTCCTGAATAGCTTCATATAATGTATGAGATTTATGACGAAAACTTATAATCTTTCCATCTTGAGGTCTTTTTATATAAACTTCACCAGTAGTTTTATCACTCATGATTTCTCCTGGTTGACTCTGTTTATTTCTATCGATACTCAAGAAGGAAGCACCATATCTAACGTCAGAATCATAAGTCTTTTTATTTGACATTTTCCTTCTCTTCCTTTCTTAATTATTCCGCTTCACCCATAAGCATTACAAAAGATTTTTCTGGATCAGCATCCTTAGTATCTATAATTTCATACTCATTAGTTTCTGCATCATATATTCTTGCAGTAACATCTGGGTTTAAATAAATAACATCAGGATTATCATCTTCACCTTCTACTAAAAATTCTTTTGTAAAATTCGGGAATACTTCCGAGAAGTAAGCTTTATTAAATTGTACCTCGTCTGGATTTCCAAGCCCTAAAGGTAACAACTCTTCAAAGAAGAAAATTTTCATTTCTTCAATTAATCCACTTTCAATATCATATGTGATTGGAGATTCAATTAAATTATTAGGTTCAATAATTACATCTTCATGTTTAATTTTTTCTATATATGCATCAACGATTAATTTAATTTCTCCTTCAGAAATGAAAGACTCTTCAAATAAATCATTAATGGTATAGAAAAATTCTTCTCCATCTTTTAATACTTTAGAATATCCAAAGTATTCAAAATCTCTTTCTTTTTCAAATATTGAAAGTAAGTATTTACTTTTAACACCTCTAAACGCAGTATGATAAGGTCCAATTTTAAAGATATTTGGAAGTCCTAATCTTCTACCATTTACAAATACTTCATAGTATTCAGGGTCTAAAGGTTTATCAATATATTTTGAGAAGTCTATTATTTCATTAGGATCGAATTCATCCATTTCACAAATAATTTCTTTTGTGTATGGAGAATATTCAAATAAGTATTCATCACCTGTTTCGCAGAATATTCTTGATTGAATATATTCTCTCCCTTCAGAATTAATACTTCTAAATGTATTACTTGGTGCTAATCTACCATTGTAATACAACCTTGCTCTAGATACATCATGTTTTAATTTAATTTTAGTTAAATCAAAACGTGGATATCCATTTCTCTTTGCAACTCCATATGCAAAGAATGATGTTTTATTTACAATAACATCAACAGAGACTGATTCACTAATATCAACATTTGTTAATTGAATATTGATATCAGTTACAATTCCATACTTATTTTCAATATTATGATTTTCATCATACATTGAATATGGAATTTCATGTCTTATAAGTTGTAATATGTAATCATCTTTATTTAATGTAGAACCATTGAGTTTAATAAGAACATCATTCATGGTATATTCTATATGCTCATTTTCTACGATATGGACAGTTTTCCATTCAGTATTATCAGTGAATTCTAATGTCTGAATAAATGCATCATCCATAGACCATTCTAATTCCATCATGATATAACTATTCTCTGATACAGCATTTGTAGGTAAGTATAAGTAATCAGTACCTAAACTATTTACTATTACAACATCAGAGCAAAGTAAACCATCAATATATACTTTCATCTTAAGTATATCTTCTCCATGATTTCTGAATGCAAAGACATATCTGTTTGTAAGATTTGTTAGTTCAACATAATCACCAACTTTTACATTTGGTAATAAAATTTTTACATCATCGATAAATACTTCATTTTCTTTATCATATGATTTGGAATCTGATACTAATAAAGCATTCGGATTACTTTCATCAGTTAATATACACTCAGATGCAAATAAAATAGAGTTATGCTCTCTATCTTCTAATCTAGTACTTCGTCTAAATCTACCAGATAAGTTAATTGTATTTGTGAAGAAATGGAATAAAGTTTCTTTTCTTCTTTCTTTCTTAACATATTCTGGAAGAACTTTCCAATCAGCACGAATAAATTCCATCATCTTGCTAATTTTATATTGAAGTGGTATTTCATCACCTTTATAATTATCGATAAAATCTGGTGTCCCATAATTATATCTGTAATCAGAATATTCTAACATCTTTTCAAATAATGAATAGAATATATTCAGGTAATCACCTTCCAATTTCATTTTCTCTGTATCTAAAGATGATAATTCATCTTCTGATAACTTTAAGAACTGATTTATATTGTAATCAGTATCTCTAAAATATACTTTATTTATAACTTCCTCTAATGAATATTTGTTGTTATATCTAAACATCAAATAATCCCAATAGAAGTCTGTTATAGATGTATATTCAACTTCAGGCATTTCTTTATAAAAGAAATAAATTTGGTATTTATCACCTTTTTCCTGTTCTATATCATTTACTTGATATATATTTGGATAGTGTAAATTAACAGAACATCCATAAGAAGGTTCATATCTATCAACTTTACTATCTACGTATACAGCCTTCATGACTAATATATTATCTTCAGGAATAGGCATTGATAACATTTCATTATTTATTTTAGGTATGAAAAATTCAGATTCTGGTTTTTCAATATAGTTATTATTTATATAATAACCACGCATTCTTGTACTGACTGTATTGTCATTTGAAATACCTTTAAAATCATACCTATATAAATCTTGAAAGAAAATGATTGAAACTTCAAAGATATTAACTTTTGACGAATTAACCAATTCTTTCAATCGTTTATCTGTATCGAATATAAACATATTGGTTTCATCTACTTTAGTTACAGGAATTAAATGTGATGAATGTTTTTCACCCTGTCCTTTAACTGTCATAAAGTAAGAACCTTTTTTATCCATTTTTAAATTAGATAGAGGAATAATACCCGATAAAATCATATCTTTATCATACACAGATACTTCAATATTTGTATTTGGAATAAAGAGTATACATACATCATGAAAGATTTGTGATTCTTTTGTATTATATAAATCTTTAGCATTCATATGATTGAAGATAATCTTTGTACCTTGTTCCAATGGATAAATACTGATATCCATTCTAACCTCATTATCAATAATTGCTATAGGAATCTCTCTAAAGATTTTGCTATTATTGAGTAGAGTTCCCATAGATAAATCAGTTCTATAAAAACTAGATCTTCTGAAAATTTCTTTTGTTTCTGGTGGAATAATATCATGATCTATATTAACAGATACTCTTCTTTTGTTATCTAAATACAGATCACCAAATCTAACTTCACCAAATTCGGCTAATATTCTTTTTAGTTTAGAAATTTCATTTTCATCTGGATTCTCAGATTTTTCTAACTCCATCAACATATCACCATATGTTTTTAGACCAGTTTGAATATCACTGTAAGTTGTAGTTAACAAAAACTCTCTAGTCTGAAAATGATGACGTGAATAATTAACGGAATCTTGCTGCATTCTATATAAAAAAGAATATGAAGATTCCATTGTATCTTTTAATGTATCATTAACATCAGTTTCTCTAAAAGAGTTATTAATTTCAGTTTCTTTCAATAATTTCTCCAGTGTATCTGGTAAACCAATAATAGGTTCCCAATTTGAAATTGGAGTCATATTAACACCTACTTTCTATAATCTTTCAGTATTAGAATAATGTTTTTTTCATATTAATCAGGTAAAAATATTAATATATTATATTTATGAGTATTATTATAAGGGGTGATTAAATGAGGGAATACTATGGTGGACTTCCAAATTTACCTACAACATCGATAAAAGATTTTGATAAAGAAACTATAAGTGAAAAATGGATAGATATTATAAGAAAAGAAAATAAAACTATTGGTTCTGAATCTGATATCAATTTTCAATATTATGAAACTCTGGAGTATTTATTAACTGAATATTATGAAGTATTTAGTGGTGAAATTATAAAATCATTTATGCATAGTATACTGGATTATTTTAATGCTTTAGATTATGATGATTTTGAAATTGAATATATTGATTTTGAATTACTAATTAATTTATTAAGATATCCATGGAAAGGTACTGCAGATGATATATATCTATCACATATGTATATGTGTGATAAAAGTATTATTTCAATATTAAATGATGAAACTATTGATAGTATTGATTTACTCCATAATACAAGAATTGATGATGGTATTGGATTTACATTTAAACCATTTAAAATTATATCAAGAAATTACTATGATGTAGTATCTCAAAAATTAATAGACGACAGAAGGAGATATATTTATGGATGTATCGATAGCGAAGTGTTCTTATATTGATGAAGATTATAATTGTACAGAGTATATTTCACCAGATTTTTCTGAATATGTATATATAGATTGTGAGAAAGATTTATTGGAAAAATTAGATATTGATAGAGGATTTATAACTATAGAAAGTAGAAAAATTAATGTAGATGAAATACTACAAATTCAGTTTGATATATTAAAATTACTTGTCCCAGATTGTATTCATAATGAATATTTTATATATTTAAATAACTATATAAAATATCAAATACGCAATATATCTAATTCAATATATGGTATATATCCAAACAAATCAATATATCAAGACATATCATATTCTAGTATTTTAGAACGTGCTGAAAGAGGTATATCAATAAATCAAATTGTGAAAGATGTATTAATTATTTATGATACAGTATCAGAATTTTATTGTAAAAAAGAAATTAAAAATTATGGAAAGGTTTTTGAAAGAAATGATAGAGAATTCATTCAATCGCACAACTGGGGAAATAAATGAAATACGAAGATTTAAAGGGAAAAACTCTAAATTTATAAAACCTGATGAAGTAATAATAAATAAATTATATAATACAATAGTGTCAGATATATTCAATGGTGGTTTTTATCAAGCTACTATACTTTTAGAAATGATGTTTTTGTATGTACCAGATAGTTTACAAAGAAGTATTGCTGATATCATAGATAGAATATCTGATGGTGATGAAAGTATATTTGAAGACTGCTCAGATAAAGATAAATTTGAGATGTTTGATTATGATGTAAACAAATATGAATATCAGGTAATAATTGATGTTATAAATAATACAAGAGTTGCACTCCCTGATAATTTTTCTATTCAAGTAATAAATGATTCATACGAATCTAATAATATAAGTAAATCTATGTTAATAGATAATAGGAAAACATCAGATCATTTTATTAAAAGAGAAGTGTTTAATATAGATGCCCTTATACGTAGTAGACAATGTGATATTAGGCATAAATCATATTATGGAGGATAAAATAAAAATGGAAATGATATCTGTAGATTATATGGATACGCATATACAAGAAAAGGTTTTATTCGATACATCACAAATATCTGGAAATGAAATACATATAGAGCGAAATAAAATTAAACATAGTTATATTGATGCTGAAATAAATTATGAAGATTATATCATTTCTCTAAATAGTATTTATGATGTAACATCTGATGCTCTTATAAGAGCATCATTAATTATGCAAAATATACCTATAGAATATAGAGGGAGTTTATATGAAATATTTAAACTTAATATCCCAGAAGTTGCTCAAGAAGTGGTGTATTTAAGAATATCTGATGAGTTATATTCTCTTCACTGGTATCAAGAGTTATATGAACCATTTAATATCACATTGGATATATTATATAAAGCTTTAGTATATCCATATTTAGTATCTTATTTTACTGGTGAAACGACTTATAGAAATAAAACTCTAGTTACATATCAAGATATGATAGATTCTCAATATAACAGATATAAAGATATAACTTTACATAGACACCATTTGGTAGAAGAAGAAATAGAATATTTAAATTCTGTTAAAATAGAAGGAGATTGATGTATGAAAAATGATGAATATCTAGATAGTATTCCTTTTAATATAGATTATAACACAGATTCTACAGGTTATTTATTTAATGAAAAAACAAGATTATCTTTACCAACAGAAGATAATAGTATAGTAGAACGTATTCTAAATCATCTTATGTTTGATAAAACCACATGTATATTCTATCTATCTAAGGAATTAGCAGAACTAGAAATTCCTGAACTTAGTAAAGATAAAATTCTAAGTGAATTATATGAAAAGATATTTGTAAAGGGTGATAAATCTTTTCTTATTACACAGGATAGTAAAAATATGTATAAATGGTTATATATTGAACACGGACAACTTGCATATGATATTATTAAATATCCAATGAACTATACTCTTGCTAATTTAGAAGATATAGGATTTAAGAAAAGATTGAATGAAAAATCAAATCTAAGGAATATGCATAAATCTGTTTATAAATATATAGAGAATTTGTATATAAATCATTATACAAACGATTTATGTACAACATTTGCGATTGCATATCTTTCATATCATAGTAAAAGAGTATCTTTAGAATTATTAGAAGAAGCATATGATTCTTATGAATCATTAATTAGTAAAATATAAAATAATAAAAGAGAAATCTACAAAAAAAGTAGATTTCTCTTTTCTTTTTTATGTATATTGAATTGATTGTGTATCATCAAATGGATCAAATTCCATCATTTGATAAATATTTTTATGCATTTTTTCTTCTCTTTCTACAGCATTCTTTTTACCACGTTTCATATCTTCTAATGAACTCATTTGGTTACTCATACTGTAAATCATAAGAGGTCTATCCAATTCAACATCATCCATTAATCTAATTTCATTACCTGGTTCATAAGGTTGATTAAAATACTCTAATTTTCTCATTCTTTCATTTTCATCACTAGAACGATATCTTCGTTTTAATAATTTAAATGTCATGAATAATTCTAAAGTTTCTGTTTTTACTTCTTGATTTAAAACACAGACCCAGTCTGAATTTTCGATGATCTCCCAAGCACCAGCAACACCATCTCTTCCGATAAGTTTAGTAACATCTTCTTTTTTAGCTTGTAATGCAGCATCTACAACAGATGATGCAACACGATTCAATTGTTGTGCTGTTATAACCGGTATATCAAAGTGAGTTGCTAAATTCTTAAGTTCATTTGTAATATTCTTAAGTTCTTCTTTTTCACTAGATGCTTTTTCTGCAGGAGCTATTCTCTTTACATAATCAAGAATTAAAGCTATAACTTCATCACCCTCATCATCTAATTCTTGAATAATTCCATATAAATCATTTGTATCAATAGATCTGTTCGGGTAATAAGTGATGATAATATTTATATTATTATCATCTGTAAGTGTTAAATTACCACCTGACTTTAATTTCTTAATAATTTGAGCAGGTGTATAATTTCTAATATCATCAGAAGATACAGTCATATTGAATATACGTTCAATAGTTTCTTCAACACTATTTTCCATAGTAATATATAAAACTGCAGGTCTCTTCTGAGGATCTTTCGCTTTAACATGTCCATTGTATTTCTTAATGTCTAAAGCTGACTTTAAAAGTATTTGTGATTTACCACCACCAGGAAATGCTAGATACATATATAGACGTTTAGATAAATAACCAGGTGCTAATAAAGTATTTAAACCTTGAATACCTGTTTTAAAAATTTTCATTCTATCTTGTAACTTGGTTACAGCGACTGATATCATATCATCAAATTTATCAGGATCTAATGAAAATTTTTCTTCACTATCTAAACTATTCGTATTTCTTCTAATATTTACAATTGAAATAGCAAGTTGTTCTAAATCATCTGCTATATCTTTATATGATGAATATTCTTCATCTTCAATTGCATTTAGAAATTCTTGTAGTACTTCTTTAATAGTTATTACATAACCAAAACGTAATCTATCATCTAATTTTCTAATGAGTTTTTTACTATCTTCATACCCTATATAGAGTACATTGATGTTTTTGATATACTCATGGATTAATTCATCTGAATCTTTGTCATCCATAAGTTCAGATTTAATGGCATTATAAGATTCTAATCTACTATCTACCATTAATTCTAAAGATTTTAAAATTACCCAGAACCGTGTTCGTAAATCTGGATTTAACATGTATGGTTCTGGATTTATATTTTTAAATAATTTATAAATATTCTTTAACAACTTTTGTGTTTTAAGGACACTATCTTTATAAAGAAAAGCAACTATAGAATCTAATGTAAAAATTTCAAGTTTTAAGTTAATTTTCTTTAATTTAAGTTGTTGAAAATTAGTAATATTTTTCAACTTAATAGAAACATCATGTTCTTTTTTATGTTGAATTATCTCCTTATTCTTATTACTCATTATTTTCATTTCCTTTATCTTGTAACTTAATATTTTTGTTGAAATGATTATAAGACATTATTTTAATGAAATGAGGTGAAAAAATAATATGGAAAAAATAGTTATTCCATTTGGAAAAGTATTCAAAGGTACTGTGATTGGACCTTTAAAGGCAGCAAAAGATTATTCTAAAGCTAAAATTAATCTTAAAAAATATGAAAAGAAATATCCGGATATTATACCACTTAATAAACTTAAAAAGAAAGTATATAAATCAAATGAAAAGTTTGTTGATTTATCAGATGAGATATCAAATCAACTAATTCAATTTCTTAAAAATTTATCATCAAATACAACAGATGTTTATTTTGATGATTCTAATAGACCTGTTTTATCATGTTCATATTCAGTAAAACAAAAATTGTTTAATAAAAATTCAATGTTAATTTGTAATTGTATTTCACCTAGTGCCATAAATAACTCTTCATATTATTATATAGCAGCATGTATTAAATATAATATAATTACAGATAATACAGAATCTATGTTAACAAGTCTAATTTCTAAAATTTAAAAGTAGATAGAAGAAGTAGTCATATGACTACTTCTTCTTCTCAAATGCGATAAAAGATTTTATCTTAACAGTTTTGGAACTAGATATATGATACATAAGATATCATACTAGTATTTTAATATAAAGTTTATTTCAACTTAGAATTTAATCTTTTAAGTTCACAATATGTTTTAATTTTTAATAATAAATAAGATTTGTATTTTGGTTTCTCCTCATCAAATGCAATATATCTAATATAATCATCTACAACAATTCCTACAAATGATAAAAAGAACCACATGAATGTAAATAATAAACATACTTGACCCATTATATTAAATGGCATGTTACTATAGTCCCATACATTCCATTTTAGAACTATATTGATTAAATACCCAGAAATAAATTCAAGAATGGTTATTATTATAGAAGATATTATAGCCTGAATTTCTATATACATATCAAATGTAAATAATTCATTTATAAGTCCCATAAGTACGAAACAAAGTCCCCCTACAATACACATCGTCCAATGTGAATATCCTCTATAAAGTATTTCTATGAAGAAATATAAAATTCCTCCAAGTAAAAATAGAATTGATTCTTTTTTCAAATAAGATAAAATGTTTTTCATATTTTACACCCTTTCTAAAAAATAAATGAGGATGCTAAAATTAATTAGCATCCCCACCTATGTGAATTATAAAGTCAATTTATGAGTTATCATTCAAGATTACTCAACGATTTGCATGAATAAGTCATGTTCTGACAAATCTTCAGGAACTTCCTCAGCTACGATTACACGAGCCTGAGCACCAGCGATATCATTGATTCTTGAGATAGCAGCTGCGTTTTCAGCGATTGCAGCTTTATTGTCTGTATTATCTGTTTCAAGAGTAGTAACTCTTCCACCAACAGCAATGATATCTTCAGCATTCTTAGCGATTGCAGCTTTATTTGCTGTGTTATCTGTTTCAAGAGTATCAACTCTTCCACCAACAGCAGTGATATCTGTAGCGTTTTTCTCATGTGCAGCTTTGTTAAGAGCAACCTGAGCTGTGTTAGCATCTACGTCTGTACGAAGACCTTCGATAAGAGCCTTATTTGCATTGTAGTTGTTGTCAGCAGATGTCTTGTTATCAGCAACTGTTTGCTGTAATTCAGCCAAATCAGCTTCAACCTGATCAATGTTTTCTTTGATAGCTTTAAGTTCACCAGCGATAGATGTAGCAACATCTTCTTTGCTAATCATATCGATAAGTTCTCTCAATGTATCAAGTGCGCTATCTGTACCAGCGAAATCAACATCAGCCTTGAAAGTATTCCAAGAGTTAACATCTGTGTAGATCGTTGATAATGCAGCTGCAAGTGTCTGAACAGTACCAGCATAAGATACTTCTACCTGTGCTCCACTTGTCTTTGGAAGTAATTCATAAATATCGTTCCCGATTTTACGTTTAATAACAACATTTTTTGATGCCATTATAAATTTCCTCACTTTCTTTTTATAAATTAATTTAAGTTATTTTCTAACTTCAATTTAATTTAATGTTTATAAATTAAATGAAGTCATTATCAGAAAAATTACTCTGTATCAGTAGTTGACATTGAAGGGTCATAAATGTTTAACCAATAACCTCCGCTTGCAAATGTTGGTTTAACACTATCTAAAACAAATGTACTACTAGCCATATCGCTTAACTTCTTAACCAATTCTGGAGTTATAAATCCAGGCTTATTAGCTTCTACATCTACAGGAACTAATTGCTCTTTGATCTTTTCTAATTGCTTTCTTAAAGGTACTCCAGTTACAGGATCAAGAACAGCATCTATTTGTGTTTCAACGTGAATTATATCACGATTACCATTTTCATCTTGAGGAGTGTAATGACGTCCAATAATGGTTCCCATATAAGTTACCTTCCTTTCTTAAGAATCATATTAGATAAATGTTTTTATATATAATTTATTGATTATAATAATTTCATTAACGTATTTTTAATAAAAATAAAGGAGATGATTAGTTTGAAATTTCACAATATCGAGGCTAATAATATCGAAAATGGTGAAGGTATAAGAACTCTTCTTTGGGTATCGGGATGCTATCATAATTGTTATGGTTGTCATAATCCTATAACTCATGATAAAGATGATGGATTAGAATTTACTGAAGAATCTATGGATGAATTATTTGGATATGTATCACAAGATCATGTTAATGGACTTACATTAACAGGTGGAGATGGTTTATGTTATTATACACATGAACTTTGTGATTTGATACTAAAATTCAGAAAGAAATTTGGAAGAAGTAAAACTATCTGGTTATATACTGGATTTACACTTGATAACTTACTTGACAGAATTAAAGCTTTTAATGACTCTACAAACTCAATGTGTTTAAGATGGATTCTTTCTAATATTGATGTTTTGTGTGATGGTAAATATGTAGAAAAATTAGCATTAAAAGAATATCATTGGGTAGGTTCTACAAACCAAAGAGTTATTAATATGAGAAAAACATTAGAAAACGGAACAGTTGTATTCTACGAAAAAGACCAAGAAGAATTATATACACCTTATAATTCAGATAATTTAGAAAGCCTTGAAAAATCAATTCAATCATTTTATGTTGAAAATAAAGATAAGATACTAGGATAACCTAGTATCTTATACTTTTATTCTTCTATAGTAGATAATAACAAATCTCTTTCTTCTGCTGTAATTTCACCAGAATGACATGCCTCATGAACTGAAAGTTTGATATTTTTAACCTTAGAAATCTTCTCATTTAACTTATCAAGTTCTTTTTTACATTCTTCTTTTTCATCAGCCATACCTTTTTCAAGCATATCTAAATCATTATCAGAAAATCCAATATAATCTTTATATTTTTTAAATATTGAAATCATTTTAGAATTTGCTCGTTCAATATCATCGATTTGTTTATATAAATCTTTAACTCTGTCTTTCAAGTCAGAAGGTTTAAAAATGCCTTTATTTACATCTTTTTTAAGTTTTAAAATTCCTTCATTATATTTTAAACAAACTTCAAAATACTCTTGAGAATAATCGGATAGTTCGTCAATACCTGTCATTTTTGCATCTTGTTTCGCTAATTCAGCGTTATTTTTAAGACGTTGTAATTCTTTTTCAAACGCCTTTTTATTTTTGATTATAAGTTTACCAAATCCCATAAAAGCTGTAATCAGAGCACCAATACCACAAGCTTTTACCCAATTAGGTATTTTCTTATCATCTTTTAAATCAGTATTGTCACATTGATACTCAAAAACTTCAAAAAGTAATTCATTATATTTCATATTAATACACCTCATTTTCATATATTAATATTTTGTTTGATTTTTTCTAAAATTACTCTGCAAATGACATAGCTAACCAATATACCCATAATCCTTGTACACCAGATGAGCAGTATAACTTAATCTTTGAATTATTTTTATATAAAATTGATGTTTTAGCTGGAGAACCTGATGGATAATATGCTGAGCAAAAAACTGCAGGTTCAATTGTAAAAGGATATTCAAATATTATTTCACGTGTATATCCATTTAAAACACTATCAAATTCCCAACCTAATGTTTGAGATGTTCCATATGAAAATACAACCTTACCAATTTTACATATCCCATGTTCATTATTATTATTTCTATTAGGATCATTATGGGGATTATATGCATAATAAGGTAAATAATTATCTAATAATTCTTGTTGGTTGCAGTTTTGTTAAGTAAGTTTTCTGTAATCTAAGGAAAATCTCGATAACTAGAGAAAGTTAACTTAACAAAATTGGTTCCCCTCTCTCTTCACTTGTAAATAATATAGTAAAAATATAGGAAAATTATTGATATATTATTATATAGATAATATGATTAAGAATAAATGGAATTTGCCTATCTAAATATAAAAGAAGGCGAGGTGAAATGTTATGATAGATAATAACAAAAACTCTGAGTTTATCAGAAAAAGTGAAGATTTGTATCATTCACACTCCGAAATAGATTTCAGTACAATGGAACTATTTGGATATAATTCTAATAAACTCACCAATACAATCAATTATCTAGGTCAATCATATAAAAAGACCTATGGTATTTGATTTAAAGGGATTTAATAATCTCCTTTATTTTTTTGTTATTTTGATTATTTTAAATATAAAAAAAGAAAAGGTTTTTACACCTTTTCTTTAATCTATTAATCTTTCATATATACTATTGATATCCATTGAATTAAATTTGATTTTACCAATAATATCTTTATCATTGTAGAGTTTTTCTAATAATTTTAACCCCATATAATAGAAGTGTGTAAAAATAACTACTGAGAAAACTATGCGACAATCAATAGCTTCTACATATTTACGTCCTGTGAAATTTTGAAGATATGATTTATAAATATTTAAATCGTAAATATTTATATTTGATAGTGATATTTTAAATTTAATATCATCTGTCCATAAATCTTTAGAGCTTCTCTCAGTTTTTTCTCTAACAACACATCTATTATTCATATTAAAGAATGGTTTTTTAAAGACATCTGAATTACTTAAAATTAGATTTTCATGTGTATTCATATATGATTTATATAAATCATATAATCCTGTAAAACTATCTTCAAAAATATATACAGGATCTGTAATCATTAGTGTAGTATTATTACATATATAGAATATAAGAAAGTCAAGATCTTTCAATATCATCTCTATAGAAGTATTGACTCTATCTAGATCAATTGATGTATTTAATTCATACAATCTATTCAATTGATCAATCTTTTTGTAATTTGTATTATCGAAGAAATTTAAAATATATTTATAAATTTCTTCATTTGTTTTCCCATAAAAATTATATAATTCATAATCTGTAGATGTATTGGAATCATTATATTCTAATGTATCAGAAAATGTGTATAGTATAAAATTAGTTGTCCATTGGTTAAATGGTAAAGTTTTCATTAAATAATCACCAATATCACTCTGTACTATTTCTGTATGTTTATCTAATAAACCCAAAGCATTTAAAAATGATTTTTTAACAAGTACTTTATCAAATTTACAACCATCTACCATATGATCACGAATATCAAGAGGATATAGTACTGAATTTTTAATTCCAGTTATTTGTATAACCTCTTTTAAAGAATATTTATATTCATAAGGTTTAAATATTGGTATTAGAAAGGATATAAAATTACCACAAAAGTTTTTATGATGAATTGAAGGATATTCTCTAAGAGCTGTAAATAATTCATTAGAGTCTTCTATATCCTTTATAATACTTTTAATTTCACTAAATTCATTTTTGTATTTATTGACATTAATATTCATTTTTTATACCTCTCTAAAATATTCTATTAACATATCTCTGAATTGTTTACATACGTAAGTATATGCTGCAATATAAAATAAAATCTTAGTAGGTAATACTTCAGCATACTCATTATCAAGAATAAACATAGCTATTTTATTAACATCAGTAACATCAATAGAATATGAATCATCAAAGTAAAATTTCTTATCAGTCATTCGACAACCAATTTCACTTTTAAAATCATATTTTAAAAGTTCTCCATCAGGATCAGTAATTTTATTAGGTTCTTTTGTTATAGGGAATAATATCTCTTTACTACATTCAAATGATGCTTCCATTGATTTAACATGTGAATCTTTATCAGCTATAGTATACCATTGCTCATTATCATTTATTAAATGATTATAAAATTTTGATGCTGTATAAAATTCTTTTTTACCATTACCATGAATATTAGTGTATATATATGGTATATCTGGATGGATAAGAACAGTCAACTCTTCAATAAAATCCAATCCATTCTTTATATATTTTTCAATTTTTCCATATGACGACCAGCAAACTCTTGTATATGCTTCTTTTATAACATTTCTTGTAATTTCATCATTTGTTTTCATAAACAGATGTTTGAAATAATTATATTTGGTATTATCCGTTATATATTTATTATCATCTGAAAATATTGATTTAATTTCATCATAAAATGAAAAGAATATTATATCAGCCATTATAGAAGGTGCTGACCCAACTTCATAAATACATTTATTGATCCAACCAGTCAATCCAGAACATTTTTCAAATTCTAAATCACGTTTTCTATAATCTGAAATTCTTTTATTTTTAAAATCAGAAAATTGAGCTAAGAATAAATTAAATTTTTTGAAAGTTGCAATATCTACAGGTCTTTCATAAAATAATCCTGCTATTACTTTCATAAAATCCCTATGAATAGCATGAATTTCTTCATGTGTAAAATATGGTAATAAATCAATAGCCATAAGATAGAATAATTTTTGATCATTGTTTTCTTTTACTTTTGAATGAATCCGTGATGATGAAAACCCAATTTCATCGAATGTTATATATGTTCCATTCTTTAACTTTCCATTATTTTTATTCTTAGCATCATTCTTTATTACATTATATGATATGCATATATTTATCAGTAATAGAATCAATGGAATGATACAAGATATAAAATAAATTGTATCAACATCAAATGTACCAATAATAGTTGAAGTTACAATACTTGCCCAATGAGATGATAATACTTGAAATAGTACATCTCTTTTTTTCATAGTATTTATTATTGCTTCTTTTATATAAGTAAATTTAGTTTTCATTTTTAACCTCCAAAATAAGAAAAATAAATTCGGATGAGTAATAAACCCATCCGAATTCAATTATTCTACTTCTTTAGGTACTCTTCTTGTACCAATATTTCCAGTTCCATAAATTTCACTTAAGTTAGGAACCTTTGCTTGTAGCAATGGGTCAATATATGAAGTTCCAGATCTTTCAGTGATAATTTCATCACTTAATAACTGACGTTTCAAATATTGAACTGATAATCCAAGACCTGGAGATTTATTATCTTCAAGTGCTTTTCTAATGGTGATGATTGTATATGGTTCAAGATTAGTTTGTGTGAAGTCCGGTCTTTCATATGTATTAATATTAGACCTTACTAATCTATTAATAATACATTCACCTGCTAAACTTGATGCTTTAATTCCTGAGATAACATGAAGTTCAATGAATCTTTGAGTTACTTCATCTACAGTTTGAGGTTCACCCTCTTTTCTATTTCTGTTTAATAAAGCCATCATATCATAAAGAGGTTTTGTAAGCTCATTGTTTAAGATATTCATTTCAAATATCTTTATATCGTCTGATAAATCTTTGAACTTGATATATCCTCTTCCTTTTCTCATGATTTCGATAGTTTCATCACAGATAAAGATTTCTTTATCTTCATTTTCAAGTTTGATAGATTCTCTTTCACCAGTTTCTAAATTAACTACAAAGAATTCTCCACCAGTAATAAATGTATTATAACTTGATTCATCATCCATTGAATCTACTTTCTCTATAGTACTTGGATTAATATAAATCGCATAGTCATTAATCTCTTCAACAGCATCATTCTCTTCAACTATTGGATATACTTCTCCAGAACTTAATGTAAAATACTTATCAAAAGCATCATTAAATTTGAGAACTTCTGACTTAGTTGTAAGAAGATGTTTTGAAGATAATACATTCTGTTCAAGTTCCTTTGTGATTTCTTCTGATTCAAAACCAGCAACACCATCTGCAATGTCATAGTTAAGACCTGCAGTTCTACCAAAGCACTTAGCACATACTTGATCCCCAAGTGCACATGTAACTGGTGAACGGAACTGTACAGTTTTTCCAATTAGATGTGTATCTGTTTCAGCATCTAATAATTTCAATTCATCATTTTCATCCATACGATAATAACGATTATTGAATTTCTTAAGCATCTTTTTATCTTTAATATGTATAGTAATAAGATGCTTTGTATCACAATCAGTAACAGTTTTTGATAATGTCAACGTCTTTGCTAATTGAAGAGTTAACTTACCAAAGTTACCAGCAACACCCATAACTGTCTTATTTAGAATAAGAGATTTTCTTGCTGCAGCCGCATCAATATATTTATACGAAGGTCTATCAAGACCACCAAGCAATGTGGAATTTTCAATTGCTATAGGCATAATAACACCATCAAGGCTAGGTTTTAATCCTTGTGCAACTGTAAATTCACCAAACTGTTTAATCTTGATACCTGCTTGTGATTTAAGAATTGTACCTATTGGATTATTAGGTGTATTCTTATAAATATCAACTTCTTCCTTAAGAAGTTTATCAATCATATCTTCAATATCATTTGGCTGCATAGAATCATCGAATTTACATTCCATAATTTCTCTAATTCTAGGGTTGTTCTGATACATCTCTGTAAATGTGAAATATGAGAAATTAAGATTCATAATTAACGAGAAATCTAATGAAATATTTCTCAATCTATTACAAAGTTTTGAAATTGATTTATTAATCGTAATTCCTCTTACATTGAAATTTCTGAGTACTATAATGATTCTATTATTAATCCAATAATCTAAATCGTACTCAGGAACTAACATGAACTTATCAAAGTCCATTACATAACGTTCATTCAAAAACTTAATAGTATTTACATGAACGAAAGGTTCTAGTAAAATAAGATTTACAATAAAATGTCTTAATTGCATTGTGTAAGTCTTTTCATCATCTTTATAAAATTTGAATGTAATAGGATACTCTCTGCAATCCTTCTTTTCAATACATCCTTTAATCATAGCATACATCTTTTCAAAGAAATCTTCATAGATTTCTTCAGTTGCCATGAAATACTCTAAAGTATAACATTTTTGAGTTAATTCTCTTAAATCATCCACTGAATTAATTTCAGGAATAGGATAAGATGTTTCTGTACTGCTCATATTCTCTAGTCCTTTCATAATTTACTTAATTGAGTGTGGTTTAGAACTTTATTTTCAATATATATATATAATCAAATAAAAGTTTCTTTATTTAAATCAATAAATAATGATAAAGAATCTATTAATATATGACCATTCTCATCATAAATATCAGTAAGATTATCAATAGATAATTCATATTTATCTTTAAATGGAATAGCATTTCTCATACATTCTATATCAACAACCATAGTATTCATTTTTTCAACTTCCATATCTAGTCTATTATCTTCATCAGCAGTAGCCATTAACATAGTATACTCTTTATCACCTGTATTATGTTGATAAGGATATGGTTTAATCATTTTATTATGATTTAAATAAAGAAATCTTTTTTCTTCTTCACCAGTTATTTTTTCTTTTTTTACTAAAAACTTTTCTGAGTTCCTTTGAAGCATAAATGTTTCAAAATAATCCTTTTCTGATGTGAATCCATAAAGTTCTGTATTAGGTTTAAGATATATAAGATAATACTTCATATCTAATCAATCTCCATATATTCTGCCGCGAATGAGGGATCTTCTTGATAACACTCTTCAATCTTTTCAACATCAAATACTTTTTCAAGTTCTTCACCTTTACGAAGTCTTTTTACTGCTTTTCTTATATGCTTCATGATTTTTTTATATTCTTCATCTGTGACACCTTCGATAAATAAAAACTTATCTGTAAATTCAACAAACTCCTCAATCTGGTCTGCCATTTCTGTTAACTTACTTTTCTTAATATAATTAAGAATTTCATTTTCATCAGAATATTGATGTTTTTTCTTGTTTTTCTTACCCATAATATTAAATCTCCTTTTTAATTTATTCAAAGAAATAATATATTTCTGAATGAATAAATTAAATTTTACTTAGTAAATTTAAATTAAATAATGATATAATATTTTTTATGAATATGAGTAGAAATTAAACATCTACACATATAAAAACTTCATAGTGTGACGTAATAAAAATAATCGTCAACAAAAAATATTATATAGGTGGAGATAATATCAAGAGCCAAAAGGTATTAGTATGAGTAAGATATTAAGAGCATTAGACGAATTTCCTGGTACATTGAAAGAGTCTTTAGGTGTTTCTGATGATATGTTAGTTAAGTTATTAAATAACTCACCATTTAAACCTAAAGATATCAACACAAATAGTCAATACAATAAGTTTTATAACTTATATGTAGTTGAAAATAAACCTCTTAAGGAAGTTTGTGAAGAAGTCAAATTTGCTTCAGCGTTTGCATCTGATATTATTGGGACATTAAAAAGTATTCTTGAAAAGAATGAAAAAACAACCCCTGTAGGACAGTTAAGCACTTCTAAAGAAAAGAAAAAATCTGGATTTGATATTTATGAATATGCAAAAGAATATGATGCAGATTATCTTGATAATCATACAGGATATATCTATCTTGTACAAGAATACAATCGTGCAATCAAGTTAGGATTACCTGCAGTAGGAATTAGAGTACTTGATAGTACTACCAATACAATTATTGGAATTGCTAAAAAAGAAGAGTGATAATTTTATCACTCTTCTTTTTTTGGGTAAAATATCCTAGGAGCATTTCAGAACTCCTAGGATATTTTAGGTCAGTTTAAAATTAAAAGAAACGGAGGTTTCTACCTGTAGGTAGGCACATGACAAAAAGCCCAATCCTATCTTCAACGAGGTATTTTAACCAATTTTCTTTGCTGCATTCGCAATTGTTGCAGATTTACTACGTCTTAATCTTACGATATATTCTTTTGCTTTCTTCATAGCAGGAGCTTTATATCTTTGACGAAGTACTGCTTTTAATTTTCTTCTAAGTTCCTGAACCTTAGCCAGTTTTGTATAAACTGGATCATTTTTAGCACGTGCAATAGCCTGAACACAAATTTCAAATAATTGATTTGTTCTTGCTTCTTTTGTGAAACGTACTTGGTTCTTTGAATAGAACTTAGCTTCTGTAAATAATTCGCCTGTTACTGATGTAAAGTTATCTTTTGTACCTTCAAGTGCAAATCCTTCACTAACAGCAATATCAAAATCAGCTGATTCTACAAAAGCATCAACTGCTTCTTGTGTAAGAACTTCTTTAAGAATTACAGGTGTAGCTGCAATATTAATAATTGAATCAGCTTCTGCTTCTTCTTCTGGAGTAAGTTCAAAACTTTCAGGTTTTTCCAAATCATCTTTGAATTCTGGATCATCCAAAACAGGATCTTCTCCAGCATCAATTGTAATATCATCCGGTGATTCTGTAACTGGTTCAGTAACCTCTGGTTCTTCAATAACCGGATTTTCAATAGCAGATTCCACTACCGGTTCTTCTACAGAAGAAGGAAGTGGCTCTCTTAATTTATCAAGAAAACTCATGATTTTTACTTCCTTTCATATTTTAATTATTTAAAATAATTAGTTATCTCTAATTAAATTAATGTTTTTGGAATAAACTAGTGTATTAATTTATTCACTTCTATTACAAAACTGTTTCAAATATTATTTTTATGATTTAAAATTAAAAATAAATTTAATTCTTACTATATATTTAAAAGTAATCATGTGATTTATTTTCATGAAAAATAGCTTGAAAAATAAACATATATTATTTTTGTGAATCATTGAATTATTAATTTATATTAATAATACAAATTTTTAAAAAATATCTTAGAAGATTTTATCTAAGAGGAAAGGAGAACCGATATGAAAAAATCTGTTAAGAGAACAAAGAAGCCAGCATTTGTTAAAACAGTTGCTAAGAAAGTAAAACTTTCTAAAGCTCAAAAGAGAAGACTTAGAAAAACAGTTAACAACATCGCATATGATACAGCTGTTAATGTTACAACTTCATTAACACTTGATGTAGTACATGGAGCAGTAGATCTTGTTGCAAATGGTGTTTATACTGCTGTTGAAAAAGTTAGATGTCTCATTACAAAGGAAGAGCCAAAAGCAAAGGCACCAAAGTGTGTTTGTGGTACAGCAGTTCCTATTCATGTGATTACATTAGATCTTGGAAATCAAGAGAAAAAATGTAATTGTGAAAATGAATGCAAAGACAAAAATCCAGCTGCAGAAACTGTTGAGGAAACAACAGATGCTGAATAATTATTAGATGAGTATGGGAATTTATATAATCCATACTCATCTAAAATTTACATTAAAAGGAGATTATGAATATGAAAGATTTTATCATGAATGCAAAAAGTACAGGGTCAAAAATTTGTAAACACGTAAAAAAGAATTCATGGGTTTACATCATCTTAGGAGTAGTTGGATACATTGGATATCAAATCAGTAAAGTTTTGACTGATAAAGGTATCAAAGATGGTGTCCCTTATTATAAAGACTTTGATTCAACTAAAGGAGGTGAAGAAGATGAAAGCAAGTAAAAGACGTGCACAAAGAGAAATGAAAAAGAATCTTACAACAGCAGGTATTATTACAGGCGGTGCAGCTGTATTAGCTGGTGGAGCATTAGCTGCAGTAAAAGCATTCAGTTCAAAATCTTCTAAAACAGAAGATAAAATGACTGATGTTAAAGAAAAATAATAAGATAAAAATAAGATACTAAGGAAATCCTTAGTATCTTATTTTTTATATTTTTTATAATTTTAACATCTTTTCGATACGTGCAGCATCTTCTTCACTATAAACACCATCTGCTACTGATTCTTTTACATATGCAAGAAGAGAGTCTCCTTCTTCTTTTGATAAAGAAGATTCAATAGTAGATTCAACCACAACAGAATTTTCAAGAGGTTGTACTTCAGACTCTACTACTGTAGTAGGTTCTTCTGTAACCGGCTCTTCAACTACAGGTTCTTCTGTAGATTCTTTAACCGGTTCTTCTTCTTTTGGTTCTTCTTTTGGTTCCTCTGTTTTAGGATCATCTTCTTTTGTATCTTCTTCTTTTTGTTCTTCTTTTACAGGTTCTTCACCACCATTAGCAATGAGTTCATCAAATTTTTCTGCTATAGCACGTTCTTCATCGCTTAATTTAACTTTAAGAGCTTCAAGTTTCTCAACAATTGAGCACTCTTCCTTTGCCCCTTCAGTAACAGCACCTTCTTTGTTATCTACTGGTGCTTTATCTGTACTTCCACCTTCAATTTCTTTAAGTGATTTAGCAACATCGATTTGTTCTTTGATTGCTGCTTTCTTGTCTTCATCTCCAGCTTCAGCTGCTTCAAGGAATGATTGAACTAATTCTGGAAGTTTATCTGGTGTAGGAGCTTCAAACATAAAGTCATCTTCAGCCATTTCAAGTAATACTTCTTTTTGAAGTGCTGATATTAAACCTTCATTATGAGATTCTGTTACAAAAGCAACAAAGTGTTCTCTTTGTCCATTAATAACTTCTTCTACTTTTTCTAAATATGTTTGTGTACGAACTACTTGATCCATGGTAGATTCAATTACAATCAACATATAATCTCTAAGATCATCACTAATTTTGTTAGCAACGTTCTCTTCAAAAATATCAAGTTTCATACGTTTTAAATCTTCAGTTGTAAACATTGTTAAATGTCCTCCTTCATATACGACTTTGTCATGAGCTAATGCTTGTTTATTAACCCTAACGCCATATCTTTTTAATTTATTAACCAGCATATTAATTTCTTTTTGAATTTTATTAAGATCTTCCATACGACCTTTGTATTGAACACCTTTTTCTGCTGGCATTCTATGATCTAATGCTTGTCTACTAATAGTTTTACGATATTCAACAGCATCTTTTAAATCTGAAGTAATAGATTGTACCATAGAAGGAACATCTTTACCTCTATTCATAATTTCTTTAGCAGCTGCTTTGAAATCATTTTTCTTTGTATATACAATTTCACCATTTGCTGCTGTAGTTGGAATGTATTTTCTTCCCATGGCAAATCTCTCCTTTAGAATGAACTTAAGTATGTCTTAACTTCTCTTTGAGTTTCTGGTGAAATCTTAGCAAAAATTTTATTATCACCATCTTTGATAATGACATGATTAATTGCAGAATCAAATCCTTGAATATCACTCAATGACAATCCAAATGATTCCATAATCATGTTTGTATTAACGTCTTTTCTTCCAGTATAAGCAAGAATTTCTTCTAATGGAATAAATACGTCTTTTGTATAACGTTCTCTAATATCTTTGAGTTGAGAACCAACATCAACACCTGCTGATTCGAGCATTGTAAGGGACGCTGATTTAGAAATAAATTTAGGTTCACTATCCATGTTTGCATCATGATGACTAGGATAAAGTACCCAGTCATATGTAATGAGTTTTCTTGCAAGTACATAAATATCACCATTAATTTCACCAAGACCAGCAATTGCTCTACAACTGAATGATGGAATTAAACCTTGGATAATCTCATCACAGAAACCTCTACCAGCTTCTGTACCAGATGCAGTTTGAATTGTACCTCTTAAAATGTCTCCATTTACTACAGGTCTTAAAATCTTATGAGAACGACGACTCATTTCAATTGCTTGAATACGTTCAGATGATAATTCATCTTTTTTATTTACTGGATATGGATGATCCATTTCGCCATACCATGAATTAGTTCTAAGCATAGTTACAATACGCTCAGCTTTAAGCATTTCGGCGATATTAGGTCCCCAATACTTTCTATGATTTCTATTTAAACAACGAAACGTTTGTAAAACAGTATCAAATTCAGCATATTTTACACCAGTTTTATCATTGTATTTTAAGTTAGTGACTGTATTATCTTCAGGAGATACCTGTTCGGATATATACATTAAACCGATATTATTAGGGGTTAGACACATAATAGTATTTCCCACCTTTCATTTAATGTTTAGTGTATTGTTTTCGTTAAGAATTTATATAGACCGTATTTTTCATTATAATTTTAGTGATATATTATTATAGTAGATAAAGTATTTAAATACATTATTAAAGTCAAAACCTTTATTCTTATATGAATTTATTGAAGTAATTTAATTATATTATGGATAAATACTTAGTATAATTATTAGTGGTGCTGTATGCACCAATTACTTTAATATATAAAATGAGATTCTTATTTATTTAGGAATCTCATTTTTTATATATTTAAAAACTTAATTATAAATGTAAATTGAAATATATCACTAATAATCCCAAATTATTCTATTAGTGATATATTATTTTTTGGTATAAAAAGAAAGGAGATTAATGAATATGGGAACACGACGAGCAGTTGTAAGCAGACGAAATTGGGATGCCGATGCTTTCGCCGATGTTGCATCAGGAACTGGGTTTTTTATAGTAGATCCACCAGAAGTAGAAATTGATGAAAACAAGAAGAAAGCTTTATATGGTCCCCAATCACCGTTATATGGTACAACATATTCAGATGAGCAATCATTTCAAGAACGCTACAGATGTAAATGTGGCGAATTTAAAGGAACCATATTCGAAGGAGAAACATGTCCTAAATGTGGAACTAAAATTGAATTTAGAGATGTAGATCCTCGTATGACAGGCTGGATTCCATTAGGGAATAAAAAGATTATTGCCCCACATTACTACAGAATTTTACAATCAGCAATTGGAAAAGATGAATTCCAAGAAATCATTTTCATGAAAAAGAAAGTCGATCGAGATGGGAGAAGAGTCGATTTATCTGAAGATGAACTTAAAGACTTTGAACCGAAAAGTCCTTTCTGTGGTATTGGAATCGAAGAATTTAGAATGCGATTTGATGAAATCATTGCATACTATAAAAGAAAGAAACCAGCTAAAGCAAAGACATTTGATTTAGTTAGTGAAGAAAGACTTAAAGTATTTACTTCACATATACCAGTTTATACAACGTTATTACGTCAGCAATCAATAACAGCAGAAAACTTTTATTTCACTGGGATTGATAAAGACATAAATACTGCTGTAAACTTAGCAAGAAACTTAAGAGATTCGGTTGAAATTGAAACTCCAGTTATCTTAAATAGAATTCAATCTAAAGCAAATGCTATTTGGGAGTTTAATTTTGAACTTCTTAATACAAAAGATGGATTAATAAGAGATCAACTTATTGGAGGCTCACTCAACTTTACTGCACGTAAATTACGTTGCGTGCTATCATAGAAATATGATACAAAATACTCCTCTAATTGCTGGAAACTCTCAATGAGACAATCAGCAGCCAAGATGCCTTTATACTAGAAAGGAGGAATATGTATAATAAACTTAGTAAAAAAGAATTAAATAAAAAGATAAAAAATATTTATAGATTGAAATATAGACATCAAAAACGTGAAAAATTTAAGCAACTTAAATTAAATGAAAAATATTATCCATATTTAATATCTACATATGGAAGAGTTTTAAGTTTAAATTATAGAGGAATTAAAAACAAAAGTTCATTTCTAAAAATAAATAAACGAGATTATTTACAACTTGATTTATGGATAGATGATAAACCAATGACATTTTTATTACATAGACTTGTGGCAATAACATTTATTCCAAATCCTGATAATAAACCAGAAGTTAATCATAAAGATGGAGATAAACATAATCCATGTGTATGGAATTTAGAATGGGTCACAACTAAAGAAAATGATTATCATGCTAGAGTTAATAATCTTAAACAAACACGTTATGGTGAAAATATAACAAATCATATATTTTCTGAAGATATGGTAATTCATGTATGTGAGTTACTTGTTGAAAATGAAAAGAGTATAAAAGAAATTTCTAATGAAACTGGTGTTACATATGATATGATACGACATATTTTACATGGAGAATCATGGAAACATATAACATCAAATTATGATTTTTCTAATTATATGTACGGTAAAACCGAAAAAGAACTTTCTGAAAGAGAAGAGAAAATTCATACTATATGTAAATTACTAGCATCAAATATGTATTCTTTGAAAGAAATTTCAAAAATGGTTGGTTTATCGTATTCTATGATTTATAAAATTCTTAATAAAGAATCTTGGTGTGAAATATCTAAATTATATAATATTGATAATTACACACATAGACACTAAGTATAGAGGCATAAGGTTCAACGACTATCGAAAGTATATCTTAAGAGAAAGACTTAGGAGAATAAATGAGTAGAGTAGAACTCAAGTGAGTTCGAAATGGGGAGCTCCTACTTCATGGTAATAGTGAAGAGGATGAAGATATAGTCTAATCTCTATAGTGATATAGAGTGGTTTTAAACCAGTATAGAAATAACGAATCTATATAAATATAAATAAACGTAATTATTCCAGACCCGACATTAAAAGATAACGAAATAGATTTAGGTTATAGTTGTTTTTATGTGATGTTTAAACTTAAAATCATCTACTACCTTAAAACAATACATAATATTTCGTTAGCCCAGGCTAATACTATTTGGGAAGAAGGATATAACTTTGATCCAAGAATTTATAGTATTATGCAATTAATCATTAAGAATGAACAACCATCATGTATTATTAACAGAAATCCAACGCTAAACACAATTGGTGTTGTAAAACCCTTTTAACTGCGGGAAACTTACATAATCTTTACTTACTAAACTAAGATAGTAATATACTTAGTGGCAATGGATAATTCCAAAGGTATAGTAAAAAGAGTAAAGATGTAACAATCCGCAACGAAGTTTCTTATATTAATTATAACAACTAAAGGAGGTATTAATATGAGTATTTTACTTGAATTATATATATCTGATAAAGTTAAAAGATACATAGCAAATAAATTAGAACAAAAACGTCTTGTTGATTTATATAAAAATACTGCAATTAAAAAAGCACGTAAAATGTCAAAAGAACTAAAACAAGAAATAAAAAAATACAAAAAATAATTAATTATAAGAAGAACGCTCATCGACTATCGAAAGCATAATATAGAAGAAATATCTATATGAAGAAGTGAGTAGAGTACATATAGAAATATGTGGAAATGGAGGGCATAATATATTTGGTAACAGAATATATTATGAAGATATAGTCAGAAGTAAATAAATTACTTTGAAATTATTATTCAATAATTCTTATGAACATCAGAAATGTAAAACCTGATCATGAATGCTATACAATGTCAGTTCCATTAAGCATTTTACCAGGGCTTAACGCAGATTTTGATGGTGATATTCTAAATATCATTGGATTGATGGATCCAGCCATAAAAGAGATGTTCAGAAAATTCGACCCTGTTAAATACATGATTACATCAAGAGACACAGGTCTTTTGAATGATTATTTTGCAGTAATTAAAGGTCAGAGAACTGATTTATTTAATTTCTGTCATATGCAATAAGGAGATTGATCAAAATGGAAAAGAATAATAACTCTGTGATTGTTAATTGCAGAGATTGTCATGATTGCCTTGATCGATTTGAATGTTCAATAGGTAAAGCATTATGTACTTTACCTATTGAAGTTTCTTTAAACGAACTTCAAATTGATGGAAAGAAACCTATAATAAGTTTTATAGATGGTGATAATATTACAGGAATTGATCTTGTATGTGATAATTACGATTCTAAACGAGTAGATTTGAAAGTACTTAAAATTGATAATGAACCTAAAAGTACTAAATACACTATGAGATTTTTAGGGTGTGATAGTTGCAGAAATTGTATATCTGCTGATGTCTGTAAATATAAAAATACTTTTATAGATCATTATGGAAAGAGACAGTTTGCTTTGAATGAGATTATATCTATGATTATGACAAATCCTATTAGGTGTAATTTTGGAATATCTCTTCATTGTGCTCATTTTACACACGAAAATATCATAATAGAAGCTCTTAGTTCAAGAAGAGAAAGAATAATACCTAATGGTCATTAAAGGAGGAATCTTAAATGAGAGATTGTCCTATGCCTATGGTTTGGCATGGAAATATTAATGTGAATTGTGGAAATTGTACTAGGAAATCTAATTGTAAATCAAGAAAGTTTATAATTGATAACTCTAAAAGAGTAGAATTAATAGCTGAAAGAGAAATATGTTCTTTTCATGCTCTTGATGCACTCAAAGTACCGCATAATTCAAATGAAAAGATTTTTAAATTATCACTACTTCTTTCAGGAGAAGGTAGTGGTCATGTTATTTCCATAAAATCAATGGCAGATATTATTAAAATAACTGGAGGTAGAGTAGTATTCTCTGATTGTAAAATACCTATATATTCAGAAAGTTATAAATGTGAAAATTGTAGATATCAAAATAGTTGTCAATACAAATATACGTTTAAAAACTTTAATAGAACTTTGGTATTTAAAAGGTATTGTGCGTTCATATCACTACTAGTAAATAAACTTGTTTGCCATTGTTGTTTTTATGTAACGTGCAATAAATATATGGCTAAAGAATAAAAAGGAGATACAAATATGTTTTCAAAAAGACGATTGAAAATGAAGAATAAAAGGATTGTTACTTATACAGGTAAAATTGCTCTCACTTGTCTAGATTGTGGGTCTAATCATGAGCATTGTGGTATGTTTTATAAACTTTATAAGCAAATCATGACTCTTTATAGTGTGGATGATTTGAATCCTCAAACAGAACATCTTTTTGATTTTATAAAATTAAAAAATTCTGATTTTCAAAATAAATTTAGTTTAGCATTTACATTAGAAAAAACTGGTGAATATGAAACATATGATAGTGATTATAAAGGATATAAATTATTTGATATACATACTCCATATGTTTTATGTCTTGGTTGTGATAAATATGATAAATGTAAAGCAAAAGATAGACTTAAAAAATTTGATGGTGAAAATATTTTAATATCTGATAAAAGTGATTTTGTGAAATACATGTTAAACTTAAAATGTAAAGGAAAATTCTTTATAACATGTATGGAACAAACACACAAAGATACTGATCCTTTTGTTAGAATTGCTCGTGCTAAAGAATTTTATCCTGATAAAGTTGAAGATGAGAAAAAATATGCACTATCAGTATTAAAATCTAATATTGTATTTCCAGCAGACGACTTCAATAATAAATATCCTTGGGATAAAGATATTGGAAAGAAATGTATAAATGCAAGAAATAATATGGATGATGCTGTAGAATTATATCGTAAACTATTTGATGAAAGAATAGAGATATTAAGCACTTTATTAGAAAATAAGAAATATAAGGAGGAACCAAAAATGAGTAACCAGGGTATCTTAATTACAGTACAATGTAAGTCATGTAAAAATAAAAATATTTGTAAATATGCAGCAACTGTTGAAAGACTTGAAAATATATATTTGAAAGAAATTCTTCCAGTTTTTGATGAGTTGACAAGAATAACTGAAGAAGATTTCATAAAACTTAATGCAATTTGTAAAGCATATGAACCAGATTATAACCTTACACAAATGAGTTACAATCAAGTTCAAGTTGTACCTTTAGATTATAAAGATGATCCTAACAGTTCTGGACATCCATGTAATCCAGATACGTTTAAATATGGATGTAACCACAGTACTACAGTTGCATCTAGTAATTCAAAAGAACCAATGACTGTTACATGCAAACAAGATGTTCCACAAACACCTACTATTAATCAAGAAAATGTACATAAACCATCTGTCAACAATAGTTACTTTTTATCATTTATTGCTAATGCAGATGATTTAGAAGAAGAATTAGATAATTTCGAAATATCAATTGGTGATTTGGAAGAGTGCGAATGTCCAGTTTGTGGTACTATATTATTAATATCGAAAGATGCAAAGAATAAATATTATCAATGTAGAAATTGCCATGGTATTTTCATTAATGGAATTAATGAAGTAAATCCTGATGATATACCACAACAAACTTTAGATGAATCGGAAGAGTGTCCCTAAGAAAATATATGAAAATCCATTAATAATGGAAAGATTCAAATCATCAAGAAATAAAAGAACCGTTATTATACCAACTAAATTTGGTAATATATCTACAGTTTATCCTATTGATAATAAAGAACCACTATTATTAAAAGGATTTTTAGATAATCTAGAGGGGGATGTTGATATAATTAGATCAGGGGTTCCACGTGATTTATTTACTAAAGAAACATGTGAAAAATGTAATACAAATCTTTTAGTCTCAACTAGAATGCTAGATATTCATTGGGATGGATTTATTTGTCCTTGTTGTACTCATATAAATAAATTATAAAAGGAGATAATATGAAATTAGTATTTGACGAAAAAGATAAAAAATATGCTGAAAAAGTTAAATCTGATTTAAATAATGGTATTGATGTTCCATTATTGATACCACTTGATAACAAAACAGATTTTTGGATGCACTTTAGAACTAAAGAAGATATGGGTATTAATGCTAATGCATTTTTAATTCAGATGATTTCACATAGTTATGTGAAAGAAGAATTTGAGAAGTTTGGAGTTGAGCTTCTCGAAATTCAATATTCAAAACCAGACACATCTAAACAAGCTGAATTAAAAAAGAGTATTAATACACTTATTCAACAACTAAATGATTTGGTTGCTAGTATGTAAAGGAGGATAACAGAAATGCTAGATATTGAAGAAATTGTACTGGAGAATAGAACTTTGATAAAATCAATTGATTATACTCCATATGCAGCAAAACCAGAAAGTACTGGAAGAGCAGGTACTTTATATGACATCGATATCACTTCAGAAAACAATGAGGTTTTCAATCTCAAAGTTATGCAGTTTGATGATAATGGTGAAATATCTATTATTAGTCTTACTGATGAAGATGGGGTAGATGCATTCCCTCAAATCGAAGGGGACCTTGATAATTTCAAAGATGAACTTCAAACATGGATTGAAGAAATCATTGATGAAATTGAATAGTATTTCAAAAATATATTATTTATGTGAAAGAACTTATATTAATATAATTTAGGTTCTTTCACATTTATAAATTATAAGGAGGTTTATATTAAATGGCACCAAGAAAAAGTGATAGTACTACATCATCTACTAGAAAAAGTTCAAGTAATAAAAAGAGTAGTACATCAAAAGAAAAACAAGTTACACCTGAAACTAAAGAAGTTGCTACAACAGAAGAAGTTGTAGAAGAGGATAAGTTTAAAGATTTTACCGTAAGTCAATATTTTGATTATGTTAAATCTTTAAAGAAAGAAACTGATACAGCATATACACAACAAATGCTTGATACGTGTCTTTCACTTATCAAGAAATTTGAAATTACAAATCAAAAAGCAGCTGCAAAGAAAGCAACTATTGCTGCAGAGTTGTTAAAGAAAGATCTTCTTTTTGCAGAGAAAGGTCTTACAACATATGTGTTACTTGATGATGTTACAAAATACATCAAGCATGTATCAAATCACAATGTAAAACTTACAGAAATTGAAAACTTCCCACGAGAAATTCCAGATGAAATTATCGATAAATGGGTTAACGTTAGAGATCTTTTCGATAAGGGTTATGTTGTATTCACTGACTATACAGATGAAGATGATTCAGCTGAAAAGACAGTGGCTGCAGCAACAGGAAAAACAAATGTCTCTAAAGACATTGAAAAGAGACGGAAAGAAAAAGACCCTATTTTATTTGGTGCTGTGAAAGCAGATAAAGACCAAAGTTCAATGAGGGGAAATTGTTACGAAAGACTCTTCTATATTGGTGATTGGGTTGATGATTATTGTGATTTAACATTTGATAAGATGTTAAAAACTATGACAGAACTCAATATCAAACCTACAGAACTTAAGTTTGATGAGGATGGAGTTACAAAAGAAGAGTTTAAAGCATACGCAGGTATCTAATTATGATTTCAAAAATAGAACTACCTGATGATATTGACTTAACTGAAGATAGGGATTTTAGAGAAGGGTCGAGTAGACGTAGACATACTAAATTTAATAAAGATGTATTACCATGGGAAGATAACGTTATAACACAAGTTTCATGGTATGGAAGTGATGAAATAAATATTTCATTTGATACTTTAAATACATTAATATCAAATGTAGAAGTAGCTCAACCTACAATATCTGGAAGTAGAGATAGAATCACATTTTCTACTAGTAGCAATACCTACATGTCTGTTAGACATCATTATAATAGTATTGATAATGATTCATGGACAACAACTATTAGTGATTCAGGTCCAGCATTCTCACTTACGATTAAAGATAATAATGGTAGTGATTATGATGATTTACCATGTTCTCCATATAGATATGCTTATAAAGAACCTGATAGTATAGATCCTGAGACACTGAAAGCTCATTCGCATAGTATTCATATTACGAATATTGATCTTGAAGAATTAAAATTCAAATTTGAATTTATTGATGAATTTGAAGAAATGACTGCTATTATACCTAAAGGTATTGGATCATATCGTACAAAAAAGATTATTCAAGAATATAATGATAGTATTATGCAAATGAGTAAAAAAGATAGAGATAAATATCTCGAACAACTTGGTGATGTATTAGTGGCTGTAAAACCTATAACAAATAAATTTATAGACATGGTGTCTAAATACATATTCAAGAATGAAGACATATACTCTAAAGACAAAGATGGAAATATTAATATTCCATGGGTTGCTGATATAGATAGTAACACTATTTGGATAACAGAGGATGGTTGGTTTGAAATTCTTGAAATGAATAACCATCTCAATAGTATAATTAATTCTGATGATGATTTAATAGAATCATCACCAATTTCTAGTGATGCTGTGTTAGCAGTGTAGGAGGTTTTATGAACACTAAAAAGATATACAAAGATGTTACCAAGCAATTAAACAAATCCCAAGCAGTTTTATTAGTAGTAGAGGAGATTTCAGAATTAATTTCTGAAATCTCTTTAATTATTTCATCAAATTATGATTATGATGATTTATGTGAGGAGGTTGCTGATGTAAGAATAATGACAAATCTGATTAAGAAGACTTTTGATATATCAGATGAAATGATTAGTAAATATCAAAAGGATTTGAAACCAGATTTTAAAAAGAATTACAAGACACATACTACAAAAGAAAATATTAAGTCTTGTATAGTGTCACTAACAGATTTTCAAAAGGTTATTTGTAAAAAGGTTAGAGGAAGACACAATAAAAAAGACATTGCTATGGCTATAGCAAATGTGGAACTTTCCATAAATTATTTAGCAAAGCAAGGTTTTATTAAACCTAAAGATTGCGATGAATGGGAGAAAAAGAAATTAAAAAGAATGCAAAAACGCATTAAGAAAAATCAAATTATGTAAAAGGGAGATAACTTAAATGAGAAATTTTACTGACATGTTACAATTCTCTGTAACAAACAACATTACAAACAAAGTTTTCAACACAGCATCAGATTCATTGGCTCGTGTGATTGCACCTATCAAATCAACATTGTTAGATTATGTTGATAAGAATATTTGTCATCATTTTGCAATCTCAGGTCACTATGATTCATATATTTCAAAATCATGTGTTTCAGTTTTGGAAACAAAATACCTTTCAAAGAAATACGGTTGTACTCTTATGGATGTTGATCCATCATTTGCTCTTTGTACAGCATCCGTGGAGAGAGTTAAAAAGAAAGTATCTTGTTTCCCAGAACTTGTTAACAAAACAATTGCTCCTGGTGTTTATTCATTAGTAATGGATGAAGACGGAACAAGAATGATTGTAATTAAAGAACCTATTCTTCAAAAAGATGACAGAAGTGCTAATGGTATTTTATCAAATACCTCTCACTTCTCAACAAGTTTATTCTTTATCGGAAAGAATAAAACGAAATGGTTCAAGAAAGTAAGAAAAGAAATTGATGATCTTGTATCTTCTATTTCTAAAACAAATCAAGAAAACAACAAGATTCGTTATACAGCTATGTCATCAAATGGCGATGAACAGAAAGATTTGAAAGTAAGACCTATGAAACTTCTTACATTCCCAGCAAAAGAATCTTTGCTTAACGAAATCGGTGAGTTTAAGAACAAAGAAAAACTCTATGCAGAATATGCAGTACCATACAGAAAAGGTATGCTACTTGCAGGTGTTCCTGGTACAGGAAAAACTGCATTCGCATTCTCATTACCACAACATTTTGAAATGGATTGCGTTTCTGTGAACCTTGATGTATTTGACAAGGTTGATGGTGACAACAAATTCAATATGCCAAATACAGTATATGTTATCGATGAAATCGATTCACAACTTGTAAACAGAGCTGAAATGGAAGCTGGTGAAGTTGAAAAATCTCTCAAAACATCAAGAAGATTACTTCAACTTCTTAAGGCAATGGATTCAATGGATGGTGGTTCAATCGTTATTGCAACAACAAACTATCCAGAAAAATTAGATCCAGCATTGCTTCGTTCAGGTCGTTTTGATATCGTTGTTAACATGAGTGATTTGTCAGAAAGTGATGCAATCGAAATGATTAAGAATCGTGGATGTGATCCAAATGTTATTCTTAAAGATGAATCATTCCCTATTAATCCAGCTAGACTTGAACAGATGATTATCAAGAATATCCTTGAAACCAATGATATGATTGGTAAAGAAGTTGCTTCATATGAGTCATTAGGATTAAATGAAGAAGAACTTAAACTTGAAACGCCTGAAGAAGGTAATAATGGTGCATCAAGTTTAGGTATGCAAGTAGATGATCCAGATGATGAATAATCAAAACATACATAAAGGGTTGATAACTCAACCCTTTATGAATTTTCTATATGAAAGGAAAAATACCATGAATATTACAAAGAAAATTAATAGCATTTTAGGAGATAAAAGAAGTATTGACTATTGGTCAAGTACAAAAAGTTCAAAAGAGATAAAACACCTTAAAAAGTGTGATTCATTTCTTGAAACTGTTGATGAGAGAGTTGAAAAACTCACTAAGAAAATCAAACAACTAAATGCTGAAGCAAAAAAGATTTCAAAAAGCAGAGATGAATATAGGGATCTCTATAAGGCATCTCAATTACAATTACAAACTCAGGAAGTTAAAGACGAAACAAAAGATATTTCTGATAAAGAAATATCTGAAGAAATTATGCCATTAGAGAAGGTATTAGAAGAAAGGGATAAACAAATAAGTGAACTTAAAGAATCTCTTGGAAAAGCAAGGTTTGAATCTGATTGCAACTTCAATTCTGTATTGCTTAGGGATATTATTTTATCAACATATATAAATCATTTCAAAGAAACATCTTCATCATATACAATAAAAGATGATTTATGTATTGCATATGACTTAATTGTTAATAATTACAACCTCACAAAAGAACTCACAACGATGACATCAAACATCTATACAAAACGCCAAAGTAAATTGATTGAGTTCTTAGCACTTCTTAAAAAGAAATACTATGAACATGAAACACTTTCAAAAACCTTTGCAGAAAATACTTTTATGCGGGCTGCAATTAAAGTTTTATCTTGTTATAAACTTGATGATTTTATGTCTGATCAATTATATGGTAATACTAATTTTTATGGACTTATAATTGACTATGAAATCAAAGTAATCAAAGAAACAATTTCAACTGGTGAAACAAATATATCTTTGATGAATCTTGTTGAACCTATTTTCAAATCTATGAATGAAGAAGAACAAGTTGAAAAGAGTTTTATCGATCGCGAACGTGAGTTGATAATGTTATTGGCTAGTGAACTCGAAGATGGTAAAATAACACCAGCTGATATTATTGATGGAAAAATATCAAATGAACCTGGATGTCCATATATTAACAGGTATTTATTTGCATTAATTACATCTGCTAAAGTAATTGAAACTGCATTGTCATTAGATTCTGTAAACGTAGAAACACAAACAAAATCACTCACTGTTACACTTCTTTGGTATATAAAGCACCGTTGTATGATATCCGATGATGGAAAAGATACCATTCTAAAAGATTTATCTACAATAGTAGCTGCTATTAAAAATAGTGGTGTTATTAAAGATAAACGTAAATAATGAGGTGGTATAATGAATGAAGTCACTAAGCAAAAATTAGATGAGATTAAACTTTCGATACGTGTACCACATATTAGTACAAGTACGAGAACTTATCAACAAGTGTCTTTCAATAATTGGATTCTTGATAATACTGATAAACTTATAGAGGCTTTTGGTGAAGAAGTCTTTGATAAGATTATGGAAGTACTAATTGTTGATATACATGGTTTTCAAGAATTTATAGAAATAATCATCCATACAATGATATCAGAAAGGAAATTAAGAAAAGATAAAATATCTATTGGCATGATTAGAGATTATCATTTACAGAAAGAATTTGAAACAATGGTTCCTTCAGCACCATATCTATTTTGGTATTCAAAATATACAAAATATTTAGGGTCTGATAAAATTGATATCATTAAAAAGGATGTTAAATTTGCAGTTTCTCATGAATTACTTGCAGATTTAATACCAAGAACTGAAAATGAAATTGAAGAGTATGATTTAGCGGTAAAAAGATTATTAGATATTTCTAAAGATCTTTATGAGTTTTATAAAGATACTATAACTTCAGATATATCTACAATTGCTCCTTCATGGACAAGAACTTCCGAAAAAGATGCAAGAGATAATCAAAATGGACAAATTACATTTAAGCATACACTAAATTCATTATTCTCTTCAATTGCACATGTACCAACACACACTTGTTACAGATTACTTTCTCACATAATAGATATTATCGATTTCGAACAATAATTTATTTAATACAGAACACCATGATAAGTCAAGTTTAAATCATGGTGTTTTGTATTAGAGAAAGGAAATAACACACATGAAAATTTTACAAGCGATTATCAATTTTTTTAAAGCAATTTTTGGTATTGGTGCAACAGAAGTCAAAGAAGAACCTGTTGTAAAAGAACCAGAAACTGTTGAAACTCCAGCTACAGAGGAAGAAGTGGCTGATGAAAAAGATAATGTCGTTGAAGAATCTGAACCATGTGAGGGAACAGAAGAAAACGATAATAATGAAAATGAAGAATCAATTAGTGAAATTGAAACACTTCCTGAAGAAGATAAAACTGACGCTACAGAAGAAGAATCTGAAGAAGATCAGACTGATGCTGTAGAGGAAGAAGAACCATCCGTTATTGAAGAAGTTGTTGAGCATGTTTTGACAGCATCTATCAAAAAGATTATCGATGAAATTGAAGCTCGTTCTAAACGTGCATTAACAATTAAACTCGATATCGAAGCTTGCACATTATTGTGCAATATTTCCATTTCTGAAATTGCTGAGAAATTCGGAGTATCAGTAAGTACTATCAGACGTGGACAAAAAGCTCTTTCTGATAACTTAACAAAACTCTTTAATGAGTTATGTGAAAAACTCGGATTAGATTCCGATATTATTATCAGAATTATGGAAGAATATTTTGAACAGAGATTTGAACTTGACGACTCAAAAACTGTTAATCTTATTCAAGAAGATAAAGCAGAATAATAAATATCCATAGTATCATTTTGATACTATGGATATTTTATTTTTACGTTATTATAGGTATTATTGACCTTTAACTTCACCCTCACCCTCTACTGGTGTAGTTGGTTCTTCAGGTGTAGTTTCTTTAACTTGTTTAGTTCTAGGTACAAGTTTACGAAGAGCAAACATATAGTGATGTGCTCTATTTCTATAACCTGTTAAGACTGCACTTGTAAATACCATAACAATTCTAGAAATATTAGATAATGCTTGAACATCTTCTGGTGTAGTTTCCCCTGAAGTACTCTTTGCTTCAAGTGATTTAACTTTATTTTCACAAGCAGTTTTCAATGAATTAATAGATTTAACTACCTCATCATTTCCACCATTATAATAATCTTCACAGAATTCAATCATTTCTGTAGTTCTAGTTTTAAGTTGAGTATTTGAAATGTCAATCTTTTTAACTTCTTTTTGATTAGCCCCTACTTTGTAGTAGATTCTAATACCATCATCAAACTCAAGACCTTGTGTTATTTTAACAAATCCGAGTAATTTTGATTGAGCAGTTTTCATGTCTGTATATTCAGATAAATCAGATTCACTAATTTGTCCCAAAGTATTTGAAACTGTAGTTATATCTTTGAGAATCTGTGAACTATTAATATTGAAATAGTTATAGATTTTAAGGGTTAATCCATTAAAGCTACGATTAAGAATAGCATCTTTATTTTCAGCAAGGAATTCTTTGTCGGATTTAACTATTTTATTAAATCCAGCAACAAAATTATCTACTACTTTAGTAAAGAATGATTGAACTTTATTGAGTAACTCTTTAAATCTTTCTGAAAGTTTTTTCTTCTTTTCAGGATTTTGTTCTTCTTTTGCTTTATCAGCAGCCTGATTATTTTTTTCAACATCTTCTTCTGTTTGTTTAGAAGGGTCAACTTTTAATTCAGGTGAAGAAGTTTCTTTTTTAGGATCTGTACTGATTTCTGTTTGAGCAGGTTTAACCTGTGCATTAGCCGGTTGTTCAGCTTCAAAAATGAAACCATATTCCTTATAAATCTTTGCATCTCTGAACTTAAGCATTTCAGCTTCCATATACAATCTTGCAAGAGAATCATGAACATCCATTGCATATTCCAATGCAACTTCATCATAGTCCATATCTTCATCTGGTACATCAGTAGCATCAACTTGTTCATCTAATGCATTAACTAATGCAAATACTTCTTCTTCAAGAACTTTTGCTCTTTGAATAATATTCTGAATAACAACACCTAAGAAGTTTCTGAAATCTTTTTCGATAGATTTAACTAACTCTAAAGTTTCTTTACGAACTAATTCATTTGAAATTTCATTTCCTTCATTAAGATCAATGAATTTAATAATTTCATTAATTTTGTCGTAAACCTTCTTAATCCATTCACCAATAGTATTAACGTTATTTTTTGATTCTCTCATTTCTGACAGAATTTCGAATAATACTGCTGATTTTGCTTTTCCTGAATTAAGAGCATTCATATATCTGTCGATATTGGTCAAGGATCCAATCATCATTCCATAACGAGATAATAATGATTCTCCAAATCCAGCAGAAGAAATAATATCTTCTGGTGAAGCAAATTGATCTTTTATTTTAGAACGGATACTTTCAAGACCTGATTCCATAACATCAAATGCATGAAGTAAATCTTCATATGGATAATTTGTTTTATCAAATTGGTCAAGAATGAATCCAATTTCTTGCTCTTTATTGAATGAGTTATGATTTTCATAAAAACTCTTTGCTGATTCATAAGTTCTTTCACAATAATCTATGATAGAAGATACATTACCAAAAATAGCCATGTTTACAGTAGTATCAATGTCTGCTGTAGCCATTGAATATTCATAAACTGATTCATGATATACATTACTTCCTTCTGGATTATATTTGAGAGTTTTCTTATAAAGTTCAGTATAAGAATTGATATTGAATGTATATGCATCAATTTTTGTAATTAAACAAAATACCATATACGTAATAACTTCTTCAATCAATCTGTTTTGATTAAACAGATAGTAATTTAATGTATTAAGTGTATTACCACTTATTTGCCCTTTAGTTTTAAGAGCATTTGCTGTGTCTGTATAGTTTCTCATCATAGTAGATGCTGTATTAATTGCAGTTTTAACACCAGCAATTTCTTCTTGTAATTCACGTTTTTTAACAGCGAATGTACGTAAGAATGGAATACATACAGTCATAATAGATTGAGAATCCATTTCGACAATAATTGGCTTTTCTTGAAGTTTGACATAATTCTTAATGTCAGTAATTGGTTTTGTTGAAATAACCAATTGTTTTTTAACTCTTAATGAAATATCTGAATTGAAATGATTCATCAAATACTTCATATCGATTTTATTATTAACGATGTCATTAATAGTTGTTGCTGTATCTTTTACTAACTGAACTAAATATTCAGGTTTGATTCTTCCAATTTCATTCACATTTTTAAGAGGTGTTGATAGTGGCATTTCTTCAAATTCTGAAGTAAATTGAGTTTTAGTAAAGAATTCAGTAATCTTATCAGTATCTACAGCTAAATCTGCTAATACTGAAAAAGCATCGTCAATTTTCTTGATATATTTTTCACTAGTATTACTTAGAACTGGAATGATGTTTGTTGCATCATCAATAGAGTTCTCAGTCATAAGTCTAGCACATTTTACATCATAGTCTGTTACGTTTCTTTGTGACTCCATAATCAAACCATGTTGTGTAGAACGAATTGCATTGTACATAATTAATATTCTCCATTCTTTTTAGATTTGGTTATGGTTATTAAGCCATAGACGATTCAACTTTTGATGCTGAATTTCTAATAGTTGTCATTTCTTTAGTAATTGCTGAAATAACTTTTCTAATTCCTGCTAAAGCTACGTTAACTTTTTCACCTTCTTCAGAATCTTTATTTCCATTTTTTACTTTGTCAAGTAAAGAATCTTTAAGGTCATTAAGTTTACCAATAGCATCTTTACAGAAACTGACTGTTGATGTGAAGAAAGACATAACTTTCTGGAAAGCACCTTCTAAAACAGATTCAGTGAACAAGGTATCTTGTACAGATTCATTAACTGAATTTTGTCTGTCTCGATTCCATCTATGAGATTCTCGTTCTCTTTCTTCTCTAGCCTTTGCTCTAACTTTATTGTTTTCTGCATATTCGGCTTTTTTACGATTTTCATGTCTTTCATGTTTGATATAATCGTAACTTTTAACTGCTGTGACAACTGCAGTTCCAAGACCAATAACAGTAGCAATATTTTTAGCTGTATTTGCAAACTTATCTAAAGCACCATCTATTTTTTCACCAAAAGTTTTCTTATCTATTTTACCTTTCATTAAATCATTAGTGATAGTTGTTGCCTCATCTAATAATTCATTAAGGTTTTTAACATCATGAGCTTTGATATTACCACTCATAACACCCTTTAAGAAATCCTGTGCTAATTGTGGGTCATCCCTCATTGCTTGTTTGAATTTTTCTGAATTTGATTTCTTTCTTGCACCAGTAATAACATCTGTAATTGCTTTACCAGTATCTTTAAGAAAATCAACCATTGAATTGAAGATTTCTATTACGAGTTCCCCAATTCTAGTAAAAATATTTTTCTTTTCTGATTCTAAGACAAAAATCTCATTTTCTACGCTTTCACCGAAATATTCCTTTTCAGAAATTTTCTGCTCTAATCTGATGAGACTATCAACTACATCCTTAGATTCAAGTAAAAGACAATAGGATTCACACATAACTTGGTCATGTGCAGCATATTCGTGGATATATGATCTACTAATCATGTCCTAAATTTACCTACCTTTCCTATTTCGTTTTCTTTTAAATTCTTAGAGAATTGTTTCTTTGTATCTTTTTAATTACCGAGAAATGTCGATAAATCTAGACTGTTGGTTTGATAAATTCCTTTACATTCTTAACTATCGACTGGACATTCTCATCATTTTCGAGTTGCTTTTTAGTACCAAGAATTGCTTTTACACCTTTTCTTGTACCTTCATTTTTAACATATGATTTAGCACCAGTTCTTATCAAACTTCTATGCTCTACAGCAGCTTTTGCTTTATCAGTAAAAGTAGCATCTCCACTCATTAATTTAGAAAGTTCAGAACCTACCTCTTCAACACATTCAAGAATAGTTTTTTCTTTTCTTTGAAATAATTGAGCAAGTATTCTTTGACCAGTACTTTCTTTAGTTAATTTGTGAACGTTTTTCTGTAGTTTCATAGCTTCAGAAGAACCGAGTTCTCTTTCAATGTTTTCGATAGCTGCACTACAATTATTAAGTCCGGTCTCAACTACTTTTGCCATCTCTGGTGATTTTCTAGCTAAAACCATACATAAATCTACAGTTAATGCAGCTGTAGCAGAATTTGCAACTGATGATAAATTACTAAGTAATTCATTTGCTTTAAGATTTAATCCTTTAGCATCTACTTTATTATCATTCATTGCTTTTAAAATTTCTTTTTCTACTTTATCATATTCTCGTATTATACGTTGCCAATCTTTTACAGTAACTTTTTTGTTCTTTACTGCAGGATTAGCAGCAATATACGATTCAAATTTTTTAAATTCTTCTTTTCTCTTTTTACTAAGTAATCCATATCTAATATGATTATCAATTGATGATACGGTCTTAACTATAATACGTTTACACTCTTTAATGATATTTTTAATGGTTTCAATTATTTTATAAATCAATCCATCTTTTTTATCATCTGACGATTCAAGTGCTAAAATGGTATCATACTTATTCCATAATTTCAAATTATCATATATAATATTAATACTAGATTCAAGAGATGTAAACAGAGATTCCTCTTGTAATGTTAAAACTTGTTCCATTATTTCCATCTCTCCTTACTCTTTTAAAAACTCATTTATTTTAGTTTCTGCTTCCGAAACTAAAGATTCTAAATCTTTGATTCGTTCTTTAGAAAGTTCAACTAAATCATTACTCATTTCAATATCAAATCTGACATATAATGAATAAATTTCAATTTGTTCTTTCGTAAGTTCTGTAGATTCAGATTCTTTTACAGGAAACTGAATAATATTAGAGTTTTCAGTATCTTTTATTTCATCAATTGCTTCATCCAATTCATCATTGATTGCATCTCTGAAACCTTTTAAAAATGGATAAAAACAAATTGTTCCTAATGATACAGTTGCTAATATAATATCAGTTTTTTCTTTTTTAGATAAACTTTCTCTATATCGTTTCATAAATAGTTTAAGTTCATCAACTTTAGTCCCTGGTTTTCTGACTAATCGTTTTAATGCTTCTTTTTCATTCTTAATGAATTTTCTAATAGGAGTTTTATCTTTATATTTAATCTTAATAGATTTAAGTTTTTCATCTCTTGTGATAATTGATGATAATTTGTCAAGTTTTCTTTCAAACTCTTTATCAGCTTTAAATTTATTAAGGTTATTTTTTGTATCTTGAATAAACTCTTTTAATCTTTCAATAAGTAATTTAATAGCATTTTTTATTTTTGTCAGATAATCATTAACGCTCTCAGATACAAAAATAGAACCTGAGGATTCAATAGTGGATTCTACATACTCCTCAAGTTCTATTCTTAATTGAAGAGACGCGTTTTCCATATAAGAATCAAACCTTTTAAAAGGTTCTTCCATGTAATTTGAGTTACATTGAAAAATTGCGTCCATTGTTAATCACCTTTAATTATTTTTTGTGTGATGTATCTTTTGCTGGATTATCATCTGGATCATCAAGATCAGGTTCTTCAACCTTAATTTTGTTTTTACCAGTTAATCCATCTTTAATTTTATCAACAACACCTTCAGCAAATGCTTCATCTGGTACCTTAGGTGCATCATGAGTTTCATTTACACCAATTTTAAGTGCAGTTCTGATTTTATCAATCGCTGATTTGATATATTTACCAAAATCACCAAATAAGTTAAGTAATTTTGCAGCAAAACCAGGTTCTTCTTTATCATCGGAATCTTTGAAATTCTTGATAGGCTGGATAAACTTACCAAAAATATTCTGAAGTTTTTCCATTACTGTAAGAGCTTCATCCTCTGTAAGTTCTGTTTCAGTTGTCGCTTCTTTTTGTAACTTATCTTTGATAAGTTTAACTGTACCAATAAATCCAACACCAGCTGCAGTTGTAATTCCAAGAATTTTTGCTACAGCACCAACTTTTTCACCAGTTGTTTTTCCATCAGCTGCAGATCCACAAACTGCATCACCAACATTTGCAAAGAATTTTGCATTCATTGGAAGTTTGACAACTGATTTAGAACCTTTAATCCTTTTATATGTTTCTGTATCTTTCTTTGTAAAAATCTTTTGGATTGTATTCCATGTAGATACAAAGAAATTAACAACAGCATTTTTAACTTTAGTGAAGATTCCTTCACCTGAAGCTTCAGCATCTTTTGCTGCTTCATTGAATAAGTAAGCCAAATCTCCAGTACATGTATCTTCTGTAGACTCAGTCATTACTTTAAGTTCACTTTTTGCTTTATTAATTTTAAGACGAGAATCAATCATTGATTCTATGAATGCAACTTCAGCCATAGCAATATCATATGCTTTTTCTGCAATTGCAAACTCTCTACCGATTTCATCCATTGTAAAAACGTTTACCATGATTTTATTTCTCCTTATTTCTTTTTATGTTTCGAGTAGGATTTTCCTAAATTTTCATCATCGATATCATGAATTTCAATATCAGAGTCTTTAGATTTTTTCCCACCATAAATTCGTTTATTATTTCTAAATAAACTTCTACCCATTCTCTGTACACCAGCTTTAATATCTCCAGCTGTAGCTTTAGTAGCATCAACTGCAGATTGACCTGTTGTATAATTATCACGGGTTAAATCTGATTTATCATGAGGACCATCAACATCAGTCCAACGTTCTGAAGCAGCTTTTTGTTTTCTTGCTTTATTCTGAGCATCAGAAGCAGAAATTTTTCCAAGAACACCTTCAGCCTGTTTAATACGTCTTGTTTCATCCTCAATTCTAGCAACTTCTCTGTCAGTTGATTTAACACGTTCTTTTGCTTCTTTACGCATTTCTTTCTGACCTTTTTTAGTTGTTAATCTCTCTTCATCCCTTTCTAAACGAGCTTTAACATAGTTTTTAGCATAAAGTTTTTTAGGGATATCAAATATCATACCTAAAACACCTTTTGATGTTTCTGACATATGATTTGTAATAATTTTTACTGCTTCATTAGCTACATCTCTTCTACCTTCTGGACTTGCTGTTTTTGTATATTTAAGTGATGCTCCATGTGCAAGATTTACTTTTTCACCATCTACATCAACTTCTAGTGTATTATACATTTCATCAAGTTCTCTATTCCATGAACCCATGGTTTTTTCGATAAGTTTTGAGCCACCTATTAAAGCACCAACAGTTGTAACAACTGTTCCTATAGCACTTAAAGCACTATCTTTTTGATCTGTGAATCTCTTAGCATCTTCTACAGAGAGTTCACCTTTTTTAGCTTTTTTAAGAACGTCAGATGCATCTTTGTAGTAACCATTAACGAATTTTGTTAATGCATTAACGTCACGACCTTCGATTTTTTCATTCTCACATTCTTCTTTAACTTCAGCACCAAATAAGATGCTTTTAAGTTTTTTCATTGAATCGGAGACTAATTTTCTAATTCCACCGAGAACTCTTTTCAAGAATCCGACTAAACCGCCACCTGATTCACTAGACTCCATAAAGAAACAATTTTCTGATTCTAAAAATCTAGCATTTGCATAAGCGACGGTTCTGTCACACTCTTCAAAAAGGGAGTTAACTTCAATGGTAATACTCTCCACAAAAAGAATACTATTCATTTTATTTTACGCCCTTTCTTTATATTCTAAAATACTGCATATCTTGGTTTATCAGAAACTTGTTCTTCACCAGCAACATCACCATTAATTTGATCTACGATTCGTTTAACTTGTTTACATACACCAACAAATGCTGTATATACCATGTAAACTTTTGAATGCATATAGAGCATGTCAAATGGTGAGTCTGTATAAGTCTCTTCTCTGAATTTAAGTGCAATATCTTTGATTTTAAAAAGACATACAATGTTATTCATTGCATCACTTAAAGGCATCAATCTTTCTTCATTATGTTTATTATCACCGAATCGGAATAAACCTTGAATAAAGTCTTTATCCTTCATAATAATATCCTCAATAGTTTCCACTACTTTGGTTTTTTCTTGTTCATCAAGTTGTCTATTTCTTGATTCTTCTACGTATTTTTTCATTCCATTAAGATATTCATTATACTGATCTAAAGCATAATGAAATGACATACACATTACTGACTGTGTCTGATCTCTATCATAAAGGAGTTTAATTGCTCTTCCGGCAATTTCATTTGTGAAGAAGTTTCTATGAGCAGTTTCGATTAAATCGAAAAAGTTCTTATATTCTTCAATGCATTCTGAAGCACTATTGAATCTACAAATATGCTCTGTTAATTGAACGCATGGAGATTTAAGATTCTCAAGAAACTCATCTATATTTAAAATAATTTTTGGTTCCATGATTTCAACCCCCTATAATAAAATATCATATGGAGCTTCATCGATTTGTTTACGAGTATCTCCAAGTGTGAGAGTTGCATTATCTTTCTTTCTTTCAATAGCAGAATCTCTCACAGATCTTGCTACATCAACTTTAAGTTTATCTGATAATCTTAAGAATAAAGTACGAATTGATTCTTGTTTTCTTAAGATTTTTTCCTTTTTCTTAGAATCGAATGAACTATTTGATTCAATACAAGTCTTATTTAACTCTAAGAAATAAGCTTGAAGTGCAAGTGCATCAGATAACTTTGTTCTCATTTTATAACCTTGGTAAACCAAAGCTCTAGTAACAGGTAAAACTGCAAGTAAAACAGTGATTGCTACTGTAGCAATTCCAACACCTGTTGCTCCAATAAAATTATTCTGGTCTTTGTTAAGAACTGATTGTAAATAATTTCTGTAATTTCCGACAGCATTGATTTTATTGAACTTATCTAATTGCTCAATATAAAATAAGTTTGCATGATACTTAGTATTTCTAAGTTTAATCTGATATGTATCCATACTAATACCTTTAGCAAATTCAACAAATTCAGATAAAATACTTGAAACAGCTTCAACACAGCAATATACAAACATATTATATTCTGTCATAACATAGTTATTTTTGTTCTTAAATCCTGCTCCATATAAATCACCAAGGTTTCTTACATTGGTTATAGCTGTTAATGCTACATCTACAGCATTATTAACATCTTTAACTTTTTCAGCTTCAGCAATTGATTTCGCAATATTTAATGTATCAATCATAGATTGATACCCTGAATATTTAGTGATATCACCTTTTGAATTAGGGATATCATCAAAATCAATGTGGTTCTTTGAAATAACTTGACTATACAAGTTTTCAATATATTTATTTGTAATAGGGGATTGTGTATCCTCTAATACTGCTCTAACATCCTCAAGTTTTACAGAATTATCGGATTCTGCTAAGATTTGGGATGCTTCCATAAATAAATCGTAATTAACACCCATTGTTTTAAATCCTTTCTGTAAATATTACTGAGAAATCATACGACCAATTTCTTTACCTAACTTATTAGAAGATAATGAAACTTCGCGTTCAAGAGTTTCAAGAGTATAAGTTTCAAATGAATCTGAACCTTCATAAAGGATATCAATTGTTTCTGACCCTTCATCTACAATAATAAATGCAAGTAAGAATAATTCTTTAATAATTTTCTTAGCAAAGTAAGTATCACGAATATCAAATCCAAACTCAGATTTAATATCTTCAACTTCAAATGATGAAACTACTAATGTAGCATTAGGAACCAACTTGTTAATTCCTGAACTTGAAAGATTAACTTTCTTTTCTTTCAGACGTTTAAGAGTTGGTAAAAATGGTGACATTCCTCTTGACTTATAAGATGTGTCAAGTTTAATGTCATCTACATGTAATAGTAAATCTTTGATAAAAGAAATCTCACCAGTAGTCCAACGAATAAAGTTAAACATAGCATTGCGATTCTTTAATACATTACCAATTGCATTTACAATCTCTCTTGATTTTGTAACATGAAGAATTGTTTTAATACCTACAATAAAGTCGATATATTGAACAAACTCTTTTTTATCATTAACAGCCATAAGTCTTACAGATAATCCATATGGTTGTAATTCGTTTACTCTCTTTGCATCTCTATCAACCATTCTAGGAGTATTTAATTCCTTAGTTGTTTTGAATGCAGTTTCTTGTGATTCTGATTTATTAGCGTTATCAACGATACTGCGAAGAATATCTTTCTTCATATCATCTTTTTTAGCTTCTGTAATAGGGAATGGTTTAAGATCAAATTTTGCTAAATGATCTTCAAATTGCTCTTTATTAGATTCCATTACATCAGAATTAATAACTGATTCTTTGAATGCAACAGCGAACATGAAATCAGGACTTACATATAATTTATAATCTCCATCATATACACGTTCCATAATAGTCTCGTACATATCATCAGGTACAGAAAGATTAGGGCATTCTGATTCCATAAATGAACGTAATTGAGCACGTTCTTCATTTTTTCGATTTAATGCATCCTCATCAATAACTGATTCTAACTTGATATTTTGATGAAGTCTCTTCATATAATCAAGAGGACTTCTGTCAATAGTAATATCAATAAGTGGATTAGAAGCGATAACAGTTTGAACGAATGATGCATAAACTCTATCCATATTTTTTGTGATGACAGATGCCATTGAAAGTGGAATAGAATCTGCCACAATAGATGGGAATTGACATGTAGTGCCTTTAGCTCTACGTGAGATGCTTTGGGTATTTAAACTTTTAAGCTCATCTAAATCCTGTGCCAAGTTTCTACCCTTTCTTGCAAGTGAAAAAATTTCATTAACAAGAGACATCAGTATTCCCTCCTTTCTTTTATTGATAATTTAACATAATGTTTTTCCATGTATTTTCTATAGCAAAAAATAAGATAGGTAGAATTAACTACCTATCTTATTTAAAATATACTAATATGATATGGATACAGGGAATGATGTTGCAAATCCCCAGTAACTTGATGTTGAACCTGTTCCTAATGCAACAGCATCAATATTACCATTGTAATCTATCATAATTTGTATGTATCCACCAGATATACTACGTGCTGTACCGATTGTTACAAATCCACTAGTTGGTCTATAATTTTCCGGTAATGTTCCAAGACGTGTATATTCAGTTGAGACATTAGTAATAGTAACTGTACCTAATGAATTCCCTCTTACAAAAACAATATTTCCAAGTTTACAATATTCAACCTTATTACCTAGATTTATCCAACCCGCATATAAAGATGGGTGGAATATATTTATGTCTGCTACATTTTCTAACAGTTCTTGTTGGTTGCAGTTTTGTTAAGTAAGATTTCTGTAATCAAAGGAAATTATCGATAACTAGCGAAAGTTAACTTAACAAAATTGGTTCCTCCCCCTCCTATTTCCATGTTATTCTAATACCAATACCACATACATTATTTATTATAGCTCCAGTCCCATTAGCACCATCAGTATCACAATAAATATAGAATCCACCAACTTCATCAAGTCCTATATATTTATAATCAAGTTCAACTGGACCGGATCCAGGTATATTGATTGCTACTAATTCTAAGTTAACTTCATCATGTGTAAAAGGTATTCTAATACTTGTTGAACGTATATATCCATTATAACTATGTCCAAATGCAACATAAAATCTACAATAATCTTTAGCGTCATTAGTTTTACTTATAAATGAGTCTCTATATACTTCCCAAACTTGTTGGTTGCAGTTTTGTTAAGTAAGATTTCTGTAATCTTCGTAAATTATCGATAACTAGAGAAATTTAACTTAACAAAATTGGTTCCTCAGCTCCTTACTTTATTCAATAATGATATATTATTTTTATATACAAAAAGGAGGTATAAATTAAATGACTAATGTAAAATCAGCTTTTATCGAAGGGGAAGAAAATTTAGCAAAAAGAAGTAATTTTCCAGATAATCTAAATCGGGCACTTATGGAAGAAACAAAAATAAAAAATGATAAAATTAATGAATCTGATTTAGAATTAGTACCAGAAATACTTGATACTTATTTTAGAGATGGATGGACTATTCCAATTAAAACTATCAAATTACAATATAAATATAAAATGAGTTTACCAGATATCTGTAAAATAGTAGGTATTAAAAATGATAAAATCTCATATGTTATGATGAATGGATTAAAATACATACTTACTATTTTAAAGTATTATGTTAAAGATGGTAAATTAACAACAGAACCACCAAAACTAAAAGATTATACATTTGAAGAGTTCATAAATTTCCCTGTTGAAAGATTTAGTTTAACAACAAGACCACATAATTCACTTAAAAGAGGAAATATCAATTTTCTAAAAGATTTTATTGCGTTATATACTAAACGTATGGATACAAATCCATATACGATTTTTACTTGTCCAGACGAAATGAATACTATGGATTTAAAATATTTAAATCTTAGAAATCTTGGTATTATATCTTATAAGGAAATTTATGAAAAATTTGATTTAGAGAATTTGGGTAAACTAATGTCTAATGATAAGAAAGAACTAGAAGTACAAGGTGTTTTAGAAAAAACTGGGTGGGACACATTTGCATCAGAAACTTTAATTGATGAGTTAGGTCTTCCAAATCATATGGTGTTATCATTACATAATAGATTTGGTGTTAAAACAGTTGAAGACTTTGTTAATGCTTGTTATGTACCAAATATGCATTTACAATCTTTAATGTATACTGGGTATATATCACCTGGATTTTCAAATGAAGAATATCACTTATTATATACTGCTTGTAGGTTATACGTATTTAAAGGTTCTAAAACAGAAATGAAATTAAAATCATTTGACACAGAATTAATGTATTCAAAAGTAAATATAAAGAATACAGCATTTCCTTATAATTTACTATGTGATGTAACATGTGAAGAATACAGTTTCTATATAAAAGATAATTTACATATTGATGAAAATTATTACAAAATTATCAGAGCGATAACTGCTATTTACGAAACAAAAGATGTATTCACAAATTTAAATTGTAATGGTATTTATGAAGATATTCTCAAATTTATAAAATTAAGATATATTGATAAATTGACATTACATGAAATTACAATAAAAATGTTTGAAGGTGAAAATCCTCCAAAATACACATTTTTAAAAATAATTTGTTTAATGCGTAACACTCTAGATCTTATGAGAAGTTTACTTTAAAAAATAAAGAAGGATGAGATTAATTTCTCATCCTTCTTTTTTTTGAAGTTTTAAGCTTCTATACTGATTTTAATTGTTTTACCTTCAGATACGATGTCACAGGTATATAGACTCGTAGAGTCAATCTTATTTTTTAAAGACTTGGTGGTGTCTTTTAGATTTACCCCTTTTTCCATTGTCATATCGACAACTAATGAAGTATCTGAGGAAAATTCATATTCTAAAGATTGAATTGAATCTGATAGATCTTCTACCAGTCTATAAAAAAGTTTAAATTTTTTATATTTCTTACATATCACATCATAAAGTAAGTCAATATCATCACCTACCATAGATGCTGCGAATGTAGTCATTCTTCTTTCCATATTACTTTATACCTCAACATCTTATTTGATTTTAACGAATATTCATAATTTGATTTTGAATATTCTGTGATTTACTTTTCTTACTCAATTCTTCTTGAGCTTTGTTTTGTTCTTCCAGGCGACGCTCTTTTGCTTCTTTTAAAAGTAAAAGAGTTTTATAAGGAATTTTATTCAGTATATCATCTAGAGACAATGACCCTTTGAACGTCTCTAGAAATACATCTAGAGTCTTGGCAGCGATTCTGGATCGATTACTGTATTCCCCTGTTCCTGGTACCGTTGAAAAACCTCTTCATCGATATCAATAGCAACTCTTTCAGTGTGGGTCTTACAATGTGGACAAACCACATTTTCGAGTGCAAATTGATAGAAGTAGTCTTCTTCAGTTTGTCTCATGATATTATAAATGATATCATAATCAATCATTGGTAAATTGTAAATGATATCACAAATATCTTCGATATTATCATTTCTAAGTGTGTATTCACCATTTTCTTGGAAGTATACTGCACTTACATAATGAGTAGCCATTGAAATAGCTGCTCTACATCTTACATCATCATTCTTATATTTTTCAGCCATCAATGTCTCAAGATTATTGATGTACGGAAGTACATAATGAATAGTTTCAAAAGCTGAACGTAAACCAACTTCAATAGCAACACCACTTCCTGGAAGTTTGATAATTTGCTTTTCAATAATTGAAGATTTATTGTGATATTCCATTGCTTTTTCACCACTAAGACTTCCTGTAGTTTCCATAATCTCTAAGAATCTAGGGCTTAAATCTTTAATAAGTAAAAGATTTCTTGGACTGAATGATTTTGTAAATGTCTTTTTACAACCTTCTGCACCACATGAAAGATTAATCTCTAAAGTTTCTGGATTTGTTGCAATGTAAATTCCATATGTAGCAAGGTCCAAATCTCTAATAGAGAAGTTTCTTAAGAAGTCATCATATGTTGGAAATAATCCAATTGATGATTCTACAATAGCATTATAGATAACTGATAATTTTCTGTTTAAAGTATCAACATCTGTAATTTCACTACTAAGAGTTAGATTAGTAAACTCACCAAATGTAAGTCCTCTAATTTTTGCTCTAAATCTAGATGCAACAAATGTCATCGTAGCTGCTTCTCCAATATTTTGATGCATATTGGTTGTGTATGTTTTCATGAAGTTTTCGTCAGGTCTTCTAACTCTACCAGTATCTACATTGATTTTATTTAAAAATACTAATTCAATTGAATTAGATTTAGAAAGTTTTTCTCTTTCTTCCTCAGTAAAATCAATAATAGTTGTTGTATCTGGTTTAATACCAGTTTTATCAATAACAACTTTTGTTTCTGAAACTTCAGTTTCTGGTGCAACTGTAGATTCAGGATTTTTAACAACCCTTTCAATAGGACTATTAAATTGTGAAGTTTCCGATTTAGCACGGAATAATCCACCATCGCCAATAGTTCCATCTCCATTAGCAACAACTGTATCAGGTGTAATATCAGAACCTAATACTTCATCTTCATCAACCTTATGGACTGCGCCACTAGATACCTTATTAGCATCTTTAATTTGGTCGATATCAAGTTCATCAAGTTTATGCATGAGTTCAGCCATTTCGATGTCTGATTTAGGCACTTCTGTAACAGAAACCATTTTTGCTTTTTCAATCATAACATCCATTTCTCTGAGAGTTTCTTTTACAGCTTCTTCTCTCTCATCTGTCATTGACCCACCATTTTTAGCACCATCATCATCATTGTTTTGAATGATTAAACCTTTTCCACGTGCTTCCTGCATTTGTTGTAGTGGTGTTTTTACTACTTGTCTTAACTCTTCTTGATCAGAAGGTGTTTCTGATTTTGTAGTAGTAGCATTTCTAAATAATGCTTCAACGTCAAGATTTGTATCCTGAGTAATTTTTGTTTCACTCATATTTTAAACTTCCTTTCTGTTTAATTTCTTATTAAATTATTCATCCGCCCATGTAAAATTATATTTAATCTGTTTACCAGATTGCATAATTCCTATAAGCAGACTTTTACTTGTTTTCTTAATAATCGTCGGTATTTTAAGTAATAATACCGGTGTATCTACATCATTTGCATCTTTTAATACAGATTTGATTATATCAAATTCCCCATTTTTTACAACTTGAGTAAATGAAGAGCACGTAGATATTAGTTCATTTTTTAATTCACTCTCATCTATATCATCATAAAATGACATGACTAAATCTGGAATATTCATACCAAAATTAGGCATTGTTGGATAAGAGCCTGGTTTTGCAAAAAGAACTGCTAGTATATTTCTAGCAAGAGTCTCTGTTTCTGAATATGATTTCGGAGTACCAAAATTACTGGTTCCGAATGCAGGATCAAAACTCATATTTTTATACCAACCTTTCTTATTCAAGTGTATTTTTGATAATAATTTATTGAAAAATAAGAGAATACAAATAATTTGTATTCTCTTATTCATATTAAAATATTGTCATTGTAATTAATATTATACACCTATAGCTTGCCATAATATACCATATCTAAATCCTATAGATTGGACTCTAACAGAAAATATCATATGTGCATTATCTAATGCAGTAATCCAAATATTTTCATTAGAAAATCCTGTTAAATTCAAAAATGATACAACAGGGGTTGTATTAAATGGTTGTTTAAAACTTATTTCAAATGGATACCATGCATGGGCATCAAGATCTGATTGTGTATTAGCTGTCCAATACACATGTCCCCTTTCTATATGAGATATTCCGAAATTAATAACCATCTCACTTTCTAATTCACCAAATGTATAATTCCATGATATTGCATGCTCTATATCTATTAACATCTCTTCTTGGTTGCAGTTTTGTTAAGTAAGATTTCTATAAACATCGGTAATTATCGATAACTAGAGAAATTTAACTTAATAAAATTGGTTCCCCTCTCCCTCTATCACCTACTTACTAAATACCGAATGCATTCCATATTACTCTGTAATCAAATCCATTTGTCATAGTTCTTATAAAAAACGTCATTCCACCTCTTGAAACTGATTGCACCATTACATTTTCATTTGAAAAATAGGAGTGTTGATTTATTGTAACACATGGAATACAGATAAAAGGTTGCTTAAATGTTATTTCAAAACCATGCCATGGATTTCCATCAACATTAGATGGTGTACAACTGACTACACCTCTTTCATAATGCCAAATACCAATATTTGTAATTTCTCCATAATCTGTTATAATTTCAGAATTATATGATATAGCACTCTCTATATCCAATAACATCTCTTGTTGATTGCAGTTTTGTTAAGTAAGATTTCTGTAAACATCGTAAATTACCGATAACTAGAGAAAGTTAACTTAACAAAATTGGTTCCCACCCATCAATTTAAGTTCAATGATACATTATTTATATAGTAAGGAGTTCAAATATATTAATCACCAATAATAAATAAAGCGAGGTGACAGATATGTTTGATTTTAATGAATTTAATAGATTGAAAAATGAATGTGAAGGATATGATATTTATCCTTCACATTCTTCAATCAAGTTCGGTTCTATTAAGTTAGGTTCTTACGAATCTGATAAACTCGATAGAACCATCAATCACTTAGGTCAACTATATAAAAAGACCTATGGTATAGATTAAAGGAGTTTTAAACTCCTTTAATTTTTTGTTATATTTTTAGTTAATTATACAGAATAATCATCTTCTGTATAATACATTATAGTTGTATGAAATTCACCATATATATCAGAACCAGTATTTTTCCCATAAACAGTAATAGTATTATTTTGTACCAGTATTCTACAGTACCCACATATAATAGATCCATCATAAATAAATACAGGTTCAAAAACCATGAATTTAGGTTTATAACCATCTGGTATATCACTAAATGTAAGAGAAGATGCATTACCGATATATCTCAATTGTAATTCTACAAAATTTCCAATTCTGAAAAAATATGATGTTTGATTATTTATTAAAATTTCATGTGTATAAAGTTGTTGGTTGCAGTTTTGTTAAGTAAGATTTCTGTAATCAAAGGAAATTATCGATAACTAGAGAAATTTAACTTAACAAAATTGGTTCCCTACTTTATTCAATAATGATATATTATTTTAGTGATAAAAATAATATGGAGGAAATATTATGAAAATTCTTGTAAGCATTAGTGTAGTAATTATCATTATCGGTGCAATTACATATCAAAACTGGTCTTATAAACAATTTGGAATTCGTTGTAAAATCAATGCTAAACATCCAAATTGGAAACCATTTTGTTGTGAAAACTTTTTAGAAAGTGACCCACAATGGTTCATTGATAATGGATATGAAAAATATGTAAGAAAGAAAATAGTTAAAAAACTTAAAAATAAGAATAGAGTATAGACTCTATTCTTATTTTTTTATATTTATGGAAGAATTTCTTCTACTGGTTCTTCTTCATGTTTATCTTCAGCAATACCAGTCTTATTAAATTCTTTAACTACTTCTTTAATAATATAGAGAAGTAATGGTGTAATAAAGAACATCTCTAAATTAGCATCAAGATTAATTAATTCTTCATTTAAAGTTAAATCGATATCATAGATGCTAATACTATCATTTCTAATAAATTTTTTGATAAGTTTTAAATACTTAGATTCAGTAGGTCCATTCAGTTTAATAGTATTAATCGTCATATCAGGGAAAATTCTATATGGATTACTCATTCCAATATCTGATGGAATATCTACTATATAAACATTTTCATCTGACCATCTATAAAATCCAGACTCTTTTCTGTTAAAACCATTTATAGTTGTATAATAAAATGGTTTTATTAAAGATACATCTCTTCTTTCAAAAAATCTATAAATACTTCTTTCATATTTAAGTGACTTCTTATTATCAATTATATGATTTTCTTCTAAAAAAGTAGTTGTGATTACATTTTTCTTTTTTAGTAATTCATGCTTATTGATAAAATGCGACATGTAGGGATCATATAAAGAAAACCCACCAGGCATCTCACCTAATAATGAATTATATCTTTCACTATAAAAGATTGACATATATAATGAAGTCATATCATTATATAACTTATCAATCTTATCTAGTTGCTCTTTAAAGTCAGATTGAATAATACATTTATTTTCAGAACCAATATTTTCTAAAATGCAAGTATAATTATCATAAACCTGTTTATTCAAACTATCTCTTCTACCATCATCAATAGAATCTAACTTAAACATGATTTTATAAAAATTATCAGTTCTAATATTATCATTTACGATTTCTGTAATTCTAAAAATTACATTATCTCCTACATATTTGATTATGAAATAATCATTAGGAAGTGGTTTAATTGTATTAGGTAAAATAACTGCTTCACCTTCATATGAACCATCAATACCTAAATCAGTATCTTGCCACTGTGCTAAGATTGCTTCTAATCCATATATAGGAAATTTTTCAATTTTTTGAAATCTAAGAGGAGATGATTCTCCTATAAAACTTTCAACATCATTAAATCCAGCATCATTTGTGGATTCATTTATATTTATATGATAATACGTAACAAACGTAGGAGTTTGTTCGATAAATCTGGCTATAGGACTATTTAATCGTTGATCTAATAACGAGACGCTATCTTCAACCAACTTTTCTTCACTAATTAGAAAAGCCATATATTTACCCTCCTTTTAAAATAATTATAATAATGTCTTTATTATTTTTAATCGCTGATATATTATTTATTTAGAAAATGAGGTGATTTATATGAATAAAATCAATATGGGTTCAATATATGGTGTTATGCTTGATAGAGGAATTGATTTTGATGACCCAGTTAAATATTATTTTCCATTTAATGATAAAATATATGAAAGAAATACACTTCCAAATATGAATTATTTAAAAACATTTGCTTATATTAATGAGCTTATATGTAAAGATTTAATTAAGACGATTACTATACCATGTTATACTGAATCAATTTATGTTATGGATGAAGCTTCATATATTAATGATAACCGTATAAATATTTTTCAAAGAGCTAAAGAAAATAATCTTGGTCTTAGACTTACAAGTACGGCTTTGGCTAATTATAGAGAGGTAAATTTAATAAAAGAAAAGCATACTATGGATAATATAATAGATATTTATGAGTATTTATATGATCAAATTGAATGTATGGGTATTACAAATAATACAGGAGGATTATAAAATGATTTTAAAAAATTTAATAAATTTGGTTAATCCTTCATATCATGAAGATCATTTAATATCTTTTACATATTCATTCGACCCTAAAAAAGAAAATATAGATTATAATTCTAAAACAACTGGTTCATTATTAACACTTGGAAATAATCTTACTTACCTCACATCACAAACAATACCAGAATTTGGTCTTATTGAAACACCATCTGTTGTAACTTTTATTATACAAAGATATGTTAAATTTTTAAATACAAGAATACAACCTGAAATATCTGTTGATAATATAAATAGTTTTGTAGAATTTTTGACTGGTGAACGAATAGAATTTAATGTGATATTAGAACAACAAGATTATTTTATGATTGATTTTGAAATATCAAAATTAAATAAAAGGATAGAAAATAGATAAAAAAATAAAGATGGTTTTAAAACCATCTTTATTTTTAGTCTTCGTTATCGTTTTTAATTTCTTCAGAAAATGCTAATTTAGAAAGGTCAATTTTTCCATATTTTTTACCTTTCTTTTTTCTTTTCTTTTTCTTCTTCTCATTCTTTTCAAGACGTTTAGTTATCTTTAACTTATCTTCTGGTGAAACAACTTCTCCAGAAATAGCATCTGCTAAGTTTCTAGGAGACCCATTAGAATAAGTACCGAATAACATCTTTTGAATGTCTTTGTTTTCACTGATATGTTTTTCTGCTTCAGTGACAAAAGAAGCACCTGCTTTAATAATTGATGAGAGTTTACCCATATTATTTTACCACCTTTCAATTATTCATATTAATAATATATCAATTAAATATGAAATTGAAAGTTGATTTTTTTGTAAAAATTATCTCCAAACAAAATAAACAATACTAACATTAAAAACACCAGAATGATTAGCATCAAAATATAAATAAACTGTATTATTTTCTCCTCTTCCATCAGTTACAGTTATTCTAGGAGAAACAAGTTGAGCATGTACTGTACATACTGCTCCAGCAATCGAACGTCCTGTTAAATGTGTTATAACTTCAGGACTTTGATAGTATACTTTACCATCTGTAAAATTTATATCAGCATTTACAATAAATATATCTACATTACTTGTATTATGTAAACCTGTAATGATCTCTTCTTGGTTGCAGTTTTGTTAAGTAAGTTTTCTGTAATCTAAGGAAAATCTCGATAACTAGAGAAAGTTAACTTAACAAAATTGGTTCCCCATCCCCAAGCTCTCTCAAAAAAGTAAATATACATATGTAAATGATATATTATATATTTGAAATAAAGATTTTAATAAAAAATATAGATGACATAATAGTGATTTTAAGGAGGGAATTAGAATGATAAAAGTAAATAGCGATGAAAGTTATTTAGGAAAAGATATTAGAGAGTGGTGTATGAATAAAACAGAAGATTCTAATGCAATAGAAATTAGAGAGAAATACTATTCTGACGAGGTGAAATTTAAACCAAGCGATAAGGTTTATTACTTTGTGGATTATATAAGTGCAAGTCAGTCATATAAAGAATGTGGAAGCCTTAATATGTACGGCTACAGATTAACTAGAGATTTAGATAAATCACCAAGAAAACCAAAGTTAAAAAAAGAAAATTTAACTTTCTTTCAATGGTTAAATATTTATGAACTTATGGTAAAGAAAGAATTTAAAGATTTACCAAAATATAAACAAGATAATTACAAAAGAGAATTTGAAATGTTTAAGGCTGGAATAAGTCAATATAATAGATAAAATAATGATGGAGAAAAAAGATGGAAGGATTTTATGTGTTAAAAAATACAAATACTGAAAAATATTACTCTGATGATAAAGATTTTATTGAACCAAATAAAAAGTTTGCGAAGAAGTTGAGAATAGGTCAAGCACAATCATTGCAACTAGGATTTAATAGATGGAATAAAAATCCTAACATTGTTATTGAACCAGCAGAGTAATTCATATGAGGAATCGGTATGAGAAAATCAATTATTACATTGGTAAAAGAATATGATACAGAATGGAATTATTTTTATTCTGAATATCAGAACGGAAAAAGAATTAATAAATTTTCCTTTGAGGAGGTACAGAAATTAAGAAAAACAAAAATGGTTGTGATAGTTTAATTTTTAAATAATAATTTTATTGTGTTAAAATATAAATATCTAAATATAGAAACTTCCAGGCAAAAAAAAAATGAAAGAAAGAGTAAACTCTTTCTTTTTTACCTTTCTATTATTTTTTACTTTAAAACAAAATTATAAATTAAAAATTAAAAGAAAGGTGGAATAATTATGAGTAATAAATTATTCATTATCACCGGTCATGGTGCTGGTGACCCTGGTGCTTGTGGAAATGGTTACCAAGAGTATGAAAGAGTTCGTACATTGGCAAAACGTTGCAAAGCACTTGGTGGAGATAACGTAATGGTTTCAGAAGAAAATAGAAACTATTATAAAGATAACGGAATTACTAATTTGACACTTTCTAAAGACTGGTTATTATGTGAATTCCATATGGATAGTAGTACGAGTTCATCTGCTAGAGGTGCTCATGTTATTATTTGGGGTAATTATAAAGCTGATGCCTATGATGAAAAATTAGCTGCATTCTTATCAGGAATTCTCCCAGGACGTAGTTCTACTATTGTTGGTAGAACCAATTTAGCAAATCCAAAGAGAGCTGCTAATAAGGGATATAACTACAGACTTATTGAAATTGGATTCATTTCAAATGCAACAGATGTAAGCATTTTCAATTCTAAAATGGATGAAATTGCTAAAGGTATTTTGGAATGTTTCGGTGTTGAACTTGTTCAAAATGTAGTTGTTCAACAACCAACAAATCAAAATTCACAGTTATATCGTGTTCGTAAAACATGGGAAGATGCTAAATCACAACTTGGTGCTTATGCAAATCTAGAAAATGCTAAAAAGAAATGTGATGAAAATGAAGGTTATTCTGTATTTGATGCATCTGGTAAAGTTGTGTATACAAAAGCAACAACTTCTACAACGACTGATATCATTTACAGAATTCGTAAAACATGGGCTGATGCAGGTTCCCAAAAGGGTGCTTACAGAAATCTTGAAAGTGCTAAGAATATTTGTGATCAAAACCCAGGATATTCTGTATTTGATGAAGATGGAAATGCAGTTTATACAAGTAAAGTAGAAACTACAACTCCTCCAGCTACAGAAGAACCTAAGGTTGAAGAACCGAAAGAAGAAGTGATTCAAAAACCAGAAGCTCCTGAAGCAGTTGATATTAGTCCTCTTAAAGGATTTACTAAAGAGCAATTCATTGAATATGTTGGTTCTTTAGCTAAGACTGATATGGCTAATACTGGTATTCTTGCATCAGTTACAATTGCTCAGGCTATATTAGAATCTGCATGGGGACAATCTGAATTGTCTCTTAAAGCAAACAACTTATTCGGTATGAAATCTACACTTTCTGGTAATACGTGGCAAAGTGCATGGACTGGAGAGATTTATGCTAAATGGTCAAATGAAGAAGTAAATGGACAAATGGTTCCATATTATTCTGACTTTAGAGCATATGCTACAGTAGCAGAATCAATTGCTGACCATAGTGCATATCTTTGTGGTGCTAAGAAAGGTAGTGTATACCGTTATGAAGGTTTAATCGGTGAAACTGATTATACCAAAGCAATTCAACTTATTAAAGATGGTGGATATGCTACAGATAGTGCATATGTATCAAAAGTTGTAAATATTATTGAAACTTATAAATTATATGAGTTTGATATTGATGATAAAGATGAAGAATCTGAAAATCAAGAATTTACAGAAAATGATAAAGTTGAAGAAACTCCAGAAATGGATCCAGTAGTAGATAATGAAAACGATGTTGTTGAAAATGAACCTTCTGATGAAGAGGAAGAAAATATTCCTGAACCAACACCAGAAGAACCAGATGATGAAAAAGCAAATTTAATTGCTAAATTTATCATTAATATTTTCAAAGCATTAGTTAAAATTCTTGCTGGTTTATTCAAAAAATAAAAATAAGATACCTAGTAGAAAAATCTACTAGGTATCTTTTAAAATGAAATTATATTTGTAAAACTCTCAGTTTCTCTATTTATACCATTTTTCTTATATCCTGTTGATACACAGTTTAATTTAAGTAAATCTGTAACTGATTTAAATGGTGCTAAAATAGTTCCTATAACAGAACCAAAATCTATATATGGTTTTACCCATTCAGGAATAGAACCATTTGATGGTATTGCTAATACTTGCATACCTTTTGAGTTAACTGTTAGTTTTCCATTTTTTACTGCCTTTGTAACAAATATTCCTGATTTATCATTAAAAATTTCATTACAAATAGTATTATATATTTCAGGTTCTTTATTTTTTAAATCTTTAATATCTTCCTCTCTAAAGATAGTAAGTTTTAACATTTTTACTTTAGAAGGTAATTCAATTGGAGTATCAGGATAAATACTATTCCAAGCTAGTACACCTCTAATAGATTGCTCAGAACCTGGTTCAGCATAAGCAGATAATTCTTTAGCATTAGCAATTGGTAAATATGTAAGATTTCCACATTGAATATCTTCCATAATATCTTTTTCTAATACTCTAAGTTCTTCTCTTAATGCTCTAACATCAATTTTGTCTGCTTTAAGTAAATAATCTTCTGATAATCTTGTATAAATTTCTTCACAAATATCAGAAGTGGTCGATTTCTTGAAGTCAAAGCCTTTAATATCAGTTTTAGGAGGATTAAGCAAGTTACCCTCTCTTAATTTAAATAAAGACATATATCTTTTTTTAACTTCACTGATAATAAGTCTTCTCATAAAAAACTCGTTCTTCATATTAAAACGAGGTCTAAATTCTTCTGGTATATTTGAACACTCTCCATAGTAAAGTAATATATCTGTTACTACCTGTGTAAGTGTATATGTTATAGTATTGATAATTATAAACTCTTTATTTTCTTGTGCTTTATCACATTCATTAGCAAAATTATTAAGAGCAAATTCCATCCACTCATCTAATGCTAAAATATTAGAGTCTGTATCAATAACCATTACAGTTTTACGACCAAAGTTTTTAAGTCTATAAATTCTATCAAAAACTAAATATCTTGTATATACATATTTCATATAAATAGATGCTAATTCTTTTACTTCATTTTCAATAGTTTTAGGTATTGAGTTAGGGTCCATGAATGCTTCATTACAAGCAAATGAATTATAATCATTACCTGTTTTAAATTTACCTCTAAATTCTGGAGGAATTAAAGTTTCCCAATCATCTCTTTTAGAATCTTTTTTACTAAGTACTGGATATACATTAGTTTTTTCCATAATTAATTTGTTTAATGTAAGTACATAACTATGGTCTCTAGTAAATTCTTCTAATCTATTTCTATAATAGATTCTTGTAAGTTCATTTTCTGAAAGATTTGTTAAATAATTCCACAACGGTTCTTCATACGAATCTTTCCATTCTAAAAACATATCTTTCATTTTATTATAAACTTCATAAATATTATGTTTTAAAACCCACCCATCAGTTTCAGGATCCTCTTCAATTTGTTTAACTACTGTATTTAACCAATGAATACATTCATTAAAATCTAAAAATAAATAGTTATCAGCTATAAATCCTTCAAATGTTGAATAGCATGTACTTATAACTGACTGTGCAGTTGATGTTGTAGCTCCACCACTCCATTTAGAATAGAATGCTGATGCTGGCATACCTGAAGCTCCATAGTATGAGTTTGCATTAATCTTTTGGATTTGTTGTGAAAGATCTAAATCTTTATATTTAGGAGATGTTATATCTTCAATTTTAAACATCTCTTTCTTTAAAGCTTTACGTTTTTTAAGCATACCATCTAACATGTTAGCGACGGGATTTTCTGCTTCATATTGATTCTTATAAAAAGTTCCATTACCTGCAACAAGTGGCTTATTATCAATAGCCCAATCCATTATCGTAAGTAATGTAGAATCTTGTGTTTGTCTTTTAAAGTTATTATCAATTACAACAGATGGATTAGAAAATCCATCTTTCATTTCATCTTTGACTAATTTTGATAAGTCATCTTCATCCCAATTGGGATTCATTTGCATCAAACTTTCTACTGCATCTTTCTGATACAGTTCTAAAAAAGAACTCTTCATAAATAAAAAATCCTTTCATTATAATTAGCATTTTGTTTTTTAGAATATTCGAAACTATAATTATAAAATGAAAGGAGATATTAACTATGTCAATTAATATTTCAAAGAAAATGCTAGAGTTGTATGATGTTTTTAAACGTGATAATAGTTTAGGTGAATTTTCTGATGGATATCATACTTTCAATGAATTATATCATCATAGAGCTTTATTATTTGCTACTATTTGTAAAATGTTTAAAGATAAAGCATGGAAATCAAAACTTCATGATACAGGTGATATGTATGATGGTATGTTTATTGTAGGTATTGAAACACCAGAAGGGCAAGCTACATATCATTATGATATTGATCCTTATTGGGATAAATTTGATGTTAAAGAACTTGACAAAGCACCTAAATATGATGGTCATACACCTGAAGAAGCATTAGAAAGAATTTATAAACTAGTTGATTAACGTCAACTAGTTTATCTTTTGTATTAATATATTATTTTAATATGAAAGAAGGTGAAATTAATGGTAGATCATCCATTTTATTATGATAGCTTACATTCATTAGATATATTAGGGATATCACAAGAACCAGATTTTGATACTTATACTGAAAATAAAATTCAACTATTTGATGATGATTCATTTGATCCTGTAAAAGAATATACTGAACAACCAGATGGTGATCCAACAAAGATAGAATTATTGCTTAATATAACAAGTTTTGAGCATCATTCAAATGCTTACTTTTTATACGAAAATTTATTCTTAAAATTTCCAAGTGAGTATCATGATATTTTAAAATCTATAATATCACTAATAGCTTTTACATCGATTAGATTTAGTGAAACTGATTCTTTTGATATGAAAGAATATGCCGAAAATTTTAAAGTGAATAAAAATGAAATTCTATCATATTTTAATAGATACTCATATGCAATTGATAATTTTACTACTGCAGACTGGCATATTGGTATGTTATTATCAGATACAAATATTCATTGGTTTGAAGATATTTTGGAAAAAGATGAATTTGTAATTGGATTTAAGGTTTTATTCAATAGAAAATTTACAGAAAAAGAATTTTATACTTATAGAAATTATATAATAGATTGGTTATATAACGAGCTAGCAATATTTATTCCAACTAATTTATTATATAATGACTATGAAACAGATACAATTTATGAATGGACATATGGTTAGGAGGTGTTAATATGGATAGTGTTAATATATTGACATGTGAAAATATAACAGGATTTAGAGACTTTTATTATGATGGATTTAGTAATATATTCGAATTAAGAGATAATAAGATATTCGATACGTGTTATGGAATTTATATTTTAGATCCTAACTCAGGAATAACACCAAAAATCTGGGAACAACATAAATATTTATATCCAAATGTAAATTATATCAATTTTAAAAAAGAATCATTAAAAAATCAACTAACTAAAATTGAACTTGATAGAGTTAAGTTATTTTATGCATATATGCTTTTAGAACCCGTATCCCATAGTAACTTTTTAGAAATGTGTAAAGGAAATAGATTAGATCCTAAAAATTATAAACAGGTTTTAAATTTTATATTTGATTATGTATTTTCATCAGAACCTAGTCAAAATTTCTTATTAGCATATTTCTTAGATAACCTTGAATATCCATATGGTAGAAATTATGATGATTATAACAAGATTCAAAAATTTTTAAGTATATTAAATTTAGAATGGTGTAAGTATCAATTAGCAGTATATGATATCATTTATCCAGATGATTTGTTTACATCATTTTCTATATTTGATGGGTATATGGATGAAAGTTTCGGTTCTAATATAGAGCATAATACAATTGTAGGTCCGTCATATGATAATCAGTATGATATAATAAATAGACTTACAATATACGATTACAATACATGTCAAACATCTTCTGATGAATAGATAATCTGTATGATTGAAATAAGAAGGATTTTTACATATCCTTCTTATTTTTTTACATATTTTTCTTGCACATTTATATAAAATATAAATAAAAAGAAAGGCGGTTTGTATTATGTTGCAATTTAACGGTATACAAAATTCGTCAGATCTTGCATCATATAATGCTGAAGAACAGGTTAAAACAACAACCAATATATCAAAAAAAGATGATTTGGCATCTAGTATAGTACATAAATTTTTAGAAAGCATTCTTGCAGATACATTGACGAATGACGAACCAGTGAGTTTCTATGAATATGAAGTAGATGACTCAGTAGATTTAAAACAACTACAGTACACAGTCGACACAATAATTTATTCAATTTTCAATAAAAACCTTTTTGCATTACCTGATGTATTTTATAGTCCAGCGAATGATGCAAAACCAATCAGCAGACTAGTAATTCATTCTCCTAATACAATAAAATCTATTATGAGATCAGATGAAAGATTAGAACGTGAAGTATCTGAATTTTTAAATTCAAATTTATCAGTTCTTAAATCCGGACATCCTATAACATTTACGGGGTTTGAACATGTTGTTAGTACACTTCCTTATGCATATGCTGAAAGTAGAAGTAGTTCAATTGTTAATAATTTGGATTGTAAAGGTTATACGACACATTGGGATAATACGACTATGTATTTAACTATATCCGTTAAATAATTATAGATTTATATACTAAGAAAACATTACTCTAAATATTCTAAAAGAAAGGAATATAAAATTATGGGAATTATTAATTCTGGATTACAATCCATAGCAGAAGAACGAGCAAGAGCTATTGGTAAAATAGAAAGAATTAGTTCAGAGGTTACAGAATCTGTTGCAGACGAATTAGTTGAAACAGCAACTTCTGGATTAATGATGGAATCTGCAGAAGGAGAATTGACTAATGAAGAGCTTGAAGAACTTCTTAGAGAACTCCCTGATGATGCAGAACTCGAAAAAGAGGAAATTGCAAGAATCCTTGCTTGTGATGATGAAGATATTGACATTGACGATATCGTTGGTGTTGTAACAAATGCCGAATAAGGAGGAAACGTAAAATGTCAACAGTGTTGAATAGTAATTTTAGAAGATGTGATATACTTACAAATGGACCATTAGCAGAATTAAATTTTGTAGTTGGTCCAGTTTATAATTGTAAGTTGACAACACCACAGATTATAAAATTAGTTAAAAATGGAAAAATCGTAAAAGAGATTAATCCATCAAATCCAAATGAAAAGGTTCAATTAACAGTTTTGACATGTCAAAAGTCTCCATTCAATCGTGGAGATGTTAAAACACCTGCAAATAATCAGGTTGAAAAAGTAGTTGAACCTGAAAAACAGCAGGTTATTAGTGAACCTGAAAAAACAATTCTTGTTGAAAAAGAAGATGAAAAATCTACTGATGAACAAGAAGAAAAACTTGACGAATTTCAATTATTCTTAAGAGATGCAGGTTTAACTGCAGAAGAATATAGAAAACTTTCTAGACAAGAAAGAAGAAGAATTCGTGAAGAAGTATCAAGCAAAAAACATGCCGAGCAGGAACAGAAAGTTAGCGAACAAATCGCAGAAACTGTAACAACTGAAGTACAGGAAGAAACACCGGTTACTATACCTGATAATCAATTTGTCAACGAAAATTCAGTTGTTGAGTCAGTTAGTACAGAAGAGGCTGTAATCTCTGCAGACATGTAAAAAATAAACCTTACTGATTTTATTCAGTAAGGTTTATTCATTTTCTATTCTATAATAACGGAGGTTGATTCTTCGATTGAGTAAACCTCTTCTTCATCCTCCCTTCTAACAATAATCATTTTTTGACCTCTTAAATTTTGCATAATCTAGTACCTCTCTTTTTCTTTTATTCATATTTATAATATATTCATAAATTTTCTCTGTTTTACATTTAATTTATTACTTTACAAAATATTAATCTTAAAAATTTTATTTAATAAGGAGGAAATTATCATGGCAGTTTCACGCTATGAAAGCAATTTCATGAATTATGTTTTTGATATTATGCAAAATGGCTTTTATCAAAAAAATGAAAGAACAGGAGTTGCTACAAAAAGAAGATCACATATGATCTTAGGAGTAGATTGTGCTGAAGAATGTCCAATCTTGAAATCAAAGAAAACATTTTGGAAATCATCTGTTGAAGAAGCATTCTGGATTTTCAGAGATGGATCAAATAATATCCATGATCTTAGACCACATATCTGGGATGACTGGGCAGATGAAAATGGTATCGTTGCAAAAACATATGGATACCAGATTAAAGAATATGATCAAGTTAATCGTGTGTTAAATGATTTAGCACGTGATTCTTCAACAAGACGAGCTGTTATTGACTTATGGAATAATGCAGATTTACCAGAGATGGCTATTACACCATGTGTATATACATCAGTTTGGGATATTGTAGATGGTCAGTTGAATGTACTTGTAACAAGCCGTTCATGTGACTTGTTAGTTGGTGGAGTATTTAATGTATTCCAATACACAGTTCTTAACAAATTATTTGCTCGTCATCTCGGTGTAAAACCAGGAATCTTAACATTTGTTGCTGCAGATGCATATATTTATGAAAATCAATTTGATGGGTGTAACCAGATGTTAAAACAATATCAGGTTCTTCTTGCAATTGGTATTCTTACAGATGAGTTAGGAAGAGTTCCTACAAATGAAGAATTCATTAATATCGTAAATGAAAGATCTTCTGTAGAATTATCAGATGAAGAAATGAAAAATCCAATGAATGTAATCAATAATGCAAGATTTAAATCAATCAAAGGTGTTATTGATACAACATTGGAAGTGGATCCTGAATTTAATTTTGTAGAGGTTTATGAATGTGAACCATCAATCAGAATTGATGAGGGGAATACAGATTTCTTTAAAACTGTTATTGAAGATATTCATGTTGACAACTACAAGAGTATGTCAAAAGTTGATTTTCCTGTAGCCGTATAAAATAAATGGAGATGTAGATTTTTCTACATCTCCATTTATTTTTATTTCCACCTTCCTATTGCTAATAAACTAACGGCTAATATAACAGATTCAGTATCATCTCCACCCATTGAATTCCAGCTACCAAAATATCTTAATTCTATCATATTAGAATAGTGAGTACAATCAGCTTGAACTAGGTCTGAATAATGCCAATCACAACTAGCACTGACTACAGGACGTGTATAAAATGTTATAGGCATTTCTATTCTCTTACTAACTACAAACATATCAGCCCAAGCATTTACTCTATTAGATGTATCAAATTGAATATCAGATCTTGAATAGCAGTATGCTAGACCATTTTCATATTTAACATACCCCCATTCACCATTTGTACCTTGTTCTTGATACTCTATAATTCGGTTGCAGTTTTGTTAAGTAAGTTTTCTGTAATTCTCGTGAATTATCGATAACTAGAGAAAGTTAACTTAACAAAATTGGTTCCACCCCTCTTATACCACCTTATCCACTCATATTTTTATCTTTAATAAAATGATACTAATACAGGAAACGTTCCTTCAGTAATACGTTTAAGGGTATACCTTTTTGTATTTGGGTTTATAACTATTTCTCCAACTCCACCATTATACTCTACTCTAAAAGTATGATTAATAGTACTATCATCCATCCATCTTAAAGGTATAAATGTTGTTCCTTGATATACATCATAACCATTCCATATTCTTAGTAATGCAAAATTTGCATTATATGGTATAGCGCCAGTAACACCAGTAGTACTAGTTGTATATACTGTCCCATCTGTTGATTTACTTATCATTAAATTAGGTATTATTTCTTGTTGGTTGCAGTTTTGTTAAGTAAGATTTCTGTAAACATCGTAAATTACCGATAACTAGAGAAAGTTAACTTAACAAAATTGGTTCACCCTCCCCTACTCCAACTCACTCTATAAATTTATATAAAAGTATCTAGTAGAAATTAATCTACTAGATACTTAAATTTTAAGGTTTTACTAATGCACCTTGCTTAGCAAGTTTTACTAACTTGAGATTCTGAGGACCAGAACCTGTATAATTTGAAATTCCATTTGCTACAGCAATTGGTTTTCTGTTAGCAGGTTTTCCACGATATTTAGCTGGAACTTTAATAGCTTCAAGAACTTCATCCAACTTAGTTGAACCACCTGTATATTTAGAATAGTATTTTGTTGTAGAAGCTGGTTTTGTTGTAGTTGTAACACCACTTAATTTATTAACCATAGCTCTAACTTCTTGATATGGATATGGGCATCCATGTGATTTTAATGATGCTTCTCTCACATCATGTCCATTTCCATGATCTCCTACTTTAACCTCATTAGCCCAATCTTCTAATGATTTTTCAGGCTCTGGAGTAGCAAGTGGTGCAGATACTGAAGGGGCTTCAGTAACTACTTGGTTTTGAACTGAGATTCCAAAGCATTCCAAAATACCTTTAGCAATATCTTCCATTCTTGTATTAAAGATATTTACATCTTCTGCATTTGAAATGAATCCAATTTCAATAAGTCTGTAGTTATATCCTTTTTCAGCAGCTCTCTTTGGATTTGCTAAATTAGTTCTACCAACTATTGTATTACTACGTCCTGGAAGAATTCCTGATAAAAATGCAGCTAATTTCTTGTCATATTCATCGGCTTCATAATTACCCCAAATAATAACATGGGCACCACGAGCACTTGATCTTGGATTTGAATCCATATGGAGTTCACAAAGTAACCAATCTTTAGATAAATTCAATTTTGTGATACCGTTATCTTTATAATAGTTTCTATCTTCTTCTGAGATCATTACTTGGTCACCACCAAGTGTTTTAAGTACTTTGGCTAAAGTACGAACTCTTTCATACTCTTGATAACCATTTCCACAAGCACCTGGATCACCAGCACCATGACCTGTAATAAAGAATACACCCATTGTATTTTCCTCCTTTATTCATAATGGTTATATTTCTGTTTCCTATATGAATAAATAAAGGTTATTATTGAGATATAAAGCCCATTATCATAATTCTAGCTTGAAACGAATCAGAATCTTTCCATAATCTTCCATAATTTATATAAAATAAATCACCATCAACCCAAGAATTAATTGCCATAATACCATTACTTGCAGAACTAGATATTGATACATGATTTGCATTAAATGGCAATTCATATGTGAAAGTACCACTTGCATACCAACCTCTAGCTTGAGTATCGAATGCAACATTTGTATATGATTCAAACCTTATAGCTATAAAAAAATTATTAGAAAATTTCATTATATACCAATCAGAAACTATAGTCCCATTGAATATATCTTCTGTTATGTATATTTTAGAAAGAGTATTCCACATATCTTGCTGATTGCAGTTTTGTTAAGTAAGGTTTCTGTAATCCTCGTGAATTATCGAAAGATAGAGAAAGTTAACTTAACAAAATTGGTTCCCCCCCAACTCTCCAAATATACTATCTCAGATTTTATATATTATTTTTACATATTAAATATAATATGTAAAATCAAAACATACAAAAGTAACTACACCAGGAAATCTAAATTGTAATGTATCACCATCATTAGGTATAAATGCTATCCCTGAATACTGAAATATTTCAAATGTCTGGTCTATTCCGACACATGAACCAGCAAAAATTGCCTTTGATGTTTTATAAGGTAAAGTTATGGCAGCCTTAGAGTTATTTATTGGATAGTGTCCAAATATATGGACTAAATTTTTATCTTTTGTATATCTGATGTAACCGCCAGAACCATATAAATATTCTAAATTATGGTTGCAGTTTTGTTAAGTAAGATTTCTGTAATCAAAGGAAATTATCGATAGATAGAGAAAGTTAACTTAACAAAATTGGTTCCCCCCCCCAATCTACCATATCAAGAACTCTAATTTAAATTTATAAAAAGAACTGATTTTTAAAGCACATTATTTTAAGATTTCAATCGACAAACTTTATTTTTTAGAAAGGATTAATGTGCTATGAGTAATGAAAGATATACAGGTCCATCTCAATTTTATTTAGAAGTATTATTAGATCCAGATAGGGTTAATCATAAATCTAAAATAAACCATTTTGATAGGAAACCTTATCATACAATGAGTGGACGAAATTTAATGAAAGTTTATAAAAAGGAGGTTGACAAAAATGATAGAAAGAATCAAACATAGTGATTTTGTTAGATATTTAGAAAAATTATATCTAGAAGAACCAGTATATATCTGGGGTGGTAATGGTAATCTTATAACAAAACAATTAGTAGATGATTTGATTAAAAAATACAGTTCGGAAACTTTTAATGACAAATACTATTATAATAAACTAGCAACTAGTAAGGGTAAATTTGGATATGACGCACCAGGATTATTAAATTACATAACTGGTGAAGATAAAACAGTACTTCAATATTTTCACTCATGTATTGTTAAACGTCATATAGGTTCTATACCAGATGATAAAGTTTGTCTTGTATTTAATAAAACATTAACTCATGTTGGTATTTACTTAGGTAATGGATATACAATTGAAATGAAAGATTCTAAAACTAATATGATGAAAGAAAGTTTTAGAATCAATAGATGGACTTATTTTGGAATGCCTGATTTTATTGATTATGAAGAAAATATCAGTAAAATAAACTTTGCTAAATATGACAGAGTTATAAAAAATTACCAAGAATTTTTAAATACGGAAATAGATTATGTCAAAACTCCAATAACAGGGGAATTTGATTTGACTACAAAAGAAAACTCTATTAGATTATTACAGAAAGTATTCAGTAATAACTATGGATGTGTAATAAATGAAACAGGTGTTTTTGATTTATCAACAAAGAAAAATTGTCCTAACCATAAATTACTACTTAGTGATAAGAATGCATTGAGAAAGGTCATTTATGCTATAAATACTCTTTTATATTCATCAATAGATTATAAAATGGCAGATGCATTAGAAGGTGATGTATTTGATAAAAGGTATACTCCATTTTTGAAAGGTGTGCTAGCACAATATCAATCAATACAAAGAGGATTAGAGGTTAATGGAGAAATAACACCAGAAACACTTTATTCATTATTTAAATAAAGAAATTAAAACTAGAACTATTAATTTAGTTCTAGTTTTATATTTTTTAAACAATTATGTTAAGTGATTAGAAAGCTGCAACTAAATTAAAATACTTTTTGACATTCGGTAATTAAACTTTTGCTGGTTTAAGAAGTTTAATGATGGTGAGTTATAATACTGCCAATGTGTAATAGTTGTTTGTTCACGTCCATGGACTATTACTGTTATAACTTATCACACCTCCATAAGAGTAAAATTTATTAGTATAAGATCGTTTAAAATACCAGTATTTTAATTTACTAATCACTTGGGGCAAATAAATACTTCCATACTGAAAATATCAGTATGGAAGTATACTTTGTTTAATTATATAAAATTTCTATATAATTTGATCTCTTATGATCATCTGGTTTTTGATTAATAACAGATATTACATCTACAGGATACATTGAAAACATGTTATTATGTGAAATAACAAATACTTGTTCACCATTAATCATCTCAATCAATTTTTCAAGTATTGATATAAATTTACCTCTATTAGATTCATCAAGTACAGAATCTAACTCATCTAAAAGCATAATATTATATCTACTCATACTTTCAAATGAAATTGCAAATGATAATGCAATTGAAAAGAATGATCTTTCACCTTGTGATGCATATCTTATATCAGATATTCTATTTCCATCTTTATTAAATGGAATAGTAAAACTATCTGCACCAATATCAAAATCTTCTATAAATATTTTACCATCATATATTTTATCAAGTAAATCATTTACTACAGACTTTGCTTTCTTTAAATATAAGTCTATAAATATTAATGGAATACCCGTATTTGATGATAATGATGATTTTAATATAGTCCAATCATCAAAGAATTTTTGATATACTTTTAATTCTTTTGAATACTGCTTAACTTGCTCTATATTATGTGATAAAGTTGAAATTACAGTTTGAATACGTTTCTTATCATTTTGATATGATGTTAACATAGTCTCTTGTTTATACTTATCTTCAAGTAATTTAGTCTTTAATTCTAATTGAGATTTGGAAGTTCTATAGATTTCTTCAAGTTCTTCTTTCTTTTCTACTATCTCAATCAATGAAGTTACTTCATCACGTTCGGCAGTATCTTTTCGTATTTTAATTTCTAATGAATGAATTTCTTCTTTAGTATCAGAAAACTTATCAAGATATTCTTTTAAAGTTTTTTCTGAATCTTTAAGATGATTTTCTAAAATTAATAATGGCGAGTTCATTATTAAAGTATCAAGTTCTTTCTTTTTATCTTCTAGAGTCTTTTTATCAGATAAATAATTTTCATATTCTGTTATAAATGCTAACTCGTCAAAGAAAACTTTTCTATCATAAATCCATTCATTTTCTTTAATTTTTTGAAGTATAGTTTCAGTTTTTAACTGAATCTTAAGTGTATCAGGTAATTTTTCAAATAAAGATTTTTTATCTGAAAATGATAATAATACACTTTTTATATTATTATAAGCAAGTAGCATATATGAATAAAAATCTTTATTCGGTTTATCATGATCTTTAACCATATCTTTAGATAAATCATTTAATGTATTCCAAAGTTCTATAAATGAACAACTACTAGGACATCCTTTTGGAACTTTTGGAGAAAATTGTGAAATTATTCTATTAATTAAAGACCTTCCACTTTCAATCTCTTCTTCTGCTACAGCTTTTTTAATCTTACTCTCAATATATGATTTAACATCATCACCTTTTAACATAAGTTCAATAACTTTTCTTATAGGTTCAGAACCAAATTCATATGTTGTATTAAGAATTTCCTGTTTTTCTTTTAAGAAAGATAATGAATCTTCAATATCTTTCTTAGTATAATTAATTTCACCAAACATATTCTCTCTATTTTTTATAGAAATTTCTAATGATGAAATTATACCTTTCAACCCATCAATATCAGATTGGGAAATTATATTTCTTAATTTAGTATTAGTTAAATCTATTTCTGTTCTAGATTTATCTATGGTTTCTAAATATACTGATAATGAAGACTGAAGACTTTTTTGTCGTTCGTCACTTGTAATTATCGATGTATTAAGTATCTTTTCCCTTTCCTGAAGAGTTTTTAAACTTAAACTATCTCCTATAGAACCCTTCATAAGTTTAGATAATTTCTTTTCAGATTCTTTCATTTTAAGTGAAACATCTTCTGGTATTTGTGATAACTGAAATGATGTTTTTCCTATACTATCAGAAATAGATATAATTGATTTTTCTATATCATCTAATTCTTCTATTCTAGTTTTAAGAATAGCCATAGATTCTTCTATATCTTCTATTTCAGTTTTCTTTATTTTATCCATAACCATGGATATCATAGTTTTAAGAGCATTAAGCTCTGAATTTATTTTTTTAAAATAAACTAAATATACATTAACTTCCTCAAGTCTTTTAGACATGAATGTCTTTCGTTCAGCACTTTTAAGTTCAATCATATTTATTACGTTATTTCCTAAACGAATTAATTTCATGTAATCTTGTTCCATATCTAGTTCATTTTTTACAACTTCTTTGAATGATGTCACATTTCCATTAGGATTTAATTCATCACCATTCTTTTTAATATATGATTTCACAGTATGTGAAGTTTTACTCGGTGTATAAAAATGCTCTATTTCATATTCATTTCCACCATCCAAAATTACTACTTTTTTATACCCTTTTTTATCTTTCATAATAAGTGGAAGAGCATCTCGTTCGTCTAAAGTTCCTAATGTAGCAAATGGATTTAACTGTGATAATAAAACAGTTTTTCCATGCCCATTAGGTCCAGTTATTAAACAAATTTTGTTTTTTGTGTTTCGTAAATCTAATCTTATATAAGGTGTATGCATTGCAACATTAACACCTTCAAAGTTTTCAAGTATTAATTCACAAATTTTCATATATAAAATCCTTTCTCGTATTAAAAATTTGTAAAAGAAAAAATAATAAGGTATACTTAAAAAGTATACCTTATTAAATTAATCTACGCAACTCATAAGAAGTTTAAATTCTTCATCTGTAATAAAACTTTGAACTGATGATTCAAAAATTTTAAGTAAATCTTTACATCCATAATCTTCATTTGAATATAATTCGGATACAAATGCTTCAGAGATTTCACCATTTGTTACTGATTCATAAATTGCAGTATCAATGACATCTCCAAGTTCTTCAATAAAACTACAAATATCTGATTCAACAACAAATTTCTTTTGTTGCATTTTATTTGAAATTTTATCAATAGTTTTCTCTTCATTTAAATCCGATTTTGCCCATGTATCCAAAGTTCTAATTACTTTACCAGATACTTCATTATAAACTTCTTGTGCTTCTTTTCCTGTTATTTTTTTAGCAATAATATCTGAAACTTTCTTTGCTAAAATAGGTCCTAATAAAATACCATCAACTAATGCTTTACTTGCATGTTTATTATTTGTAACTTTGGAACCATATGCTATCATGGTTTTAAGAGCCCAATCTAATGGACCAACAGCAATAACAGAAGATGCAGCAATTTCACCAGTCATAACTTTTTGTTTAACTTTAAGAAGTTTTTCTTTGTGCTCTTCAAGTTTAACTTTAAGCTCATCTGGTTTATTTTTGTATTTCTTAATAATTTCTGACTTTTCTTTTGCTGTAGCAACTTTAGCAATAGCACTAGATGAAGCATCCATAGCACCTACAAGTGCTGCTGAAGGTACAGATGCTATTTTTTTAGCAACTTTAACTACACCAGAATCTTTTTTATTATCATCTAATTTTTTAGGTTCTTCTTTTTTATCAGAATCCTTATCCATATTATCATATTTATTCTTAATAGAACGAGCTGCATCAACAGTTTTTAGACCTAAACGTCCAATAGTTCCTTTAGCACTCTCTTCTAAGACCATCTCTTTATAATTTCCAGCAATTTCTAATAATTCGTCAAAAGTAGCCATAATAAAAATTCCTTTCTTTTAATATTAAAAAATTGTTTTTATTATAACTAAAACCTAGATTATAGTTTTATATATAAAATATATAAACAGATCTGATCATTTTGATGTGGTGTTCCATTAAAATTTGATGACCAATGTCTTAATGATATTACAGCAACTTCATTTTCAGGATAATCTGTATAAATATACATTCTTGGAGATACTACATATGTTGTAAACATGTTGTATCCTATAATACCAAGTGCCCTATATCCAGATATCCCTATAGAATAGTCAAATTCAATAACAGAATTTGTATATGATGATGGTAGAGGAACAAAAACTTTTCTCACTTCAATATTAGTTAATAATTTTTGTTGGTTGCAGTTTTGTTAAGTAAGATTTCTGTAATCTTCGTAAATTATCGATAACTAGAGAAATTTAACTTAACAAAATTGGTTCCACCAATCCCTCTTCTTCCCTACATATTTATATCCTCTCTAAATATATACCAAAAACATTTTTTTAATTATATAGAAGGTGATAATTTATGATAACAAATATTTCAAATATTTATAAAATAAAAGATAATGAACCAGCATTTATATGTGAAACTTTAGGTCTTTGTAAAGCAGGAGAAAAATATCCACTTCATATACCACAATTAATGCCAAAAATAGATTTCAGAAGACCTAAAATAGAAGTAGTTAGATCTAGAGGAACTCTCTGTTTTAAAAATAGTTCTAAATGTAGAGTATTAACTGCATCAGTTATAAAAACTCAAAACTATTTAAATATTCCATTTGAACGAAATAAATCATGGGATTCTCAATATGATATTGATGATGCTGGAAATAAATTTATTAGAAAAGGGACTAAAGTTATTTGTAAATGTCCTACATCATCCATTAAGGATATGACATTTTCAAATGATTAAGGTGGTGATTTTAAATGACTAAAAATTATGATACAATAGAAAACCAAGTTAATAGTGAGAGTAAAGATGATCTTGGATATAGGGAGTATATAAGTAAACTTAGTATAACTGATGAAAGGTCTGGAGATACAATAGTTATTCCATATGAAAATATAATCAATACTTATAGAGATTATTTAAAAGATTATGTTGTTGAAGAGGAATTGAATGATGAGATGTATATGAAATATAAACAAAATCCTCAAACTATTTCTGAAGCATTATATGGAACTATACATTTATGGCATACCATTTTGGAATTAAATGGATGTATTAGTAGATTAGATTTAGTTGGTAAGAAGATTAAGTATTATAATCCTACAGTTATAGAAACTCTTCTTAATGAGGTTTTGTTAAAACATGATCAAGTAAATTCAATAAATATCTATTAATAAAAGGATATCTGGATTTCCAGATATCCTTTTATTTTTATTTTATCCCAGCAACTGTAACCCAATAAGGTTGAGAAGTCCCCTCTGCTGGTAAATTATACATCCGTATATCAATCTGTGTATCAGATATTGCATGAATATCTGCATATGCAGGTGGATTTAAAAATGAATATATTAATCTAGTTTTACTACCTTCAGAATTAATGCTATTATAAAATAAAGACATTTCTAACATCATTGAATCTAATATGATATTAGCACTTGCTAAATATAAATGAACATATTTAAATTCCGAAAATTTCATTCCATTAATCAATGTTAATTGACCAGAATATGAACCGTTAGCTGATGCAGTAGCAATAATTATTCTATTCTTTAACATCTCTTGTTGGTTGCAGTTTTGTTAAGTAAGTTTTCTGTAATTCTCGTAAATTACCAATAGATAGAGAAAGTTAACTTAACAAAATTGGTTCCCCTCCCAAATTATAAATCTTTTATTTTTATAACTTCAGCATATGTTCCTGCAATACCATCATTAACTGTAAATGCTTGAATTGTGTAAACTCCAAATTGCATTCCCTTTGTACATCTAACAAGTGCAATCATATCTGTAGTTGTATGAGTTCCATATTCAATATCATTTCCTATATAACTAGCAGAACCGTATTCATGTAATATAAACCATGATCTTTTCTCAGTTGTACTAGAAGTAGAACCTAGTATATGTATATGTATTATAGCTAACATATCTTGTTGAATATTGATATAACCACCTCTATCAAATGTAGCTATTTCAGAATCTATAAGGCTTTCATCAGTATCATCTTGAAAGAATGAAACATATTTTGAAGATGCTAATGAGTATGTATTTTTGGTATAACCAATTGAACTTTTAAACATTTCTTGTTGGTTGCAGTTTTGTTAAGTAAGGTTTCTGTAATCCTCGTGAATTATCGAAAGATAGAGAAAGTTAACTTAACAAAATTGGTTCCCCCTCCCCCTCCAATACTATTAAAAATGAAAAGGTTTGAGTAGTCCATAAAAATGGACTACTCAATATTACTAATGACTAAGAGAACGTCAGTACATAAGAACTGACTCTGGTATATTAAACCAAGTAGTTTACTTCTAACTACTTACTATAAAGTTTAATAAATATAAAAATAAAAGATAAGAGATTTTCTCTTATCTTTTATTTTTTATCTTATTAATTCATTGCATATTCTTTAGCAATTCTTTCAACATCCATTGTGTTAAAACTTTCAAGATATAATGCTTTTGAAATATTGAGAAGTGTATACTCAGTAATAGCATTGTCAAATGCTGCTTCTTTTACTTCTTTATTTTCATACTTAGCAATTAATGATTTAATAATATCAACAACACCAACTACATAAGTAATTGCTGCTGAATAATAGTACAAATCTGCTACATAATATTCAAGTGCAATTTCATATACCTTGATAACATCTTTAGGATTATCACATTTGTTAGCCTTAGTTGAAACATATGTAGATGCTTTATTTACATATGATTTAACATCAGGATTTTCGAAAAATGAATCTAATGCCGAAACTGCTTTATTCATTTCTGAAATAGCATCTTCAAGTTTGTATACTTTTGAGTTTGATTTACATTCAAACATTTCTTTTTTCTTAGATTCCATCATTCCTTTTACAGATGCTCTATAATCTTCAACTTCTTTCTTAACAGAATCAAGATCATTTGGAGCTTTTACTGTAAGTTCTCCTGTTACAACAGGACTCTTTAAGATATCCTTAGCCATTTTACTAAGTTTCTTAATATTAATAGGAACAATTTTACTTCTATACTCACTATAAATTGCTTTGTACATTCCTTCTATACTTGCAATAAATGTAGGATGAGATTTTGAAATTGTTACTTTAGCATCAGATTCTGCTTTAGCTTTAAAAGATGCTTTGATTTTGTCAATAACACCTTCAGTCACATATTCAGGAATATTAAATTCCGTTTCACCTATTTTAGAATCTGCTGATTCCATAGCATTAAATTTGCTAATCATTACTCCTTCAAATAATGAAGGTGTATAAATAGAAGTTGTTTTTCCTACTTCTCTTTCTTTTAATGCTTCCATAAGTGCAGACTCTGTAGTTATTGATTCATCATTTGTAAGTTCTTCTTCTAAAGCGAGTCTATCTTCTTTTTCTTTTTTTGCAAGTTCAACTTCTGTAATAGCAGTATCTCTTACATTATCTTTGATAACATCAGCCAAATCATCAAGATGGTTATCACGAATAACAGCTGATAATTTATCTGTAATTTCTGGTGTCATCTTGAAATCATAATCTTCTTCTGTAATAGATTCTGGATTTAATGTTTTCTCCATATATTCACCATTTACGATTTTTTGAACTGATTCGTATACATTCTTGATTACTGATGTATTTTTAGGGTTCTTTCTGATAGCTTCTTTTACATAGAATTCTAATCCTTTTCCACAAGATCTTCTTGCGATATAATCTGAAACAAATTTATCTAAATCAGGAGTATCTGCTACTCTACCGTTTACTTCAGGAATTGCATTCATACAGATCTTTGAAAGAATGTGATTCATGCAAGTATCAACACCCTTTTGTTTTGTCTCATTTAAACGACGCAATTTGATAGTTGGATCATTATTGATACTATCGTATGCATTGTCAAGAGAGCGTTGTTTATTAACTTCATCAATGAAGTTAATTACTGTATTTTTTCCATCTAAAGGATTCATATCTTTTTACATCCTTTCTTTAATAGTTTTAGTATAATGTTTTTAGTTGATAATATTATGTCAATAACTATTAAAGATATTTATTTAAAATTATGACTTTCCAATTATTAATACTGCTATCGATAAAATATGTCCACTTACAAGTCCACCATCTGGATAATTAGCTAATAAACGCAATCTTTTATTTGATGGTTCTGGTGCAGATGATAGAGTTATAGTATTTGTACAAGGAGTTTGACTAACATGATTTACTGTAAGATGTATAGTACATTTTGCATATAAACCACTATCAAAAAATCCTGCTGGTAATAATTCACCTTCAGTAATATAAGTTTCTAATAAATTATTTGATGAGTAGTACATAGTTATATTAAATGAACTAATTATTTTATATTTAAAATAATCTTCTTTTTCTTCTTGGTTGCAGTTTTGTTAAGTAAGTTTTCTGTAATTCTCGTAAATTACCAATAGATAGAGAAAGTTAACTTAACAAAATTGGTTCCCCCCTTATAAATATCTTTCAATAAAAGAGCCATTTTCACATCTAAGATGACATAACGCTCCAGCAAAATTATGTATAAATATAGATCCATATAATCGTGATGTGTAAATATATCCTTGAAATAGGTGTAATCCTGATGACCATATAATTCCACTTAATAATCTATCTGATGGAAGATTATTCCATTCTTGTTTTAAAGTATCTATAGGTCCATCACTACCTTCTAATAACATATTGATAGAATCGTTCACAGATATTAATTGGTTTATAATATCTTGCTGATCCAGTTGGTTGCAGTTTTGTTAAGTAAGATTTCTGTAATTCTCGTAAATTATCGATAACTAGAGAAATTTAACTTAACAAAATTGGTTCCCCTACCCAGTCTGCTATAATAATAATTCCATATAATTTAGTACTGAAAACAATTTATTAATCGGATATTAGCGAGGTGAAAATATGCAAAATTTAGTTAATTCAGAACTTGTAACTGAATCTGTAAAAGGTAAAGTTGGTCAAGTTGTTAGAAAATTAAAAGACCGTGTTGATATTGAAAAGACATGGAATATATCTTCAACAAATAAAAAATATTCTGAAAAGAATTTATCTGATGAAGATTATGATACTATAGCAAAAGCATTTGCTGGTATGAGAAAAGCTGAAACATTTCCTGAATATAAGAAGCATTATTTATCACTCTGTAGTGTAACCGGTATTCCAAAAGATCATGTTGTAATCGTAACTTACAGATTACAACGTTCTAAAGAAAATAACTTTGTTGAAATTATTTATAACGTATCTCCAAAGAAAATTACAATTCCATCAGGTAGTACACTTTATCATATGTCTACCTGTCATACAATTGATTCTTTAGAACCTAAATTCAAGGGAAAATCTGCAAAATCATATTTATATTCTTCACCAAGAATTTATTTTACTCTTAAAAAGAATATGAATAAATTTGCTGCAGATATAAAACATGATAAGAAAACTACTACTTATACACCAGTGGAAGATATAAAATATGCGTATATTGATCCATTAGTTCCTGTATATAGTATGGGTGCTGTATTTGTAGAGACAAGTTTTCCTATTAAAGTTGAAAAAGTAGATATGAGTAGAAAAAACATCAAAGATGTACAAGAATCCGTACAAGAAGATTTATTTCAAGAACCTATATTTACATCATTAAGTGATTTTATGGAATATTATGGTTTGGAATTTGCAGATGATGATGAAGTTTATCAAGAAGGTGTTATTAAAGATAAAATCGGAGAATTAAAAAGAAAATTCGATGGTAAAAAACATCTTAAAGAAGAATGGGATAAAATTTCAGAAAATATCAATAATAGCGAAGAAACTATGAATTTACCAGAAGATGATAAAAAAGAACTTAAAGAAAAATTAATTACTATGAAATCAACAGATAATTTCAATGTTTACAAAAAAGCGCATGATTGGATTTGTAAGTTATTTAAAATCCCAAGTGATAAAACTGTAATTGAAAAAATTGAGACTGTTGATAAAGATGATGATGTGAATATCAAATATAATGTAGGTAGTGGTAAGAAAATCATTATACCTACAGATACTGAATTAGTTCATAAAACTGATGTTGACAATATTAGGGAACTTAAACCAGTTTTTAAATCTAAAGGAAAATTCTTCTATCCATCAAAAAGAGTATATTTCTCATTAAGAAAGAAAGGTACTAAATCGAATGGAGAACAAAATGAATATATTCCAAAAGAAGAGGTTAAAACTGCATATATAGATCCAAGAGCATCAAGTTTTAATTCTAGTTCTATATTTATAGATACTTCTCTTCCTATACCTGTAAAGAAAGTAACAGATAAAATGGTGGAAGAAGAAAAATCTGTAAAGGAAAATACAATTGATTTAGAACTTAATATTCATAAATATATGTATGAAGGAGTTATTACAGAAGATGAAAAAGAGATTTTAATTAACGCTTTAAAATAAAAATAAATTTCCTAGGGAGCCATCTGGCAATCCCTAGGAAATTTTCTTGTGTGTAACATGTAAGAAATCACACAGTTACTTTTACCTGCTATACTATAATCATAAATTGGTATTACAACTACTCTACATAAGGATTCACAATTTTTCCGATAATATTTTCAATATATATTTCATTATAATACAGTATTTTTAGAGTACCTAAACAGGGTGTTGACATCTCCCGAAAACACGTCTGTGAATGTCACGTGAAACTGTTATTTTTGATCTTACTATATAAAAGACCTTACTACATTCTTTACACACAGTATTATCACATGTACGTCTATGCGCCATCATCAGTGGCTTGTGCGATAACATAGATATCGTAGCGACTATTTCTACGAATAGAATTTGTCTATCCCTCTTTGCTACATTGCTAAACACGTCTATTATATAATCATCTAAAGGGATTTCGTCAATTTTATAATGACTATTATAGAACCGCGATGTGTGATGACTATATCTCATATAAAGACCTATTTCGGCTTCGGTATTTGAATGAGAACTTCGAAATGTCCCGAATAACACAACGAATATCATCACCAATGCAAATAATCTCATGTACTTATTTTTGTACAAGTCTATAGCAATTAAATGATCCAGTTTACTCCGGCTAACTCTTTCCCATTTCATTTTCTCACCTCCTCTCATTCATAAATAATTGTAACTAGGTTTATAAATTATAAAACTTCCTATAAAATAAGCCAGAAAACAAATTATTAACGTAAATAGAAAGGATTGAAACTATGAGTATATTTACTGAAAACGAAAGAAAATTACTTGAAAAACTAGATGAAAATATATTTGTAGAATCTACTGAAAAAGAAAGAGAAACCTCTTTAAAGAAAGCAGTCGATGTTCTTAAATCACTTGGTTTTGAACCTAAGATTTCAAAGAATGAAATGAAGAAATGGATTTCTACTAATAATTCTGGTATGTTCGGTGAAAGTTTATGTATATCATTAGGACAACTTAAAGGACTTCCTGATGTATGTACTAAAGTAAATAAAGAAATTAAACCTAAAGCACAAGTTTCTCCTGATAATTATGGAACTATTTTTATCAGTATGAAAGAAAGTTGCTTTACTGAATCTTATATTGGAAATTTCTTTGTTAACAAAATACTTCTTCATAGATTAAGTAAAAATCCTGAACTTAATAGAAAAAGTATTATTAAGTTTATTAAACAACTTAAAATAAAATATGAAGATAGTTTAAAGACAGAAGAAGTCCAAAACTTAATGAAAAAAAGAGATGTTGGTGATTATTCTGTTCCAGAAGCATCTCTTAAATTTGATGATGGAATGGAAATTACATTTAATTTCTGTTATGATAAAAAATCTTTGACTCCTGGTGCTGCTTTTAAAAGTCCAGAAGGAAAATATTATGTTTTATTATACCCATTATTTTTTGAAAGTGAATTAGAAAATCAAATATTCACTGTAATGCATGAAGTTGGTCATATTAGACTTGGTCATTGTGAACACAAGAACCAACCATTCAATCCTAGTTCAAGAGAAGATGCTATGATTAAAGGTAATGCTGTATATTCAGAAAAGAATGCTGATTTATATGCAGCTTTAAATGGTGCTAAAATTTATACAATTCTTCAGGACAGTTTAGGTTCGGATTATAGTAGAAAGTATGACTATAGACCTACTAATGCAGAATTATCTCAAAGATACACATATGTATTTAAAAACCTTAAAAAGTTAGGAAACTATAATGAATCAGTAAGTTATCAAGATGAATATTATACAGAATCTACTGATGAAATAGTTCCTGATGATTCAAAGATTGAAAAGGTATATTTCAAAAATAATGGTGAACATGCAAATGCATATGTAAAAGCTAAAGGAATTGATAAGCCTTTACGTGGAAGAAGTGAAGTATTAATCATTAATGGAGATAAAGTATACCTTTGCTTTAAAGATAATGGAGAGTATAGATTACCAGGTGGTGGATGGGATGAAAATGAACCACATGAAAAATCTGCAATAAGAGAAGCTAAAGAAGAAGCTAAAATTAATTGTACTGATATTAAGTATATTAGTTCTAGAATTTCTGTTAATGATAATGCTATTGAAAAGTGTAAAAAAGAAAATGTGCCAGAAGAAGATTGGTGGTATGGTTGGTATACAAAATTATATGTAGCTGATTATTCTAAAAAATTTACTGGTTATGTTAATAAAGAAGACCGTGATGATAATATGGTTAAAAATGGTAAATGGTATGATATTATTGAAGTTTGGGATAAATTATACCCTGATCATAAAGATGCATTAAAAAGTCAAATGGTAATGACAATACTTCGTGATCATGGTCTTGAATTAGTTGATGATGATAGAGATAATATCAAAGTTGTAAAAGAATCATGTGAATCAGATTTAACTAAATTTACTTGGTATCATGCTGAAATAGCTCGTAAAGGATTTAATCCTAAACTTGCTGGTGGATGGGATGAAGAGTTATATTCTAAATCTATTGAAATGTGTATTCATAATGATATTGAATCTAATTATCATTTTAAAGATTTAGATAAAACTGAAGCTCATTTATATACCGCAGGAGAAGAACTAAGACCTATATATCTTGGTATAATTACTATATGGAGAACTGAAAAAGGTCTTAACTGGGAATGGTCCGAACAGCAACCAATTCCAAAATCAATGGTTTCATATATAAAAGAAGAAATTCATCCAAATCTTTTAAAAGAATCAGTTATGACTGAAGGTGTTATAAAATCATTACTCAATTCAGATAAGAAAATAAGAGAAGATAACAAAAAGAAAATTAAACTAGATTTTCCAGAATCAAAATATAAAAATGGTTGGTATATATTAAATAATGATATATTTTTACCATCATTAACAGCATCCTGTATAAATGATATTATTACAGATGGGTTTATAGATCGATATACAGAAAAAGATTTAAGTTTTAATCCTAATGATGACTTACCTTCAAGATATATAGAATCTTTGAGTATAATAGGAAAAAATGAAATTTTAAAATATATCGAAAGTGATAATGGTGATTCTGGTGATAATTATTATAGTGACTGGGAAAATAATAAAAATCACTATGTAATGATTTTACATAATGATTCAGATGGTGATATTGTTTATTGTAAAGAAACAAAAAAGACTTATGTAACATTTGCAAAATATGATGAAAAACCTATAGAAATATCATTAGATAAACTTATTTCTGACAGTAATAATTGTGTTTCAGACTTTAAAAAAATAGTTTCTGATAATAATTATTTTAAAGAATCAGTTATGACTGAAGGTGTTGTTTTAAACGATAAAGATATTTACTACAACAAAGCAAAGTTTGAATCTGGTGAAACTAATCTTTGTTTTATAACAGGTCACTCAGGTTCTGGTAAATCAACTATGGCACATGGAATGGAAAAAGTTGAAGTGTATGAACTTGATGATGTTATCTGGAATAAAGAAAGATATACAATTCCAGAATTTAAAGAGTATGGAGATTGTATATATTCATTCTTTAATGGAAGTGGTAAAAAATATTACTATACTGCAGAAGAAGTACGTGAAGGAAAACATGAAAAATTTAATGGAAACTATGAAGAAAGTTTAATTAAAGATTTTGTGAATCATGCTATTTCATATGCTAAATCACACAAAAATATAAATGTCGTAATTGAAGGTGTGTGGCTCTATATGTTTATTGAACCATCTACTCTGAAAGATTATGCTGTTTATATTAAAGGAACATCTGGTATCTTAAGTACAATAAGGGCTGCAAAAAGAGAAGCAAAAAGAGATGATAAACTTAAAGATAAAGTTAAAACTTTCTTTGGTGTATCTTTTGCAAATATAAAAGGTGATGCTGGATTTGATAATGATAACTTAATTGGAGTAGAAGGAAAAATCAAAAAATATAGAGATTATTTCTCTAGCCTTCAAAAGAAACAAGAAAAATCATCAGTAGGAGTATTTAATGAAATGAAAAATGACTTTATTTTTGAAGCAGTTCAATGCTTTGATGATCCTACTATATTTATGGAATCATTCAAAGATTCTATAAATGATAATGAAGACTGTTTTATAGATGCTTTAAGTACTTTCTTAGAAGCAACTAATAATACTCATATTATTATTGAAGAGATTTATCCTAGAGTAGAAGAAGTGTTGTCTACTCCAAATGGTGATAAATTATTCAAGAAAACAGTTGAAGAGTTTGTAAACAGAAATACTGATAAATTACATGAACCATGTCCAATATCAATGATTGCTTTTACTGATGTTGATAAGTCAAAATTCTATGCAATATTTGATTTTACAGAAAAAGAATTAATGAAAATTGTTGGTAAGGCAGTCTCTGCTGTGTCAGATACTGCTCAGTTCAGATTGGTTAAACAAAATCCAATTTTCTCAGTATTTTACTGTGTTTTAAGATACTATACACTTAAAAATGATAATGCTGGTGTTAATACTACATTAATTATTCATGCATTAGCATCATACCCATCAGTATTTAGTAAATACTTTAAATATGGTGCAAATCCAGGTGTAATGAAATATACAGCAGATCATTTAACAGAGAAGTTTATCTTTAAACAAGAAAAACATGTTTTTGGAGCACTTAAAAAATCAATTGATTCTGCATATAAATTCTTAAAACCTTACTTCAAAGAAGGTTCAGATAAAGAAATTATTAGATATATTCAAAGAATCAGAAATGACCAAAACTCAATGATTAAGAAAATAGCTAATGAATATAATAAGAATTATAATGCTGGAAAAACTGTAAGTACACAATCAGAATCATATGATACAGGAGCTCTTATTACAGATTATAATAATGATACTTCTAAAGTTGAAACTATTACGCATAAGATTATTATCAATCTTTTAACTAATGGTATTGATCTTAGAATACTTGAAACTGCTGGTCATATGGCTCAATTATCTGTAAGTGAGCTTAGACTATATCTTACAAAAATTCTTATTGATTCTCGTTCTACAGAATTAGAAGAATTTATTAATGCAGTTTTATTCATCTATTTATTTGATGAAAAACATGAAGTATCAGAAATAAAATCAAAAATGTTCTTATCTTATGGAATAGAGTTATTTAGAAAAACTAATTCTAATAATAAGAATATTGCAACTATTAAAGGATTACTTGATAAATGGGCAGAAGAAACTGGTATTCATAGTAGATATAGAAGAGAACCTACTAGAATATCTTATAAAAAAGGTATATACTGGTATATTCTTCTTACTATTCAAACTAATTCTTAATAAAAAATAATCGTACTGTAAACAAAAGGATAATGAATAAAAATAGTATTCATTGTTAAAATACCATGGTTTATACCTTTTTAGGTTTATTAAAATCATAATGTACATTACAAGAAAAATCCTCCATGAATATCGGTAAGTTCATGGAGGAGTCCTTTCTAGAAAATGTATGAAACAATGCTAAATATTTTTATTTTTTCCTTTCGTAGGTAAGAAAATAGATAGTAGGTCTTAAAAAACCTACTATCTATTTTATTTTAACTTATATTATCACTAAGTTTTATAGCTGCTAAATATGTAGCATTTCTAATATTATATGATGCACCCGATAAATTTTGAAAACAGAAATCTTTACCATCTTCACCAACATCATATATTTTACTAAATCCTGATTTATTACTAACTACACAATATCCAAAATTTAGTATAGGATCAGTTATTCCATCTACCCATGCTACAACATCAAATCCATCAGTAATACTTTCCCCAACCAAATAACCTATAATTAAATATATTCCTTTTGATAAATGGAATTCACAGAATTTTTCATCAACCCCTATAGTTCTATTACCAGAATATACAATTTTACTATCACCAACTCCTAAATTTATAATTTCTTGTTGGTTGCAGTTTTGTTAAGTAAGATTTCTGTAATCTTCGATAATTCTCTAAAGATAGAGAAATTTAACTTAACAAAATTGGTTCACCATATATATATATATATATATATATATTAAATACCTATCACCATATAAAAGACTCTAAAAATATTATTTAAAGCAGTAGACTCTTCAAATATACCTATTGTATTATATACTTTAATAGCAAATTTAGTTGTAGTAACTGATTGTACCTGTGCAGTTGAATAAACATCTAAACTTGATTGAGAGTTAGTAGGATTAATATATTTAGTTACAAGTGTTACTGGTATATTTGTATACTCAAATGGAAAATATACTACCTTATCAATAATATATTCTGTTTTAAAAGTATCAATAACTGTATATCCATATATAATTTTAATACCATTCTCAAACTTAATATACCCACAAATTTCATTATCATTATCATTAGTACTATACTCTATAATTCGATTGCAGTTTTGTTAAGTAAGTTTTCTGTAATTCTCGTGAATTATCGATAACTAGAGAAATTTAACTTAACAAAATTGGTTCCCCTCTCCACACTCCAATTACTTCACCATATATCCACTAATTATTCATTATTTTGACATTCGTATAAGACTAAATGAAAGGTTGATTATTATGGGAATTGAATTAAACTCAGATCAAATCTTTGCATATTATGAAGCCGATAAATGGTGGCATTCTGCATCATCAGATCAAGTATTTGAAATATCTGGTGCTGCTGGAACTGGTAAAACCACATGTATAAGATATATTTTAGAAAAAATAGGTCTTGATCCTATGAGAGAAGTTTTATGTGTTGCATATACAGGTAAAGCTGCTACACAATTAGCAAGAAATGGATTACCTGCAGTAACAGCACATAGTGCATTTTATGAATTCAGAAAAGAGATTGAACGTGATGAAGATAATAGAATAGTTTTTCAACCAAATGGTAAACCAAAATTAAAAAATGTCTTTGTTAAAAAAGAATATCTTAAAAAAAGATATAAAGCAATTTTAATAGATGAAGGTACAATGATTCCACCTGAAATGAGGAAAGATATAGAATCTTTTGGTATTCCTATATTTGTACTTGGTGATTTAAATCAATTACCACCAGTATTTGGTAAACCAGCATTTTTGGTAGAACCTGATGTCATTTTGAAAAAATTGATGAGACAATCAGAGGATAATCCTATTGTATATATTGCACATAGAATTTTAGATGGTTATGATTTAAGACCAGGTGTTTATGGTAATAGTGCTATACTCAGAAAAAAAGACCTAAACCAATACCAATTAGAACATGCAGATATAATACTTACAGTAACTAATAGTCTTAAACAGCATATAAATAAATTATTTAGAGAAGATTATTTAAATTTTCCAAGAATAGATTTACCTTATGTTGGTGAGAAAGTTATTTGTAAAAGAAATGACTGGTCAAAATCTGTAGGAGATAATTTATATCTTACAAATGGCACAACTGGCTTTTTAGAATATGTAAATAGAGAATCTTATAATGGTAGAAGTATTGAAGTTGATTTTAGACCAGATTTTACTAAAAAGACTTTCAGAAATTTACCTGTAGATTATAAACATTTAATGACACTTGAAAAGAGTGACATGCAAAAGAAAATGAGTTTTGGTTTAAATTTATTTGAATTCGCATATGCAATTACTGTATATGCATCACAAGGATCACAGTGGAATAATGTAACTGCTTTAGCAGAATTATATGGTGATAAAGATTTTCAAAGAAAAGTTTTATATACTATGGTTACTAGAGCAATTGATTCCGTGACGTTAGCAATTTAAATCATATATTATTTTAATGAATTAAGAAGATAGATTATATAGTCTATCTTCTTAATATTTTTATCGAAAAGGAGATTTAAAAATGGCAACTGTAGATGTAGCACAATTTAAAGAAAACTTTCATGTTCCAAAAGAAAGATTTCGAAATATTATTGCTATGGAAGATTTAAGTAAAAATGAACTTAGAGTATTTTGTTATTTACTTACAGTCTTAAATGGTTATAATAAAGCGAGACGAATGGGTACGTCTCGTGAACATGAAGACCCACAAAATTTCACTAAAATTCATACAAAAGTTATAGCAGATGAACTTAAAATTAGTGAAAAGAAAGTTAAAAAGATTATCAAGAAATTGAGAGATATTCAACTTATTGAAAAGGGTGATAGTCCTGCAGTAAAAGGTGGACATAGATTTACATTTTAGGAGGTATAATATGGGTGAATTGAATCATATTGAACATAGTTCAGAAGAAATTGAAGAATCTAAATTGACAGGATTTTTTCATGATTCATTAGTGCATACTACAACAGGATTAAAACCTATATATCAAATAAATCCTGGCGATGTTGTATATTCAATTGATGAAAAAAGTAATAAAATTGTTGAACGGAAAGTACTGTCAACAACAAGATATACCATTATTAGTAAATTACATCATTTACGAATCACAAAAGAATTATATGGTGAAATTATAATTAATCATTTATCATGTTTACCAGATACAGAATTTGGTGTGTATGATGATAATGGGAATATATATTATAAAATCCCTGAAGAAAAAGATATACTAATATCAAATAATTCTGAATCACCTTTTGAAGATAGAGAATCTATTGTAGATTTTAAATATGTGATTGATAAATCATATAATCCAAACTATCAATTAGTTATTGAAGGTGATAATAATTATTTTATCGGTTATAAAAAACGAGGATATTTAGTAAAAGGAGGAGTATTAAAATGAAAATTACAAAAACATCTAGTATGGTAAATACTTACAAATCATATGTTAATAATGCAAATATTGGATGTAATGTTTGTCCATGTTGCGGAGAAACAAGAGAGGTACAATTAGAAAATAATAAACTTGTTGGTATTGATGATGGTATCTCTTGTACAGAAGCTAAAGGATTTTTAAATATAAAAGTATACCATACAACATGTTATAAATGTCATACTTGTGGTGCACAATGGGAATCCGAACCATATTTATCAGAAGATGATTATAATGCTGAGAAAAAGAAGAAGAGAAGGTGGTTTTAAATGGAATCTATTACATTAGCAGTTGTTGGATTTGCATTTTTATGGTCATCTAAAAATACAAGTAGTAATTCTACTATTGGTAAACTGTTTGATGGTTTCGAAGCATGTATAGGATATTTTCTTTTAATGACATCATTACTTACTATAATATAAAAGGAGGATATATTAAATGAGAGGATTCACATTAGCATTTGTAGCATATGTATTAATTACAATAGCAAAAAGTGTTAATACTAAAAAAGATAATGAAGTACTAAAAATCAAAGGACTACATATAGTATTAGCATGGATTCTTTTAGTCGTTGCAGTGGTTTTTGCTATACTTGGTATTTAATCGGAGGTGACAAATATGACTGGATTTTTAAATATCCAACTAGTTCAGACTGTAAATGGTATAATTAAAGCTGGGGATTTACTTCCAGGAATGGAAGTTTATTCATATGACCTAGAACAAAGAAAAGTAATTATATCTAAGGTAAAAAGAGTTTCAAATTTAGGAACTCAACATAAATTAATACATTACACTTTTGATCATGGTCAAAATTTATGGTGTACAGAAGATTTAGAAATTGGTATTTGTGAAACTAAATACTATCAAAAAACTAAGGAGTCTGATAAAATACCATATTCAAAAACACGATTTAAATATATAAAAGACATCAATAGACGATACAGAATTCAGACAAATATTTTACCAGAATATATGGAAGGGGAATTCCCGTCAGGTAATAAATTATTTAGATCTGAGATTGATGATGGTTTAACAAGTGATTGCTATGTATGTCAGGTCGTTTTAGAAGATGCTTCAAATTTATTTATCACGTCAAAATATTCAAAAGCGGAAGGAATCTTAGTAAAAGTATTTCAGGAGGAATAAAATATGAAACAAGAAATTTCAGAAATTATTAAAGAATGGAAAGATGAAGCTGGCGTAAAAGATATTATTCTTGTTGGTGCCAGATCATCATGTTTACGAACAATAAAAATTTGTACATCTAGACCTGGAGCAATGATAGGTTTAGGCGGAGAATTACATGACAAATATAAAGAAAAACTTAAAAAGGTAAACCCAGTTCTCGAACATATTGAATTTGTCGAGACTGACTCTTGGTACATAAAATAAAATAAAAAGGAGAAATTGAAATGAAAAATGTAATTATACCTATTCACGTAACACATGCAGCAGATATGGATGGAGTTGGATGTGCACTACTCACAAAATATGTATTTGACAATAATACTATTACACAAGTAAATCCATATACAGGACAAACAATGGATACTATGTGGGCTCAGGCATTAATTATACCAGTTGGAAATAATGTAACTGATATTATGGAAGAAATCGAAAGATTGAGAAGTAATAAGAAAAGTAAGCAATTATTATATGAATTTGAATCTTTTGTTAAAGATTATGGAAAATGTACATTTTCTAATAAAAAGAACAGGAGAATCATTTTCTTATACATTTTTACTGATATAAATTTGCCTGTAGATACTTTTGCAAAATTACAAGAATACACATCGAATCTTATATCATATAATGATAATGAAGAGTATACTCATTATGATTATTATTCTGCATTCTGGGAATTTGACCATCATAAAACAAATCCTAAGTACAGAGAAATATTAAGTTATAATAATGATTCATGTATTGAGGATTTGTATTCTGAACATGGATATTCAGAGTGGTTTGGTATTCCGGCTTATGCATCTATCGTTTCATCTTATATGAATTTAGGATACGAATTTCAACCATTTTTGAAATGTGTTTATCCTACAATAAAATATAATCATAATAATCTCAGTGAATCATACATTACTGAAAATAGAGCGTCTATATCTGATATGTTGCATTTATTGCAAATGGATGGTAATTCATTATCACGTGCAGAACGGTCAGCAACATATTTCTATTTCATGTTCTTATACAATTTACGTGTATTTGATCAATGTAAATATAAATATATCTGCAGGCTTATACATTCAGTATTTCATATTTCAAATTATGATACATTTGAATTTGCTAAGAAAAATCCTGAAATACCTGAAGATTTTAAAGTTAATCGACCTGACAAGTTTACAATTTATTTTAAGCAAATTTGTAATGGTGATTTCTTTAGAACGCTTGAAAATCTACATTCGAGAATTACATCATCATATGATGATATACCAGCGGGAAATGACTTTTTCCCATTTGATAAATCTGATAATATTCTTATAGACTATGAATATGAAAAGCGAGATAACGAATTCGAATCTATGGTTTATAAATCATTTGTTATTACAGGAAAAGAATTCTGTACAGAAATGGGAATCGAAATTAAAAATTCAGGACTTCGCGTTGCTGATAATGTAGCAATTATTACATATCCAGTAAATGATCCATCTTATGTAGGAAATTCTATTGTTGAGAATTATGCTGTACGAATGGTTGTTATGCTTTACCCAGATTCAAGAATTGTTTCATTCAGAAGTAATAATAAAGAAGATAAACCAGTTGACTGTTCAATTATTGCTAAACGTCTTGGTGGTGGAGGTCATATGTTTTCATCTGGTTGTAAACTTGATGAGGGTAATGCTATTAGATTATTACGATTAGGTTGGGAACCTAATGTTAGACAACTTAAAAATTTATACATTGATGATAGTCTATGTATGGCAGAAGAAGAGTCTTAATGACTCTTCTTTTTTGTATTTAATTTTCTTTTTTACATTTCTTTAATTTGAAAGAAAGGAAAATGTAATTATGTCAAAAGAATTTACTGAACTTCTAGACGTGAATGAGGTCATTGAAAATTTAGAACCTAAATCTAGAAAGACTATTGGTTTAGTTGATGCTTTAAAAGCAGAAGAAAAGAAAGATGAAAATTACTTTGACTGTAATGCTTCCATCGTTACTTATAAGACAGGATTACCACAACTTGATTACTATCTTGGATATCGTATTAATGTATATGATCAATATGATCATGTTATCGATTCATATCCATCAATAGGTATTACAGGTGGTTCAATGGTTACATTTATTGGAAAACCTAGTACAGCAAAGACAACAACAGCTGCACAGATAGCAGCTAATATAGTGAGGAATTTCCAGAACGGTATTGTATTACACTTTGACCTGGAACAAGCAATGAATTACTCACGTATTCAAAACTTAACGAAGTTTTCTATGAGTGATATTAAAGCGGGTAAATATATATTAAGACAAGAACTTAATACTATTAATGATATTAAGGCTTCACTCATGCGTTTGTATTTAAAGAAGACTTCAAACCCTGATTTATATAAGTATAAAACAGGTAAACTTAATGAATTTGGTGAAGAAATCGAGGTATTCGAACCAAGTGTCATCATCATAGATTCTATTGCAACTTTGAGTACAGGAATTGATGAAGGAAGTAAAAAAGATTTGGCTAAACTTGAAGAAGTTGGTAGTCAAACAGAAAGAATGAGAATTACTGGTGAAATAGGAAGATTCTTTAATGAGGTATTACCATATCTTAGAAAAGCAAATATTATTCTTATTACTATTAACCAGATTAAAGATAAACCACAATTAGGATTTATTCATGAACCATCAGAAATATTATATCTAAATCCGAATGAGGCTCTAAAATTTACAAATATATTATTATTTAGTAGAATAGTATATTTGAACAGGTGGAGCTCTACACAGAGATGTGTAGCATAAAACCTCTCTAATTGCTGGAAACTCCTGTTAGGTTATCAGTACAGTAAAGTGTAATAATCTGATAAATAGGGACAATCAGCAGCCAAGACCAAATATATTTCTACAAAAATATTGTGGAGGTATATAAAATGACATTAAAAAAGTTATTATATGAAAAAGGATTATTATATGATACTTTAGAAAAGAATGCTTTTCAAAATGAGGTTTTTATTAAAATGGATACAACGTTATATCCAGAAATAAAACCAGATACTTATATGATAAGTAATAAAGGAAGAGTATATCATATTTTAGAAAAAAGATTTTTATCAGTAAAAATTCACTCTAAAAATAAAAATGATTGGTATTATACAGTTAATTTAGGAAACAAAAAATATGCAGTTCATAGATTAATGATGGCATCTTTTGAAAATTTGGGTGATGTTGAACTTATGCGTAAATTACATATAGACCATAAAGATGGTGATAAAACAAATAATGAATTATATAATTTACGATGGGCTACACCTAAAGAAAATACAAATTATGCTAAAGAACTTAATTTATTAAATACAAGAAAAGGTGAAACTCACCCATGTGCAACAATAACTAATGAAATGGCACATAGTATTTGTAAATTATTAGAGAGTGGTAAATACTCACAATCACAAATTTCAGAAATACTTGATATACCTTATGATACAATAAATAATATATTTTTAGGTAATTCATGGAAATGGGTGTCAAAAGATTATTCTTTTGATAAAATGAGAAAAATGAAATACCCAAAATGTTTTACACTAGAACAAATTCATGAATTATGTAAATATTTTCAAGATAACAAAAAAGATGAAAATATTAGTATTAGAAAATATTGTAAACAAGCATTAGTACATATAAATTATGATGAAAATATAATAACTGAAAGTATTATAAATGGAGTAAGATCTATTTATAAAAAAGAACGTTATTTTGATATTATATCGAAATATATTTGGTAAGGTTCAACGACTATCGAAAGCATAACATAAGAGAAAGACTTATGTGAAGAAGCGAGTAGAGTACATATAGAAATATATGGAAATGGGAGGCTCCTACTTCATGGTAACAGTGAAGAGGATGAAGATATAGTCTGAACATCTATAGAAATATAGAGATTAACATAATTAACCAGGAGGTAAAGCACCACAATTTAATGCATCAATTCTTCTTAAGTTTGTTGCTGTGGGATCAGAGAAATATAATTTGGATGATGATGGTTTCGATGGATTTGGACTAAAAGTAATGATAGTTAAATCAAGAGGAAACCAAGCAGGACGATTTGTAAATCTTATCTATGATAAGGTAAGAGGTATTGATCCAATTAGATCTAGTATTGCATATGCAAAAGAATTAGGTCTTACAGGTGGTAATAAAAATGCTTTCTATTTTACATCTGATAAAGATGCTAAATTCTCTCTTAAAAATGTACATGAAGAATTTAGAGCAGATAGAAGTAAATATAGATTATTATTTGATAATATCGTTCCTGTACTTGAAAGTAAATTATCAATGCTTACAGAAGCAGATTTAGAGGTAATCGAGGAAGAAATGGATTATTAATAAATCGAATATTAAATCTCTTCAGAAATATATTATTTTCGTGAAGATAAGTATAAATTAGTAGAATGATTTATTTCATTCTACTAATTTATTTTGTCTTTGAGATTATATATTACAAAAGGAGATGTAAAGTATGTGTGGAATTAATTCACAATGGAGCAATATGTTTGGGAGAGCACATAAGCTTCAAAAAAGAACTATCGTTAGAGGGTTATATTTACCGGATCTAAATGGTAGTGAAAAAGAAAGACCAGCATTAGTATTAAATGATGTTGGAAATACAATGAATCAAAATATTATGGCTGGAGCAGGTATTAGATTAGTACCAATAAAATCTAGACCATATAATCATTTTGATATCCCGTTTATATATTCACCTGAATATCATCTAAGTACAGTTAGTTTTATTTCTGTGATGAATGAGTTCAATCTTATCATGACAGATCTAGAAAAAAAAATCAAGCAATTCATGTGTAGTTTTACCGGACGATGCTTTCGATTTAGTTATTAATGTTAAAAAACTAATTAACGAAGATACTAAAGAAAGTATTAATGAAGCAATCGGTTTAATTAAAGAATGGAGACTCAATCTTATGAATGAATATAACATTCATTCAATTCAGTATCCAGTGTCAACACAAGAAGGTTACATACTATACAAAGATGGTACAGAAGAATATATTAAAATAAAAGGAATGGATTTTGAAAGACTTGTTGTTTTGGACAGTGATAAAACTCCAACTATAGGAGATGACTTTAAAGATGTTTTAAATATGTGTGTTGAAAACTCTAAAATACCTGAAGATATATATGAGGTTAAAGCAAAAAGAGAAAGAATCAATTTCAAGAAATGTACAGATTCTGAATTGGTTCAATTTATGAAAGTATTGGAAAATTATAAAGATAGAACTGCAATTGAGATGTCAAAGATATTAAATATATCTCCAGCTACAGTTCCAACAAGGTATAAAGCAATTTCAAAAGAATTAGATTTTAGAGGATTGGGTGATTATGTAATACCTTATCCGTTTGCAAGAAATTTATAATTAAATTGGGTTGAAGAATCAGTTAATAACTGATTCTTCTTTTTTATATTCTCATTCACATTCCATTAAGTTTTATCGTATTTTTTGTATAAATTAATATATTATAAAATAGGATATAACTAGAAAGGAGATTTTACGTACATGAAGGAGAAGTATAACTTAAGGGAAGAGTTGTTAAAATGTGACGAACTCTATCAAGGTGATAGATCTATTGAAGGTAAGGGTATGCTTACATTCCCACAATATATCAATAGTATGCGAAGTGTTATGTTCGCTTCTCACCTTAATCAATTTAAAAATCAAATCAATCCAAACTTTCCACAGTTTTTCACTGGAGGTGAAAATGTAGTTGGAAAATATTCAGATGGATATAAACGTCTAGATGAAGCAGAAGTTTACAGAAAAATTGTTAAATTTGAAGGTTTGGTTGAAAACCCAACTGTATATAAATTATTCATATACAACAAAACTAAGAAACGTTTTGAAGTAATCACTCGTCAACCAGATGAAGATTTAGTTGAAGTATTTGGGTATAGATATAATACCGATGTAATTGATTCTTTTGAAGAGGGAGACCATATTGATGAGGGTACTATTGCATATCGTTCAACATCATACGATGAAAATATGAATTATTCATATGGTAGAGATGTTATAACGACATTTTCATTAGACCCATTTACATCAGAAGATGCTGCAGTTGTTTCAGATTCTTTAACTCAAGATATGAGAACTATAGAAACTGAAGAAAACGTAGCAACTTTAAATGATAATGATTTTCCATTAAATCTTTATGGAGACGAATTTACATATAAAGTATTTCCTGATATTGGAGAATTTTCTAATGGTATTTTAATGGCTACAAGAAGAAAATTTAATAATCAGGTATTGTTTGATTTTAAAGCTGATATGCTTGACCATGTAACAGATACTGATACAAAGTATTATCTTAAAGGTAGAGTAATGGATATTGATATCTATTGCAATAATGAAGATTTACAAGATAATTCTTTCTATCATCAAATTTATAATTACTGGTGTTATCAAACAGCATATTATAAAGACATTAAAAGAACTTGTGAAGAGATTTTTGCATCAGGAGAAGAATTTTCACAAGATATCGATTATCTTTATAAACGAGCATGTGAGATGTTAGATCTTAAAAAGAAATGGAAAGAAAAAGATAGTGCATTCTCAAATGTTCAAGTACATATTTTAGTTGAACGTGAAATACCTTTAGAAGTTGGACAAAAGGTATCAGGTCGTTATGGAAATAAGAGTGTTATTTCAGAAATTCGTAAGAAAGAAGAAATGCCTTATTACTATGATGAAAATGGAAATAAAGTTCACGTTGAAATGATTTTGAATTTATTCGCTATTATAAACAGAACAACTGCTGGAGTTATCATGGAACTTGCAGCTAATTTTATAGCAAAAAGAATAAGTCAAAAGATGAAAACATTTACAACTATGAAAGATAAAGAGAAATTATTATTTGAATTCTTAAAGATATTTAATGAAGATCAATATAGTTTCTTATTTAATAAATATAAGAATCTTTCAACTGAAAAGAAAAGAGAATTTTTATCATATTGTGAAAATGAAAAGATTCATCTTAATCAACCATCAATAAACGAAAAAGTACCATTCTTTTATCGTATTATTGAATTAGAGAATAAGTATAAAGAATTATTAGCTCCTGATAAGATGTACATTCAAAAATTTGGAAGAGAAATACCTTGTATTAGTGATTCATATATTTCTAATATGTATACTATTACACTTAAACAAACTGCAAAGAAAGGATTTTCTGTTCGTGGTATTGGTGCTATTAATAGTAAGGGTATTCCTGAAAGAAGTTATAAATCTAAAGCACATAAAGATTTATATTCATCTACAGCAATTAGATTTGGAGAATTCGAAACACTGAATTTCACAATAGCTATGGATCCAAAAGAAGTTGCATTAGTACATGCATTATACCGTACATCTGTCAAAGGACGAAAAGATTTAGGTAAAGCTTTATTATCTAATGAACCAGTTATTCAGTTACATAAATCATATGATTCAAGAGTAGCTGAGTTCTTTGAAATTATTCTTAAGTCTTTAGGTTTCCAATTAGAGTTCTTGGATTCTGATGATGATTTATTAGAACTTAATAATGATGATTTAGATTATTTTGTATTAGATTCTGGTAAAAGTATTTTATGTACAGAATATGATAAATTTATCATTGATAGAAGACGGGAAATTGGTCAAGAACTTCTTGAAGAATTTGGTTTAATTAATACTGATGAATTAAATGATATGATTGATGAGGAAATTCAAGCAAGACAATTCATCATTGGTTCATATGATGGAACAACAGATTTCTATAGAAACTGTACTGAAATTGAACCCGTTAAGAAAGAGATTAAATCATCTGAAGAAATTGAAAGTGAACTTAAAGATTTAATTGATGTTGAAGTTACTTTATAATTTATAGAGTTAGGATTTGTATCCTAACTCTATATTTTTTGTTATTTTTTGATGATATATTATTTTATAGATATCAAATAAAATCTAGGAGGATTATAATCATGATTATTATCACAAAGAGAAAATTCAAAAAAATACAAACTACTAATTATATGATTAGTGGGGCAGGAGTTGCTGTTGGGGTTATTGGAACAACAATGGCTACAGTAGCATTATGTAAAAACTCAAAAACAAATAAGAAAGTTAAAGAAATTGAAGAACATGTTGCTATTGCTGAAGAGAGTGCAAGCAAATGCTGTAGAGCATTAGCACCTATTCAACAAGCAATGATTAATGCAGGTGCTATTAGAAAAGAATAGTATAAAAAGAAATGACTAAAAGTCATTTCTTTTTTTATATATTTTTTGTTAGGGGGAACCAATTTTGTTAAGTTAACTTTCTCTAGTTATCGAGATTTTCCTTAGATTACAGAAAACTTACTTAACAAAACTGCAACCAACAAGAAATATTAGATAATATAACTATGATAAATGATGTATATTGGTTATATGAGGATGTAATAAATAACGATATAGTTATTTCGGTTATATTATATAAAATAACACAAACTATTTTTTATATTGATTTAAATATAACATGGAGAAGTGCTAGAACAGCTTTTGAAGATGAATTTCTCTGTTCTGGATTACCTATTCAAATTCAAAGCACTCAACGTTTACCGAGTTTAATTAAAGTTAGTACAAAAATCGTTGGATATGGAGTTGCTGAATTTAAAAATGATTCAATTTATATTTCACATACTGGTTATGGTAATCCACATTCATTAGTTTGTACAGGTGTTTTAATACCAAACATATAATTTTTTCATCTTTTTCTTTTTTGTAAGAGTGTATATAGTAAGTAGGGGGAACCAATTTTGTTAAGTTAAATTTCTCTATCTTTAGAGAATTATCGAAGATTACAGAAATCTTACTTAACAAAACTGCAACCAACAAGATTTAGTAAATAGATTACAAACTGTAAATGAAGGATATCATATATTTGAGAATGGTCTTAAAATATGTTTCGGTACAGGTTATTTCACAACAGTACAAAATGGACAGGTATTGAGTGGATTAATAGAATATCCTATCTCATTCAATAATAATCCTACAACTGTTATAACAAAAATTATGAGACCTGGTGTAGAAGGTGGTCAATGTGATTTACATTCAAATGTATCATTAATCGGATATAGTGATGGAAGAAAATGCTGGATTAGATTTAATGTAAGTATTTCATATTTTGAGAATACAACTTGGATAAATGATAAAAATGTATATGTTTCATATATTGCTATAGGATATTAAATAAAAATAAAGAGAATAAGCATTTGCTTATTCTCTTTATAATTTTACCAATGTATAACTAATGATTGTTTTACATAATTACCTACTTTAACATCGGTAACTTCAGAAACAACATCAGAATATTTAACCATTGTTGTAGCATCAAATTCTTCATCTGCTATATCGTCAGCAACTACTAAGAATTTGTCTGGTGTTATATCCCATTCATATTCAGGACAAATAACCCATTCATATGCCATATCATCAGGTAATTCATTACCAGAATCCCCAGTATTGTCTCCACCTGTGTTATCTCCACCGGTTCCTTCATTTCCTCCTGTATTATCTCCACCAGTAGAACCTTGATTTCCATCATCTGGTTTATTATCAGGATTTTCATCAGGATTTTGAGTTTCATCATCTGGAATCATAGGACAATTTGGATTCCAGCAATCTCCTGGTTTAATAGGCGTATCTCCTGATGATACAGGATGTTTACATCCACATCCTGGTTTAATACCAGGTTTCATAAATGGAGGCATCGGTCTATTTCCTGGACATGGTGGTCTATTAACAATAGGATCAAATGGTGAGCAACAACCATTGAAATCTTCGAATTCTGATGGTGCATCAGATTCTGTTCCACCATTATTCTGAATAACTCTCCAAATTTCTGTATCATCAGCAACAGCACAAAATTGATTAATAAGTGCTTCAACAGATACAAAAATAGTATTTGGAAGATAGTTTAATTTTTGCACTGGAATTGTAATTCCATAATATTCTGTATCAAGTAATACTACAGAATGCTTTGTAATTGAATTTACAGTACCTGAATTGTATGCAAATGTTGTATTCTGTCCAGAGATACCAAGATTTCTAATATAATATTCACTACCAGAATCTGTAAGATTTGCATATATTTTAACGCTATTGATTTTAAAATATATACCTCTTGGAATTGGGTCCATTACACCATAAGTACTTCCATTGATTCTTGTAATAGCAAATTTCTTTTTCAAGTATTCTGCTTTTCTGTATGGAAGCATATTTGTGATAGGATCTGGATCAAGTAATACATTTACCTCATCAGCATCTGTTTCAATATATCTAATACCAGCATCTAAAATAACACCATTTGTATCAGTAATTTGATAATCAAGTGCTACCTTAAATGAGAAATATAAAGTATTAATATAATTAATACCTGTTTGTGCAAGATAATTTAAAATCTTAGCATATAATACTTCATTAGGTTCTTCTTTATAAAAATCCATAGTATTGATTCTTATACATGATGTCAAAGAACGTTCAGATGTATTTTCTTTAACATATGTTGAAGATTGAAATGGATTTATAACTTTAGGTTCTACTTTAGTCTTAGTAGACATTCTGTAGACTTTATCTCCAAAAAAACCATATAAATTAGACATACGATTTTCTTCCTTTCTTTTTTATTTTCTTTTTATTAAACTCAGAATCAAAATCTTCCATATATTCTATAGTGATTTCAATTCGAGGTTTCCATGAATAATATTTTGATGATGTTCCTTCAACTATTAATTTATCATCATCTAAAATTACATCTTGTAACATGTCTGAATATGTTTTAACCAAATTATCAAAATCTGGTTTACTAACAGGTCTAATAAAACCTTTTTCAGCAAGTATTTGATCTGTCGAATTCATACTTTTAGGTATTGGTAAGTATGATGTACAGTGAAATTTACAAGGTGTATCTATATATGGTAAATCCATATCTCTTATTGCTCTTTGGAAAAAGACTTTATTATCTTTAGCACCCTTGACATAAAAGAATGAACCATTAGCAGTTGATCTTGGTCTTGGGGTTGCTTTTGGTAAAAGATAAATCACAAATGTCTCTGATTTCCAATTAATTAAATTTATTCGTTTCATTTCAGAAAATACATCTCTTTTAAGTCTATTTATTTGATGTTCAGACAAAAAATCTGATAATCGTTTAGAACTATCTCTTGATATATTTCCATATTCTGATTCGTATTCTTTTTCTAATTTCATTTTTGAACTTCCTTTTATAGTGTTACAAAGCCAGAAAAGGCTTTTTCTATCTTATCTCCAATGTATGATTTAAAGTTATTATCAATATCTTTTACACCAGCTGTAAAGTTATTTAAATTCATAGCTAACTTCTTCTCTAGTTGTGGTGATATTAAATCCAAACCAGAAACTGTTGCAAGATAATCAATAAGTGATGTATTATTAGCAAATAACTCTTTATCTGTAGATGGTGACATCTGTAAATCAGAATATAAATCTTTTATTCTTATTTGAACATCAACTTCCATAGGGAGTCCATCTACTGACCATGCATCTTCTGATACAGGTTTTGTTATTTGTACAGATTCCACAATTCCAAGATTGCAGTTAAATACACCTGGAAAATATGCTTTGATTAAGAATGGAGAACCATAAGTATTTGATGTTGATTGTCTTGGTAATACCAATCCTAATATATGAAGCATTGGAGCAATAACATCCATAAAAACAGAATATTTATTTCCATATGGTGATTTTAAATGAATATCAACTGTATAGTCAATCCCATATTCAGAACTTTGATAAATATCTGGTAAAATAACATTTGCACCATGAATTATCTGTGATCCTACACCTAAAATTCTGTTTACTGATGATGCTATTTTATCATCTGTATCTTCATTAATAAGAGCATCTAACATTCCAGTTGTTAACTGGTCTACATTTCCCATTGCATTTTGAAATGCTTCTCCACCAGCAGTATTTGTAAGCCATTGGAATTCTCTAACGGTTTGAGATAAACCATCCATTGTACCTTTTATACTAGACGGTCCAGTCGTATTTGACATTGATTGTGATGCACCTGATGTAGGGTCTACATAAAACTGAACAAAATTATTTGTTGCTGTTATTCCTGCAGTACCACTATCATTTTTATCAAAATCAAAATTTACTAATGAACCAGATCTCAACCCATTTACTACATTAGGTATATATTGGGTTATTGTGCCAATAGTTGAATTCCAAGCATATTTAGCAACTGCACCTGCAGCACTTTTATATGTCTCTCTATTCCATCTATAATTTTTCCAATCATATGTTTGAAATGTTTCTTTTTTACCACCAACATCAATGTATTCATGTATTTCAAGAAATGTTGCTACAGTTCTACACATGATGTTTACACATTTCATATATTCAACATAATCTTCTTCAAAATCATAAAATCTTAATTTATCAAATTTACTAGCTACGTTATTTGTAGCATTATTGTCAGTAGCATTTGCTATAAAACTTATATTACCATTAGCATTTTCTAATAACATATGTGCTGTACTATTTTTATTAGTAGCATTTGGTAAAAACTTAGCCTTACCAGGTATAAAAATAACTGTTGGGGCATCAGTTATAATTCTTTTTACAAAGTTAGTACCTATAACACTAGAAACTGTCGGTATTCTAGGGTCTACGGTTTCTATAAATTGATAAGGAAGTCCAAATAATCTCATACTATTTGAACACGAACTTTTTGAATTGTCGCTAGCCATAATTACCTCCTTAAACAATAAAAAGTTCATAAGATAGTAAAAACTATCTTATGAACTTGTTTTCGTAAATTTATAAACCACCACGTGCAATTTGTTCTGCTATGGCGTATTTTTTAGATTTACTTTGTGTATTTTGTGTAGTCTCTGGGGTAGTTGTGTTTCCACCGTTTTGAACTACATTTGTAGTTTTATTCACGAAATTTCCCCCATTTTGACTTAGGTTTTTAAGTGCATTTAATGCATTTAACTTATCTGATGACTCTCCTAGTACAGCAAGAATTTGTGATAAATAATGAATTACTTCATTTAATTCATGAGTACTACGAACTTCATATTTAGATGAAATTAATTTATGTTCAGGTCTATTTATACCATTCGGTTTAAAGGTTTGTATAGAACTTTGTGTAGGTCCATAACCACCTTTTCCACCAGCCCCACTAAAATAACTTCCTTGGTTAGTTATACTTGTAACACTATTTCTATTTTTACCAGGATTTGTAGTACTGATAATATTATAACCAGCTTTAGTCCCCTTAACTGACCTATACCATTTATCTTTATCAACTACAAATTCAACTACAGTTTTTCCATTGTCATGACCCCATTTGTTACAACCAGGATCACCTTGGCTTTTTATATCAGCAATAATACCTTTAAGTACACTACCATCGGATCTATTAATGTCGATATAGTCACCTACTTGACCAAATGTATTTGTCGTAGCTACTGTATAGCGTCCATTAATTTTACCATAACCATTAGAATCGAAATTTTGACCAGCTGCTTCACGAAGTTTATATTGTTTTGATGTTTTAGATGTAATCATCTGCCATCCCATAAATGTATTACTTGTACCTAAATTAGAAGGTAGTGTAACAGTTTCACCTTTTCTAGCAGTAGCATTTCCACTAGCAGCTGCATCTGAATTATCAGTAGTTCCAGAATCACCTGTTGTACCAGATGTATTATCAGAAAATACTCCAGACCAATCATTATTCCAGTTACCAGTTGTTATACCAGTAATTGATCTATTTACCAATTCAGTAAGACCAGTTCCTATTTTAGTTAAGAAATTACCACCAGAATTATTTGATGCTGTTGCAGAGCCATCATATGTTTCAGTGACAGAACCATCAGCAGGTACACTTACAATATTTGCTCCAGGAGAACCAGGAGACCAAACTGTAGTGTATGATTTATAGGATGAACCTGTAGGTACTGATGAATTACAACTACTGTCACTACCACAATTGTAAACATAGTGTTTTGAACCATCATTATATGCAAATATTTCAACGTGTCCAGATTTAGAAATAATATCACCAGGGTTCAAATCATTCCATGATGTAAATGCTCTAGATGTGAATCCAGTAGATTTCATTGTAGAGTTATTTGAATCTGTTGTTAATGAGCTAGTAATATTTGTTTTATCACCTAAAACACCGTAGAATTTTAAACATGCAGCAACATAGCCGCTACAGTCAGTTCTAACACTAATCGTTTTTCCATCTAATGTTACATTTGTCCAATTAGATTGTGAATATCCTAATTTTTTAGCAGCTAATGAACGTTTAACAGCCTGACAAATACCAACCCATTTCTGTCTATTTGTATATCCAGAATCAGTTGTCATTCCTGTTAATGTATTACCTGAACTATCTTTAACTATAACTCCTTGATTTTGTGGAGTGTTTGCTAAAATAGATGGTACAGTACTAGTTGTTGTAGGTAATTTTGGTGTAAATACATTATTCATCAACATTAAACCTGCTGATGGACCTCTACCACCAAATCCCCAAGCTGCTCCAGTTTCATTAACTATAGCATTTTTATTATAAACTCTACCCATTCCATCCATTGAGTTAGGGTCATTAATAATGTAATTTCCACTAGAATCTTTTCCAGTAGCAACCACATAATGACCTTGAGATGTATATGGTGTAGCATTGGTATTTCCGCTAGATCTACCAGATAGAACAACTGGTTTTCCAGCATTTAATTGTGAATCGATAAATCCTGAAGATGGGTTTCTCTCCATCGTAGAATTTATACCATATTCATTTGCAGCTTTTCCAATACCATACCAATTAGTACCAGTTTCATCTCTAGCACCAATTCTTTGCATAGTTTTTGCTGCATCCATAGGGTCAATATTTAAGCCAGAACCAGACGCTGCCATTGCAAATGCTGCAGGTCCACATCCAGCATCAGCCATAGTCTCAGGACCACGACCACCCTGTTCATATTCCATTCCTGCCCATCTAGGATCTTTTTGTGAATAGAATGGTATTCCGAAGCCACCTTTTCCACCTGTTGTAGATTTCTTAGATGCTTCTTTTGATACTTTGGCATCAGATTTAGATTCAGAATCTCCACCTTTACCCCAAAGTTTTTTCCAACCAGATTTAATACTAGCACCAAACTTAGCAAGTCCAGTTTTATTTTGATCATCATTATATTCTGCAAATCCTTGAGCGTCTGTATCAATTTCACCCTTAGCAACTTTTTTCTTATACTCTTCAAAAGTAAGCTTTGAATTTGGATGTTCTTCTTTATAAGTATTATATTCTTTCTTAAGAACACTTTCCTTATATTCTTCCCAATCATCCTTAAGTTTCTTCTGTGAACCAGTTAACTTATCATCATCTTCCTTTTTAGAGATTGCTTTATAAAGCAAAGTTGCAGTTGCAGATAAAAAGTCACCACCAGTGATAGCACAATAAATTTCATTGATAACATCAATAATTGTACCTACTGTAGTTTCAGCAAAACCACCAAATGCTGCTGATATGATTTGCATCTTACCATCAACCACATCTTGTTGACAACGGAATAATCTAGCTGTACCACCTTTACCAGCATTATTTAAAGCACCTACTGCTAAGAATAAACCATCTTTAGCAAGTACACCTAATGCTCCAATGCCAGTAGCAGCAACACCAGTTGTTACTCCTAAGAATGTACCAAGTTTTGCTAATTTTTTCATAATCCAAGATTTAAGTTTTCCAAGCATTCCTTTCGAAATAGCTTCAATAACTTCATCTACATATTTAAGTGCTTTAGATAAGATGGTTCCTACTTTACCACCTTTCATTTTACTAACGATAATTTCTCCAGCTTTTTGTAAGCCTTCTTTAATCATCTTACTAGCAGTTTGAAGTATTGTAGTTTTTGCTGTCTTTTCAGCTGCAGCTTCAACTCCTTCTTCAGCAGCTTCTTTAACTACTGCTTTACTAGCTGATTTAGCAACCTTTTCAACTCCTTCTTCAGTAGCTTCTTTTCCTGCTTTAGCACCAAAATTCTTTAATTTTTTAAACATACCCGTTATACCTTTACGGTCAGGGTTTGTGGTATCTAATGCCTTATTAACGGCTTCAAGAGCACCGTCTACACCACCTTTGTTTTTCACATTAGCGGCAAGATCTTTAATCATTGTAAGTTGTGCAGATGCGTCAGTTTTCTTAAACATATTAACTGCACCATCTTTTAACATTCCTAATTTACCAGCACCATCAGCTTTAAAGAATTTACCAACAGTTTTTCCAGCATTAACGACAGATCTACCTGCTCCAGCTATATTACTACCGATATTCTTTACAGTTTTGATTGGGTGTCTAATTAGTTGTCCAGCACCTTTTTTGAGAGTCCTTATTGGATGTAATAACGCATTTGCTGTTTTTACATTTCCAGAATCTCCATTTAATATAAATTTACCAGCTTGTCGACCAGCTTTAGTGATTACTGATGATTGAGAATCCCATTCACCATCTTCACCCAACAAGAATTTCTTAGGGTCTTTAAATATAGAAGACCAACGAGATGTTTGGTTTTCCATGTTTGTAGCAAAGTCTGCTCCACCTTCATATCCATCATTTGTATAAACTTTAGATACTGTATCTATTTCATTCGCAGCAACTTCACCAGCATTTTTACCTAAATCACCTAATCCACTTAATAACTTACTTAATAATTCTTGTACTTTCTCATTTGAAAGTAATTTAACTAATCCAGCTATAGCACCACCAGTAAGAAGAACTTTTCCTAATCCACCAAGTGAATCACCAAGTTTCTCTAAGAAACTCTTTTCTTTTTCTCCATCACCACCATTGCCACTAGTAATCTCATCATTATCAGATTTGATCATATCATAAGATACTAATGTATTAGGTTTTTCAAGTGCTTTTTCAATAGTTGTTTTATTATCAGTAGAACCATCAAGTTTTGCAGATGTTCCATAAGTAACAATTGGACCATTTTGACCAATTAAGTTAACATCTTGAACACCTTTATTTCTTGCCAATATTTCAGCAGCCTGTGATTCAACATCAACAACTTTAACTTTGATAATATCGTTATTCGATAATACATGTTCACCACCAGAGAATCTTACAATTTCTGGTCCGTTTTCACCAACAACTGCAGCACCTTCTTTTGCATTTCCAGTACCAGTTGCATTATGTGGTACGTTTGTACGGAGTATATCGTGAACTTTTGTTTTTTGTTTTTTACGATATTGGGATTTTGCTCTACCATGTTCTATTTTGGCAGCTTTATCATTTTCTTTATTTTTAGCAACCCAATCCTTATATACTTGATAAGCATCAAGACGTTCTCTAGCAGATTTACTAGGATTTCGTATGATTAATGCTTGGTTATACATAGGATGATTTTGGTCATCTAAAATTTTACTTATTTCTTTTTTATCTTTCTTATTATCGTAACTGAACTGTGTGGTATAATCAGGATCATCAACAAATGGCATTACAGCATCATTAAATGAATCAGTAAATGATTTACCAGCATTTGCTTGGGTTCCTCTCATTTCCAATTCTTTTTTAATTTTATTTTGTCGATTTTCACTTAATTTATTAATACCTTTTTTAGTATAATCAATTGGAGCACCTAATACACCTTTTGCAACTTCTTGGAATGTGATACCTATCTTTTCAAGCCAAGATAACTGTTCATTCATAACTCCAAGTTGTTCAGTTTCAATTTTAACCTCTTCTGATTCACCTTCACCAGGTTTCTTAATACTTTCTACAGATAATAATCTTTGAACCTCCTCATCAGAAAGTCCCATCATACCTTTAGAATTTTTATATCCTCTGGTTTTCTTATAGCCTTCCATTGCAGCTTTAAGTGATTCTTCAGAAGCGGTAGAATATTTACCACCTGTAAGACTAGCAATTAATGCTTCTCTATTAATGGTATCACGACGTTCTTTACGTCTTTCAACACGACTCTTTTGTCTATCAAGTTTATCTTGATGTCGTTCTAATCTAGTGTCACCACCATTATAGAACATAGTTTCAGCCATGTATTTTTCATAATCTTCAAATGATTTAAATTTTTTAGCTTCTTCTGGAGAAAGATTATTATAATCATCTTGAAGTTTAGCGTATTTATCTTTAAATTCATTTGTAGTACGGTATTTTTCACTAAACCATTTCTTTGAAGATGCTTTTCTATTTGAAGCTCTTAAAGCATTTAATGGTCCACGACTTACTTTAGGTTCTTTTTCATCACCCTTATCTTTTCTATTGAATACTTTCCCAATAAAACCTTTAGCAGCACCAAAAGCTAACTTCATAGCACCACTTACAGCATTTTTAACTTTATCAAAAGTACCAGAAACTTTCTCTTCTACTTTTTCATAAAGTCTTCGTGTATATCCTGCAAGAGGTTCTGCTAAACTAACTAATGGGTCTAAAACCTTATCTATTATTGCATCTTTAGCTTTATCTAAAGTATTTGCAGCAATTCCTGCTAATGGAGCAACAACAGTTTTAGATATTTGGGCACCAAGTTTACCTAATAAGCCTTTGTGTTCACCATCATCTTCCTCTTTACCAAAAAGAAGATCATGGAATTTATTTTTAGATGCAATCATTGAGCCTGCTAATCCTAAAGCAGCACCACCAATAGGTCCGAGTGGAGTAAACATACTTAAAAGTAAACCTGCTCCAGTACCAATAGTGGCTCTTCCTGCTAATGCCTTAGCACGTTGTGTTGTATTGTCATCTTTTCCTTTTACATCAGAGAATGCTTTATTAAACGCACCTAAAATACCACCGATACGTTTTTTCCTTCCACCTTCTCCTTCAACTTCTTTACCAAAAATAAATTCTTGGAAAGTTTTTGATTTTGTAGCCATTCCTACTGCCGAACCAATTAATGCTCCAGCAATTGGACCACCAACCAAAGTTCCTAAGAAACCACCACCGGTTACTGCACCACCGATAGTTCCAATAGCAGCTGAACCTACAATATGTTTCTTATTTTCTCTCATGAAGGTTTGTGTTTCTTTAGAAATTAAACCTCCACCTTTAAATTCAAATTCTCCAGTTTCTTCATTATATTCTTTACCAAAAATTAATTTTTGGAAAGCTTTTGATTTAGAAGCTATTGAACCTGCAGTTCCAATTAATGCTCCTGTAATAGGACCACCTATTAAACTACCAAGAATGCCACCAGATGCTATTCCTAAACCAACACCTGCTACAGCACCTTTAATTCCAGCATCAGCATTCTTTTGAACTTTTGTCTGTATTTCTTTTTTAACATCATCTAAAGATTTTTCTTCACCAAATAGAGTCTTACTCCAATCAGATAATCCATTTTTAAGAAATCCTACTACAGAGTCTTTTCTACCAGTGCGTTTTCCTTCTTCATTTTTTTCTCCAAAAATGAATGATGTTACATCTTCTTTAACACCAGAAAATACTTCTGATATCTTTGATTTAAGACTAACTGCTTTTCCATCTTTATCTGTACCAAATACAAATTTCTTTGCAGGTTCAAATATAGAATTATTTACAGTCTGTCCCATTGCTTTCACACCATCACCAAACATGGCACCAAATTCACCATATACTTTAGAAGGTTGACCCTTGATTATATAGTGCATTATTCTACCAAGTCTATCTTGTGTATTGGCAATAAATTGACCTTTTTGTTTTTTACCACCAATTGTAGTAGCATTATTACCTTGAGTTTGAGCTTCATCAATTAATTTCTGTAACTCTTCTGGTGATAAATCACTAGTATCTATTTCAGCATCAGATGCTACTTTAGCAGCACTGGTTTGCTGTTTAGATTCATTTCCACCTTCAGAAGAAGATGATGTTTTAGATCCGGATGTACTTCCATAAGGAGTATATCCAGTAACTCTTACATTAATACCTCTATCAAGAAGAGTTTCAATACTGTCAATTTTTCCTAATAATGAATCAGGAGTAAATCTAGTTACCCTTGTACTTCTACCATCATAACCATACAATACATCAGCCATAGCTTCATCAATTGTTTGATTATGAGATGTGAGTATAGAAGCTATATCACTTGTATTTGACTCTTCAAGTTCAAGTATTCTGTCATTACGACTTTTCTTAGCATTTAGTCTAGCGCTATTAATATTAATACCACCGCGACCATGTTCGAAACTTGAATATACGGAAGCTTCTAAAATTCTTTTAAGACCAGCATCACCACTTAATGACCCTACAATTCTTGCGATATCACTATCAGCTCCACGCTTAGTGATATCAATTCTTTGAGCATCATCTTTTTCTAATGCTAAATAAAATTTATTTAATAACTCATTAAAAGAATCTTTTTGTTTTTCAGAGATAATACTACTATCAGCAACTTGTCTTAATGATTTACCAAAATCACTATTTTCCATTGAATATATAACAGATTCATTTATAGAACCCATTAGACCTTTTGTAAAGTCATCGTATCTCTGATATGTTCCAGTTTCCTTATTAAATATTTTAGAACCTCTTACTGCTTCATCAGGGTCTCCACCATTTAATCTAACTAAAGCACGTAAATAAGAGTTACTTTCTCTAAGATATTTAGGAATTTCTGCTGAAATAGCATGATGAACAACTCCATCAAAAACAGCAGCGTCATTTGTAACTTTACCTGCAGTATTAAACTTTTCTTTTCTTCCCACATTAATATCTAATGCTTCACCTAAAAATCGTTTAAATCCAGCAAAATTACCTTCTGACATTTTCAATGTCTCTGATGTTTTCATCAGCATTTCTGTAACAAAGTTACCAAATGTCTTATCAAGATTTTCAGTTGATTTCTTAACAGCCTTTGGTATTACACTATTCATCAAAGATGTTGTAATAATCTTTAATGGATTAGTAACGATTTGATCACCAAATGCAGATAGCATACTGGTAATTTGACCAGGCATTGTATTTTGATAAGCATTTGAAAAGTTTTGCTTTAATAATTTAGGTAAATTTCCTAAATTAAGTTGACCTCTTCTATCAATAAGGTCTGCACCAGAAAGTCCAGCTTCAGGACGTTGTTTATCTCTAGGTGCATATACTTTTCCCATCATTTCATAGAATGCCATACTAGAGCTAATAAACGATGACATATTATCATTATTATATTTAACTATAGCTTGCAAACTATTATTGATATTATTTAATGCATTTAACGAAGCATCTGCATTCTTTTGATGCATAGCAAGCATTGCTGAAGAAGTTGCCACCATAGTATCAACTTGTGCTTTAGCTGATAATGCTTGTAATTTCGTTTGCTTAGTTATCGATTGATTGATCGAATTTAAACCTTCAGGATTAAAGTTTACGACAGCTTTAACTGACGATACTTCCGCTTCACTGGCATCATTTATTTCACCAAAATTAACACTAGTAGTGGAGTCATCATCCCCTCCACCAAATCCACCTCTAGATGTATTATTGAAATTACCAGTTTTTAAATCTTTCATAAGATTATCTATTGCAGTCTTACCTGATTTAATAAACTGATTATTTTGTAAAACACTTGCCACATTTTTTTGGCTAACTCTAGAATTTGTTACGGCACGTTTAACTTGGGATGTAGAACTCACAGCACTGTAAATATTAGGACTAATATCTTGCAGTACGTCTACTGCGTTAGCTCCTAATGAACGTGTTGCATTTTTAAGCCATTGCGCATTTAGCTTAAATCCGTTCTTCTCTTTTAAGGTACTAGAAACTTTTATTTCTTTACCTGCCATATTTTTAATCACTTCCCTTCCGTGAAGTTCATTAACAAATTGTTTTTAGCCTCGAAAATTAGCGGAAAAAAGAAAAAAAGAAGATGAATCATATGATTCATCTTCTTTCATAATCAAAGTTATTTTTCACCAGTAGAACCGAACCCGCCTCTTGAAGGGTCTGTCATACTTTCAACTTCTTTGAAATTGATTTTATTTTGCTTTTTAACAATTCTAAATTGAGCAATTCTAGCTCCTTTAGGAATAGCTGACTCATCTGTAGCAATAGCTCTGAGTTTCCATTCATCTTCTTCTCCACAAAAACTATTATCAATAATACCTTGTGAATTTTCCATCATAATATTATACTTTCTACAGGTACTACTTCTTGGTAAGAGATGTGCTTCATATCCTTTTGGAAGTTTCATAATAACTCCAAGTGGAATATCTCCTCTTTGACCTTTGTGTAGTCGTATATCTTTTGATGTTTTAAGATCGATCCAATCACCTTGTTCAATCTCTTCAATTTTCACATCGGGGTCAAGATATTTAATTTTGATAGTTTTTCTTTTTGAATCTTTAATTTTAAGAACTGTTAAAACTGTAGCAATAGTTGTTCCTACTGTGATAACGTAACTTATAACAACTGAGCAAAACTTTTTCATATTTTTTACCATCCTTTACTTTTATACCTGTCTTCTATTTGTAAGGTATTTAGGACAGCTTGATTTAACTGAAAGTACTTTATGTGCTTTCTTGGTAGTTTCAAATGTACCGATTACTTTTCCATCAGAAGGTGATTTAACTTCTGAAACTTTTACAGTTTCATCAACTTCTTTAAGAGCAATCGTTGCTGCAAAATCTTCTTTCTTAGGTAAATCGAATTTGTTACCTTCAAGGTATAACCAAAGAACCTCTGCGAAGAAATCATACATCCATCCAATATTTCCAACTTGGAAGTTTGGATCCTCAACAACAGATGATTCGTTAGCATCAATACCTGCACGTTCTACAAGACGTCTCATCCATTTTCTGAACTCTTGTCCACATGCAATTTCTTTGTAACCTGCAAATTCACCTTTCTTAATAATTGCGACCTCTGATGAGAAATTTGGATCGCTTGCTGCTGCATTCAAAAGTCTTTCAAAACTTGTTCTGTTGAAACGATTAAGTTTTCTTTTCCCTTTATCGTCAAGCTTTGCAGCGATGGCTGTTAAGACATCATTTACTGTTTCTTTTGCCATTGTTATTACCTCCTTATTTTTATTTATTGAAAATGCTTATAGCATTTACAATCATAAAATTTAATGCCAAATACTTTTGACATCTTTTTTACTTCTTCTTTTTTTCAAAAGTTTTTCTAATGCTTCTGAAATATTGAAGTCTTCATATTTATCAGTGATTTTTTTGTTTTTCTTCTTTTTACTCATAATTTATCACCTTTCTTTTTAAACTACTGTGGTTGGAATAATTGAATTGTATTCTCTTGTATTTAGATATTTTATTATCTGAACGTATATGTAGTCTAAATAATCAAAACTATCCATTTTAAGAGTTCTATCGATTAATCCTAAATAACTATCAATAATATGTATAATTTTATCAGCGTCACTAATCTTTATAAAATTACCTACTGAATAACTCTTATGAGTATTAGTTATGAATTTACTAGTTACTACTGTTTTTTGATAGTCTTTTAACATTAAATCTCGTTTACTCATTTTAAATACATATCGTAATAAATCACATGAAAAGTTTCTCAAAACCCAAATACTTAAATCATCATTTGTAAAACCAGTATAAATTTCTGGTCTTCCAATATATACATTATAATTTATTGCATGTTTGCTTACATACTTAGCAAATATTGCTGTAATGAATACATGTGTTTGAGATCTATAAAAAGATACAAAATGTTTAAATCTCTTTTCATCAAAACTTCTATTTTCTTCAAAAAGTTGTATTCTTGATTTTATTAATTCTTTATATGAATCACTTAAATTATATAAAGTTAGATGATTATCTTCAATTGTAGTTAACATGGTTTCTGATTGGTTTCCTGGATATTTTATTGAAACTCTTATATCCAGTATAGTTTTTCTTGGATACTTATTATAGAATTGAGCTATAACTGTATCAAGAATATACTTATGTTTTTCTTTTGAAATTGATGATGTGCATTTAATAAGCATAGTATTTGTTGTAATATCGGAATTATTATCCAATATTTCAAAAATCAAAATTGCTGTTTTATCAAGGTCAAAATCTCCCATAGACCCTTTGATAATTGGTTTTTGTGCTTCTAATGCTGCTTTAAATTCTCTCCCTGTCATATTTTAAAATCTCCTTTTTATATAATACTAAAAATATAATATACTCTTATTTTTATTTATCTTTTACAACTATTAAATCATGAAAACATTCATTTAATACGTAATTATAAGAAATGAGGGCATTAAGTTATGAATTTAGAAGCTCAAAAAATTAGATTTGAACGTATTGATAAATGCTTTGAAGAATTAAAGAAGAATAGACGAAAAGTAAATCTTCTTAGAGATATTGAAAGAAATTTAAAAGAGGTATTTGATCAGACGTTTAATATATCAATCATAGAAGCAAAGAGAAATGATCCATGTTTTGTAATGTCAGTATTTCCTGAAATTGCTACAATCGATAGAATTGTGGAATCTATTGTAAGGGAAGAATCTGTAAGTGTAATTCATGAATTATGGTCAAAAAACACTGTTTGGAACATAGAAATAGATAGAAGAGTTTTAGATGATTCATTAGTACCAATATCTGCTAGAGAATGTACTGCTCTTTTATTACATGAAGTAGGTCATACAATCCATAGTAATTCTATTCCGAATAGAATAGTTAGAGTAATTAAATATGAATTTGCTAATTTACATACAGGAATTAAAGCAGTATTAAAATCTCAGAACTTTGGTAATGTTTTATCTTTACCAGTTGCTGATTCTTGTTCATTATCAAATAATAGAATCAGTGATTTAAAAACTGAAATTGCTGCAGATAACTATGCAAAAAATTTAGGTTATGGAATGGAATTATCTTCAGTATTAGATAAATTTTCTTCAAAGGTTTCTAATGATCCTGATAAGTCAATGAAATCTGTAATGAAGTTTTCTATTGATACTATAAATAATTTCAAAGAAAGAAAATCAAAATTAAATAAACGTAATTTTGCAATTCTTTCAGAAAAGGTTCCAAGTACTTATGTAAAGAATATGATTTCTGTACTTTCTAAAGAATATACAGAAAGCACATTTAAAGACTCTTCTATAGATGATAAGAAGAAGATGGAAATGGTGTGTGAATCAGTAAATGATATTCTTGATAATTACTATACAGAGTTCTTCTTTAGTAAAAAGAAACTAAAGAAAATACCTGAATATGATTTGGACTATATTGCTGTAGAGATTGATAAAATCAAAACAAATGATGACAAATTACTTCTATTATCTTATACAAGAAGTAAGATTGATACGGTTCAATATTATATTGACATATTAAAGAGTGATAAATACTCTAAAAAATTTGAAGTTCCGCATTCATTAGAATACTTAGTTGCATATAAGAATAGATTATATAAATCTCTTGATGTAATTATGAAGAAAAAAATAGAACCTAAAGATTATAGAATTCTTGTTCAATATCCAGTTGGATATGAAGGATAAAAATAAATGAGTAAGTGATTTATTTCACTTACTCATTTTCATTTTGATAATTCTTCAATAGACTAATTTCATGATTTAATCTTTCTGTAGATTCTTTAATTTCATCTGATACAGAATCAATAGATAATCTTAAAAGAGTTGCATGATTTTTTCTCATACTATTAATACTTGATTGTAAAGATTCGATATGTTCTGTTAACATAGTAATTGCTACAGGTATTTCAGATGAATGCATCATTTTAGCAAGACCTTCACCACGTTTCAAATCTTCTCTTTCTTTTTTATATTGCTTAAGTAGAGCTTCGGAACTTTTTATTTCTTCTTCTTGAAGTTTCAATTCTATAATACTAATCATCATAGTTTCCTTTCATAATAAAAAATAAAATTTTTATTATGTGAGGCAATTGATAAAATCAATCACCCCACATTTCCATTGAGACCCTCTTGTAACCAATATGGTTACGTTTTTACATTGAGACCTTTTGTACTGTTAATACAGTACGATGTACATTGAGAACCATATGTAATTAGCGACAATGAATTATTCATCGTCACCAGTATTACCTGTACCTTCATCTTCCGGTTCGCCATCTTCGAATTCATCTTCTTGGAAGATTTCATCAATTTCTTCATCGTCTTCATAATCGTCTTCACATTCAGCATTTTTTGCTGCAATACGATAACGAATATTTTCAACGCCGTCAGATACTGCATTGAATGCTGCACCTGTTACTCTACCAACACCATAAGCGATTGTTTCGATACCAGAAATTACGAGACCACTTACGGTTGCAACCGCAACGTCGTATCCGAATCCACCAACTGTACGACGGAATTTTCTTCTTTCGAAATAGTTCATTCCGAGTTTCTTTCCTACTGTATCGATTGATTTGTTTACTTTCTTTACTACTGAATTCTTTTTCATACTAACCTCTTGGCTCTTGATATTATCTCCACCACATGTAATAAATTTTGTTTGCTGACGATTGTTTTTATTACGTCACGCTATGAACTTTTTTGATAGAAACAACTGATTTTATTTATTATTTTTGCTTCTATTCACAATAATATTATATCATTTCACTTTCTTACTTTTCGCAGCTTCCTGAAATATCTTATCGAGTTCACATTTAAAATAGGTCTCAAACAATTTGTGTATTTCCATCTCGTCCATATATCGAAAATCTTCTATTCTTTTAGAAAGTTTTCTTCTTTCTGAACGAAATTTACATTTTCTATACACGTTACTTTTTGGTAGGTGCATAGATTCTGATACACTAACAACAGCATCTTCTAATATTATTTTTGCTTTATGTCTGTATCTACCAATATTCAGTTGTAAGTTTTTAGGCATGAAATCACACCCTTTCTATATTCTTTTTACACCAAAATAATATATCTTTTAATATATTTATTTTTACATATTTTATTTTGAATCTTTCAAATCAAATTTAATAGTAAAACCTTCGATTTCTCTAGAAAAGTTTTTAGCATGAATTACTACAGCACCACAATTTTCACACCATAAAGAAAATTGATTTGTACCAGCACCCATATAACATGCACCTTTTCTATGCATTTTTCCACCACACCAAATACAATCGCATTCATTTGGTATTTCAACTCCATTATTTATAACAGTTTTAATTTTTTCACTCATATTATTTATCTCCTTTTATTATATTTCATATAAATGATATATCAATAAAATCCATAAGGGAGAGGATGGGGGAACCAATTTTGTTAAGTTAAATTTCTCTAGTTATCGATAATTTACGAGAATTACAGAAAACTTACTTAACAAAACTGCAACCAACAAGAAATGTTTAATTATGTTGATCATTTATATGTAAATAAAAATAATTGTATAAATGGAACAAAAGTTATAGACTTTCCAACAGATAAAAATATAAATTTCATATCTGCATGTTTATGGAATGGTAATAACAGAAGTCATGAATATATAACAATACCATTATGTGCATTGGTTAGTAATAGAATTATAGAATTTAGAGATAATACTGGAGCTATATATGCATCAATTACAGTTTCTAGTGGTGTAGAAAAACTTACATTTGTATGTAACAATGAATGGTATTTATTATGTTTCTTTTTCTAATTATCTTGTATATGTGGAAGTACTATGATAAAGGGGGAACCAATTTTGTTAAGTTAAATTTCTCTAGTTATCGATAATTTCCTTTGATTACAGAAAACTTACTTAACAAAACTGCAACAAGCAATTTAAACAAATACCAACTGATGATACATTTGCAATAAGTCATACATTAGATATTTCTGGATATGATATAACTACTGAACTTATAATAAATATCCATATTGATAATACAGATTGGACATTATATCACAGACTTATAAAAAATCAATTAGAATTTGATGATGCTGATGTGATAACATATAGAACAGGTCAAGCTTTTTATATTCCTGACTATTCAACAACATATTTATTAGCTGCAAATTGTAGAGTTTACAAAAATAAAACACTTACTATTTCAGCTGCAATATATCAAACAGGTGGGGTTACATCTACAAATAATACTTTTTGTATTTCAGCATGGTATAGATAATAAAATAGAGTAAGAGTTAAAAAACTCTTACTCTATTATTTTTACCAAGGAAAACCACCCATTCCATCATCATTATTATTTTTAAGACCATTCATTTCATTAAAAAATGACATATCATAATCTGAAAATTCATCTTCATATGTGGTATAATCAGATGGTGTTACATTTTCAGAATTTTCAGTTCTCATATTAATAGAACTTTGCATAATTTTTGCAGTCTCATTTTGTGAAGATTCGATAGCTTCTCTTAATATAGATTCATAATCTAATAATTTAGCTCTTTTTCTCTCTTCTACGATAGATGATGCTATATCATCTGGTAATACTTTACTAAGTTCTGATTCACTCTTGTAAAGTAAACCTTGGTTTCTTGGTCTTTCTTCACGTTGTCCAGGAATATATCCAAAAATACTTAAGTTATTACCATGAACTAAAACATACATAGCAATTAAGTATGACATTACGCTATCATCATGAACTTTATTTATATTAATCTTTATATCTCTATAAAGTTTAGACTATATCTTCATTAATAATTCTTTTACCAAATTATCAATGCCTCCCGTTTCGGTTTCCCTACTCTACTCAGTTACTCATTTAAGTATTTCTCTTAAATTACCCTTTCGATAGTCGTTGAACGTTCCTTAATTAATATTAAGGCTTCGCTGCTGATTGTCCAATCCTAAAGATTATTACACTTTGGTACTTTAGGCTCTAAGGAGTTTCCAGCAATTAAAGAGGTTTTACCTGATCTTCATTTATAATTAGGCAATAATTTTACTATATTATCCTGTTACTATATTACCTTAAACCAGGTCCTGCTAGAATCTTTCCTGATGAATTTCTTATCAATCTGGAAATATCTCGTGTTACATTTTCTGCTACAAAATCATCTTTACACTGAGCAATTCTATCTGCTAAAATAGCAAACATAGTTTCTCTTGATTTTCCTTCAGTATAAACACCATAATATGATTTCATAGATGCTTGTTTCTTAAGCATAGATTCGATTGTTTCTTTATCTTTCATATTAGATTCTGCTAATTCTTTAGCTTTATCATAATAAAGTCTAGAAGCAATCTTTGATTGCAGTAAATGGTCAATAACACCATCACCAACTGAGTTACGTTCTATACATACAATAGCACGTGGTACATGTTTTGTAACTAATTCAATAATTATCTGTTCATATACCGTTTCACCAACATAAGAACATTCAAATTCAAATGCAGGTCTTTCTGTATATGGGTTAATACCTGTTATAGCATTATTATCTTTAAGTGTACCTGTAGAACAGTCAACTCCTACAATATAAGGTATTGTAGGATCAAGTTCTTCGTAAACCTTAAATTGATAATATTTCATAATAAACAAAGTATCTATTGGTACTCTTACATGTTCTACGATATATTCGATATCTTCTTGAGCATATGGTGATAATGAAGAACCATGTAATCTTTGAAGAAGAATCTCTCTTCGAACTGTAAGGTTATTATTAATTTTAGCACTAATATTTTCTAGCCATTCTCCATCCAAACCAATTTGGAAGTATTGGAATTCTATATAGATAATTCTATTACTATTACCAGCTGCAGCAAATTCTTCCATTTCTTCTTGTGTCATATCATAAAGTCTATCTGACCATCTTACACAAGCATCAAGTACAAATTGTGCTGACATTCCTGCTGGTGAGTCCAAGTCTCCTGGTGTGCCATATATTAATCTTTATATCTCTATAAAGTTTAGACTATATCTTCAATATTAATTCTATTACCAAATTAATATTGCCCTCTATTTCGGACTATAAGTCCTACTCTACTCACTTCTTCACTTAAATCTTTCTCTTAAGCTATGCTTTCGATAGTCGTTGAACGTTCCTTAATTATATATTAAGGCTTCGCTGCTGATTGACTCTATTCATTGGATTGTCACACTTCACTGTACCAATGACCTAACAAGTTCGTCCCAGCAATTAAAAGGGTTTTACTTACGCGCATTTCCACGTAAAAATTCTTCCATATAAACTTCCATTTTTCTTTGCGGCTCTAGCAGCAGTATCAAATGTAGAAACTGAGTTTTCGATAATATCTTTAATGAATAATGTAAATTCAGGTTCATCATAATGAATAATTGCTGCAGTAAGACCTCTGGCTAGAGATACTGCTTTATCTTTAGTGGTAGCACCAGCTCTAATTTTAATTGAATTTTTTGTTACAGGATGTCTCATTTCAGTAGCATTATTAACAGCTTTTACAGTTTTACCATTTTCATCATCAAAAAATGATTCAAATCGTAAATATTCTGGTAATAAATCTATCTGAAGTTTTATACGAGCTAAATTTTCTTTAGCATCAGGTTGTTGTTTATTTACAAAGATAAATGATGTATTAGTAGTACCGAATGAATAACCCCAAGCTTGAACAGATAATGCAGATTGTGTCTTCCCTTGTTGCCTTGGTAGGCATAACCAGGAATCTATACCATTAACAAACAAAAATGCTTGTGCTATATTTCCTCTGTTAGCTTTATATGGTACTCCTTTAGGATTACCAGGGTCTGGAATTCTTGCTACTTCACGTAAATAATACCAAACGTTTCTTCTACATTCAGTTACAACTCTTGCTATTTGATCACGTGTTAAAGTACAAACTCCATTATCATCACATTGGTAAGGATCTATCTTTATAACTTCTGGGTCTTTTACTTCTAACATAAAATACCAGTTTTTAACACCTAGTGTTTTTAAGTCAGATGCTAATTGTAACCATGATGTATTTGATGTACCAACATCAAATATACGGTTTCCAATTCGTTTTAATCTACCCAAATTATCACCATCCTTTCTTTAAAGAATAGTTTTTTTAATGTAAAAATATTCTAGGTAGATAATCTACCTAGAATATTTATTAATTATATATACCTACAATTTTCACAATTCTAAATGATGAAACATCTACTGATGAGGGGTTTTCTATATAAAAACTATTATCATCAGATTTTACAAAAGCATATAAATAATATTCAGAATATGGTAATATAAATGCATGTGAATTAATATCACGTGCAAATATGAATGTTTGATAGTATTGACCTGTTTTTACAAATGTAACTAACAAATATTCTATTTTTGAAATATTTTCATCATAAAATACTTCAGTTAATGGATATCCATTATATAAAAAATATAAAACTTTATTTTTACTTTGTTTAAATTGTTGGTTGCAGTTTTGTTAAGTAAGTTTTCTGTAATCTTCGTGAATTACTGAGAGATAGAGAAATTTAACTTAACAAAATTGGTTCCCATCCCCTCTCCACCTTCTCTCACATACTATTTTTTATAATAATAACCTTAAAATAGCATTTTTAATTTTTACCCAATATTGATATATTATTTTAATAGATATTAAAGAAGGAGATTTATAATTATGGGTAAAAAGAAAAGAAATTTCAAATATCTTAATAGAGAACTTAGTTGGATTAAATTTAATAATCGAGTTCTTGATGAAGCTAAAGATTCAAAACTTCCTATTAGTGAAAGGATTAAATTTCTAAGCATAGCATCATCTAATTTCGATGAATTTTTTATGGTTCGAGTTGCATCTCTTAAGGATATGATTAATGTTGGATATAAAAAAAGAGATATATCTGGAATGACTTCATCTGAACAAATAGTATCTATAAATAGATTAGTTCATTCTATAGTTACTAGTCAATATAATATTTATGAAAATTCTATAAGAAAAGAAATGGGATTAAATAAATATAATTTTGTTAAATCAATAAAACAACTTTCAGATTCAGACATGAAATATATCTCAAAATATTTCAAGGATACAATATTTCCAGTATTAACACCTATTATTCTTAATAATAGTAGTACATTTCCATTAGTTAAAAATAAAGCAATCCATATAATCGTAAAGATTAAAAAGAAAAAATCTAAGAAAGAAGAATTTGCAATAGTTCAGATACCAACAAATTTACCTAGATTAGTTGTAATTCCAAATGATAAAGATAAGCCATCTGTTATTCTATTGGAAGAAGTTGTATCTGAATTTATCGGTAAGTTATTTAAATCTTATGATATATTGGAAATGTCTAAATTTAGAATTACTAGAAATGCAGGTCTTAATATTGATGAGGACGATGCTTCAGATTTATTAAACAAGATTAAAAAGAAACTAGATGAAAGAGAATGGGGAGAAGTAATAAGACTTGAGATATTGAAAAATACAAATAAGTCTATATTTAAATTCTTAAAAAATAAATTCAATGTCAATAAAAATAATATTTATGAAATAAATGGTCCATTAGATTTGACTTTCTTAATGGAAGTTTATGATTTAATAAAAGATATTGATGACAAGAAACAAAAAGATTATATTCCAAAAGTTTATGATGAATTGGAATCTAATAACCTCTTTAATGTAATTTCTTCAAAAGATGTATTTTTACATCATCCATATGAATCATATAAACCTATAGTTGATTTCATAAAACAAGCAGCTGAAGACCCTGATGTATTAGCAATAAAACAAACTCTTTATAGAGTAAGTAGTAGTTCACCAATTATCGAATCTTTAAGAAAGGCTGCTGAAAATGGTAAAGAAGTAACTGTACTTGTAGAACTTAAAGCCAGATTTGATGAAAATAATAATATTGAATGGGCTAAAGTTTTAGAAAAAGCAGGCTGCCATGTAATTTATGGAATCCCAAATCTTAAGATTCATAGTAAAATATGTTTAGTTATAAGAAAAGAAAATGATAAACTAAAATATTATACACATCTTGGTACAGGAAATTATAATGAAAAAACAGCAAAGATTTATACTGATATGTCATTATTCACATCAAATGAAGATATTGGTAAAGATGCTATAACTTTATTTAATTTCTTAAGTGGTAATTCTAAACCAAGTAAATGGAATAAATTAATTGTAGCACCAGATAATCTAAAAGATGAATTTATCAAACTTATTAATACAGAAGCAGAAGTAGCAAAAGAAGGAAAAAATGCACATATTATGGCAAAAATGAATTCACTTTGTGATAAAGATATCATTGATGCATTATACAATGCAAGTAAATCAGGTGTTAAAATTGATTTAATTGTTAGAGGGATTTGTTCATTAAAACCTGGTGTTAAAGATTTAAGTGAAAACATAAAGGTTAAATCTGTTGTAGGAAAATATCTAGAGCATTCAAGAATTTATTATTTCTGTAATTCTGGTCATCCAAAAGTATTCTGTAGTAGTGCAGATTGGATGCCTCGAAATTTAGAACGTAGAGTAGAAATTTTATTTCCTATATTAGATATGAGGATTAAAGAACAGATAGTTGATATATTAGATTCTTTCTGGAAATATGATTATAAATCTTATAATATGAATTCAGATGGAAAATATATACGGGTTACAAATTCTACAAAAGAAAATAAGATTCATATTCAAAAATATCTCGAAGAATAGAAATAAGAGAGTGTAAAAAACACTCTCTTATTTTTTTAATCTTCGTTATATAAAACAAGACAAATTTGGTCTTTATTAATACATAACATTTCTGGTACATATGCAAATCTTTCTTCTTTACTAAGTTCATTAATATCTTTTGTGATATTTTTAATTGACTGGTAATCTGTACTATAACCCATAGTATCAGTTGTTTTGTATGAACCAGAGGCATCAATATCACCATTAATACCAATAAATTTAATATGATCTACATATGCAAAATTATTCTCAATAGTTCTCATAAGATTAGAAATATGAAGTTCATTAGAACCTGTTGTATTGAGATTTTCAATAGTTTCTTTAATAAATGATTTAATTTCATCTGTAACTTTGATTGCGTCTGTTCCAGCAACAAGATAAATATAGAACCCAATAGAAATATTTACTCTATCGATAATTTCATCACTATCTCCAATAATATAATTTTTACTCTTACCATATGTATTATACCATTTAAGATCAAGATATGTTGCTTGACAAATAATAGAATACAGCACAGTTTCAAGATTATTATATTGGTTTCTATACTGATTGATTAAATATGTAAACATTTCATAATTAGTTTTTCCACACTCATTTTTTGTATATGCTCCATTAGAATCAAAATGTTGCATAAGTGAATACTTAATCATTGGTGATGAATATAAATAAATATCACCATTTGCTACATTATAAAGTCTATCATCTCTAAAATACATTGAGCTTCTAATCATTGTAAGAGGTTTGATAAAATCTACTCTATCTGAGAATGTAGAATAGATATTTGTCCAATTATAATTAACAAGACTAAACATTGCTTGTTGTGATGGGTAGTTGTTTGTTGTATAAACATAATCATCATCAACTTCATACTCTTTATAAAGAACTACAAATTTAACTTCAACATCTGTCATAGGTATAAGTTTAGAAGTTTTATTTATGATATAAGTGAAATTACCACGAATACCAGAATTATCAATAACCTCTTCTTCTGTATTAGATCCTTCTGTAATTGCTGAACGAAGTCTCATTACACTAGCAGTTTCAGTACCTGTATTTTCTGAAGAGTCGTCAATATACTCTCTTTCATTAACCCATAACTTCAATTTTTCACTTTCATCCATTGTATATTCAGTAGATGTATAATCCATAAGATATGGATTATATCCAAGTTCTTCATTTGTATAGTCTTGAATTTGCATTTGATTTCCAAGTGTTACATGATCATTAGTTCTAAATTTACATTCAAATGTAACAACATCTAAATCTTTATCATATGATGTTGGAACCATTTCCATATAACAAGAATCAACACCACCATCTTCAATAATCATCATTACTCTTACATAATTTTTTGAAAGATTTGTTCGTTTTCCAACATAATCATCATTTGAAATTCCTGGAATTAATAATTCAGGATTCCATTGCATTGATGACATTAATCTTAACTTTACAGAATATTCTTTATCCTTAGATAAAGCTCTTTCAAAAGTAGCTTGATTGATGATAAATTGATTTGGTACATCAATATTATATTGAAGGAAATCCAAAAGTGATGTTTGATTAATTATAGTTAGGTAGTAATTTACAAGTCCTGGATGTTTTGTAATACTCATAAGGAATGGATTTGCATAAACAAACATATCCTTTGTAATACGACTTTCAATTTCTTCAACATCAAATACTGTAAGAACCATATCTGCCATGTTATATCCAGTTTTAATACCTTCATTATGGCAGCAATAACATAATTCTTTTCCAGAATCTGGATCACTGAAAGTTCTGTGTGATTGGAAACCACAATGTGGACATGTATAAATTACATTTTCAACATAATATTCCAAAGTCTCATTTTCATTTTTTGATGAAATATATAAAGATTCCCAGTCTTCTTCACTACTTGAATAGCTTGGGTTAACTGATGGATTAATACCATGTAACCACTTGAAGTAATCTTTCATTATATTTTGATATACATTTTGACCTTGGAAATTTCTGAATAGTTTATCTTCTTTAAAACCTAATTTAAATAAAGGAACTACTCTATTATTATAACCATTTTCAGTTTCATATGTATAAAGGTATCCTGGGTCTTGGGTATATGTATAACCACCATCAGGATTATTCCATGACTTGTAATTCATAGTAATATCTAATGTATTTGTAGGATATACATAGTCCTCATTCTTACATACCATAAAACCTGTATACAAACGAGATGATAAGTCATCTCTTCTTTTAATAAATTTAATTCTGTTTTCATTCTTATCTTTATAAGAATTAAAAAACTCTTCAAGATCTTCATCAGTACTTAATACATTTGCTGTTCTAAATTGTGTTGCGGTTAATCTTCGAAGGTCTTCTAAACTTATAGTATCAGAACCACCTTCTGAACCTGATGTAACTAAAGCACCTAATATAAAGGTTTCATTATAATTATACTCTTCAGTATCTTTAATTATTGAAACTTCTTTTCCTGTATAAGTATCAAAGTTACCATCTTTACCTAAAGTTGTATAAGTAACTATTTTAATTTCAGAATTAAATTCTGGTTGAAAATATGAGTCATTTAAACTAAATGATAATCTCAAAATATTCTCATCAATAATTTTATAGAAACAAAATGGATCTTTTTCTGGTAAAGAGTTTTCAACTCTAAGTAACAACTGAGTATATTCAGTATCACCAGGTGCTTTATAAAAAGCATCAAACCCAGCTAAGATTCCATCGAATTTAACATCAATGATTGGATAATTTATAGTTGAATTATCTATAAGATTTTCTGTTGTTTCTTCTCTTACACATTGATGTCCTATAACTTCCATAGCAAAATATCCATCTACACTTCTCCTTATTTTTATATAAGGATTTGTGATGTCTGATATAGAGTTATTGAATTCTGTAACTACATATTTAGCTGCATATACATATTCAGTAGCAGCAAGTTTTGTTTTCTTTCTAGTTATTTCGATATCATAATCTAATACGAATGGTATTTCTTCTACATAAATAGTAGTATTTTTACTTAAGTAAATAACGTTTTGAGTAACTTGCGTAGCATACATATTTGCTTCATCAAAAACTTTACTTAATTCTTTTTCATCTAAAACTAACAAAAATCTACATTTTGCCGCAGAACCAATTACATTACTTAATTGAAATAATGAAGCATATGCATAAATTGATTCTGGTAATGAAGCTTTTTGTATAAAAAATTCTTTCAATAACGTAGATGTTGCATAGAACGTATCTTCTGAAATAGTTGATAGCTGTTCTGTAGTAAATCCTATAAGACCAGAAGTTCTTGTGGAGATATCTTGGTCTGGGAAATACTTAGGTATGAGGACATCTGTTGTCAAGGTTTTAAAATCGAAATTATCTCTATAATTTCTAGTTGTATTTACCAACTTTAGACTCACCTCAATTCTTTTTATTTTTCTCTAAATCTTAACTTGTAAACTGTACGTCCAAGTTTATCAGGAACCATTTCAATGAATGGTGCCCCAACCCATGTATTACCAGTTGATAATATTTTAGGGTTATATGTTTCAAGGTAGTTTTTACTACCACTAGAATTTAAATTAAATTCTGTTATAATTTCAGTATTCCAATCTTTTTTAAAAGAATACTGGTAGTTTATACTTATTTCTGGGTTTGTAATAAACTGTGACTTTGCAAATGTCATAATAGAATCTGGAATATTTGTTGGGAAAACTCCATAGAGTTTTGACCAATAAATAATATCCTCACCATTTTCTGCACAAACGATATAATATGCAGAACATGCATAGTCAAGTACTTTATTTATAAGGTGATTATCTTTAGGTCTGAGTTCACCTTTATTTACAGCTGAAATATACTCTACCCAAAATTGGTGCATTCTAAATAGATGCAAATCTCTATCATCATTAAATGATATACTTAATTCTCCAGCAGCTAAAGAATCATCGATATGTCTACCATATGCAATACTATTACCATGTAATGTCTTTCCATATGTATCATATTTAATAGATCGGTCTCTACATTCAAAACTTGTTACTCTATTTGAAGGTAACATCATGAATTGATGGTCCAATCCTACAGATTGTGACAACTGAAGTAATGTACTTGGGTTATTTTTAAACTCATATACATAATCAGGTATAGATTTTACTTGGTCTACTAATGTAAGATTATTTGAACCTGTTGAATATATTACATTGCAATCAGGTCGTGTAAAGAACACATGTGCAAATGTTCTTGTTAACATATCATCTGGAGTAGCAACTTTAAATCTGTTATAGTATTTGGCATATCTTTCATATAACTGAATACTACTTTCTTCATGTAAATTAATACTCTCCTTCAAATCATTAACTGCTTGTATGAAAGAATTATCTGCATAATCGGTTTCATAATTATATTTATATTTATTAGTAGATGGATCGAATTCTGCAGCGGGAAATCCTTTGCTATTTTGAACTTTAGTCGGTGATTCTGATACTTCAGGATTAATCTGTTTAGGCTTAGTAACTCTACTTCCACTAAAATTAAAGCTGTTAATAGTAGAAAGTGCTAGTGATGGGTGTGATACTTTATAAGTATTAACCTTCTTACCAGTTTCTATATTTTCAACAACTTTACCAGATGTCTTAATTTTAGAACCACTATTATCTTGAACTATGGATGTTGATATTGTACTTTTATTTGTCTGTCTTGTAACAGCACTATTGTATACTGTATCACTATTCATAGCCATTAAAGATATACCTTCCATCTCTAAAAATGAATATGAAACAGATGGGTGTTTAAGAATTACCCATCCAGATATATTACTATTTTTTACATTTACCCATTCGACATTATTTACAACACGATAATCTAATACTTCAACTTTAGAACCAGTTGGTAGTGAACCAATGTAATTTTTATCTGAAGAATTTGATGTTGTATATACTTTTAATGATGAACGTCTTGTTTTAACTACAGCATAATCCAAGGCTAATTCACCTTCTTTCTGTATCTTTCTGCCTTAAACTATTGTTTTCTGGGTTAATTTGCATAGGTAGAAACAAGTAATTAAGGGTGATGTGTACAAATGTTTATTGTCATCTATTTTATACTCAGTAGGAAATCTCACGTCCTACTGAGTATATTTTGTTAAAATAATATATTTTTGGATAGGTTGTGAGGATAGGAACCAATTTTGTTAAGTTAACTTTCTCTATCTATTGGTAATTTACGAGAATTACAGAAAACTTACTTAACAAAACTGCAACCACCAAATATATTATACAAAACATGAGACTGAAAATGGTATTGAATGTTTTAGAGTTGGTAACATGGTTGAACTTTCATGTATAACAACATTTGATTTTCAGACTGATGGTACAATACCAGATAATGTTGTTATACCATATGGATATAGACCATATTATAGGGGTATTCGTTTTCCAGTAATTCTTAGATCTGGTAGTGAGTATACATGTTGTAAAGGTTTTTTAACAATTGACGGTGTATTAACATTTGATAGTGTATCTTATAGTTGGAGAGAAGTACATTTTGTTTTAAGTTATATAACAAATGATGATTATCCATCTTAAAAAATTAAGATGGGGAACCAATTTTGTTAAGTAAAATAAACAAAAACTTTTTTGTTAAGTAAAATTTTTATTGTAAAAATATACCATAAATAAAATAAAAAACATTCTTTTAATGTGAAATACTACGGAGTTCTATCCGTATTTTCCTTTATTATTTTCATGAAAATATTAAAACAAGGAGGATTTTGATATGAGTACAGTAAGACATCATATTGAAATGACCCACTTAGATTCGGGTGGAAATAAATATATACTTTATCCAAAGAATACCTTGGCTGACGTTCATACGAGCTCAACATCAGGTGTTACGATCGACGGAAAAGTTAATTTCTATGGAACTTGTACAACAGCTGCAGTTACAGCTGCTAAAACTGCTTCAATTAGCGGATTTACACTTGCACAAGGACAACATGTAACAATAGCTTTCACTAACGGAATTACAGTAGCAAGTCCTACTTTAAATATCAATAGTCTCGGTGCAAAAGCTATTTATCACAAAGGTGCAGCTTTAAAAGCAAATGTTATTAGAGCAGGTGCACGTGTTCAATTAGTTTATGACGGAACTAACTTTGAAGTATTAAACTTTGATGCACCATACGCACAAAGTAACAACACTACAAAGTTTTATTTGTTAGGTACACCTAACGCTGAAAATGGTGTTCCATCTGACCAATACTTCGATACAGGCGTATATGTAAGTGCAACAGATGGTCAATTAGTTGCAAAATCATTCTCTGGTAATGGTTCTGCATTAACAAACTTGAATGCTGGAAATATTGCTTCTGGTACAGTAGCAGCAGATAGACTTCCAACTTCAGGTGCAACAGCTGGAACTTATGGTGAAAATGCTGGAGATAATACATCATTAGCTCATAGTGGTTCTCTTGTAGTTCCAAAAATTTCATTAGACAAATACGGTAGAATTACATCTGCTGAAAACATTGTTTATACAATGCCAGCAAATGAAAATACTGATGAAAAAGTAAAAGTAACTCAAAATGCTACTACAAAAGCATATGTAACAGGTACAACAACTGCAAATGGAAATGCTGGTGGATTATTATATGATCCAAATGTATATCTTGATACAACATCTGGTAGATTCCATGCAGCAACAATGAACTCAAATACTTACTACCTCGGAGATACTTCTAACTACATTGACAGTTCAAATTATACTGGAACTGCAGCAAATGTCGGAACACTTTCTGAGTGGTTGGTAGATAGTTGTGCTTCAGATAGTGCTAACGGAGTCACCAATCAGGCACTTACAGCTAATCAGGGATATTTGTTACAAAATCAGATTGATGAGCTAAACTGCAACCTGAATGAATTTGGAACACCTATTACAACAATTTATACTGATACTGTAGAAAAATCTGTAGAGATACCACCTAATGCTAGATTTTTAAAAGTTAGTTTTTGGAATGGTTATGATAAATATTATGGGGCAGATATGTTTCATGCAAGAGGATTAAAAACTAGTGGATCGGTGAATATTATACTTAGAGTTAGGTATGATAATTACATAGCACAAATAACAATAACACCAAATTCAAATATACTTAAATTTAAAATGGAATCAGGTTCAATTAATGTAATGCTTCATTTTATATAAATATTATATATAAAATACTATTAAGAAGGTGAGGGGAGAACCAATTTTGTTAAGTTAAATTTCTCTATCTATCGATAATTTCCTTTGATTACAGAAAACTTACTTAACAAAACTGCAACCAACAAGAATTGGTAGCATCATTAACTCCACATGAATCATATGGAGCACATATGAATCCTACATATGATGCACAACATTCACTTTTTACATTAGGTAGATTTAAAATTGTATCCGGAACTGTAGAAAGTAAGCATTTTCCATATAATAGTAATTCTGGTGCGTATGAATATACTTCATATTTTTCATACCCATTTAATGTGATACCTAGAGTTTTGGTTACTGCAGAATATCCTGCAGGATTACCAGAAGTTTGTGTAGCTTCAGTAACTACTACATATGTAAAACTTTCATGTAGTTCACAATTAAATAGTTTATGGGTAAATTGGTTTGCATTTTCATTTGATGAATAAAAAAAAGAAGAGGGTTTTTAATCCTCTTCTTTTTTCTTATAAAATACTTCCAATAGAATCTAAATCCATATCTCTATACATTTTATCAAACATGATGTTTGAAAATACAGAGCAGTTTTCATTATCTGGAATTGGATAAATATATGTCATTGGATATTTACCCATTTCTTCATAAAACATTTGTGCTACCACATTTGGATTGTTTTTAAATACACCACAACCATAAGCACCAAGATATAAAATATCAACTAAATGAGAATATGCACATTGCATTAGAATCTGAATTCTTTCTCTCATCGTAGATTCTATTTCTTCTTCAGAAACATTATTTCGTAAAGCTGCCCCTCTATTAGGTGCTGCAATAGTAATAACGTCTGCTTTAAAGATACTACCTTTTTCACCAATAAATATAACATCTGGAGTATAAATCATTCTATGCTTATATAGAGCTTTATTTTTATTCTCTCTATTATAATGATAGAATGTGTCATCGAATGCTTCCAATATAGGATACAATGTACTAGAATGGCAGATACACTCTTCCTGAGCACTTGAACCTTTAATAAACATCCCACCTGGATTTTTATATGAAGCGAAATTTAATACACAAATTTTATTCTTCTTTGATTTTGAATTTGTAACAGCTTCAACAATTCCAGATTTAATAATTTTACATTTAAATGCACCAGAGTTGTCTCTTTCTAGATTATCTTTTAATAACTCCATGCAATTTTCTTCAGTATATACAACAGAATTTTGAATTGAATATTCTATTTCATCTTGAAATCTTCTGTGCATATCAACTATATGCTCACGTGCTTTTTCTTTGTTAAGCTCTTTCTTTGTCCAATAATTAATCATGATAAAATCCTCCTTATATAAGACATTTCTACAAAAATAATATATTTACAAAAACGAATATTATTCATTAATATAGATATATTATTTTGATGTACAAGGGCACTTGTACACCACCTATTAATTATTCAACAGTGCCCTTGTGCACCTTATTTTTTATTTATTAATTAAAACAAATTATTAAATCATAAAATATTAGAAAGGAAAGTATGAATTTATGAAAACTATTGATAAATTGAAATTAGCAATTTTCGAAGCTGGTAATAATGGCATTATCGATGAAGGTAAAGTTAAAGAAATGATTACTGTTTGCGAATCTGCTAATATGGAAAATCAGGATGATGTAAACGCTCTGACTAAGATTACAGAAGAGTTAATTTCAGTTACAGAATCTGTTGAAAATCCAGAAGCTCCTGTTGTTGAAGAACCAGTAGTTCCTGAAGAGCAACCTGTTCAAGAATCAGTTGCTGAGATTCAGCATAAAGAAGAAACTCCTTCTGTAAATATGACAGAACTTAAACTTGAGATCTTTGAAAGTGAAGCAAGTGGTCAAATTACTCCAGAAGAAAGAGATCTCTTGCTAAGTATGATGGATGTACATACAGCTTAATAAATATGAGATACAGAAAAATCTGTATCTCATATTTATTTTATTTTCCTTGATATGCTTTAAGATAAAGACCTGGTTCTCTTACTTTAGTAGATGGGGTATTAAATTTTTTAGATATTTCATGATCTTTTATCTCTTCACCTCTACTTCTAATAGATTCTATAGGCACATTACTCTTATTTTCTTTACCAATTTCTAACCGTGACTCATTGTCTAAAGGGCTAGAATAATAATCTCCTCTTGAATAATTTTCTTTATATTTGTTAAGTTTATTTGATAAATCGTGTTCAAGTTTTTTAATTTGAAGTGTGATTTTTTCTTTAACAGAATCACTTGCTGTTTTTTGTATTTTTTTTAACGCTTTAATTTTTTCTTCAGTTTCTTCATTTTGTTTTCTTAATTCTTGTAATGCTTTTGTATGTTCTTTTTCATATCTAGTTGCTTCCAAAAGAACTATACACTCATCATTATCAATAATACCTTCTGTAAATCTTTCTAGTACTGAAATATGATATTTAGAATTATCTACTGATTCTAATAATAATATACATTCATCTACTGATATATCACCATTAATTACTGATTCTGTAATTGAATCAATAACTGCTGGTTCAGTTTCAATAACCATATCTTCAACTGATTCTGTAACACAGTCTAAAATATTGTCTAAAAGTTGTTCAAATTTACTCATATTATTAAATCCCTTTCTCTATATTTAATGAACCCAAAACAAAGTTTTAATAAAACTTTGTTTTAGGAATTTTTGTTAAAATATTCTAATACCAATTGCCTGCTTCAACGCCAATATATTGACTTTCGCTACCATAATAAAAATAAACCGTTGTACTTAACGGTGCAACTTCATTAAATGTAATTTGTACAGCATTATATGCATATCCTATAGCTTTTATAGTACCACCAGAATCTATACCATTATATTTTAAACCACATGAAGTAGTTACACCATTAATGACAGTTCTAGATGTTCCAGCCATATTATTTATAATCCATGGATCATGAATATAAATACTTCCACCAGAATCAGATCCACAAACATATTGTCCATATGGTAATTTGTAATAATATCTTTGACATAACCTCAGTTCTTCATCATATCTTCTAGGAATATTTCCTGTAAACTTAGTACCCTTTTCAAGTTTTATAAAGTCTATATTATAACTATCAGTCATTAATACTGAAAATTCATCATAATTTTCTATTGGACCTCCTGTGTGTCTTGTATATGATAACTTTAAATTTGGTGATATAATAAATGAATCACTTACAGATCCATTTATTATATATGATCTTATAACTCCATCAAAACTTATAGTTATAGTATACTGAGCATTATCATCTATTGTATACTCTAAGATTTGTTTTAGTTCAACTGATTTAACAGTTCCTATATTAATAGATATACCTGAATTATCATTTAATTTTGATACTATTGGCATAGTATCATTTGGATTATTTATAGTAATATATTTAATCCACATATCTGCTGTATATCCACTCGCTCCAGTATTAAAACTAGTACCTCTTTGCCATACTTGAAAATTTCCATTAATTAAAATATTAGGGTTAACAAATTGGTTGCAGTTTTGTTAAGTAAGTTTTCTGTAATCTAAGGAAAATCTCGATAACTAGAGAAAGTTAACTTAACAAAATTGGTTCAATTCCTACATTATCAATGATAATTTCTATCTAAAAACAATCTACTAATTAAGTAAATAGGAGGATATAAATCATGAATATGTCTTCATTAATATCAAGAATAAAAACTGAACTAGGTCTGTATTCTATAGCATTACCTCTTGACAATGTGGATGCTACTATTGCAGAGGTTATAATTAATACAACACTTAGAACATATTCTCAATATTTTCCTCAATATGAAATAATAAGAAAATCTAGTGCTGAAATAGAAAGATTATATAGAAATCTTGAGTATTGTGATATGACTCTTGAAGTACCTGATGGTAGTGAAATAGTATTTGTTGCTGATGTTTATTATGATGCATCTGATATAAATGGTATTGGATATTATGGTGCTGGTATGCCTATATATTCACCAAATATGATTACTGATTTATTAACTGCTAATATAGGTGCTAATTTGACAAATATGATGTTTCCTAAATTAACATGGCATTTTCAATATCCTAATAAACTTAGAGTATATCATTTATATGGTGGAAATATATTTATCAAGTGTGCTAAATTACATGATAAATCATTAACATCAGTTCCTTTTTCACAAAAAGAAACATTTACGAATATTGCTATTTTAGATGTTAAGAAAGCAATGTATAATATAATCAAGCACTATAATGAACTTGAAACTGCTCATGGAAGAATTAATTTGAAAATTGATGATTGGGCAGATTCATATAACGAGAGAAAAGAATTACTTAGAGAGTGGGATGATACATTCCACTTAGAGCAGAAGTCAGTTTATTTTGCGTAAAATATAATCCATTGGAATTTTTATTCCAATGGATTATTTATTTTATTGATATAATGGTTTAATTTTTGTTTTATAGAATCGGCATCTATATTTAACTTTCCAAAGAATACATATACAATATTTTCACCATTTTCATCTTTTTCAGGTATTTTAAATAAAACTGTATTGTCTTTAAAATATGCTTGAATGAATAATAATAATATAGAAAAATTCATAGGTTTTCTATTTAAATTAAATATTTTTTTACACTCTTCATTATTCATTTCATTTACAAATAAACCTATAATAATAAAATCTAAATATGATATATCAAATACAGGTCTAATATTTCTATCTCCATGTACAGAATCAATTTTGTATTCATCCATATAACTATGTGTAAAGTTTTCTTCTTGCATTATAAATTTTCTTTGATGTTCAACTAAAGGAACTATTCTTTTACGCAAAACATATTCAATTAAAGGTACATATCTATCATCATTATAATTCATAATTATAATTCCTCATTTCTAATATTTGAATTAACTAATAGTTAAAATATTAATTAAGTAATAAAAGGAGATTGAAAAATGGCTTTTAATATTTATAAAAAAAGAAATGATAAAATGGAAATGGTTGCTGAAAATATAGATATTGAAGATTTGGAGTTTAAAGAACCAGAAGAATTAAATACAGAAATGATTCTTACACTAGAAGAGTTTACATTATCTATGTATGCAAGACAAATGGCTATAGTTGATTTATTAATAAAGAAAGGTATTTTAACGTCTGATGAAATAATAGAAAATACCGAAAACATAAAAAATAATGAGCCATTCAAATCTATGTTTGATGATTTTTTGGCTAAAAAAGAAGCTTTATTAGAAAACTTGGAGGAATAATTTATGTCATATGATTCAACACAAGATGTATTAGTACATAAGAAAAATGTATGTAGAGTAGTTGATACTCTTATTGATGATTTAGAAGTTAGAAAAGTACAGCATGATGCTAGTAAATTTGAATATCCTGAAAAGCAAGGATATGATGAATATATTCCTAAATTAAAAGAGACACCTTATGGTTCTCCTGAATATAAAAAAGTTAGGGAAGAGATGATGAATGGATGTTTAAAACATCATTTTGAATGTAATAGACATCATCCAGAACATTTTGAAAATGGAATCGAAGACTATACGTTAGTTGATTTAATGGAATATTTTTCTGATACATATGCAGCATCAATGACATCTGATACTGGATATGAAGAAGGACTAAAATTCAATGCTAAAAAGCATAATTTACCAGATGTTTTAGTAAAAATTTTCTTAAATACTGTAAGGGAGTATTTTGAATAGAAAGATACGAGTACTTTTTTTGTACTCGTATCTTTATTTTTATTTAAATATTATTTAGCAGGAGAGGGGGCGGGAACCAATTTTGTTAAGTTAACTTTCTCTAGTTATCGATAATTTACGAAGAATACAGAAATCTTACTTAACAAAACTGCAACCAAATAACATGCCAGATATATCATTATTCTGTTGATGGTAATAATCCTTTAGGTATACCTTGGGGTTGTTTTATATATAAATATTCCAATGGATTAATGATGATATCTGCTTGGCAAACAGTTAGTGATATTCCTGTATCATCATCATGGGGATCTTTATATTCATCTGCCAGAATTGGTGGGATTGCATACGGATATCAATCTAATACATGGGTACCAGTAACATTTAAAAATGTATTTTTTGAAATTGCATGGTCAAACCACCCGAACCTATTAACATTGGGAGGTGGAGGATTTTATCATGAACAAACACAAGATATATATCTTGTATCTGCTGTAAATATTCCAGATGTTGATGCTACTATATATTATCATACAGTAGGTATATGGAAATAAAAATATTGAAAATATCACTAATAAATTAATTAAGATTTATAGACTAAAATAAATATGAGATACAGAAAAATCTGTATCTCATATTTCTTAAGCTGTATGAATATCTACCATATTTAATAAGATATTTCTCTCTTCTGTTGTAATATCTCCTTGATAACATGACTCATAAACTAAAAGTTTAATCTCATCAAGTTTATCATCTGTAGATTCTTTGGTCATTCTAGTTCTTCTACTCATTGAAATATCAGCATCATCGATTTTATCAATCATTTTATCGATTTTAACTTTTGCTGATTTTGGAAGGTTCTTTGTATTAACATTTGATAATGATTTTTTGATTTGGATAAGTTTATCATGAACATCACTATCAGCGTTTGTTCTAAAATATACAAGAACTGGTGTTAATAAAGTATCTAATGTCATTATTACACCAAATGTTAATGCTCCTGGTATAGATACACCCGTTAATCCAATAAATCCAATAAATTCAATAGTAATTCTAATTAAGAATCCTACATCAGTTTTACGCAACTTATCAGGTTCTTTTTCAAGAATATCAGATGCTTTAATAATGTCATCATAATTCTTATCTACAAATTCAATAACTTCTTTATCATCTGAGTATTGAGATGGTTTATTATCACGGATATTCTTAATAATTTTCTTAAATTTACCAAGAGGATTTATAATACTTTCAGTAAAAAACTCTTCTTCTATCTTATTAAAGCTGTATTCCATGACCTCTTCAAATAATACATTATATGCACTCATGTAAAATACCTCATTTCTATTATAATTAAAATATTGTAGTTTATTTTTACATGAATTAAATATTTTAAATAAATATAAATAGTATTTATTTATACTTATTATATTATAAAATAAAATATATTAAATACCTATTCTAGATAAATAATTCCTTATTTTCATTTTAAAATCCTATTACTAAATAACTGATTTTATATGTACTATCTTCTGAAAGTGATCCATTAAAATTCCATCCTTTAATATTAACCTTAGTTCTCTCTATAGTACCAACACCCACATTTATAATTGTATCAATATACTCATTTCCTGCATTTTTTGTAACACTAACAAATGGCTCTTGTGTATAACTAACAGGATATGTCAACTGTCCTTGAAGTATCCACTCTGATATTGGGACAATATCAATATATCCAAAACATATTTTAAGACCATTTTCAAATATTAAATATCCTGATGTTCCATCTTCAAGTTGTTTTCTATATTCTATAAGTCGATTGCAGTTTTGTTAAGTAAGTTTTCTGTAATCTAAGGAAAATCTCGATAACTAGAGAAAGTTAACTTAACAAAATTGGTTCCACTTCCTTATTATTTTCTTTTAATTATTTATATAAATAAAACATAATTATAATACATATGTTAAAACTTAATACAAAAATAAATATGAGGTGATTACAATGGCAAATTATGAATTACTTCAAGAATCAGTAAGCGATTATATTTTTGATCAAACTGTTGGATTACTCGTTCAAGAAGGTGAAGATTTAAAAATTTCTAAAATTTTTACTGAAGCTAAAAAAGAATGGAAAAAATCTACTAAAGAAATTAGAAAAGCTTGGTCAAATAAAGAGTATGACAAGGCTGCTGAAGAGTGTGATAAACTTATTAAATATCTTAATGATATGGAAGCAGAAGTTAATGATATTAAAGATGATGCATGGACTATTGTTGGTGGTGTATTATCACAAGGATTACTTACAGTTTTCAAAGCTTTCTTAATTTCAATTCCTACATTTGGAATTGGTACTTTTATACCAGTTGTAAAAGATGTTCTTGATGTTGTAATCGGTGTTACAAAACAATGGAAAGAAGAAGGTGAATTTACACCAGAAATGATCAATACTAGAAGAGATAAGATCAAAGGTCTTTTTTCTGAAATGACACAAATGGTTAAAAACTATAAAAAGAATATCGAAGCAGAAGCTAAAAAAGTAAAAGAAGAAGAAAAGAAAGAAGAAAAACCTGTTAAAGAATCTGCAACAGTAGAAGAAGTTAAACTTCATATCTTTGAATCTTGTCATGCAGGAGAAATTTCTCAAGAAGAAAGAAACGCATTACTTGCAATTCTTGAAAAATAACATTTTTATATTTTTGTACAAAAATATAAATTCCCTAGACTATATCAAATAGTCTAGGGATTATTTTATTTTGTTTTATGAAGTCTTCTAAGTTCAATATATGCTAATATAGAGAAATCTCCATTACCTGTTGTATTTACAAATTTAAATACAGTTTTACTTAAAAAATAAGTTCCTTTATATTTATTAGTAAGTTTTTGGTCTTCAAAAACTAATGAAAATTTCTTATTTGGTGTTAAAGCGGATACATCAACGTCACTAATCATACCTGATATAATTAATGAGTTTGATGATGTTTGAGCTGTAAATGTGGTATTAAGCCATTCATTTTCACCTTCATTTTCAATAATTGCTACATTAGCATCTCCATTAGTAATTGTATTACTAGTAGATTTACTTGTATTTCCAGTAGATGTGTTTATAACTAAAGCATCACTACCAGTTAAAACATCTCTAGTAACTGATTTATTACTAATTTTTATTTCATCATAATTCCAATTTATATAATGTCTATTATCATTACTTTCAATACTTCCTATACCTGAATTTTCTACACTTGTTAATTTTGGTATATAAATACAAGTTTCAGTTTTCTCACCATTTTCAAATGCTGTACATCCACCTTTAAAATTCAAAATATAAGTTCTATCAATACCAAAAAATATAACAGAACCGTATTTATAAAAACCATACATTGCATCTAAATGTAATAGTTGTTTATTTATGGTTAGTGGTGGTAATAAAATTTCTTCATAAGTTCTATTATTTTCTAATGGACTTACTAAAGCATTTTTAATCTTACTAATACCAAATAAATATCCTATTACACTAGATAATGTAACATTTTTAAGAATATTATTTATTTGGGTTTTTACTCCTGTAGATGTTTCTTCCCTGTACAAGAATAACTCTAATGGATAATCATACATTTCAAGTTCATCATCTGAATTAGATTTATTTATTTTTTCTTGTAAGTCTAAATCATCATCTCTTGATATGTCCATTGTATCATCTATTATTACAAAAGTATCATTTATAAAATCTTTATACATAGATTTTTTATTACTTCCATATAATTGATAGTATTTTTGTAATCTAAGTTTAATTTTCACTTCAGTTTTATTATTAAGTATTTTATAGTATGTACTGCTATCTAAAACTAAATTTAATTTAAAAATAGGGAATGTGTTATTAAAATAATCATTCACTAATTCAATACCAGTAACACACATTTTATCTAATTGAATTGCTTCATCATTGACTAAAATTATACATGAATATATAGAATATCTCCATGATTGTAATTTGGAAGAATCAAATAACGCCATGATTAAAGTCACCTTCCTTTCAAAAAAATATCACTTAAGGTAATGTGCCTTAAGTGATATCTTAAATTGTAAGTTCTTCAAGCATAAATCTATGCTCATAAAATCTTGTTGAATTGAGTTGTAATAAACCATTATGATCAAACCTATCTACTAACTGTGATTCAACAGAGTGAATTTGTTCTTTTGTAAGTTTACTATACATAGTTTCCATATCCAAACAATTAAAATTACATATTACATCTTCTTGTAGTTCTTCAGGAAAAATACTTGAAATAGTTTGGATATTAGTTGTATTTATAGTTATCTTATTTTCTCTTAATCCTTGATTAAGAAGTTTTAATAAAGTTATATTTCCTATACCTGGTATTTTTTCAACTGCTCTATATTGCTCTCCAAGTACAGAAAATAATAACATATAAAATGATTTATTACAATATAAATTTAGTTCTTCATTATAATCTCCATTTGGTTTATTCAATAATGATGATAAATGTCCTTTTAAATCTCCACTTGTTGTTGATTTTATAGGACTACGTCTAAGATAGTGACAAATATAATTTGGTATTAACGAATACTGAGTATCTACGTATTCTCCAGTCACTAATAAATTTTTTCTACTTTTATCCAAATTACCAATTATAAGAGGAACTAAAGAACTATCAAAACCTTTAGTAGTTATAAAATAAACACCCTTAATATAATTACAAATTGCTTGTGTTTGAGGTATTATGGTATTTTTAAATTTTTCTGACATCTCCATATATTTTGGATTCTTTGAATATTTAACTGTATAATATGACCTAAAATCAGGATTAATTTCCGTTTCGTTAAATTTATCTTCTGAATAATCTGTCATATATAGATACACTCTTGTATCTAGGTTGTTTCCTCTAAAAAACTTTCGATAATGTGCAGCTAGATTTATAATATTAGATATAATATTTTCATTAAAATCTGTGCACGAATAAACTTTTCTGTCTACATCTTTTATATTAGATAATAATCTAAGTATAGATTCTAGATTAATAAATACATTTACTTTATCAGTCGGTTGTAAAAAATTTAACTCGTCCAAACTTTGATCGTATGTTGCATATTTAATCTTCATCACATTAAAACAAACAGAAAAGGAATCAAATTCATTCATCATAATGATTACCGTTCCTTTTATAATATTATCAAAAAGTTTTAACGTTAGAAAAATAGTATGACAAGATCAATTTCATGACCTTGTCATACCAATTATTTCATAACTTATTTATTCACATGAGTTTGTTTTACAATTCTAAGAATGTCTGAAACATTGTCTTTCTTTTGTTTCTTCGGTTCTTTTGTAACGAAGTACTTGTAATTTTCATGTGAAATTCTTTCGACCTTTTCAATAACTGTAAAGTATCTTGGAACACCCTGTTTTGTAACATCGTCATTACCAGTTTTAATCATATCACTGATGACTTTAATAGGGTCAATTAAGAAAACAACTGACTTACGAGAAGAGTCATTTGATTTCATAATCTTTGGTGAGCATAGACCTGCTATCTCACTAGCCATTCTTGATGTAAGTGACAGGTTCTTTTTAAGAAGTCCTGAATTTAAGAATGCTTTCTTATCATCTTTTGTATAGATGAATGATAATAATGCATCCCAGATTGGCTTTTCAATTTTTGACACGTTATCATTACTTTCGTCTTTGAAAATGTCATAGATTCCTTGACCATTAGCACCTCTGCTCTTAATTGCTTCCTCTGGAAGAACGATCATCATAGGAACAAATTTCTTAGTCCAGTCAATTGACACAAGGCTAATTTGTACATCTGGTATATCAATACCATTTTTACGTGCTGTACTTGTAAAAGTATTCAGTCTTTTTTGTAGAAAGTCTGCTACTTGAGATGTAGCAATTTCAAATTTTTCGACAGTTTCGACAGGTTGAAGTCCTGCCCTGTTACCGTTATTGGACATATCTAAGTCCTCCTTTTATAAAATATTTTTTTATTGATAAATAGATTAAATCTATTATATCTAAATTAATAATATACTCTCAAAAGTATAAAATCAATTTTCTTAATTTGATGTTTCGTATCGTATTTATTTTTATACTGATGAAGCAAATCCTATTACACCTGTTAAAATAAACCAATTTAAAATTATTAGCAATATATGTGCAATCTGATCACCTAGTAGTGAAATCTTATATTGGTTTGCTTTCATATCATCAATTGCATAATGAGAATATGTTGCTGCGAAAAGTAATAAAGCAGTAATCATTATTACATACCAATCATTCATACACACAGGATTTATTAAAAATCCGTAAACTATTATAGGTATAAAAACCATAATAGAATTTTCTAATGAATGAAGAAACAATGCTACTTTATAATCACTTTGATAAAGTTCGTCTGGATAATTTTCTACCCACCATGATTCTTGTTTCATATAACAGAATTTACCTTGTAATACGAAGTCATCGATGATATGCATCAATATCATCAAAAATAGTATATAAATACTGTCTGCTCTAATCATATCATCTACCTCCTCACATAATAGAAACAAATATTGGATATGTTAACCAACTAAGTAAACCTATCCATGTTGTAATTTTAAATTGTTCCTTAGTATCACTTGTGTATCTTATAGTTTCAATAAATAAAGCTACATTGGTGAAAATGTAAATTAGTGTAACTATAATTGTGTATACATCCAAAACATTTTCTATTGTTGTTAAACAGAAGTATATAACAACTAATCCAAATGTAAATAATAACCATTCGATACTTGCTAATAAACAATCTCCAAATTTTTCAACTTTGCTTACTTTATAAATATTAAAGTCTAATTCTCTAACTTTAGAAGTTGCAAAACTTGTCAAAATAATACATAAAGATAAAATTATGTATCCTGGAATATGTGGTATTAATAATCTTATAACGTCCATTATATAATCACTCCTATCTGTTTAAGACTTATAAATGTAATCGCCCATACTACAAATGATAATAAAAGTAATTTTTTATATCTTCGTTTAAAAGATATTTCTTGTATTATAAATACTCTATGAACTAAAAATACAATGCACCATAATATTAAATGCATAATTGTAAAATATGTTGATACAGAAGGTTTTATATATACAGCTTGTACAATTGATATCATAAAGCAACTTGATAATGTATATTTGATACTATATAAATTAAGTTTTAATCTAGTACCTTTATTAATAGCAGTTTCAACATTAATTATTGATGCTAAATCCATCAGTATACTAATAAATATAAATCCACAAAGCCATAAAATACCTTCCATAAAATTTAATCTTACCATTTTTGACCTCCTTTACCATTTGTAGGTGGGAATAATTGTGATATAATAACAACTAACATCACAATCAAAAACCATGTTGAAGCTGTATTATTCATCACATTTATCTCCTTCATTTTCATCAGTATTTTTAGAATTGATTAATTCTAATTCGTATCTAATATCACCTAATTTATCATTTATTATATATAATATGAATACTATTATTCCTAAACAAATATAAATTATTTCTTCATGTTCCATATTAATCATTCATCTCCATTTCTATAAGTTTCATGACATCTGTATGTAAATACATATCTATTTGCTCCCCTCCTAATTCCTTTCCATTTAAATCTTTGATATATGTATTTAAAACTTCCCCAACAGATAGATTCTTATTGAGTATATAGTCATACTTAAATAATATATCTTTTAAAGCCGATTCGTCAGTTTGCTTTTTCTTTGATATATATCCATTTACAAAGTCACAATGAACTCCATTTAAATTTCTGAAATTCTCTCTCATAGTACTTATAAAAAATTCTGGATTTGGGTAATCTTCTGGTATATTGAAAATAAGTCTTGTACTTTTATTATCACTATTTTCAATTAAGTTTCTTAATGTCTTTAAATGATTTTCAAGCATTTCTTCTGATGAAAAAATTTCATGGTCGTATCCAAATATATGAGTTTTAAATTTTGGAGCATCATAATTCTCGTGAAATTCCGATGAATAATGAGGTTCATCTTCTAAATCACAAATTATTTCATAATATCCCTTTGGTTCTTCTTCACCATGTATCCAACGAGTAAAACTTCCAACATAATGGACATAATCTTGAATTACTGTATGTACATGGTAATGACCGAAATAAACTTCACCTTTACAGCATTTCTTAAAATCTGCTGTAGTAAATACAGCTGGTTTAAGTCTACTATCTTTATCTTTTTTATTTTCTCTTTTAATCATAGTCATTGCTTCAGCAATTACACCATGACCAAATATATAATCATATTTTTTCTTTTGACTGAAGAACTCTTTATAGTATTCATCTTTATCTTTAATATACTCTTCAGGAAGATACAAAACTTGCATTCCTGGAAGTAGTTCTTCTTCGCAAACGGTTTTAATAATTTTAAAATCTAAACCTTTCATATTTTCATAAATAGAAAATATATGGTACTGATCTACTTCATGTGATTCTGTACCATAAACAATTCGTATACATTTTGTATATTGGGTTAATTTATTCATAAGCCATAATCCTGCATCACTAGCACGATTGTTTAAGAATATTTTCTTATCCCAATAATCACCATCTATAATTATAAAGTCAAAATAATATCTAGTGTCCAAAAGATTAAATAGATTAGTTCTAAGCTCTTGTTTCATTTCATCAACATCTGTTGCTCCGAAATGTATGTCCGCTAGAACTAATCCTCTATATTTTTTACTCATAACACTATCCATCCTTTGCTATTTATTCTTAATTTTTTGTAAATAGAAAAATATTATTTTACTGAAGATGTCATGAATTTAATAAAGAAAGGATGGTAATAAATGTTTGATGTACATGAAAGAGACAGACAAGAAATTGACACGATTTTGGATAACCTGAAAAAGCAGGGCAAAATTGATTTAGAACTTAAAGGTGATAATGAAAGACAACTTTTCCAAGACCAATTTCACCAGCAAGCAATTCAGATGGGATTATTACAACAACCCAGTTCTGAATTTGCAAGTTCGTATAATGTACTTAGAGAATTTTTACTTAGTAAGAAATTTGAAAATCTTTCTAGTAATACTTTAAAAATTTACTATAATACGATTTTCAATTTTATTGAACAAATGGATGAAGGTAAGACTCTATTTGATGTCAAGACTGCTGATATCAGAGCTTATTTAATGCACTATCAAGATGAACATAAGTGTTCTAGTCTAACTATAGATAATATGAGAAGGTGTTTCTCATCATTTTATAATTGGCTAGAAGATGAGGATTATGCTATTAAAAACCCGGTTAAAAAGATAAAGAAAATAAAAAGTGATAAAGTTATAAAGAAACCATTTAGTCATGAAGAATTGGAAATGATTAAAGATGCTTGTAGAAACTATAGGGAATTATCACTTATAGAGTTTCTGTATTCTACAGGTATTCGTGTTAGTGAACTTTGTGGACTAGATATTTCAGATTTAGATTTTAACCAAAGAGAAGGTATTGTATTTGGTAAAGGTAGCAAAGAACGTGTTATATATTTTGATGTTAGAAGCAAAGTCCATTTATTACGATATTTAAATACAAGAGTCGATAATAATCCGGCATTATTTGTTACTAAGAAATATCCATTTAATAGATTAGAAAAAAGCGGTGTCGAATCTATTATAAGAGAAATAGGTAAACGTGCTGGAGTGGAAAAATGTCATCCACATAGATTTAGAAGAACATTTGCTACTAACCTTCTCGATAGAGGGGTTCCTATCGAGCAAGTACAGATTTTATTAGGTCATAATAAAATAGATACTACGTTATTATATGCTACAGTAAATACACAATCAGTTAAATTAAATCATGACAGATTCGTTTAATTAGAAAATAAAAATGACTAGATAGAAAATCTATCTAGTCATTTATTTTTTTAATATTAGAATGTGATATCAATTGCTTTAACAGCTTCGATTGTTTCAGCATTTCTAATTTCAACTTCAATTTCCTGTTGTTTAGATACTAATGGTCTAACAACTGCTTCAATGTCTGCAGCAAGAGCCTGAAGTTCATCTAATGTCCAGTCATATGTACATACTTCTCCAGTAGCATTCCATGATGGAGTATATTCTGGATTTAATGATGCCATCATAATAACTGCCATAAGTTGTGATTGTTTTTCTTGTGTCATACTGTATTCAGCTTCAACACCAGCATGTGCTGTAGATTTAACAGTATTTGTTGCAAGATAATTTGCAAGATTAACTTTGCTTGTTGCAATTCTGTAATCTTTAAGACCTTCAAGATCAAGTTCATCTTCATCAAGAAGATTAAGTTGTGTCTTGATAATGTCAATATCACTTGCATTACTTGTAACAGTTTCATTATATTTAGCCATTTGAGCTAATGATTCTTTAAGTTCAGTATTAGCTGTGCTCAAAGTTTCAACTTTACCAGCAAGTGTCTTATTTTCTCCTTGAAGTGTATTAACAAGATCTTCAAGAGTTGCAATCTGCTCTGGGATTGTTGTAGAGAGGCTCATCTTAGCTTCTAATACTTCAACTTCTTCACCATCAATTTCAACAAATGCTGTTGAGATTTGTTCTAATACAGTATAATCATTGATTGTACGAACTTCAACTTCATTTTCATATACTGTAAGAACTGCAGTCTTTAATTCATCCTGACAGATAGCTTTTACTGCTGCAATTGTATCAATTTCTTTGCCAAATGTAAAGCAAATAACTTTTTTACTAACGCCTTTTCTTTTAAGAATTGATTCAAAAGGAAGGGCTGCAAGAGGATATGCAGTAGAGTCATTTGTGACTAATTTATACATACTCATAGTAAATTATACCTCACTTTCAAAATTTTAAATAATTAATTTTTAATTACTTTTTCATTTATTGAAATGTTTCATTTGATGAGAATAGATTAATAATTTAAAAATATATTATATTTAAGTATAGACTATATAATAATACTATTTCTAAAAAAGAAGGGAGTATACAAATGAGTATTAAAGAAGCAAAAAAGAAAGCAATTAAGAGACAAAAAAGAGAAGAACTTGGATATAAGTTCAGATGTGTTTTAGCAACACTTATTATGATTTTATTGGTATCTGGTACATGTGTTGGTGGAGTTGCAATCGTTATTGCATCTGCTAATTCCGCACTTGAAGATATTAGTAAATCAATCGTCTCAAACGAAAATGAAACTAAAAGTGTAAAAGAAAAAGAAGAGAAAGAAATCATTGAAACTGTAGCAGCTATTGATACTATCTCAGATAAGACAAGTGAGGTTGAAACTGCAGTAGACGTCAATGAAGAAATTCATCAGGTACATTATGAAAAAATGAGCAAAGAAGAAATTGTATCTGAAGGATTATCACAAGATGAAAATGTAGCACAAAGAATGACTATCGACCATAATACAATGTCTATACTTATTCGAGTAGTCGAGGCTGAAGTTACAGGTTCGTCATTCAGATACAAAGGAAATGATGTAAGTTATGATGAATTATTAAAATCTAAAATTAGAGTTGCTCAGGTATTCATGAATCGAGTCGAGGATCAAGGTGAATTTAAAAATATAACATCATTATATCAATCACTTACATATCCAGGAGCTACATCTACATTTGGTGATGGAAGATATTATAAAGTAGAAATTACTGACATTACTAGAGAAGCTGTTAGATTAGCTTTAAGAGCAGATACACCTGATTATACAGATGGTGCATTGTTCTTTAATAGTGGCACATCTTGCAAATATGGTTCATACCTATTTACAGATGCTGTCGGACATTCATTCTATAAATAAAATAATCCCTAGTAGCATTTAGCTACTAGGGATATTTATTTTTTACTCAAAAAATGAAGCCATCATTTCATCAGCAAAATCATCAAAGCTTTTTTCTTCAACTAAAGATTCTGGAATGTGACTCATTTCCTTAAAAGTATCTTCAATTACTGATTCCATCTTTGCATCTGATTCATCTGAATCTGCTTTATCAAGATTATCAACCCATTTCTTAAGTGAATTCATATAATCAGATTTCCACTTTTCAAATGCTTCATTAGGTGTTCCATCTTTTTTATCATATTCAAATGCTCTTACATAAATAGATGTCTTATCAGCATTCTTGTTTTCATACCATCCTTCTGGAATTGATTTCAAATTATACTTCTTATCAAATGTTAGTCTTGCTGTTGTATATAATTTACCATGATATACACCATCTCTAAAGTTATCTTCTTTAATTCTTGTCTTATTATGACCAGAACAAGAGTATTTAACTTTATAACCAAGTCTATTAAGAAGTTCTACTACATATTTGATATCGTCATCAATTTCATGTGTTGCTTCAGAGAATAGTTCAGAATCAAAATCAACCTGATTTAATACAGTTTCACATATTTTTTCTTCTTCAAACTGATTTTCAAGACATTCTAAAAATACACCAACTTTTGTTTCAAAGTTTTCTGCACTTTCTTCAAAGATTGAATTTATCATTTCCATACATGAAATACTTACGTTTTTCATAGGTGCTTCTGATAAAACAGATTCAATAAATTTACCTACATTTGATTCTGTTATGAAAATTCCTTTATTTAAAGAATCTACTTTTTCAACGATATATTGCTTTCTTTCACTAACAAAATCATCAGATGATTCTTTAACAAGAATTTCTGATAATGTGTATTTGTTGTTATTGAAACCTGATATAATGTCTTCCGCTGATTCTTTAACATCTTTTTCTTTTTCAACATCTTTAAAGTTTTCGATTGCATGATCTAAGCGATTTAATGCTTCATCATAATCTTCTTTTTTAGAGTCTTTATCTTCTCTTATTTTCTTTAAACGTTTTGCAGCATCTTTAACATCAGATGCATCACATTTAAGTCCGAAATCAATTTTTTCATCTACAGTAGATTCTTTTACAACTTCTGCAGATTTCTCATAGAAGATAATAACACCATTATCAACTGATGTGAATTCTGCTGTCATAGTAATTCCTTTTGTAGACTTTTCATATTTGATTACAATACCATTTTCTTTTATAGGTTTAAACCCACAACCTACAATAGCATTTACAACTTCAGATGGTTCTAATTCTTGATTAATGAAATTAAATGTATAACGATTCTTTTTAACGTTAATCAATGATTTAAATGATTGGGAATCATTTTCAGGATTTGATAATCTTAGATGTTTTTTAAGTTTATCAAATAACTTTTTAACTTCAGAATCAAAGATAATATTATTTTTGTATACAACACCTTCAAGAGCGATAAAAGCACCTGATGAGCGTAATACATCTCCATAATATTCACTTACTGATTCTGCAGCAACCATTTTAAATTCTTCGTTATTTTCTTCCTCTTCAGAATTAATTTCTGCATCAGTAGATGCTACCATATCTTTAACAGTTCCAGCACTTTGATGAACTAATAATTGACCATCTACTGGAATAACAGGCATCATAGTTTCAACACCTTCTTGTGCTGTAAATCTTGTAGATATGAAGTCTTTAAGAAGATACCCATCTTCTAATGAAATAGCACCAGATAAGATTTGACCATCTATAACTCTCTCATATAAAAATCCAGATTCTACTCTGTAATCAGGATATGATTCATACATACTTCTTTCGAACTCTGTAAAACCATCTTCTCCATTTGATTCTTTATATAATTTGAGATTATCCATTTTTCTATCAGCAATTTCTGTTGCTAACTTACCAACCACATTATCATTTGACCATGTTCTTTCAAATGTATATGAGTTGTAAATTGACTCTCCTGTTAATCCGTTTATGATTTCTTTATAATCTAAAACACTTTCACCAACAAATGGATTGATGTTTGGTACATTAGCTTCAATAACTGATTCAAGAGTCGCATCGTGTAAGGTATCTGCAGCCTCCAATGCAAATTCTAAAAGTGATTCTTCGCTTGTATTTATAATATTAAGCATAGCACATGCACTAGATTCTGTAAGATATCCTAAGGAATAATTTTCAGTGATTTGATTTAATAATCTAAAGTCTTCCAATACTTTAGCTTCCATGTATCTACTACTAAATACTCTTTCTTTTGAGCTAGGTATTGGTCGTACATCAAAACTCATATATTTTCACCAACTTTCCATAGATTTAAAAGATTGTTTCGAGTATGGTTAAAAAGTGAATAAAAAGACTAGTAGATTTACTACTAGTCTTTTTCCATAATTCTAAATGAAACTACACCATTATATCCAAACATTTGAAGATTCCTTAGAAGGATATTTGTATTTATAGGATTAGTATATCTACCTGCCTCCAAAGTGTATGATCCATCATCATTATTTGTAATAAACAGTGACTTTTTATCAAATTTCTTATTTATTAAATCAGAACGAATCTTTATTAATTCTTGTTTACTTTTACTAGATCTGACTTTTACGAAATAATAAATATCTGTATCAGATGCCCAACCAATCTTCTCTTTTCTAGTTCGATTGAGTTCTCTTATAAATCTACTATATTCGTATATACTAAAATCAGTAATTGTATCATATTTAAATAGTTGATAAATATCATTACTATCTGAACAGCATTCTGATTTAATTCTTCTATATGTAGTTGAATGTGGATTGTCTATCACATTTTGTGTAGATGCTTTTTGAAGTATTTCATAGTGGGCTATAATACAATCTTCTATCGTATTAAAAGTTTCTAACTTTTTACCTGTACTTTGTACACCTATACCAGCCACATTATTTCCAACAATTTCATTCTTTAAGAAATTTGTATATGTAAGACACATTATATATGCAACATCAACTTGAATATTGAATTCTAATGCATATTTAATATATAAAGATATAATTTCTTCATTATCAACGTTATTATTTTGAGAAAATTTTCTAAGTTGATAGTCTGTTACAATACTTGCACCAGTTATATTTTTAACCATACATAACTTCCTTTCTTAACTTATTCAATTAAAAAAATGTTTTTTGAGGTAAAAGATATAAAAAAGAAAAGGCTTTGGGAGAAAGCCTTTTCAAAGGAGATTTATATTTAATTCATATCATGAACGTAATATTCGTTCTTGATACTATTAAATACCTTAATTTCATCTGGCAGTAAATCTGCAGCAATGATAAGACGATTTGAAATCATATCGATGAAAATATCATGAGGTTCGTCATAATACTTTTCATCAGGAATATATGCAAAGTAATCATATTTTCCATCATAAATTTCATCGCAGATTTTATTCATTTCTGCAACTGCAAGAGTTTCGATTTCAAGTAATCGATTTGTAGTGTTTTCATGATCACCATATTTTATTCCAGCTTCAATATAGAGACATCCATATGTTAAAGCAGCTAAAGTTTCTGTAGCTTCAGCAAATGCATCACGAAGCATTCCGATACCCTCAAGTTCTTCCTGCTCTTTGATTTTTTCATTTCTTATAGTATTGGTTTTCTTGACACCGTATACAAAAGAATATATAGGCTTAACTACATTATATGATGTGAACATATTACATGTTACATCGTTTGAAAATCTCAAACCTTTTCTTCCATATTTCTTTTTGATAATTCGTTTAATCTTTCTCATGATTAAACCTCCTTAATAATAATATTTTTTGTTGACGATTGTATTTATTTACGTCACACTATTAAGTTTTCATAAAGGTATGTAATATCTTTTACCTTTATTCACGATAATATTATATCATTGAATTTGATAGAAATTACAAGAAAATATAATGGAATAGAGTGGGAGGGGAACCAATTTTGTTAAGTTAAATTTCTCTAGTTATCGATAATTTACGAAGATTACAGAAATCTTACTTAACAAAACTGCAACCAACAAGAAATTTCTGAAACTTTAAACTATAGAAATGCTTATATAGAAGTATTAAAAAATGATGATCAGACAAATACTACAATAACACCTGGTACAGATACTACTTTAAATATGTTTACAATACCTAGTACTGGCATATATTTTATAGTAGCATCCATAACTGCTACTAGTAAAGAAGATAATAAATATTTAATATTTCATTTGATTAAAACAACTTCAACAGGAACATATTGGACACCTATAGAACTTTGTGATAGTGGTTCTTATACAAGACTTTCAGGTTCTTGTATGGTTCCACTTGATAAAGGTACTATTTTAACACTTAAAGCAAGTACAAATAATTCAAGTAATTTAAGTGTTAGTTATCGTTTTAGTATAGTAAAATTAGTATAAATAAATGAGAGAATGGATTTTTTCCATTCTCTCATTTATTTTATTCAACGGTTTCAGTACTTTCAGTAGTGGTTGTTTCTTCAGATGTATTATTCTCTTCAGAACCATTTTCATTTTCTTCTGTAGATGTATTTTCATCTGGTTCAACGGTTTCAGTACTTTCAGTACCTTCTTTTTCAGTTTCAGTATCAACTACATCTTCTGATTTAGTTGATTCTTCTTCTTGAAGTTTGATCTTATTCTGATCAATTTCGTCGTATCTTTCATGAACGATAATTGTTGGTTTTTTATTTGTTTCTGTAATACTTGGTACATATGTATCAGAACTTCTACCAGTTGGTACACATACAAATACTCTTACAGCATCTTGTAATAAAATGAAGTCTTTATGTACTGTATATACAACATCATCATATACAACTTCACTTGTTCCTTTATTGTATGTTTGAAGTTCATATGCACTATTAGCAATATCAACCCATTTATCTTGATTATTTTTTATAAAATTATAACCAAAATTATTTCCTATTTTAGCTTCTTCTTTTGTTAAGAATAATGCTTTATAGTTATATGGTGTATCCATAATTCATTTATTCCTTTCTTACATAGATTTTCTATCAGCTATTTCAGCCATTTTTGCAGCATTGAGTCTAGTATCGCCATGAACTCTTGAATATGATAAATATCCATTCATTCGTTCTATGGAAAGTATATGTTTAGAACCACATTTTGGACATACATCCATAGCAACACCTTCTTTACCACAATCTTCACAATAACAAAGAGTAAAATTAACACCTTCATACAATCCCATTTTCATAGCACGCCTTACGAAAGCTCTAATTGCATCTTTGTTATAGTTAATTCCATATTTTACATATTGAATTCTTCCACCAGCACTTAAATTCCAGAATCTATATTCTTTATCTTGTTTTTCAATTCCATCCATTTCTTCACTTACATGACAATGGAATGAATTACTTACATATTCTCTATCAGAAACATTTTCCACAATACCATATTTTTGTCTAAATTGAGTAACTTGTGTTCCACATAAACTTTCTGCTGGAGTTCCATAAATCGCATAAAGAATACCATCTTCTTTTTTAAACTCATTAATTTTATCGTTAATGTGTTGCATAACTTGTAATGGAAATTCTCCATCTTCACGAATAGATTTTCCATTATGTAATTGATTAAGTTCATTAAGCGCAGTAAATCCATAACTTGCTGTAGCGTATTTTAATAAAGGTTTAATTTTTTCAGATGGATCTAAGAAACCATTATGAAAGCCACCTTGACAAAATGCTACAGGATTAGTACTTGCTTTAATATTAGATAAATATTCATATGTCATAATATGAACTTCTCTAATTAATTGGAGATATTCATCTAAAACTTCATAGAAGTCTCTGTCTTCTTGTTTAGCTTTAGCATAAATCATTGGTAAGTGAAGTGATACTACACCAATATTAAATCTTCCAGTGAAGAATGGTTTATCATTCTCATCTGCAGGATACATTCCACCACGTTCATAATATGGTGAAAGAAAAGCTCTACAGTTATGAGAATCAAGTTCATTAACCATAAATCTGTCTGATTCTGTAGTGAAGTCATAACTGAATTTTCTTTGATGGAAAATTTCAATTTTTTCTACTTCAAATTCAGTATACATTTTGTAATCTGTAATACCAACTATTTTATCTCCTACTTGTATATTTTGTGCTTCAGTTCTTCCTTTTCCAATTATTGGAAGTGGATGATCAAAAGTACACATAAGTGATCTTTCTCTCGAACTGAAGTATTTTGTATCTTTAAAAGTGATTTTAATCCATTCATCAGTAACATTTCTGATTACTCTATGAACTTTAACAAATTCATTTTTATTGATATCATATGTATAAAGATTAATAGGATCTGCATAAAAATCCCATTCTCTTCCTTCTTGTAATTTTACACCAAACTTGGTAGGAATATTTCCAAGTTCGATTTCTTCCCAAAGATCTTCAAATGTATAATTAATATATTTATTATCATTATCATCTTCAGGTTTATTTTCTTTAATTCTGATTCTAGCAGAACCATCAACACAGCCCATAGGTGCAATAATTTCACCGTATTTATGCCACATTTCTGCTACAGTTGTATCTCCATCAAGAGATAAATAATCAGGATACATAGCTTTTGATGAGCAATCTAATGCTTCTTCAAAAAGCCATTCCAATTCTTTTCCCGGTCCATGTAAATCCTCAGTATATGTAAATACTAATTTAGGGAAAAGAACTGATTTCTTTTTACCTGGTGCTCCTTGCCCTTCTTTTCTAACTTTAAGACAAATAGATGCTGCTAAACTAGCAAACTTATCTGTTGAAACACCGATTGTGAATGTAGTAAATGGATAATCTCCTCTACTACTTGCTACAGTATTAAGTTTAATTTCAAGACCTTGGAAACCTTGTTCCATATCTCTTATAACTTTTGCCATTGCTTCATCTTCTGCTTCTTTAAATAATAGTGCTTTCATTTCATCTGTAATTTCAACACCTATAGTACTTAGAGCAGATAATAATGAATTAAGTTTTGATTCATAAATACCACTTTTATATTTATCAAAACTTAATTTAGCATATTTGGATACTAACTCATCAATACGTGGAACTGTAAAACCACCGTATTGCTGACTTGCTGCGGATAAAATAATATCACCGATAACGTCAAATGTCGTATCGAGTGATTTTGGTTCATTATACCAGAGATTACCCATCTCAAATCCACCAGTTAAAACAGTTTTAACATCAAAAAGACAACAGTTGATACCGTCTCTTCGAGAACTCATATCATGAATGTAAATATATCCATCTCTACATGCCTGTAACATCTTTTTATTTAACTGGAATTTTTGGTATAATTCTTTGTTAAGTTGTCCAAAAATAAGACTACGTTTAGTAGATACTAACGTAGAATCTGAATTTGCATTTTCTTTATCACCGATATACATAATAGCTTGTGCTTTTTTATAGATAGAATCTATCATTGCGACAAATGAGGTTTTGTAATCACGATAGTCTCTATAACTTTTTGCTACTTCAGGTGCAATTTCTTCTAACACTTTTTCTACTATATTATGCATCATTGGTACGGTTATATATCCATTACCATCTTCTTCTTTTACCCAGTATTCTTTATTATGAATACTTTCATTTGCAAATTCTTTAATACGTCTAATTTCTTCATCAGAGAATTTATAAAGAACTCTGAATGCAGATTTTTTAACAGCATTAATGATCTTATCTACATTAAAAGGCTGTATCGTATTATCCTTTTTAATAATATAAATCATATCATAAACCTCCAATTAATATGAATTAAAAGAATGTTTTTTGGTGTATGAAATGGTAAAATATAAATTACTGAGAACCAATTTTGTTAAGTTAAATTTCTCTATTTCTCGATAATTTACGAAGAATACAGAAAACTTACTTAACAAAACTGCAACCAGCAAGATCTTGAAACTTATATATCATCATCCACAATGCCATATGTATTTATAACATGTAGAGAAACTGATTCTACTGAAGTTGTAGATATCTTAAATTGTATACTTGATGAATTACCTAATGATATTTTATTTGGTATTAGGTTAGAAGGTCATAATATTCCAAGACAGTTTGGATCAGGGTATTTATATGATAATAGTAATTATGGTTCACTAATATTATCTACATGGGATGCACCTGCATTTTTTAGAATTTATAATAAAGAAATAACAAGAATAGTTTTAACCTAGTTTTGTTTGAACTATAAATGGATAGTGGAACCAATTTTGTTAAGTTAACTTTCTCTATCTTTCGATAATTTCCTTTGATTACAGAAATCTTACTTAACAAAACTGCAACCAGCAAGAAATTATAAATTGTATAGAATCCAATCATATATGGCTTTCCGATAATACTGGTGAAGATATTACAACATCTGTATATAATTTAGCAACATTTTTCCCAATTAATACATCATTCTGTTGCATACTTCAAACACCATCTGGTATTTGGAATGGTACAGGTTTTGTATATAAAGGAGCTGAAAATCAATTAAATGGGACATTCATATTATCAAGTGTTGCAGGTATATGTACTGTAAGAATATTAAATGGATATGCACTAGGACAAATGTTATATACATTTTAAAAATAGAGAAGATGGAATTTCCATCTTCTCTATTTAATTATCTAAGATCATTAATAACTACAGCTGGATCATCTTCTTCAACTACCAAGTAATTATTACCACCACGTGATACTTCAGCAATTTCTCCACCATTAATAGTAAGAGTACATTTCTTGAATGTACCACTAGCATCAGTACTTGTGTTAGGTTTTTCAGGAGAACCAGCAAATGGAATTTCTCCACCAGCAAATAACTTATTAATAGTTCCTCCATTAATTACCATATCGATAGTATTCATTGTACCACGATTGATACCTTGAAGAATATTAATATTACCACCATTAACAACCAAAACACCCGTTCCTTCGTGACCATTAGAACCTCCTACTGTAACATATGTTTCTGCAACAAAATCACCATCGATAATCATTGATAATGATTTAGCATATGAATATCCGTTTCCACCACCGTAAACAAGATTTTCACAAGTTCCACCTGTAAGTTCCATTGTAATGTCTTCTACAATATTCCATGTATTATCAATATCACCATCATATTTAACTGATGAGCATGTACATGTATTAATCCATCTATCTGCTCCACCACCACGAATATTTCTACATTTACCACCTGTCATTTTAACAACAGCTTTTACAGTGTGTGATTTATGAAGACCACCACCAAATACGTGTTTAACATATCCACCTTCAATAGTTACACTTGTATTTGTAAGTGTTTCATCATCATGTCTTCCACCAAATAAATTAAGTGTTGGTCCTGCAAGAATTTCTCCACCATCCCATGTAATAAGGCAACCTTCTTCTCCATCAGGTCTTTCCTTTACAACAACTGGTGTACCATTAGCAAAGAAGAATTCTTCACCTTCAAGAATAATAAGTTCTGTACTAGGTTCATCAACTTTAGCAGAAACTGAATTAATGAATGTCTCATTAACCATAGTTCTTACAATCTCTTCTACATCGGCTGTTGTAGCGATAGGAGCATTGTTTGCTTTTTCTTGTTGCTCTCTGATCTCTTTACATGTTTCACCGATGAAACCAAGTAAGGTTTTATTTTTAGTAGACATAATAGCTACCTTCCTTTCTTTTATAATATTAATAAACTGTTTTTAAGTCCATTTTTTAGACATTATTTTAAATTATTATTAGGAGGAAATTTAAGATGTTTTCTGTTGAGAAATTAAATGAAATTAAATCTGAACTTGCAACTGTTTTAGAATCTGCTGAAAAAGAAGAAAAAGATCCGGTTGCTGAATTAGAGCAAAAAATAGAAGATATTAAGAAAAAAGAAACTAGAGGTTTTATTTCAAAAGAAGAAGCTGAAGAAGGAATTTCAGATCTTCAAAAGAAATTAAAAGAAATCAAAAAAGAACTTTCTGAAAAGAAAGAAGATAAAAAAGAAGATTAAAATAATCCTAGACTGAAAAATCAGTCTAGGATTTCTTTTTACAGAAGAATTGCTAATGCTTTAACATACTTATCTTTAAGAGAATCTGTTAAAGTATCATACAATTCAAAATGATGTTTGATGTCTGCAAGTTTAACAAACCATGCTGCTGAATATTGAGGTTTATTATCTTTTATCATCTCAATATATGTATTGTATGGTTTTACAACTTTTGATTTTACTGGTTGATTGTCTTCATAATCGATATTTCTTGATACTAATTCAATACATGATATGATGTAATCTTCAATAACTGTATTGTGGATTTCAGATAAAATATTTCTTAAATCCTCAAGTGTTACATCAGTATCTTCAATTAAATCATGTGAAATACCAACTATTTCAATTATGATTTCATCTTGGATTTCTAAAGCCATTCCTAACGTTCTTAACATTTCAGATGAATATTCAGCAACCTTTACAGCATGTTCATATGTAGCATCATCATACTTAACAAGTGCAAGTTCTTTTATTTTTGCATTTACTGTTAATAATCTTCTTGTTTCATCTGGTAAAATTCTATCCCAGATAAAATTCATATTTCTTGCATGATCAACTATCATTATTTTGTCCTCCAAGTGATACGTCCTTTTGTTAAATCATATGGTGATATTTCAACAGTAACTTTATCACCTGGTAAGATTTTGATAAAATTCGTTCTTAGTTTTCCACTTATGTGTGCTAATACTTCATGGTCATTTTCAAGTTTAACCTTAAACATAGCACCTGGTAACTTTTCAGTTACAACACCTTCCAATTCAATAAAATCTTCTTTTGACATTACATTTTCTCCTTCTTTATTTATATTGAGTATTCATTATATTATGTGCAATTATTTGCATATCTATTTTTTGATATTCTCCATTAAAGTCTGTTGCTAAACCTACCATACGTTTAGCAATACCTTCAATCAAATACTTTTCAGCAATTTCTCTACTGGTATCTACAATTTTATGTGCAACTTGATCTGCAGATTTTTGATACTCATCAGTTTCAAGCAATGCTGCAACTTTATCATTTAGTACCTTATATACATTATCCGAAACTATCTTTCTAAAAGATGTCATCTTTTCATATGTATAAGTACTTGTATTAGGTATTGATGCATCATTAAATGTGTTAAATACCATTCTTATCATAGAATCTATTTCATTCTCATTTAAGTATCTTTCTAGTACATCATCTGTTAAAATATCTTTTACTTTTTCACGGATGACTTCTTTTGTAGTCTCTTTAATAATTTCATCCATGTTTGAATTTTCATTAGTTGTTTTCATATTTTCTGACATAGTTTAAATCTCCTTTATTTTATATTCTTAAAAATAATATATCTTTGAAAAAATATCAAAATATGAATAATCAATATGGAAAATTGCATAATATAATTTAACACTTCCATTATCTTCAAATTCATCTGACATAAATTCTATATATGGTTTATCTTTTTCTGTATAGAATGGAAATAACTGTATATTACCTTCTATTTCTGGAAAGTCTTTATATTTAATACTGAATTTCTTTTTCATGTTAATTATATCTGGTTCTTCTTCATCATTAATAAATAATGAAATAAATAATTCAATATTATTCTTAATGAGTTCTAACTCATCATTCATCTTTGAGACTAAAGAATTTGTTTTTTCTTCATCACAAACTTCAATGACACCTAATTCTTTAGCCCTTGATAAGATAATATCTTTATCTTCAAGATTTTCTTCAACGAGACTTTTTAACTCCGATATATCTCGGATAAAAATGAGTTCGTTAGTTTCATTTTTAAATAAAATCTCTTTCATACATTCTTCAAATTCATCTTTTATTTTAATAATGAATTTCCCTTTTAATGATTCCTGAGAGATAACTCCAGGAATGGAATATATACCATTGTAAATATATAGATCTTTTCTATATACTTTATTAAGTTTTATTAGAAGACTTTTTAAATCTTTGGTAAGTCGTGTTTTTTCTTTTTTAAACTCTCTTAAAGCTTTAGCTTCATCCATAAGTCTTCTTTTTAATTCTTTTAAACTTTTTAAATCATGCTCTTGATTATAGATTTCATCAAAATTTTCATAACCAAGAGCAGTCATTCTTTTTTCTATATCTTTTATTAAGTCTATTCTTGTATCTACCATTCGAATCACCTATTATAGTTTACATATCTGACTAAGTCAAATGCTATAATTCTTAGTTTATTATCATTTTTATTTTTACTACCCAATGCTCTGAGTTTTAACTCATAGTCTTTTTCCTTAAGATCTTCAAGAATATACACATATTCTTCTTTTATAGGTTTTACTATAATTTCTTCTTCTGTGAAACTAACTAATCTAGCTATTATAGTTTTAGCATCCACTGTCATAAAATCAAGAATATTTTTAAATTTATTATCAATTCTAAGTGGATCATATGTTATAGGAAGACCGCAACCAAATATATTATTTGATTTATTCTGTGCTTCGTATATTTGTTCTTTTACTAAATCTATATGAATAGATTTAGTTCCTAATATAAAATCAGCTTTATCTCTTTTAAATATTATATTCTTCATGATTATACTCCTAAGTCTTTACATGCTTTCTTATATAATTTATCCAACGATGGTAAATTAAACCATTTTCTACCAGTACATAACCAGTTTTTAGTTTGGAAATTATCAAAAGCTTCTTTAGCAACATCATCATGAAAATCTGATGTTTCTTTTGGTAATAATCTGACATTAGTTATAGTATGAACTTTTCTTGGACCACCAAGTACATTAAATTGACCTGCATCAAGAATACACTTAAAGTGTAATGTACTAGGGTCAATATTCATGGCGAATATTGTACTTGGATAGAAACTACTCATATCCATATCTATAGCATATTGGAATATATTATTTGACTTTTTACTTCCATATAAAGCCATACCAGTTGGAAGATTTAATCTAGGATCACCTACAAGTGCACCCTCGAATCCAACTTTTTTCTTATCATCATCATCATCCTCATCTGGTTCTTCATCACTACCAAATGGTGTTAGGTTTATATTTTCACCAGGAACCATTCCACGTGTTAAGAAATCCAAATATTGATAATTCCTAAGTTTTACAGTTTGTTTAAATTCTGAATCGTATGGTGTTATATTTTGATATGCCGTAGCATAATAGTTTTCTAAATCTTTAGTTTTATCTTCAATACCTTTTTGAAGTAAAACGTCTTTGATGTTGTATATAAAATATTTCTTATAATTCTTATAAGAGAAATATTTAATACTTCCTTCTTCACCATAATCTAATTTAGAATCACCCACTACTTTTTTACCTATATAATTAAGTGAGAATGAACGTATTTCTGATTGACCTTTTCTAATAGCCGCATACGTTCTCATCTGACATGTATAATTAGTATATGATGTATTAAAAAAGTAGTCTGTTTTTGATTTAATATCAAAATGAAAATTATCTTTTTTAAACCAGCATTCTTTAACTGGAAAATCTGGATGACAGAATAAATCCTTAGGATCTAATCCTAACTTCTGAGCACGCTTATAAATATAATTAACGTCAAATTCGAAGTTCCAGAAAGTTACAAAATCAAATTTCCTTTTATTAATTAATTCAAAAAGATGAACTAACATCTTTTTTTCATCTTTATAGAAAAAGAATTTATAATCTAAGACTCCATATACATCATCAAACATCTCATGAAGTTCTTTCTTTATATCTTCTTGATGCTCGATAAAATCTATTTCCTGTTCAAGTCTACTTTTATGGAGTTCTCTTCTATATAATTCTTTATCTCTTTCACTTTGTGTCATATATGTTAAATCACGTTCAACATATTCACGTCCAACCAAAGCAAATGTGTAACACTTGGATTCATCGTTATCCACAAGTGTTACTAAATCAATAGGACATGTATCTGGATTAGCCAATCCTTCAACATCCAAAAAATCCGTCTCTATATCGGCAAATGCCTTTGATATAGGTTTAGGTCTTGAATTGTCATACATCATCATCCATTTATATCTATATAGTGCTCTTACATCATAATCAGCACCATATACAAATGGATACATTAAAAAATTCTTAAGTTCTGAGTATCTATGAGTTTTATAGATATCAGAGGCTTGTCTTTTTAAACCATCACCACCATCTTCAATTATGGCTGGTATAATATCTTTAAATGGTACACTTTTCTTTTCACACTTATCAAGATATTGATAGTTCAAACTGTATGGAACTCCATAAGGATCTAAATGTGTTGTCCTGTATTCTGGTTTTTCAAAGTATATGTCCACTGGTGGATTTGGTATTGTTGTAACGTGTTTTTCTTCTGTATCCAAATCTTTCCAAACGATATATAAAATATCTGGAGTTCCTTCTTTTTTGTTTTCTTTTACGTATTGGATATCTACAAGCATTGCAGAATCCTTTGGTATAATTTTACCCATATAAATACCTACTTTCTTTTAATATGAGTTTAAATTATTGTGCTTTGGTATATAAAAAAGAACTATGATGAAGAAGACAAAAATCTTCTTCATCATATAAATTAAATTGCCCAATATCCATCTACTGATATTAAACCTTCAATTTTATTAGTATTATCATATCCAGAACCACTTACTGTATAACATAATAATGCAAATCCAGTGTCCCATAATTCTCTTATATAATAATTTTTTACAAACCACATTCCACCATGCAACGTAAACTGTGGACAGGCATTATAAATATTAAATGGATAAAGACATGCTGTTGATGGTGTACCTGCACTATCTGATGTTGCACCATTAATACCTGATGCTACACACCATGCTTTACAATAGCCATTTTGATATTTTATATAATTCCAGTTATTTATTTTACCGCTTTCTACCATAGGATTTTCACGAGCCCACGGTTCAAATTTACGTACAACTGTAACACCATCAGAGTCATGCATTGTTAAATATGCTCTTCTATATACTCTTCCATTAATAGTTGTGAATTCTTGAAATTTATATATCCATGGAGATCCAGGTGAATTGAATGAACCGTTTCCATCATAAACCATAAGTCTACCAGCAGAAACTTGTGGGAGATTTAAACATGTTTCTGCCTCAGTATTTCCTTTTACATAATATATACCACTATCTAAAACTGTATTAATATCAACATTTTCTAAGTATCCTTTAATAATAACAAGATTTTGAGAGTTGCAGTTTTGTTAAGTAAGATTTCTGTAATCTTCGATAATTCTCTAAAGATAGAGAAATTTAACTTAACAAAATTGGTTCACACCCCTTTTTTCTTATAATTAATTTAGTATTAAATTATCAATTTAACAAATTTGTAATGTTTAACTTATATAAGGAGGTAAAAAATAATGATTAAGAAATTATTTATTTCACAACCTATGAGGGGTAAAAGTGAAGAATATATTAAACATGAAAGAGAAGCAATGATAGCTAAAGCTATAGAAGAAGCAAAGAAAAAATATGGAGAAAACACAAGAGTTGCAATTATTGATTCATATTTTGAAGATTATGATGGAAATGCTGTAGGATTTTTATCAAAATCAATTGGTAAATTAGCAGAAGCTGATATAGCAGCATTTTCTCCTGATTGGGCATCTGCAAGAGGATGTAAAATTGAACATACTATTTGTGAAGAGTATGAGATTGAAATTATTCTTGATTAGGTGATAGAGTATGACTAATGAACCTATGACTATTTTTGAATATTTGGAATTTTGTGCTAAAAGAAAATTACGCACATATGAAAAGAAACTCATTGAAATGATGACGGCTGATGATGCTAGAACTACATCAATTGTAATTCCTCTTTCACATAATTCCGTAAATATGAATAAAACTAAATATGGATTAAAAGCATCAAATGTAGTTATTGATGATTTCAATCTTATTAATCAGGAGGTAGTAAATAATCATGAGTAAAAATTTTGATGATGATTCTTATGTGCCTTCTAGATATAGAGCTAAAGAAGCATTAGAGGATCTAGATGCATTAGAAGAGTTATTTATTCTTCCTTCAGATATAGCTAAAAGAGAAGAATCAAAAAAAGAAAGTAAGAAAAAAGAAACTGTTAGTGAACCTGATGATTTACTTGATACTGATTGGATGGATACTCTAAGTACTCTTAGAACTGAAAAGAAAAGATTCAAAAATGTAGAAGACTTATTTGGTGAAGGTGGAAAGAAAAAGAAGAAAAAGAAAAAGAAAAACGCTGATGGACCAAAAGACCATTCTGAAGATTTTGAAAATGAACTCAGATTACTTAGAAATATCTTAAAAGAACAAACAGGATTGTCAGATTCACTTCAGGAAAGATATGATACATTAAACAGACAAAAATCATCAGCAAGAGGTGTTGGTAAATTTACAACAGATTTAATTGCTACATTAAATCATGCCCGTACATTAGAAAAAGACATAGTCAAAGAAATTACGGGTATAAAGAAGACTATTGCTGATTTAAATATGAAGGAACGTGAAAAATTCGGAAAACTTGAAAATATGAGTGATGAAGATATGAATCAATTCGCTTCTACATATTTAAAGAAAATTATGGGTGCTAACCAAGACATTAATGGTGGATTTGGTGAATCAATAATTGATGATGTTATTGATGCAGATGACTTTTATGGTGAATTAGATTTGAATATGAGAGAATCTGATGGATATGCATCTAGAAGTGAGGATGCTGACAAGTATCTCAAATATGAAAAACAACAAATTACAGTAAAAATACTTTATGACCAAAGTGATGAAAGTATGCAATTCTTTGCAGAGAATGAAAATGGTGAAATAGTTGATGATTATCCATTACCTGGAACTATTGATTCGGTTAGAATTAATCATTCAACTAAAATTGGTACAGATAGATTTGGTCAGAAGTTCCAAGTTATTTATCAATAATAACAAAAAAGAAAGGAGTAGTTTTTACTACTCCTTTCTTTTATAAGGAAATCTTCTAGTTGAAATTCTATAATTGGTTCGTAATAATACCCAATATCAAATAATATAATTAAATCTCCTTTATTATAAATATTTTATTACATGAAAATAATATATCTATAAAAAAATTCGATAAAAACAGAGGAAGTAGATTTTCTACTTCCTCATTTATTTAGTTAAATAAACCATTTACTGTAATACTAAAATCACCAGTAATATATGATAATCCAGTCAAATCTGCTGTATCCATTCCATCATAATGATATACATGGATAAACAAGTTTCCATTAGAGCATTCAGTAACTACATTATGGATAGTTGAATTTTTCATAAATGTTGAATCATTACCTTCCGTCACATTAATTGAAGAATTATATGTATCCATAGTTTTCTTACCAGAAAAGTTTGATGGTAATGGAATTACAAATGTATATTTATGAATAGCAGATGTACTTCCATATTGAATCTCTTCTTCTACTTTATTTCCATCTTCATCAATCTTTGTAATAATGAAACTTCCAGTAGCATCTCCACCTTCTTCTACAATATCTGGTGTTACAGCAATACTAGGTCTAACTCTTGTACTTAATTGGAATTTAGTTTCTCCATAAGTTAAGCAAGACCATCTATAAATGCTTCCTTCATGAGTAACATCTTCTGTATCATGTTTAATAAGCATTGTAGTTTGTATATCTTTTTCCCACTTTTCAAGAAGAGAGTCTCCATCAGGAAAGAAAACACATCTTGCTAATGTGTTTAATATTAATGGTTTTAAACTCTCAGTATGTTTATCTCTATATAGGAAAAAGGCTTTTTTTAAGTTTTTCATCTTTTACCCTCCTATACTAATTTCATAAGTTCAACCCAAAACTTTCTAATATCCTTAGTATTTTTAACGATATCAGATAATGTATTTTGACTTAATAAGAATCCACCTACCAATGTATTATCAATTGCAAAAATAACGTATGGTAAATAATCAATACAAAGTACTGATGAACCTCCATATGTATTTAAAAATCTTTCTACAAAATAACGAACTGTTAAAGTTTTCATTCTTGGTGATAAGTCTTTTAAGAAATTGAATAGATCTTCAATTGTTTTAGGTTTGGCTAAATCATACTCATCAAGAACCTGTTCAATATTCTGAACTTTTCTTTCTGTAGTAATCTGAAGGGCTGTGTTATTGATAATATCGTCATTTTCTAATTCCCATACATTTTCTAAGAAAAACTTAGATACTAAAAATGCAATCTTATCATGTAATGTAGTATCAAGTGAAAGAGCATAGTCTCTATTTAATACTCTCATAAACATATTCACATATACTTCATTAGCAATTTTCATAATAGTAGTACTTCTTGATAAAACTTGATGTCTTGAATGGAAATGCCATGCTAAGAATGCTGATTCTAAAAGAATATATAAATTCTTCATAGGTATATCAAGTCTTAATTCATCGGCAACCAATTTACCAAAAGAACTCACAAAAATACTAACTACTGGACCACTAGAACTTTTGTGAATTACAAATGGTACAGACTTTGTCATTTTCTGAGTTGTTGATTTCCAATATACTAAACGAATTACACCATCATTAAATGCTTCTAATACTTTAGGTGCAAGAGGTGAAATACGAGTTTTATCTATTTGAATAAGTTGCTCTTCAATAAAGCTTTTATCTAAAACGATTCCTTCTTTTAATGCTTTTAAAATTCTACTCTGGATTTCCCCAGAAGCATTAAAAAGCCCATAAATAAAAGAATCTGACATTGATGATTCCATAAATATTTCATCATTAACTACATTATTCATTCTTTTATTCCGCCTTTCTATTTGTATTAAGTATATTGTTTTCTGGGTACTTTTCATGCAAAAAAATAATAACTACCCACAGGTAGTTATTATTTCATAGTTAAATATGCTAATACCATTCTAACATGTTTGTCAGTTGGAATCATAGCATCTACATATGTACGTAACTTTGTATATGATGAGTTACCAAAACTTTTTGTGATATTATAAAGAGTATCAAATGCACCACATAATTCTTGTAAACCTGTTATACTTTCTGGCATTGTAATTTCTGACCATGATGTATCATTGTCATCAATACAACGTAATATAATTAATATAGCCTTTGCAATTTTATTTATTTCTTCAGTTGACTTATTCATTCTAAGTATTTTCTGAAGTGATTGAAATAAAATAGTAACTACTTTATCACATATTTTATTTGACTCTTTTATATCTGACAAAAATTTATTTAAGTCATCATCTCTTATTGCTTCATATGTACTCTCCATATTAGGTTGTGTTAAAACATACAAAGCAGTTACATACTCTCTTCTTTTTGAATATAGATCCATAATTCATACCTCCTTTATATTCAATTTAATAGTATACTATTTTAAATTTAGTATTTTCGTTTAAAAGTATACAAGACGTTTATAAACGTCTTGTATACCACATAGACAATTTAATATTTTGCCTGAACTGTTCCTGCATCTTCAATAGTTGATTCTTCATCTCCTGAAGTTTTCTCTTGAGTAGGGATTACTTCTTCTGGAATAACTTCATCAGACTCAACTGGACGACATACTCCATTATTTTCTGTTGTATCACCATCCATAGGACATGAACCTGCATCTACAATATTGGAATCTGATACTTCAACTGGACATGGACCAGCAGGTCCAACTTCCTTCAAGTCTTCTGCTTCTGCATCATACATTACTCCACCTTCTCCCATATATCTAGGAGCATTTTCTGGTGATTGAATAGGTTCGCCTACCACAGATCCATGTGTTTCTTGATTATCAGATGCAATTTCTGCTTGTTGAATGCTTCCTTTGTGTTTAATAATATCGAATGCATTTACAACATTTCTCATTGATTCGATACCTGTAATAGGTGTCTCTTCATTTAAGATTTTTAATACGGTATTGATATCTTCACTATCATATACCACTACTGTCTTCATTTCAGCCATTATAACTGCCTCCTTAAATTTATTTATTTGATTATATAAATTGTCAAATAGTGTATAAAAAAGAAGAGAGGTTACTCTCTTCTTTAATAAATCATTTTTGAAATAATCTTTTCAATTGGTTTGCTGTTTGAATAGAATGCTAAATAACTTAATGCTCTACATCCCTCAACTAATTTTGAATTGTAATTGATATCTCCAAACTTATAATAAATCTTTGGTAACGATGTTAAATACCAACGATATACATCTGGATAATCAATATATTCAAGTTCCTTAGATTCATATTTTTCTCTTTTATCAATAATACACTGACCGAGAATTTCAACTAATCCTTTTATTGTAGTTGAATCTTTGATTGTAACTTCTTCTGGAACCAGTAATGTGGTATTTACATTTGGAGAACCTGTTACAAGTACATATGCTAATAAGCATACATTTTGAAGAATAATATCATCTGATGGTCTTTCTCCATCTAAAAATCCAGGTGTTAACATATCTTCAAGTCTGAGTACTTGTTTTGATACAGTTTCCAAAACTTCTTTAGCATTCTTACTGTAGAATGAATCTGCCATTCCAATGAGTTCTGAAATTTTAAATAATTCATCTCTGTAAGATACGTTATTTGAAGCAAAATATGATATAAAATTTCCAATACAATCTCTGATTTGATAAATAAGATTTATTGCCTCTTTGTGGTTCTTCTTTTTACCACGATACTTTAATTCTTTTGCGATGATATGTTCGAAATTATTATCGATATTCAAAAGCATGTTTATAATAAACCGTGCTTTATAAATATTTGATTTAACCGGAACTGTATCGAGTTTTCCATTCCATAAAATACTTGTAATATAACTTTCAAGAATAAGATCTGCTGGTGAGGTTCTTACTCCAGTTTTTATATACGAAGCATCCAATAACGACATATTATTCAGTACTCTAACTGCAAGACCAACATCATAATGAAATGAATCAACTACTCTACTATATTCGAGACTAAGTTCAATATCACTTTTTATAATTTCATGTCTTTTAAGAAGTCTTTCTTTTATATTTAAGATAATCTTAGATGCGTACTCTAATTTATCTCGTCCTAAATCTTTCATTATATTATACCTCCTATATTTTCATTATTATAATATACTTCTTTAAATAATTTACCAATGATCATAATATCTATACTCATCTATACTTAATATAGTTCTTTGTAAATCATAATCATCAATAAATTCAATATCACCTACTGAATTTAAAGTTTCTAGATTATAATATACAGCATTTTGAAATTCTATAGTTTCATATAAATCCCTAGAAACCATCCATTTGAAATAGTCTTTATCTTTAAGATGTCCTGGTACTACAAATTTATCTCTTAATGATTCAGTATCACCTATTAATATTTTATATGAATCACTAAAATGTAAAAATAAATAAAATGATTCACAGTGAGTAGTTCCGAAAAATTTCTTATGATTATATACCATATAATCATGATAATTCATATAAAAATATTTTCTTACAAAAGCTTCTTCTGGATTATGTTTAAGATCAACAACTTCAAAATTTATTAATTTAAAATCATCCATATTTGCCCTAAACCTATTTGTCAATACAGAATCTGTACATAATCCTATTGTATCATTTGTTTGATTTTTATATGAATCTATTTCATGTATTGAACAGAACTTAGTTGATATATCATCAGTTGGATTTGTATATGTTAATTGATATAGCATTAAATATAACCCTCCATTTCATCAATCAAAATTTTTGCAAGGACGTTAACTTCTTTATTTATTAACTTACATGAATTTAGAGCATTATGTCTTTTTTGGTAATAATAACTACTTTCAAATGCTATTTGCTTACTAAGTGTATCAAATTTTAATTTAGTATTATCACCCATTATTTTAATAAATACCATAGTAGAAGCGTTTATAATAAAATCACGACCTTCTAAAATAGCTCTAGCAGCTTTATGATTTCTAAACATATTAGAAGCTTTTTCATATTCTTCATCATCATTAGAATCCATAGTTGAAAGGATTGATTGTAGAACAAAATAAAACTTTGTTCTTGCACTAGCCTCTGGGACATTACATTTTAAATAAAGTTTTTCAATTCCAACTTCTTCAAATTCTGATCTGTATGATAATATCATGTCTTGATCAGATTTATAATAAAAATCTATATATTCATCTTTAATATTTTTAATATAATCAATACTAGGTGTTTTATTTGTATAATTTATATCTAAAATATCCATATCAAACTGATCTATCATTTCAAAATTTATTTTATCAATCATAAGAAATCTCCTTTTATCATTTATATAAAAATAATATATTTTTATAAAATATAATAATTTATTACACCTATAACATAAAATTAATGCAGAAGATAGGTACCAAAAATTGTAGTATCCTCGGAAGTGTTATGATAGCGGTTTACCGTTTATAACCGGATACGATTTTCTTGCATTCTTTGTATTGTGGTGCCACCCGATAAAAGCTTAGGTGGTGAGATCCGGACGTGAAAATCAATGGCTTAGTAAAATTGAGAGAATAAAATTTGGAGAACATAAAACCATATATTCGTTATGTAACTCTGCGTGAGTGAAGAATAGTGGTAATCTTCATACCTAGCCCGGGGTAAATTAGGGTTTGAATGCTTATAGCCAATAATTCCGGATAAGTAATTATGAACAAGGATGAGATTAAGTTCTCATCCTTGTTCTTTTCATTTTTTTAACCGAAAAACAGTTTACTAAGCTCAGATTATTAATAAAGAAGGGAGGTTACTAAGTGTCTAAATATTTTAGAAAAGATAATGAATTCATCTATTTAACAGATGATTACATGGAATTTTATATTCCCCTTGATTTTTTTGATCAGAGCAAAAGATTCGCAGTAGATTTTTCTTCATATATTGAAACTTTAGGATTATTTTATGTTGGAATTTTCGAAAAAGGATCATTTAAAGAATTTAAAGTGATGAAGCAACCATATACTATTACAGTTTATGTGTATGATTCAGAGAATAGAACTGTACAACTCCCTGATGGGGAAACTGTATGTAAAGTTCTTAAATACAACAAAAATGCTGCACTTATGAATTCAAAAATTATTCAAGATGCACAATCATCACTTGAATATCTTGATTTAGTAATGGGTGGAAAAGTACCATCAAGTGTGCCATATAATATGGCTGCTATATTGTGTCAGAAAAATAAAATGGTTAATAAGGTTAATTTTGGTGTAAGACCAGAAGTTGAAGAAATGGTTATAGCATTAAATTACCGTAATCCTAATGATTTGTCTGAACCTTTTGCAATCACATATGGTGGAAATTTAGCTGTTTCACCACATGCGTATACTACTGTAGGAACTCGACAAATTTGTCAATATGCATCAACGTTCTCTTCATTAACATTTGAAGATATGGATGCTATGCTAACTACATCTATTAATCGTTCTCGTAAAAAAGGAAAAGAGAAGTTTTCTCCTATAGAGGATGTAATAAAGATGTAATAATGTTATTTCCTACCCTTTATTAACCAAAACAAATATATAAAAATTTAAAAGGAGGGCTATTTTTTATGGCATCAGTAATTCAGATTGTTCCTAAGGGACAATACCCTCATGTCGAGACTTTTATCTACGACAATACAGAGGTTAATGATACTCCTTCTACTGAAGTCGATGATACTATAAAAACTATCCATGTCTTCAGATCTGGAAAGGGTATTGATAATAAAATTGTTAAAATAACAAGTCAACCAGATTTTACTGAAACTTTCGGTAAAACTGACTATAAGAAATATGGTCAAGCCTTGATGATGCCTTATGCTTCTCTAGCTTCAGAAAGAACATCAGTATACTGTATGAGATTAATGCCTGATGATGCGGCATATGCAAACTCAGCTATTTATGCATATTACAGATTAGCTAATGTCACTGTGAAAGAACCAGTTCTTGATGAAAATGGTAAAGTTACTTATGAAGAAGATGGTTACACAGTAAAAACTCAAGAAGTTGAAAAGCAGGTATTTCAGGTTATGTTCCGTTCAGCATCTTTTGCTCCAACAGTAAATGCTGAAACAAATAGACTTGAAAATGATAGTACTGCAGTAATCGATGACAAAACATTTGATTCATTGATTAAAGCATCTATCGAAGATATCGAAGCAACTGATGGTGGCGAAAATTGGGTATGCGTACCTCTTATGCGTTCAAGATTAGTTGGTCGTGGTATTTATGGTGATGACTATAAATGGCGCATCACAAAAAATGCTGAATATGAAAAAGATTATGAAAAGAAAATTTATACTTTCGAAATCATGTCAGCTGAAAACGGACTTGAAAAGTCTGCAACATATGTAGGTTCTTTGGTAACATCTGTTGTTAATAATGAATCTATGTTTATTGATGATATTATTTCTGAATATGATGAAGGTGAATATCCAGTAGCCATCAACGTTTATGAAGAATCTGTTGAAATCATCTACAATGCTTACAAGAAATTCTTATACTCAGTTGCAAAAGAAACTGGTGAAGAAATCGTTGTTCCAGACAAAGATGAATTCGACTTATTATTCGGTATGGAATTAAATACAAATACACCATATGAATACTTCCAAGTATTAACACCTCCGACAGAAACTGTTACAGCTGAAGATGGTTCTGTATCCGTTGTTCCTAATGGATACCCAGTTCCAGATGATGCTAATGCAATCGTTATGGGTGATACTATTGGTATTCCATATGCTGGTGGATATGATGGATCATTCTCTATGTTTGTTGATACAGAAAATAAGACAGTTGTTAATGGTGCTCTTGAAACTATTTCTGCAGCCGATTATGCTACAGCAGTTAGAAATGGTATTCTTCATCTCCAAAAAGATAAAGTTGGAACCAGAGATGCATCAACTGTTGAAGACTTTATGTATGCAAAAGCCTTCGCTGGTATGTTAGACAAGTCAATCTTATCTGTAAGAAGAACTCCTGCAGATTACTTACTTGATGCTAACTACTCATACTATACAAAACACTCATTTGTTCAATTTGCTCTTGCTCGTAATGATGCATTAGTATATATTGATACAGGTGTTGAATATGATTCATTCACAAATGCAGTTCTTGAAACACTCAAAGCTGATTATTATGAATCAATCTTTGCTGACAGATTAGTTTCTGTAAATGCTCATCATATGAAAGTGTCTGATCCATTTACACAGAAGAAAGTAGTAGTTACTATGACATACTACATTGCAAGAAACTTACCTGTTCATTGGGCAGCAAATGGTATCCAAACACCATTCGCTAAAGCAAAAGCTCGTATTACAGAGCACGCTAAAAACTCTATTTATCCTGTAATTGATTTACATGAGGGTGATCTTATGGAAACACTTACAAATATTAGAGTTAACTATGTTGAAGCTATTGGTGAGAACCAATTCCAACGTGGTATTCAAAACACTGCTCAAACAATCAAGTCTGATCTTGATGAAGAAAGCAATGTTCATGTATTAATGTGGTTAAAGAGAAATATCGAAAAAGATGTATTCGATAACCTCTATAACTTCGCAAATGCTTCTGAAAGAGCTACATTCAGACAAGTTGAAAAAGCTAAGTATGAATTTATTGAAGGAAGCATGGTTGAATCGTTTGATATCACTTTTGATATGAACGAATGGGAATCTCAAAGACAAATTCTTCATTGTTACCTCGAAGTAGTATTCCGTGGTATCGCTAAACGTGCTATCATTGAAATCGATGTTAACAAGAGAGATTATACAGCGTAAGGAAGGAGGAAATAATCAATGCCAGTAACAATTCAAGAGAATATTAAGTCTCATAATGACGCCAACTTAACAAAGTATGCTTTGTTTCTTGGCGGTTTAGATGTAACTCATGATGTTCTTGCTTCTTACGATCCATTTATTGGTGGTAAAGCACGTATCTTCATGACAAGAATGCCTACCTTCACTCTTGATTCACAAAAAGGTATTCCTGAAAAAATGAAAAAGTTTAAACATATCTTAGAGTATGCTAACACTGGTGTTTCAGGAATCAATGATATTGATGTCAATAGTGAAACTATGACAGGTGGTTATGTTGGTAGAGAATTTGCTATTCCAACACTTGCTAAAAACAATACAAATACTATCACTATTTCTACTTATGAATTCTCAGGTAGACCAATGGGTGAAGTATTACACTGGTGGATTTCTGGTGTTATGGATTACCAATCAGGATTTGCAACATATCACGATGTAGATTTGGCTGTTAAACAATCAAATCATATTGCTGAGTTCATTTATGTTGTAACAGATAGAACTGGTAAATCAAGTGGAATTGAATTTGCATGTATGTTTGCAAACTGCTTCCCAACAACTATTAAGATGGATCACTTGAACTATAGAGCAGGTGAAGCTAATGTTGCAGAAATGGACATTACATTCAGCTGTACTATGTACGAGTCTCCACAAATCAATGCAATTGCTAAGAAGTTGCTTGAAAAATATCAAATCCTTATGGATTCACTTGATTTCTGTCCGAAGTTCGATATGAACACAGATGAAACGGGTGTAGCAACTGCTTACAATCCTGAAACTGGTCGTTTAGAAAACGCCTAAAATAAATAAAATATAGGTTGATGAATTATCATCAACCTATATTTTTTACGTAATATTAACTCTTTCTAGATAAGTTTCATTATTATATGTCTCTTCACTATACTCAACAATAAAGTCTTTCATAAATTCTTCATCATTCAATTTTTCAACAACCGCATCTACTCCTTCTCTTAATACATCTACATGTATAATACCAGCAGAAATTGAAAAATCTACTTTATGACCTGTTGCATAGCTTAAAGCTTCTACTAATTTTTGAGCTTGTTTACTTCTTCCATGGAAAAATGCTACTCTTATTCCATTATTATAAATTTCATCATCTTCTTTATCGCTCCATGTAAAATTTTGTTTGTTATCCATTTTTATAAATCTCCTTTTCTTAAATTATAAAAAAGTAACTAGATAGATGATTTTTCATCTATCTAGTTAAATTAATTATTGTATCTCATCTGCAAATACATCTAAGTTATCTTTACCTTTATTTTCTGGATTTAATGAATTATCAATATTTTGAAGTTTGATTTCTTCATACCAATCAAAAATTTCATCAACATCAATACTTGGTAAGTATTTTCTAACTAGACGTTTTGTGATTTCTTGTATAACATTTTCCAACTCTGGATTTTGATTCCATGCCTCACCTAAAAGAAGATTAAGAATAAATGTCCTAATAGCATCAAATGATGTTAATGCTTCTTGTTTAAGCAAGTTATTTGCAAAATTAGGAGGTGTAAGTGTAACTGTAAATGATTTAATTTTATTAGGATCAACTGCACCAGAGTGTTTAGCAACTAGTCTATAGAACTCTGTGATATTTTCATTAAAATTAATCTGATATGACATTACACGTCCTTGGAATCTTGTATTTGCAAGTTCTAATGATTTTGCAAAATCTGCTTCGTTCATGTAATTCATAATTGCTTGTGGAACACCTGTTCCTAAGATATAACAATTACGAAGCATTTCCATGAGTTCAGTATTTAACTGGACATCCTGTCCTTGAAGAATTTCTGTTTCAAATCCTCTTTCACCATTTCTGCCTGTTGGAATATACATTTCTGTACCATTACCAACTTTCCTAAGTAGGGTTGTGTAAGACATTAAATCCATGATATTTACTTGATGGTTTTGTTTATCTCTCGCAATTTCCTGTATCTTATTAGATATATTCTTATCAATTCCTGATGTTCTAACATAGTTTACCTTTTGGTCATTAGAATAAAGAATGATAGATGTAATCTTAAATAAAAGAAGCATGAGATATAACTTAGCATAGAATAATGAAGGTTCAATCATAGATACACCTTCTTCATTCTCATTTTCATTTACTTTAAATTCACAAACATATTCTGCTGGAATAAATTGGAATTTAAGTCTCTTTGTATTAAGATCATAATAAGTTAAAGCTTCTGCAATAACTTCTTTAAGTTCAGAATTTTCTCGTAAAAACTTCTTATCAAAACTCATTACGATTCTATGTACAAGATTATCAATAATTGATCTTTGTCTACCACTATTATTATACTTATTATAATAAGTAGTACTTGTCATTATACCATTTACTGGCTTAATTTCATCCTCTTGAATATAAAAATAACCAATTGGTTTATTTAAAATTTTAAGAGGAAACATATGCATTGGATCAACTAATTTGATATAACAATCAGTAAAATTCTCAAATTCTTTATCAATTTTCTTTTCTGATTTTTTGTAGTCTTTGCCATATACACCAGCATCAACATTTGAAACTTTTGTGAATAAGTCTCGTCCATCCTCTACATATAATTTAGCATACTCTTCAAGAGCTTCTGCTGACTCTGTTATAAATGGTAATGGAACTTCATCGTTACATACAGTAATATTATTCATGTATGATTCGATTTCATCCTTAACTTTTTCTACAAATTTATCTTTTGTTAGCTCAGAGCCATAATGAATATTTGTCATGTGTTTAATTTCTTTCTCGTCGAATTGATCAACAAAATCTGTTGCACACTCTCTAAAATATTCATCTTTTGTTTTCTTTCCATCATTATTATCTTCTTTAAAAGAATCAATAATAGGACTTTCAGTATAGGTTCTAGCATCACTTAAGAAACTTGCACCACTTATAGGGTCAACCATCTTTTTCTTAAAATCTGCAAATATTTTAGAATATGGTAAAACATAAGCATAGTAATTTCCATATGTTAAAGTCTTAGGAACTACATGGTCTTTAATTTTTGATTGTAATTTGAATTTAGTTTCAATAAACTCCATATGAGATTGAAGTTCTTCTATAACATCATCAGATTCAAATTCAAAATTAAAGTTTCTTGAAATACCACCATCATTAACATCAGGAGATACAATTGCATCTCTCATAATATTAATAGCTTCTCTAAGTTCAATTAACTGAGAAGATATTTCTTGTAAATCTGCATATTTAAGCATTTTATTCTGATATGCATCAGATAAAAATGTAGTTATTTGCCCATCATCTGAATTCAAAAATGATTCAATACTAGGATTATTCCATGAGATTCTTGTATCTTGTTTAAATAACTCACCCATAAAAGTAGTTATACTTTGTCCATCTGAATGGTTTAATCCATCCATTTCATTTTTAAGTAAATCATTAAATTGATTTACTAATACTGAATGATCATTCTTTTTTGTTGCACCATAAAGGGATAATTCCATTTGGCTAATCATATTATTGAGACTATTTGTAATAGACTCATTTCTCTTTTTTTCTGAAGGAGTAAGATCATCCAGACTACGTGGTTTGCTCTCATTTTTTGGCATGAGTGTCTCTCCTTTCATTTTTCTTTAACTTAGAAAACTGTTTTTAAGACAATAAATTAGTCAAAACAATTTATTAATTTATAAATGATTCGAGGTGTTAAAAGATGGGAATTTTTCCAAAAAAAGAAGAATTTGTATCTAAAATACCACAAAAATATCAAAACCTTACTTATCAAAGCATGACACTAGATTTAGTATCAAAAATTTCAAGTGAATTCCCTGAATTGAAGCCACCAAAATTTATTGATTCTGAATTACAAAAAGGAAACATGACTGAAGAAAAAGCTAATCAATTAAAAATCAGATCAATGGTAAATGGTATCAAAAGTTATGTAAGTAATGAAAAACGTAAATTTGATGCTGAACAGACTAAAAAGAAAAATATTCTTCCTGATAAGATTAAGCGTAAAATGATTAAGGTTTATGAAAGTGGTTCAAATGGTACAATATCAAAAGATGAAGTAAATTATCTTATTGATGCATTAAAATAACAAAAAAAGAAGATTGATTAGATCAATCTTCTTTTTATTTTTTCAATTCATAATATGGAAGAATTATATGCATTGAAGATGTAATTTGACTATCACCTTTTAAATCATTTACATAATTAACATCTTCAATCCATCGTTCCATTCTATAGTTTTCTGTTTCAGGATGCATTTCACATACATATCCATATAATTCTGACACTGTATCACCAGATTGAATTTCATATGAAAAATACATTTTATCATATAACTGACTTGCAACATAATCTTCTTTTTCTCTTTTGTTACCTTCTTCAATAGCTATTGAAATTGTATATGTAAAGAAAAGTAATAAAGCGATAAAAATTACAAAGTTGATATTGCTTTGTTTTCTATTATGTCTTCTTGTAAATTCCTCCTGAAAACTTGGATAGTGCTTAACCCCATTTTTATCAATATAAGCTCTCATTTTATTTATGCTCCTTTTTAAAAATTTAGAGAAGAGGATTAATCCTCTTCTCCTGTTTGTTCTGGTGTAACAGTTTCGTCTTCAAATTCATCATCGATAAAATCATCTTCAAAATCATCATCTTCTTTAGATGCTGATTTTTCTGCACGTTTATCTTTGATTAATTTTGCGGTATTTTTAGCTACTTTAGAAACACCTTTAACTGCTAACTTTCCTGTTTCTATAAGTAATTTACCAACTTGAATACCTACTTCAACTGCTACTACAGTAATAACTGCATCACCAATAATTTGTGAATAGTTTTTGTTTGTGTTGTTTGTTGTTTTCATAAAACCTCCGGCTCTTGATATTATCTCCACCACATGTAATAAATTTTGTTTGCTGACGATTATATTTATTACGTCACGCTATGAACTTTTTTGATATAAATAGATTTATTTCTACTCATATTCGCGAAAATATTATATCAATATTAGATTTAACTTTACGGTTAATTTAATTGAAAAAACACTACTTTAACCCTATAAACAAGAAAGTAGGTGAATACATTGAAAGTAGGATTATTAAATACTGAAGAATTTATTTCAGTAAATAATCTTAAGGAAATAACATCACCTGTTATGTTCCAAAGAGGAAATAACCCTCATCCAGAAGGTCTCTTTAGTACTGAAATTTTTGGTATGACACCAAAAGATAGAAAAGAGACTTTTGCATATATTAATTTAAATCATGTATTCCTACATCCTCATATTTATAAGATAATGAAACGATTTTTTAGAAACGTTGAAAAAATAGTTAATGGTTCTTCTTATTATCAAATTAATAGTGAAGGACATCTTGTTTTATCTGATAATATTAATGGGGAAACAGGAGTTCAATTTTTATATGATAACTGGGAAAAGATTAAATGGGAATATTCTGATTCACCGTCAAGAAACGAAAGAATTGATGTTGTGACAAAAAGTAAGAAATCAGAAGTTTTCATTTCAAAACTTATAATCATTCCACCATTTTATCGAGATGTAACATCATCATCAGGTGGAGGACAAATACCAGAGATTAATAACTTTTATGCAAATGCTATTCGTTTATCTTCTATATTAAAAGAAAACGATTTATTTAGTTTTAATCTCTATTCATCTCAATATGCTATACAAGAATTACTTGTAGAGACATATGATTATTTTAAAGAAAAACTTCAATCTAAAAATGGTTTACTTAGAAAATATCTTATGGGTAAAAACGTTGACCTTTGTACAAGAGCTGTTATTACAGCAGCATCTTTCCATGCAAATAGACCTGAAGATATGCAGATTAATCTTAAATATAGTGGTGTTCCTATATCACATATTTTATCTCTATGTAATCCATTTATTATGACATGGATTAAAAATTTCTTTGAACGTGAATTAATGGATCCAAGTGAAAAGCATTTAATTGATTCTAGAACTGGGAAGGTTGTTGAATTAGTTGAACTTGCTAATCCTGAACTTATTTTTACTGATAAAGAAATTACAAAGAAAATGAATTCATTTATTAAAGATCCAGATATGAGATTCAAGCCAATTGAAGTTCCTCTTAAAAATGGAAAAACTTCATATCTTTTATTTCATGGTAAAAGATATGATATGAGAAATAAAGATGAAATTGCATCAATTGCTAATAGAAAGATGACATGGACAGATGTATTTTATATGGCATGTGAAGATGCAGTTAAAGATAAACATGCAATTATTACTAGATATCCTTTGATTGACCAGTATGGTCTTTTTGTTACTAGAGTAACTACATTGAGTACATCAAAAACTGTACCTATGCAAGTTGGTGAAACTTTATATCCATATTATCCAGATATTGATTTATCTGTACCAGATAGTAAAGTTCCTACTTTATTTATAGATTCAGTTATGTTCTCTAATAGTTATCTTCCTGGTATAGATGGTGATTAACAAAATAGTTACCTAACCTCTTTAATTGCTGGAAACTCCTTAGAGTCTAAACTACCAAAGTGTAACAATGTTTAGAATTGGACAATCAGCAGCGAAGCTTCTTATTATAAGAAGAACGTTCAACGACTATCGAAAGCATAACATAAGAGAAAGACTTATGTGAAGAAGTGAGTAGAGTAGGATTTATAATCCGAAATGGGAGGCAATATTAATTTGGTAGTAGAATTAATATTGAAGATATAGTCTGAACTTTATAGAAATATAGAGATTAACATAGTTGTATGACGGTGATCAAACTACAGTAAAAATTGTATGGACGCAAGAAGCCAATAAGGAATGTGAAGAAGTTATGAATAGACCATCATTCTTTGTAAGAATGGATGGTTCATTAGTAAGGTTTGTTGAAATAGAAGCTATTCAGACATTCTATAATATGTCTAAAGAACCTTCTAGATCTAATAAAACTTTATCTATTCCAGAAGTTCATAATTTAACAAAATTAACACCAAATGATATCACATTCGATTTACTTATTGATTTATTTGGTCATATTGGTGGTAAAAAACCTAAATATGAACCAGAAGATAAAATGATTATTCCAGTTGGAGAGTATTATAATAAAGAACCTATTGAAACTACAGTAGGAAGATTTATCTTTAATAAAGCTCTTATTGAAAAATCTGGTATGGTTAAAGTACTTGGATATATCAACGATGTTTTAACTGAAGGATATTTCCATAATAAATTAGAAGGTAAAATTGCTGTTGAATTAATTGAAGGTAGAATTACAACAGACCAAATGTATACTTATGTTGATACTAGAGACTGGTTATCACTTCAATTACATGCATTAATAACACCTTCATTCACACCAAATACTATAAAGATTCATCCTGAAGTTCAAAAACTTAAGAATGAATTATTTAAGAAATATGAAAAAGAATTAGCAAGTGGTAATGCTATTATAGCATCACAAATAGAATCTGAATTGATTAATAAAACCAAAGAAGTATTAAAAGATGATATTGGAATGGATTTATATGTTTCTGGAGCTCGTGGTAGTTTAGGAAATAACTATAAAAATATTGCACTTATGAGAGGTGCGGTTTATAATCGTGCTACTGGAAAATTTGAAGTTGTTAAGAATTCATTAAATGATGGTCTTGCAGTAGAAGATATTCCTATTTCATCAAATACAATTCTTGAAGGAGCCTATCCTAAAGCTTGTGGTACGAGAGATTCAGGATATATATCTAAAAAATTACTTGCTGAATGTCAGACTGAGTTTTTAGGAGATAAAGATTCAGATTGTCATACTAAACGTGGAATTAAAATAAAATTAGAACCTGGTATGGCTAAAAACTATATTTATAGATATATCATGGTTAATGGTAAACCAGTTAAATTAACTGCAGATAATATCGATAAGTATATAGGAAAAGAAGTAGAACTTAGAAGTCCAATGACATGTATTAGAACTGAAAAAGGTGAGATTTGTAATGTATGTGCTGGAGATTTCTATTATATGGTAGATAATAGAGCTATGGGATTATCAGCATCTCGTATTGGAAATGCTCTTACAAAATATAATATGAAAAAATTCCATGATAACGTTATTAAATACACTGATGTTGATTTGGATGATTTATTAATGTAAAAAATAAAGAGAGATGAAAATAATTCATCTCTCTTTATTTTAGTTTTGAATATCCTTTGGATGGTCTTTAGATTTATTTTTCTTTTCTTTAATTTTAAACCATAATTGCATAATAATAAATGCAATACCTGCTAAAAATCCAAGTCCAAAATATCCAATGACAAAATATTTAAATAGGTCCCAAATACATTTAAGACAATATTTAAATCCTTTAACATATGTTATTTTACCAAGCATAATAATGATTAGTATAATAGTAGTATATCCAACTAAATCCCATATAAACTTTTTAAATCTTTCATCATCTGAAAAGTATAAATCAAGTTTATATCTTAAGATTCGTCTTTTTGTCAATTCATTATAACCATATATATCGTATACAGTTATAGTTGTATTTTCATATGAATCAACTACATACATAGGAAGACCTGTTAAAGTATTTATTTTCTTAATAATAATAGCTTCTTCAAATGTCTTTCTTCCATTGATATTATGAACATAAACTTTATCACCTACTTCAAATTTAGGATGGGTGATAGTTTGTTTTCCTCTTACAGTAAAACTCTTATATTCTAAGTCAATATCAGATACAATATCATCTACAGCTTCAATCATTTCATCTTTTGAAACTATATCTGTATTAATGAAGTAATCAATATATGAAGATTGATAATCTCTGAAATAATCAAATTCTTCTCTTTCAGATTCAATTCTCTTTTTAAATACTTCTTCTTTTTCTTTTCGTTCTTTTCCTCTTTCAAATAAACTCTCTTCAGAACAGTCTACGAAAATTACATAGTAGAAAATATCTGAAATATCATTATTTGCTAAGAAGTATCTGAAACCTTCTGGATTAATTATATATGTATAGAATTTATCAGATTTTAAATCTGTTGTCGTAGCACAATATTCATATCCAGTTTTATCATTTTTAGTGTAAGCAATCATTTTACCATCATCTTTGATTTTTTGCATTCTCTCTTCACTAATAAAATTATGCTCAACACCATTAGTTTCGTTTGCTCTCATAGGTCTAGTAGTATATGATACAATTGGTTCATAGTCATATTCTTTTTTAAGAATTTTAGCTATTGTATCTTTACCACTTCTTGATTTACCTACTATAAAAATTATTTTCTTTGAATTTTCCATTGGTACTTACTCCCCTTCTTTATTTAAATAATAAAATAATTGCTATAATAGCAATATATAATGCATTTGATAAGAAAAATAATTTTTTCCATAAAGATAATTTAATATCAAGCGTAATTATTTTTTCTTCAAAATATTTTTTCAATTCTTCTATTTTTGTTGTTGACCATTCTTCAAGTTTTCGATTTTCAAAATAGCAAGTATCCATAAATCCGTTAACAACAGTACTCAAAATATCTTTTTTCGTTTCAAATAATTTTGTTTTAAATTCTTCATGTATTTTTTGAAGTTGTTCTGTACTAGATATATACATATCTTCAAATTCTTTTCTCATTTTATTTGTATAATTATTTAGTTGAGTTGTTACTACAGGTTCAAATGTACCCATTTTCTTTTTTGCCATTTCATTCACCATATTTATTTACACAAGGGTTACTCTAATAAAGTAACTTCAATGTGAATTTTAAATAGACCTTTCTATTTTTATTCGATAATTATCGGTCAAAAAATTAATGATAAATTTAATATCATTAATTTTACTTTTTCGTATGAAATGAAAAAGTTCCAATATTTAATTATCTTTAATCAGAAAAGTCATAATATGGAACCTTTTCATTAAAATCATTATCAAGAGATGAATAATAATTCATCTCATCTTTAAATCTTTTATACATTTCATCTCGTTCTTTATAAAGATCTGGAGATGATACAGATTCTAAAGCATCATTGATTGATTCTTGAAGAATTACTATAGTTTTTTGTATATGGTTTTTATCTTTTTCGTTTAAATTCCCGAATTCAAATAATCTCATTAATATTTCTATAGAATATTTGTAGTCATTTGTTTCCGTTGCAATATCCTCATTACCATATTCATAATATAATGCAGGTATATAATTATGACCAAGTCTAACGAGATAATATTCATAATAATCAGGAATCTTTTTCAATACTTTGTTTTTACATTTGACAAGTTTAAATTTGTCAGTATTATCGTTTTTTACTAAAGCATGATAATATTTAGAAACAACTTTTTTCTTTTCATGATAACCTATAAGTTTATCTTCAGAAGTTTTTACAGATGTATCAATTACTGCATATACCATAATTTAATACCTTATGCAACTGAAGCACATAATTTGTATAAAGTATCAATTCGTTCTAATGCTTTATTTGATATTTTTTCTTTAATTACATCTAAAGATAAAATAGAAACTATCAAAGCCATAAGTAATTTGCTGATAATAACCACAATTGGTTTTAAATCTTCAAAAATATTTTTAATAGTTTTAAAGATTTTATCACCTGTTATTTCATCAATAGCCCATAATCTTACTTTCTTATCTTTTGGCTCATAGAAATTGATTTTACCTTTTTTCATTTTCTTTTTTTGTTTCTTCTGTTTCTTCTTATCAGCTAAGTAAATTTTATATTGAATATCTTCAATATCTCCAATTATTTCTTGATATTGCTTATCAAGTTTTGAACTGAATTTACTATCAAATTTAAATTGACCTAAATCGTAGTTAAATTCAGATTTTTTATTTTTCTTCTTTTTCTTACTCATTTTTTAAAACTCCCTTTCTATAGTTATTCTATAAATATAATATATTTCTATTTTTATATTTTGAGATAATCAAAAATAGAGTAATTCTTATTATAATTTACAATAGTTCTTTATTTTTAATTTCTGGTATTAGTTTCAAGTTATAAATCCGAGTCAAAAGAAAGTAAATATATAATAAAAAAGAACTAAATTAAAAATAAATTAATAAAAATAGTAAAAAAGAATTAAAAGATAATAAAAAATAATAAAAAGAATTAAAGATAATAAAAAAAGATTAAAAAATTAAAAATAATAAAAAAGAATTAAAAAAATTAAATAAAAATTAAAAGATAATAAAAAATTAATAATAAAAATATTAAAGAGAAATAAAAAAATAAATAATAAAATTAAATAATAAAAATAAAAAAAAAATAAATAAAAAATAATAAAAAATAATAAGATAAACAAAATAAATAAAGGGGAGAAAGAAAAGAAAAATAAAGAAAATAAATAATAAAAAAAGAAAAAGAAAGAAGATAATAAAAAAGAACGACGACGAAGGAGGAGTTCTTTTTTATTATATTTTTTTTTGACCCGAATTATTACTTGAAACAGTCATAAATATTGTTCTTAATATAAATAATAATTTATATAAAATCTACTAATAGAGCATAATAAACTCTATTAGTAGATTAATTTATTTTATTTCAAAACAGTGTCTATTAATAATAGATTTGATTTAATAACAGACATAATTGTATATAACTCATTATCTATTAGGTATCCTTTTGATTCTAAAGTATCTAATACTTTAGTTAATTCATTTTTAGTACCTTTAATCATAAATTTAATATTTGATGATCTAGGAATTAAGTTATATACTTCAAGTTTTGAATAATGCATTTTTTGTTTTTGATTTTTAGATGATTCTTCTATTGAGATTTCTTTAAGTATATTTAATCTATATTTATCTAATGCTTTTATAGCATCATTATAAATACTGGCAACTCCTGCTTTATCCCTAATTTCAAATGGTAATTCATATTTAGTTTCAGTACCAACTATAGTCTTTAAGTCAGTCATATAGTAAACTACATTTGTGAATGATAAAAACTTAATTAACGTTTCCATTGTACCTGATATTGCAAAATGATAAATTAAATCATCATCTTTATTAATATTATAATTATAATGAGATGCTTCACTCTTCATATAACTAACATCATATACCAGTTCTTTAGAACTATTATAATTACACATTTTAATTTCTTTAATAGGATTTCTTATATGTGTACATACACATTTTACAGATGTATTTACTAACTTAAGAAATTCATCATCAAATCTAACATCTGTTAAAATATCTCTTGGTGCAAGAGTTTTATTTATATAAGAATAAAATTCTTGTACAAATAATTTTGCACAATAATTTTCAAATTCTTTTGTTCCTTCTTCATAATACTCTCCTTTTACATTCTTTTTACGTAAAGTAAATTCTGGAAAAGCATTAAATAATGAAAGAATATCAATCCCACTAAATCTTGCAATAGCATCGAATCTATATGAACCAATATCAAACATACCAAAATAATTAGGATCTTCTTTTCTAACACCTTGATTTGTTATCAAATAATTATGATATGATAAAAGAGAATCTCTTAAAACTTCAATATCTTTCTTTCTCTTTTTATCTTCTTCATTCATAACTGATTTAGGAGGTATAGGTAATACAACATCTCCTGTTATTGGTTCTGGTGTTTTAAAGAATGCTGATGTATTTGATGAATCGAATATGATAGAAGAAGAACAAAAACTTTTTAAAAATAAAACTTCAATACCCTTTAAATTTGTAAGATAAAAACAAATTTCTACGTTTTCATAAAAAGAATTTGCTTTTTGACCAAAGGATAAATCTCTACTATTTTTATAAGAATCAACTAGTCTATTAATACTATTAGAAGTAACTTTTACAATTCTCATATTTTTATTCCTCCGTATCACCTTTACTTAATTCTTCACATTCCATGATACCATTTTTATATGACCAATTATTACAACCATTACACTCTTCTACACCTTCAGTAATAGCAGTAATAATTTCTTGTTTTGTTTTACATCCTCTTGGGCAATTCATGATTTTAATCTCCTTTCAAAATTTCCTTTATAATGAAGTTTTTTCATTATTTATTTAAAAAGTATAATAATATACATTAATTTAATACTGATTTAATAAAAGATGCGAAGTCTCCTATACAAAAATATATAGAAGAGGAAAAATTGAATTCCTCTTCTATATATTTTATTTCACTTTTAAAATGACATCAAAACTCTTTTTATAAATAGTTTTTGTTTGTGATACATATGTAGAAATAAGTTCATTAAACTTTTTAAGTTTATGATGAATTCTACCACAATTATCTTTTCTTTTATTTAATTCAGGATCATCACCAATTTTGTTATCATGACGAAAAGCATTAAAATCATTTAATTCATTTTCATCCTTCTTTATTTCCGAAAACATCTCTTCGAATAAATCAATAATATCATCCATATCATTAAAATATTTTAACATTTTACGACATTCAGATGTTGCTTTATATGTATTATATTCATCTTTAAATGAAAATACATCTGTAGTTAATTTATATATATTTTTAAGAGTCTTCTCAACAGATTCAAATGTATTATTTAAATCTTCTCCTGAACTAAAAGACTTAGAAACAAAAGAAAGTAATTTCTCTCCACAAGATAAATTTGCCTCTATTAATTCTTTAATTAAATCTAATCTTGTAAGAGTAATTGTCTTTTTAGCTAAGTCATTATCATTTTCACATTTTTTAAGTAATGACTCTAAATTAGAATCAATTTCTTTTAATTTTGTAACACCAATCTCTTCAATAAAGTTATCAAAATCTTCTGATATATTTTTAATATTCATTGAATATCCATTAATATTAACACTTTCAGTTACATCAAAAGTGTTAATATTTCTAAGTTCCGACATAATTTCTAGTAAATTTTCTTTATTTAAAGACCAAATATTAGCCATTATAATTACCTACTTTCTAGACTTTTATTTTAATATTAGTAAAATGTTTTTTAGTATATGAAATGGTGATATATTATTTTATTGAGTTTAAATAAGGGGGTTAATATATGGTAGCCGATCATTTTATATCAGCGATTGATAATTTGAATAATGTCTTATATATAGGTAAATATTCTTTAAAACATAAAGATACACATAAAAAAGATAAGAAACGAATCAAGAAACTTATAAAAGCTTTTAAAGATGAAAATTTAAAAGACTTTATAGATTTTGATTGCTTAGAGGAAGACATTTATGAAGACTAACTATAAGTATTGGATATTTTATGCGAATGAAACATACATAGATGAATTGACATGTCTCATTGATAAAGGTGATCTAATTTATGCATATACAGATGATAAACAGATTGCAAATATATTTGAGATTTATCATGATATGTCTAAAATTAAAAAGAAACATGTAAATCTAACACGATTTGAAGTGAATCAATTAGCAAGAGACCATCAAACTAAAATTATTAAAATGAGAAAATTCTTAACTAAAGATAAAGATGGTAAAAGAATGGAATTAAATATTCCAGTTACTGTAATGGAAGAGCAACATATAGATTTACAAATAATAGCTACACTAAATAAACTTATATATCAAGTAGTAAAAACACCATGTCCGGTTAAAATCTTTAAAGAAGAGATAGTTAAGGAATTTGAAAAGATAAGGTTATTTTCAATTATAAATCATTCTAAATTAAATGAAGATTATATAAATATCGGTAATGATTGTATTTTATTTAGTGATAATCTTAAAAAAGGAAGTAAAATATTTGCAGATGAATTATCAATTTATATTCATTTATTTGGAAATATTTTAAATTTGAATATTGGAGGAGATATTTAATGGAACTAAAAACAGTTGATTTAGTCTATTACCTTATATTCATTTCAGTATCACAAGAATTTAGAGATAAACATAAAGTTTTATCTAACGGATTTATTAACCTTCAATGGACATATTCATCTGAAAAAGATGAATATAATGCATTATATGCATATACTACAGATAAAAAGATTTTAAAAGAGTTTAAACGAACTCGTGATATGTCATTATTCACAATCTATAAATTAGGATTTAATGTATTGGAACAGGATAAAAATGCTGTAAATATAAATGAAAGTATGAAATTGGATTATTTCCTATATAAATCTGGACCAAAAGGTGAAGAAACAGCAATATTATCAAATGAAAATGAACATGAAATATGTGAAACTTTACCACATCTTATAGAAATGAATATAAAAAATCCATATTTACCAGATCCCCAATTAATTAATATTGATTTATTAAAGGTACTGGAAATGATTTCATATTCATTTCATTTTTATTCTTATGTGATTGAAGCACCATCTAATTTAGAAAATAACTTGGATAATTTTAATCCACAAGCTGAATTACTAGCAGAGAGATATGATGTATTTTGGAATAATTATAGATTTGCATATAATGGAAAATATATGAATGAATATAACCAAGAAGGAAGAAGTGTTACTGTAAATGAATTAATGGCATTTATAAATACATTTGGTATGTTATTTAAATAGAAAGGATTGATATTGTGATAGTACATTCATTTTTCTTGAAATGTGATAAAATAGATAATCGGGAAGATTTTATATTTATGGATGAGTATTCATATGTATTATCTGGTAAGAGTAAATATTCTATAGAACATCCAACTATTCAAAATGATGAAGGTTGTTCAAAAATACTTTATGCATTTACAAATTCGAAAGAATTAAAAGATTTATTTATGCTTACCAGAAATATGGATTTATTTTCATATTATAAACTTAATATGGATAAAAAAGAATATAATGCTATAAAGAAATCATATAATGATGTATTACTTTCGAAAAGAGATTTGAAAGATACAAATAGTAATAGAACTAAACTAGTTAATATTCCTATGGCTATTACTAATTTTGAAATGGATAAAATTAATGATGAAATAATCATAGTTCAAAAATTAAGAGAGTTATTTGGGAGTGATAGTATATCATTACTTGAGTATAATTTACTTAGGGGTAAAACTAAAACACTTCTGAATTTAATTAAACTAAACGATGCTACAAATTTAGCTAGATATGGGAATTCTGGTGCTAATGATTCTGATGTAGAATTTGCTTCAAATGATTATTATATAGCATTACAAGAGTTTTATGATAAAATGAAAATAAAGACATTTGAAGTATTTGTTGATTTGTTTAGTATTACGTTAATGAGTAAGGGGGTATAAAATGAAAGTATGGTTATTTTATATAGCATCAAAAGAAATAGATAACCTTCCATTTGATAGTGAAAGCCGTGAGAAAAAAGAATTATATGCTTTGACCAATTCAAAAAAATTAGCAAAAGGGTTTAAAGATACACGTAATATGGAAAAATTTGTTCTTCGAAAACATGAAATGGAAAAGAGTGATTATAGTAGATTAGCAAATGATAATAGAGAGTGTGTATTAGAGTGGTCAAAAATAAAATCTAAAAAAGAAAATCCATATCCAGAAACAGCAAGTGAATCGTTTGGAAAATGTGTTGATGAATATACTTTTCCTATAACGTTTTTAGAAAAACAAAGTATGCTTGAAGCATGTGATACATTTTTCGAACACTGTAGTTTAATATTACCATCACCATATTTATTTAAATGGGATTTGAAATTATTTATGAAACGATTAGGGTTTGAATATATTTACAAACTCAAAAATTTCCCATTTATAGGAGGCGATAATATGCTTCCAGACTCAATTGATTTAAGTGGAGAGTTGATTGGTGAAAAGAAACAAGACCTCACATATGCAGAAAGAAGATTTTTACAAGAAGATATGGATTTTAGTATGCCAGAAATTTGGGTAGATCAATTAGAAGTATTTTTACAATTATATCATCATTTAATGAATTTATAATTTGTTAAATGATGATATATTATTTTTATGTAAAAAAGAATAAAATGATTCACATCATTTTAAAAAATTAAATGTTAAAGGAGATTAAAACTATGAGTAACGTAAGTGCAATGTACTTAACAGAAGACATTAAAAGTCAAATGTCAGATCAAGAAATGACTGTATACGCAGCATTATCAAAAAGAAAAATCTATAGAGATAGATTACAAAAACTTTTAGATCCAGCAACAAAATTTGTTGGTACAAAAATTGGTAACCCTGCAGAAATTAATGGAATATCAGAAGAAGATTTCATTAATAAATGCAAATCAAATTATGATAAAGCAGTGGCAGTTATTCATAACTTCCATGCGCTTAACGCAGCAATTACACAGAGTAATGCTAAAACTACTATTACAATTAATAATGAAAGTTTCACAGTTGCAGAAGCAATTGTAAGATACGATCAGCTTAATGCTGAAATTTCATTCCTTAATAAGATCGCTGAAGATGTTGCAAAAGCAACAGCAACCATAACAAGAGTCAACACAGACAAATTGTCAGATGAAGTTATCACAAAACATGTAAACAAAGTTATGGAATCACTATCAACAACACTTGCAACTGCAACAGATTCAGATACTGATGCAATTAATGTTATGATGGATAAAATTCGTACAGATTATATTACAAATAATACATGTACACTCATTGATCCATATGATCATACATCAAAGATTGAAGATAAAATGGAAAAATTAAGAGAGTACATGGATCAGTTCAATGAAGCTCTTAATATTTGTAATATGAAGACAGTTATCACTGTTAAATTATTACCATAATTTGGTTAATAATATACATATACCAATAAGTAGTTTTATGCTACTTATTTAAGTTTCATTTAAGTATGGGCATGAAGTCCCCTTATGAGAATAAATAATAAACAGGTTACAAGTTAATCTAATATTACATTTATACTCCCCTCAAAAAATTATTGAATCAAAAAGGCAAATCCAGCCAAACAAAACTTCATGCCCAAAAAAGAGTCCAGGATAATTAACATACCAATACTAATTCTGTTTATGAAAGAGTATTTCTCCTTAAGTCTGGTATACGATAACCCAAATATATCAGATAGTATAATATTTATTATTTATTATTTATGTCATATATATGATCTCATCTATAATTATTTTATATAGGTGTAATATGACCATATTTACACAAAATTCTAACAAGAGAAAATTGAAAACCTCATCCTGGATTCTTTTTTGTATTTAATTGATTTGACATTTTGTTAATTTTAAGCATTAATAAGGTGGTGTAAATCAATGAGTAAAAAAGGGAAAAAAGTCACAAAAATTCCTAAAATGAATAAGTTTGAATATAGAGTACCATTAGATTCTTTTAAAAATAGAGATAAATTTATTAAACGAGTTGAGAGATTAATTCGTTCATCTTTAGAATATAGAGATTTGATGTTTTATCTTAAAGAAAATATGGATTTTAATCAGTGCTCATTTTTTATTCATGTTGAAAATGGGAATGGAATAAAAGCTAGAATTGAAATTCATCACGAACCATTTACATTATATGATATCGTTGATACAGTATTGACTAAATTTGAGCAGGAAGGTAGACCTATAAATGATATGTATATTGCTGATGAAGCGATGGAATTACATTATAGAAATATGGTCGGTTTAATACCTTTATCTAAAACTATTCATGAAGTAGTTCATAGTAGTTATAAAGAAGGAACAAACAAATTATTCATTCCTATGAATTTAGTTTATGGAAACTTTAGAGAATTCATTAAAGAATATGGTGAATATATTGATGATTCTATTTATGAAAGATATAAATTCAAGATAGATAGTTCAAAAGGTTTAACACAAGAATCATTTAATGCTATTATGACTGAATTTGAATATCTTGAAATTGGAGGAAATGAACAACTTCAAAAATTTGAAGATGAAAGTGATGAAAATATTTTAGTTGCATAAAATATGAAGAAGTATCTACTTTTGTAGATACTTCTTCATATAAGTTTAAATTTTAAGAAATATATTATTTCTTAGAATGATTATACATAAATAATCATATTATTGAGGGAAGGAGAAAATACGAAATGTCTGATAGTGAATTTATTTTAGATGCTGATTCAGAAGATAGTATAGACTTAACTGATGAATCGGCTGTAGAGAAATTAAAGCCAACAACTGATGTAGCACATTCAATATTAGAACCTATGAAAATCGAACCTTTGAAACTACCGCAGCATATTATTGACCAGATGATGGCAAGTTATGATGTAGTATGTCTTAATGATTTTCAAGATATGTATCATATGTCTGAAGAAGAAAGAAAACGTTCATTCCAATTCTATGAAGTCTTTAGAGAAATGAGAATGATAAAAATTAAACATAGAACTTTAAATTCATATGTAGAAGCATACAGAATTATGCTTAAGGTTCTTAATGCAGTTGCAGAAGTTAATGGTGTTTATGAAAAAGATGAATTCATTAAGAAAGTTCTTAAGGGTAAGATTAAAGTTTCAGGTCTTAAGAAACCGAAATATGTTGGACGTGGAAAGAAAGATATTAACTGGGAATTAGTATCTGAATATATTTTGGACTTAGATAAAGATCCAAAAGACTTAATGAAATATAAAAATGAAGCATATTTCGATTGTATAACAGAAGATGATATTAAAGAATTAGAAGAAGACCTTGGAACTACAATTGAAGATTACATGGATAGCCATGAAGATGTATCAGATAAATATCTTGAAGAGATAGATGTAGAAGAAACAGATGTTGCAGGAATGAATGTGGTTATTCCATTATCTAAGAAAGAACAAAGAAACTTATTAAAGAATAATAGGGGAATTCTTATAGGTATTAAAGATGCTGCTAAAATGAGAAATTCTAACGTGAGTAGAATTTATTCATCCTATGCGTACGAGCTTACGAGAGATGCCTTTGATGAAATCAAAGAACGAGATGAATCAACTGGTAGAATTAAATTACCTGAATTTAAAGGTTCTGCAATGAATAAATCTGATGTTGATAGATATATGTATGTTCTTGATGAGTATGATAGAGCTCATACTAAAATAGAGTATAATGGAAGATATTATACACCAGATGATATTGATGAAATGGAACTTAAGAGAATTCTTGAAAATAATGGATTTGATATTAGAAAATTCTATAGTTACAAGAAAGATGAGAAAAGAATTCGAAAACAACAAAAACGTGATAAAGAGAAAATAAAGAGACTTAAGAAAACTCTTAAGAAAGCAGAAAAACGTTACGAAGAAAGAGATTCGCATGGTAAAGTAAATCATAAGAAAAAGAAAAGTAAAAAAGGCAAAAAGAAAGGAAAAAAGATAGCTAACCATGTAGCAACTAGTTCAGGTTATGAGTCATTTGATGACTATGCAAGAATGATGGAGAGTTGGAGTGATTAAGTATGTATGAAGGAAATGAAGAAATCTTATTACATTCAATGGTTAAAAAACACTTTTCACCAGAATTATTATTTGAACTCGATCGTCTTAGTATGACTCGTAATGTTGATAATAATACGAAAGGTGTTGTAGTTAATCAGATTTTAACAGCATATAATATTCCATTTAAACCATTAGGAAGCGGAACCAATAGATATGCAGTTTTAATTGAAGATTATGTATTTAAATTTGCTCTTGATGAAGATGGAAAAACTGATAACAAGAGAGAATTTATTTATTCACAAGCAGCACAACCATATGTAATTAGATTTTATGAATGTATGGCAAATGGTCTTATTGGAGTATGTGAATACTTTGAAGTATTTTCTGAAGAAGATTTCTTTATGACAAAAAATCAAATCGAAATGAAGAAAATCTTAAAAGAATTATCACAGATATTCTTAATAGGTGATGTTGGTATTTATAAAAAGAATTATACCAATTGGGGTTATAGACAAACTGATGGTAAAATTGGTATTTTGGATTTTGCATATTGTTATAAACTGAGTTATCAAGTATTTCAATGTACTTGTAAAGATAAAGGAATGCTTTATTATGATGACTCTTACAACCAATTAATATGTCCTTTCTGTAATAAGAAACATACATTCTGGGAAGTTCGAAAAAGAATTCCAAAAAAACAAGAACAGGAAGAAATTGGTGATCTTACTACGAAAGGATATGTTGTTAGATCAGAATGGGAAAAACAACCTTTAAATCCAAAGTTTACAGAAATACCAGGTAAGAAAAAGAAAAAGAAGAAAGTTATTAAAGAAGAAAAATTACCATCATATGATGATTTGACAGACTATCAGCCAAGTCCAGATGAAGCATTTGAGATGTTTGTAAAATCATTGAAAAAGAAAAATACCGAAAGTGAGGAAAATGATAATGGGAAAGAAGAAGAATAAGAAGAAAGATAACATGATGTTATTTGGAAAAGATTATTCAGAAGATGTGACATTTGAAGAGCAATGTAGATTAAATCTTATTGCTGAAAAACTTATGGCTGGTGAAAATGTTGATTTGGATTTTGATGACAAAGAAAAAACAAAGAAAAAACATCCAGCTGATTTGTTAATCCCTAATACTGAATGTGCAATTGAAGAAGGTGTAAATCAAGGTGCACTTCAAGATGTTTTTGTAAGATTAGGTATGACAAAAGATGATGAGGTTGGTTGTCAGGATGACAGCGACCTCAAACAATTAGCATCACAAATCGAAGACGGTTATGTTGCAGTCATGAATTATGATCAACCAGTTGAATCTGATGAAGATGATGAAGATGATTTGGATGATGGTATTTTTGGAGATAGATTCCAAGATCCAATATTTGATGACCCTGATGACCCAGACGATCAAGATGATGACTTTAAAGAAGATGAGGATGAAAGTGAAATGTCAGTAACGCTTGATAGTAAGTTTAAACTTATTAGAAATGATAGTAACGACTTTGGAGATTTGATTTTGAATATTCCATGGGATAAAGAAAATAAGATATTCTTAAATATTGCAAATGCAAGAGAATTTATAGTTAACTATGAAGATTCAAAATTATTCCAACAAATGAAAGAAATGGCTGTTTTGGCTGCAGCTTTTATAGCAGGACCAATACTTGTAATTCCAGGTACAAGTAGAGAATTGAAGAAATTCATAAGTGAATGTCATTCATTTGATAAAAATAGAATATTCTTTGTAAGTAAAACAGATGATACAAGAAAAGATGAAGATGGAAACCCAATTGTTCACTTCTTGGTGTATTATATAGATGAAGAAAGTGGAAACTTCATGGAAAGATATATTGATGAATATTCCATTGGTAGTAAAGATGAAAGTGAAGATGAAAAAGTTCATGCTGCACTTGATATTCTCTTTACACTATTCTTCAAAGCATGTTTCAGACTTGATAATAGATTTGCAGATTTAAATAACCTAGATTCAATAATCTGGGAAAATAAGTCAAGTAGTAGTGAAATCGAATATGTATTTGACCTCATCAAGAGAGATAAAGATACAAAACTTGCTGAATCAGACTTTGCATCTTTCAATGAATTAGTTTTACCTATCGAAGCATTGATTCCTAGAAATAAAGAAGATATTGATACTGTTTTCGGTATGTTCCAAGTACTTCTTTCATTATTCTTAGATGATGAAAAAGGAAAAGATCAACTTAGATTTGATGAAAGAAATATTCCTATCTTACCAGATAACTTTGGATTCGATGAAAATGGTCAAAGAATCAATGTTGAAGATAAACAAGAGGAATTTACTATAGAAGAACTTGTTAGTGATCGTGAAATGGTTGAGAGTGTTTCTTTAAAAGAAGAACAAGAAGTTGTGATTATGACAGGTTCAGCACATGTAGCAGCCCCTACAAAAGATGAAATTGTAAATCCGACTGTTGAAGATGAAAAAGGAGATGACGAAATCACTATCGATGAAATTGAGGGTGATGCTGATATCGAATTACCATTAGGAACAGTTTCAGATTCAGGAATCAAGAAATTAGATTCTGATGATGTAACAAGACCCCTTGTCATTGAAACAAAATAAAAGAAATTGGGAGTAAATTTACTCCCTTTCTTTTTTATAAATATATCATTATATTGAGGTGATAGAATGATTTATATAATGAACACAAAAACTTTTATTAAAATTTTCTCAAAGGAAGACCCTAAGAGAATTGAAAAAACACAATTCGTTGTAATCTCAAAACGAATTAGAAAAACTGTCGAAGATCCGAATGTAATTTTCTGCTCAAAACTATTTCCATCTGATATGTTATTAGCAGATTACAGGATAGGAGTAGATGGATATTTCCAAGAAAAGTATAAAGAAGAAATTGAAAAATCTAAACTTACTTTAGCAGTTATTATTAAAGGTGCTATTGAAGAACGTATGCCAATTGTATTCTTATGTACTTTGAAAGAGTGGAAAGTTGGATATATGAAAATTCTTGCAGAATATATTATGGAAGAATTCGGATATCCAATTATAAATTACAAGAAATATAAAATTAAAAAAGAATTACCAAAGGAAATTAAACAACTTAATGAAAGAGCTATAATTGATAGATGTGATGAAGTCATTAAACAAGAAGAAAAGAAACGCAAAAAGAAACTTATGAAAACAAGAGGTGGAAGGTTAGAGCTTCTTAAATCTATGAGTACAGAAGAAATGAAAGCACAACTTAAAAAGATGGCTCTCTATTCAAATGGATTAGATAAACACACAATGAGAGAATTATTGATGGAATTCTTTGTTGAAAGGTAATTAATATGTTACCAAGTAATTTTAATGAAAAATCAAATTACACAAACCAAAATATACTCTATTTATTCAATAGATTAATCTATGAATATGATATTCATTCAGCAGATATAAATCTTTGTAGATATTATAATATTTTACCTAAGGAAACAATTGAGAAGATATCAAATCTTGATAAGATGAGACGTGTTGTTAAAATTGGTAAACTTCAAAAAGAAAAAGAGTTTAGAGATAAACTTAAAAAAGCTTTTGAAGATATAAGAAAAGAATTTTATGATTCTAATAAATTAGATATTAATGATATTCTTGCTGTTAAAAAGGATGCTATTTTTACAACAACTTCGTGTGGTTCTGTTGTATTTGGACCTGTTGAATTTCAAGTAAAAAATATTTACACATCATATATCCAATTACCAAATAGGATTGAAATATATTATAATAGTAATGGGAAATGTGATATAAAAGGAATTGATGATGAGGTGGTTAAACTTCATAATGACGGTATTATGAAAGTTATTATTAATTTCTTTAAAAAGATGGAGACTGGTAGTACAATGGATGTACTTAAATACCTAAATAGAGTTTCTACATCATATAAACTTCGAGAATTACCGTTAGAATACTATAGAGAATTTAATAATAATTCCAAATATACAATAACTGGTTCAGAAGATACATATGATGAGTTTTGGGAAGAAAGTAAAGATGAACTGAATATTATGTATAATTTCATTAATGTGTTAATTCCATTGGTTAAAATTCCATTATAGATATCCGATATGATAAAAATCATATCGGATATTTTTTATAATAATATTGAATTATTATGGTCAGTTACAATCTTGAGCATAATATTTAATGATTGACCAATTATATATTGCATAATATATGTAGAGTTGAATATCAGTCTATTTTTTAATAATAAATCTGTATTTAATCCAGTAAATACAGCTTCTGATACTTTTTTTACATCTTCGTCAATATTTATAATTTCATATTTTTGTTGTAAAGTCAAAGGTGCTCTAAGTGCAGAATATACTTCACTCATAATCATATTATCAATCATTGTTTTAACTTTTTCTGAAGCTAAAATTTCATCCATAATAAGTGCTTCACTATCTAAAATATGATCATCAAGATATAATTTATATCTTTCTATTCTTCTAATATATTTAGATTTCTCAGTTTCAGGAAGTTCTTGAAGTTTCTTAAGTTTTTTATTGATTGAATCAATTATATATGGAGAGATAAGATTTTCTAAATAACTCTCATATACATAACGAATTAAATTAATAAATAAAACTACTACTCCAAAGATTCCAAGAATTAATCCCATAATAATTAATATGGTAAATAGTGTAGATTTCATAATCCAACCTCCTAATTTTATTTTATTAAAAATAGTGTGCTAGAATTTATAAGTTTTTAAATGATGTAATATTTTAATATAAATAATAAGGAGGTATTTAAATATGTTAGATAATGAATTTAAAGTTAGACTTGAAGCAGATACAGGAATTTGTGTTTGCCTTGGAATTGTTGCTATAGGAATTGTATCATGTGTTATATCAAATCAGGTAAACAGATCGAAAAGAGATGTTAGATTTAAAGAGATTGAATATGATTTAAGAAAAAGACATGCAAACTCTGTAACACGTAAATCTCAACTATCTACAGAAGGTTTCAAAGAATACGTTCAAAAAGAAATAGAACGTATTGAAAAAGAGGTTAAAGAAAAAATTAAAGAAGAAGATGAATAATCATCTTCTTCTTTTTTATTCCCATAATTTATGATTAAGTTCCAATGTTCCATAATCAGTAGAATCTGATATTAAAGCTCTATCAAAATATCTATTAAATTTATCTCTTAAATCCGGACCAATTGCAGCTGCATATTTTTTTGTAAAATTATGCAAATTTCCAAATGCTTGTGATGGATTTATAAAAATATTTCTATTGTGAACTTGTTCATGAATTGATGCTGAAAGCATTACAACTTGAATATTATTTTCTTCATGTTCAGTTAATACTTGGTCAGCAATTCTAAACGTTGTTATTTTCAATCCATTCATTAAAAAATACTCTAATACAATAGCACAATAATCATATAATGTGAATATCGGTCCATGATGCATTTCAATTTCAGCATCTTTATCATCGATATTTTTTAATACTTGGCAATGGTCTAATTTAACTTCAGATTTTAAATAGAATTTATATTTACTATATCTATCAGATGATCTAACTAATTTCTCAACAGCTTTTAAAAATTTCTGATGAGAATCTAAATTAGAAAAGTAACTATCATCTTTATAAAATGGGATTGTGTATAATGCCCTTTTAGAGTCTACAAAAGGTATGACACTTCTGTCCTCTGAATTTTCGGCATATTCGATATCAGGTAAATTTTTTGGCATAATTCCACCTCCTAATTTCTTAATCATCTGTTTTAGATTACCTTATAAAAAATAACCAGTAACGTGAGTTTCACCATTATAACTCACGTTACCTTCTTAGTTATTATACTGGAATGGTATTTTAAAAAGCATTCTATCTGAATGCTATTGTTGTTAAGTACGAACTCTAATAAGGAGATTCAAAAGCCATGAAAATCAAAATAAACCAAATACTTTGAAAAGAAACAGACTTAATGAAAAAAATGTTTGCAGTTAGTATGAATTCCAGTATTAAATTTCTGTTTTTTAAATTAAAAGTAAAAGCACATTATTCTAAGTAATTAAAGAAAGGACTGAGAAATATGTCTATTAATAAAGAGGCGGAACTTAATCCTTTATCTCAATTATATGATGAACTAAATACTATCCTTTCTGGTCTTGTTGTAAAATTTAGTGTTGAAGCTGATAAATATGAAACTTTCGAAACTAAAAAATATAGTGACGAATATATTGCAGCTATAAATAAAAGAGATACATATGGCTACTTCAATTATACAGTTGATGAATATAATGCTGTTGGAGTTTATGATAGTTTTACAATCAGTAAGTATCAGAATGGAGAAATTCCAGTTCCTTCTCATATAGAAGATAAATTACTCGTTAATAGAAGAGAAAGTATTATTAGTAGTTATGATGAACCAAATGATTATTATAGAATATTAAATGGTTTACCACCAAAAACTACAAAAGGAGGTCTAATAGTAACTGACCTTCTTAACACATCATTACTGGTTGTTCCAGATAATGATTTTGAATTGCAAAATGATCCTACCAGTAAGAGAATAAGTGAAAGTTCAGCATATGTTATTATGGGTAATAACTTATTTAGTTCTGGTAATTATATACACATATCAAGTGCAATAATTCAAACTGAAAAATCATCATACTCAAGATCATTTCTTATAGTACCAGATGATTTCCCTATATCTAAATCTGATAAAGTTGTATTTTTAAGAGATGTAAAAAGCATTTTTACTAATCTTGAAAAGACTGATATTGATTTTGATACATTAGTAGGAAATTATATTCATATTAATCTGAATAATGCTATTGATGTTACATCTTACTATAGAAATAGTTTTCTTGTAGTTGATGATTCTTATGAATTGTATGATACAGATACAATGATAAAACTTAGTGAAGCTAAGTTGAATAATAATAAAGCAGTTATTGGTGATAAATTAACTCTTGGGGAATATTATTTTATTAATGATGAATTGAGTGAAATGTATGGAATTTCAAAGAAAGTTCCATTACATAGAATAAAAGAAGTTTATGGTAATAAATTTGTTACTATATTAGAATCATCTGGGTATTTAGATAAACTTATTGAAAATAACCCGAAAGATGAATATCTAAAACATATAGGTTCAAAACAAATTGATGTTATAAAAGCAAGGAATGCTAAAAACTTCGATATTCTATATATGCCTAATTGTAATAGGGAAATTATTCAATGGGTATTTTCAGTATCATATTCTGCAGCAAGAGATTACTTTGTCAATACTGTATATAATTATTATTACAGACAGATTTATGACTACTATGATAACTTTATTGGATTAGCGATAGTTCAAATGGCTATAACACAAACTATTGCTAAAGCTATGAAGACTGCAATAGATAGAGATTTTTATGATGAAAATATGGTTAAGATGCTTTTTGAAATGTATAATGTACCATATTATCCAAACTTACCATATCAAACACAAAGAAGGTTGGTTAAAAATCTCAATTACTTGATTCAGAATAAAGCCACTACAAAAGTTATCTATGATATTGCATCCATTTTAGGATATCATGATATTAGTGTATATAAATACTACCTTGTTAAAGAACGTAAATTTGATTCTGATGGAAATCTTATTTATAAAGACACTACAAAAGTTGAACCTACTATGAATATAGATGGTTCTATTACAGAATCAGAAGTAGTAATCAATGACCTTGAAAAGATGTATGACTTATATCTACAAAAAGTTGGTATTGACGAAACTAACTTCCAAGTAGCACTAACAGATGAATCTAAACGTGTTGACTACGATTCTGTTACAAGGGAAGACCCATTATGGTGGGATGATGAAGAAACTTTTGAAGAGGTATATGGAGATTATACAAAGTATACATCTGATTCAGAACAAGAAGTTTGTCTTCGTCATTATAATTATAGAGAAACTAAATACTTAGGAGTATCTATTAGTTACAAGATGTCAGAAGTATTATATGAAAATATTCTTCTACTGAGATTGCTTTTTGATAAGAAAGATGAAATCTCAGATATTTATGTAACTTTACCAAAAATTACAGGTACAACAGAAATTTCATTATTTGAAACTATTGTATATTTGTGTGCTTTAATTTCAAAGCAATATAAACTTACAGGTGAAATTTTAACAAGATATTCATCTGTAATGGATGTAATGGGATATATCACAGAAGATGTTGATGGGTATAGACCTTGTGATACATTAGTATTTAATTTTGATTTACTTACTAATGCTGAAACATACAAACAAATTACAGAAAAACCATCTAGATATTTGAAACCAGATGAAAGAGAATTATTTGATAAATACTTATCAGTACTTACAATAGACCAATCTACTGTATCTGAAAAAGTAACTGCGATAAATGAAATGTTTATAAACATAAAAGGTCTTGGTTATTTTATAGGTAGAAAAATGTCTGAAGCTGATAATTTATTTGAATATCGAGCATGGAAAGATTTCTATGAAGCATTATTTATTGGTCAAGAAAATGCTAGTATGTTTAATATTGGTAATACTGGAGAAACTGCAAAAACATATTTAGAATATCTTCAGTATATGAGTCCAATGTTATATCAGACATTATCTGATTTGGACGATACTCATATTTATACATATATTGATCATACAATATCAAGACTTGAGACTGTAGTTCATGATTTGAGAACTTTATATACAGTTAATGATAGTAATTCAGCTATTTTGGATTACTTAATCAAACTCATTAAATTCTTTAAATCATATACAACAGATTTGATTGATGTTACAACAGAATATATTTTTGATATGCGTCCAGATAACTTGTTTAAACTTGTAGAGTATTACAAATTACATCAAGTGATAATGACTAAAGATGCATACAAACTTATGTATTCAGATACTGCAAAGATTATTGAAACTACTAAAGAAATAGATGCTAGTAAGTATGAAGATATTATTATGCTTATGAAACAAAGTATGAACGTTTCTGATGTTCATTCTTTAAGTACTATAAATTGTAGCAACTGTAAGAATTTCAATAATTGTAGATATTTCTGTCATAATGATAAAGCTAATTGTGATGGAACTTATAGAGTTGGAACTGAATATTATCCATGTGAATTTTATGGATATAACACAGAATATTTTTATAATTACATTTGTAAATATAGAGACCTACTCATTACAATCGATACTGGAAATTATGCAGATTTATCATGTGCTATTAAATCCCATTTAAAACAAGCATACTCATTCTATAAAGTAGTAAGCGATTATAATGTATTTAGTGGTGAAGAATTTAGTTATCATTCTGATAAAATGAAAGAAAATTTATTTGAATCATTGGATAAGATAAATGAATTACTTGTAAAATATGATAATGATATTGCTGAAATTTCAGATGCTGGTGTTAATGGAATTATTGAATGGATAGATTTATTAACAAGTCCAGATAGTGATATAGAAAAAGTATGTTTAAATAAGAGATTTCCTTGTAGAAATTCTGAATGCGAACATAAGGAAATTTCAGAACATACCAAATTTGAAGAGACCTTATATCATAATGAAGTCCCTAACACAATTGAAATATTAGACTTCTATTCAACTGTATGGTTTAATGATGGAAAAATTTTACCTAGAGATGAAATAGTAAAAGTTATTCAGAATATTGGAATTACAGACAGTTCTAAATTATTAGTATCTGAATTAACTAAACAAAAAATAGTTTTAGATTTGGATAGTGATATGATAGAATTTATTGATTTATTAATGGATTTCGATAGAACTGATGTAAATAATGACAAATTGTCATTTATTGAATATTTAAGAATGTACGAAGAAGTCTAAGTTAATTATTATAGAAAAACAATTATATTAATTGAGAATTGAAGAAAGGTGGAAAAAACCATGTCTAATTTAAAATTGACTGAAAAAGCAGGCTATAATGATATGATCGTTAAAATGCCTGAACTCCATAGATCTGGTATTTACCAGAGAACATCTATCATGGGTGGTTATGGGTTTACCCGTGATGCAAATGGAATTTCTTCATTAAAAGAAACAACGTTTTCAGAGAGCAATATGATTCCAATCGGCGGATGCCAATATTCATTTGAACAACTTTTTGGTGTTAAAGGACCTTTGACAGTTCCTACATTATATGAAGTTTCAGGAAATACAATTGGTTTACCGGACGTATCAATGCTTGACTATAAAGCAAATGGTGAAGAAATAGATTACTATGTACCTGCACTTAATGGCGAAGAAAATACAAAAGAAATCGTTCATCCACATGGTGAATATGTATGTCTTTTTGGTGTAGGTTTAACAGGTTCAGCTGTAAACGTTCTTACAAAACCACCAGTTGATTATAAAGAATACTCTATCCAAGAAAGTCTTGGAACAGAAGATGGTTCTCAAATGACTGGTATTATGGTACCATTTAGATTTACAGCAAATCAATTGTCTGACACAGACAGAATAAAATATTTTGGTAAAACTGGTGAATGGACAGCATCAAATGTAGATAATATCGGATATTATCTGAAGAGATTTGAAAATGATCCAATTATCAAAAACTTCTGGAAAGCTGCATCAGATGAAACAGAAAGTACAAATGAAGTATCTCAAAATGAATACTTCCCAAGAGTAAATACTGTAAATTCATCTACAATTGAAAGCTATACAGAACTCGTTCTTAAGATAACACCAAATGATATCAAAGAATGGTTTGATGCTACATCAAATATTGATGAAACACGTATCAACACAATTGCGTTATTTACAGGTAGATATAACAAACTCAAAGATGACTATGAAAATGTAAGATTGTTCTCAAAACTTACATTCCAAGTTAACAACCTGTCATTAACTAAAGATTTTGTAATTATTTACAGAATTTATAGTTCATAAGCAAATATAGACTGAAGTGTAGATTTTTATGGATTTCTACACTTCAGTAATATATTATTTTTTTAGACTCGTGAATAATTAAATTCATTAGTCTAATGATATTTTACATAGAAAGGAGATTTAACAGATGTTAAACGTGGGAGTTATTGGCGTAGGTAATGCCGGTAATCAAGTATGCGCACTTTGCGCAAGTAAGTATCCGGAAATTCCGGTAATAGCTATCAACTGTAGTGAGAATGATATGAAAACACTTCCTAATAGTGTACTTAAATTTCTCATCGGTGATGGTAGAGGAGCAGGTAAAAACAGAGAAGAGGCAAAAACTTTTCTTGAGAAATCTATCATGCAATTAATTGCTGATGAAAATGTAAAGAAAGTTCTCTCTGAATTAGACCTTGTATTTATAGTAAGTAGTACAGGTGGTGGAACAGGTTCAGGTATTTCAATCTTACTTACAAACATCATCAATGCTGCATCTCAACAGTATGAAAAACCTGTATTTCCTATTTCAGTAGGTATTTTACCTACACTCAGCGAAGCTTTATCAACTCAAGCAAACTCATTAAGTTATCTTACAGAGTTATATGAGATTTGCGAATCACCAACATATATGCTCTATGATAATGAAAAGTTTTCTAAAAAGTCAACTGTAGAAATTCTTAAAGGGGTTAATGAAAGAATCGTAGAAGACATCAATGTGTTAAGATGTTACTATAACAGATCAACAACATACAATTCAATTGATGAGCGTGATGCTATGACATTAATTACAACACCGGGACGTATTGTAGTTGGTTCATTGATTGATGTTAAAGAAAAAGATTGTGATGATGATGAAACTCTTGAAGATAAACTCATTACAGACCTTAAGAAAAATGCTCATGTAGAAATGCAAATGGATAGAATCGTTAACAGAACAGGTGTCATTGTTAATTTAAGTGATGCTATGTTATCACGTTTCGATACTCATATTCCAAAAATTCAAAATCTTATCGGTTCACCGATAGAAGAGTTTGAACATATTTCTATCAATGATGATAGAAAGCTTCCAAACAATGTGTTTTACATCGCTACAGGTCTTACACCTATCATGGATAGAATTGCAAAAACAAAAGACCGTATTGATGAAATTACAGAAGCACAAAAGAGAAAAGAAGACGAACTTGACCTTGATAAAGGTATGCTTGATGATATTCAGGCAAAAAGAGTTTATAGACCTAAGAATGATGATATTCCTGAAAAGATTGACCTTGGTGCAATCTTTGATAAATTCAAAGGTAAATAAACTCGACTTTAAAATTATAATAATAAATTATTTATCTGGTAACGTAAAATTAAACTATAGATTTTATAATCTATAAGAATTACGTTACCAGATATTTAAAAATTAAAAGAAGGAGATTGAGAATCATGAGTAACAAACAAAACAAAGGGTTTAGAATCCCTGAGGATGTTAAATTATTTGCATCTCTCACAGAAAAGAAGTACATGAAGAAGTACGCTGACGATTATAGCAGCAAGAAAGAAAAACGTAAAGCATATTATGAAATGCTTATTGGTGAACTACCAGAAGTTATTAAACTTCTTGTTTATTACTCTCAGGTAAAAGAAGTTCAAGAAATCAAGCATGATATCTATGAACGTTTATTTGATAAAAAGCTTATCAAGAAAATTACCAAACTTGTTGATGAAGATATGGATGAGATTGAAAATATCTTATTATTCCCTATCGTTATCTATGACGTGATCAAAGAAGCAGCAATTCAACATGCAAAAGAAAAGGCAGAAGATCCAGAAGCAAAAGATTTTGATTTATCAGATCTTATTAGCCTATCAAATAAGATTCTTCGTAAGAAAATGAAGAAACTTGAAAAGAATGGAATCTCTAAAGAATTAGCATTCGATTGCTTATCAGTGGTTCCATCAACAAAGGTTCTTGAAAAAGGAATCTATCGTATGAGAATTTTGATGAATGTTTTGTATACACATGCAAAGACAGAAGAAATCAAAATCGAACCTATTATGAAATATGTAGTAACATCAAACTACTATTCAGTGATTATCGCATATTTGTTACTTGAAAGAAAATCTGAATATGTCAACCTTGATGACAAACAGAAAGAGTTCTTTAACAAAGTAACAGATTGGGTTTTCAACACAATGGAAGAAATGGATAAGAATGAGATTAAACAAATTCTTGTTTCATACTTCAATACAAGAAAATCTGACAAGGCTAAGAATAAAGATTCAAACAGAAGATTCTTCTTAAGTTCATTGCCAGAAAATGAATTCCCTAACATTACAAAAGTTATTGCAAAACTTAAAGATGTTGACTCATCAATTGAAGAATTCTTATAAGATGAATTCGGAAAAGAGGGGTTGAATCATGAATGTTAGTATTATAACAGTAGGTGGAAAACATACACCATGGGAAATAATCAAAGATACCGTAACAATTGGAAAAAAAGAGTTATCACAATTCTTTCTTCAATCACAAGATCCAAAAGTGTTACAGAAAATAAAATTAGGGGAGGCTTTCAATTCAAAGGAAGATAATGAATTTAAAGAATTATCTCCAAAGAAAGTTGTAGACGAGTCTAATACATTAGACATCGTGATTCAAAATTTCAACCTAGATTTCAACAAGATTTATATTAATACAAAAAATATGAATCCGTATGTAGTTAAAGAACCAAAGAGAAAATGCGATGAACGTCTAGTTATATTAATGCTAGACAATTCATACGCTTACATACGCTCAACTATTAATTCAACAATTGGAGAAGCGATATGTACATTCCATACAGAAAAATCAATTGCTGTATGTATCAAAGTTACAGAATCAGAATTCCAAAAATATTTAACTGGTTCAGAGTTTGTAAAACTCATAACTTTTGATGTTCTGAATAAAGGTTCATTCTATAACTTTAGTGTAAATTTACACAAAGAAGGTGTTTCGGTTAAGAAATCAAAACATCGTAAAAAAGCTACATGTAATCATTTATCAGAGTTGAATGAGCAGTATAAGTCAAAGAAAGTTGGAAGAAGATTTGTACGTTTTAGTGATAAACTTATTACAACTGCATATATTTCTTCAATAGACTTCCATGACACAACAGAAAATCTTATCAATAAATATCCTTTAAGTGATGTGATTTTAGAGGATTCTCCAATATTCCTATATGATGTGAATATTGATGATAAAGGTTTCATTGTAAGGGATGAAATATTCGAAAATGTAATTGATGATATGAAAAAGAAGAAAATCAAATCATTTACTTTGTCTGGTTGTAAACTCAGAAAAGAGACATTTGAAGATATCAAGCCTTTATATATTTTCAGTTTTCAGGAAACAGAAAAATTAAGTGAAGAAGAAATCGAAATTCAAACTTTGAAATGTGTTAAAAGTAATTAATTCGGTTTTGGATTCAAAAGATATATTATTATTGTGAATAATTGAAAGGAGATCATAATCATGGCAAAGAAGAAACCAGATTATAAGCTTGATGGAAACATCATTGCTACAATTAAAGAACATACAAACAAGCACGGAAAAATCAAGGGTAAAAACAAGAAACAAACTCGTACACTTGTAGGTGCTTGTCCTCACCATACTTTGAATAAGAATGGTAAAATTAAACCTATTTTATCAAACGATGGAAAACAAACATGTACTTGTCGTGCGTGTGGAGCATCTTTCAAAGGTCATCCATATTCAGGAGAAGATGTAAAACGTATGACAAAAGGAACCAAAGAATTGGTTAATCAACTTAAATATCTTTCAGTTGCAGTAAATGCCGGAAATGAGACTGTAAGATTTGCATGTGAATTAGGTTCAATGCTTGAACATCTTCCATCAGTTTACAAGAACGTAAAACAGATTGCAGAGAAAGCAGAAGCTGTTAAGAACAAAAAGAAGAAAAAGAAAAGCAATTCAAACTTCAGTAACGTAGGTGGATGGAGATAAAAATAAAACATTAGTGTTTAGTACCTTGATACAAACCTGAGAATTGGTTTATGGGTTTAGGAAATGAACTAAACCCACTTCTTCATATATCTATAAACTAAAGTTTTGAATATAGGATAATGTCGTGTCACAGCGACATTATTCATTTACCTATATAGACGAATACAAATAAAATAATATCAACGTTATGGAGGAATCGCGTTGTTAAATAATATATTCCCCCACCAAAACATTTAAAATTTAAATATCCGTATAACTGAGGATTATATAGGACATTATTAAATGTATATTACATATCGAGCCAAAAGATTGCCAGTTAAGCAATAACTTATCGATAGGGTAAAATTAATTTATCGTAGTGAATCGTGCTCATACCACGAAGTTAAGTTGGAGACTTAATTGATAAATTAACGCATTAAATGTTAGATGTCAGGATGTTAAGATGTAAAATGTAACATGTTAATACGCTATAAATAGGAGATGTTTATAGCACCTTAGATGTGATTATTTAAATTTTATGATGTTACAATGTTTTCAAAATCCTTCAATATAGGTTTTGGTTATATTAGCCTATTTGTTCCTGAAGGCTGTCTATATGGGAATATTATAAAAATTTAAAGAGTAAAACATTCTAGTATCTAGTTCGATAAACGTTGTCATGAAATTATCACATTCCTTTTATCATTAGATTATTTTATACACGTTTCGAAATGATACACAAGCAACCAAAATAACTTATTAAAATAAGATAAAGCTATTTAGCTTTATCTTATTTTTTGTTTTATTTTTTTAATGATATATTATTTTATTGAATCAAATATGAATTATTTCCTCAAGGGTTTTTAACGTTTGTACCTGTATTTTGTAATTTATATTCGATTCAAAAATACCAATATCACTTATTCAACTCCTTTCTGTTTTCAAATTTAGAGTTGATACTACGTTAAGTGATATTTTCTTTTATCTTTTCAGTTACAAAATGTTTGAACTGAAAATCAATCATTAGTACTTCGATACATTTGTATCAAAAAAGAAAAGGTGTCGCTATCACCTTTTCTTTTTTACATTATTTCCATTCATTATAATAATCTTTATAATCAGATTCTGATGCAAATAACATATATTCACCATCAATATATCCCATACATCCACTATCAATATTATAACATTTATATTCCATGATTTTCATCTCCTTTAGCATATTATAATATTGTGAAAATATTAAAAATAAATAATGTTATTCGAGTATCCCCTCGAATAAGATGTTAAATGATTAATAACACGTAATTAACACTCATTTTTTGTAATTTTTTATTACAATGATTTATTATTATTATGAGTAAAAATAAAAGAAAGGGAGATATAAGGAAATGGCACAAGATTCTAAAATGATGTACATTGAAGATGATATCGAAAAGATTCAGATGAAAACAAATTTGTACCTAAAATCCTATGGTCCTGAGGGTGCTTTTCATTTGACAAAAGAAATCATTCAAAATAGTACAGATGAGTGTAAAAATCCTAAATCTGAGGGTAGTTACATCAAAGTAGTTATTGATAAATTAGAAGATTCAATAACTGTAGAAGATGATGGACGTGGTATCAGTGAAGTTGACTACCCATTAGATATATGCTGTACAAAAATTCAAGCAGGTTCTAAATTTATGAGGGATGATGGTGAATTATCAGCTGGTGAGTTAATATCCTAGCTCACAAAGTATAGTAATATACTTTTAGGAAACCTCTTTAATTGCTGGGAACTCTTGTTAGGTCTTAGATACCAAAGTGTAACAATTCTAAGAATAGAGACAATCAGCAGCGAAGCTAAATTATTAAAAATACTATGAAAAAACATGGTAAAAACTCTTTAAAAAGTTATCTAGATAATTATATTGTAAATGATAACTTTGAAGAGAGAATTATATTTATAAATGGCGAAGAAACCCATTATAGAATTAGAAGTAATGGTGAAATAATTTCAACGGAATATCAAGGTAAAAAACGAAAAATACCTCATATTATGATTGGTGGAATTGATAAAGATGGATATAGATTAGTTACGTTAACTCATAATAAAGTTAAACGTACATATCGAATTCATAGATTGGTTGCAGAATATTTTATTCCAAATCCATTTAATAAACCAGAAGTTAATCATAAAGATGGCAATAAACTAAATAATGATATTTCAAATTTAGAATGGGCGTATCAATGGGAAAATTCTGAACATGCAGTAGTTACTGGTTTAAAATCAGGAGTTAATTCTTCAGAATATATACATTTAGTTTGTCAATTATTAGAAAGTAATCTTTATAGTATGAAAGAAATTTCTAATATAACTGGTATAGAATATGAATTGGTTGTAAAAATACATTCTGGTTATTGCTATAAACATATAGCAGATCAATATAAAATAAGCAATTATAACCAATCCGATCATATTGATAAACGAGAATACGAACTTATTGACGATGATACTATTAAAAATATTTGTATTGAATTAGTTAATGGGTATTTAAATATATCAGAATTATCTAAAAAATACAATGTTTCAAAAACTACAATAAAACGTATTCTCAATCATGAAACAAGAAAAGATATAACTTTGAATTATTCATTTAATGATTATAATACTAAAGGCATAAATCAGTTTATTAAAAATATAAAAGGATGTGATATTATAAATGAAAATTTATAAAATTGATTCTTCGCTAAAAATATATAATAAAAAATAAAATAATTTAGAACGTTCAACGACTATCGAAAGCATAACTTAAGAGAAATACTTAAGTGAAGAAGCGAGTAGAGTACACTTATTATATAAGTGGAAATGGGAGGCATCTTATATTTGGTAATAGAATATGAGATGAAGATATAGTCTAATCTTTATAGAGATATAAAGTATTAATGTCGGAATTGGTATCACTTGCTGTAATGCTCTTTCAGATGAGTTTACTATGACATCTTATAGAGAACGAGAAAAGACAGCACATACTATTTCATTTAGAAATGGTAAGAAAGTTTTAGATGAAACTATTACAATTGGAAAGAAAGACAAACAACATGGAATGATTACAAAAATGATTCCAAGTAGAAAATATTTAGGTCCTAATACACATCTTCCATGTGATACAATTGAAGATTGGTTAGGAAAAATCTCATATTTCTTTACGAATAATATGAGATTGGAATTTATTGTTATGGAAGGTTTCAAATTAATAAAGAAAGTTGTATTTGAGAAAAGAGATCCAGTTGGATTACTTCTTGATATCTGCAGTTCTAATATTATTTTGAAACCAATTTCATTTGAAAGAACTGATGAATTTGAAGAAGAAGTTATTAATACTGACAGGTCATCAGACAAAGAAACTGTAATTAAGAAACGTACAGCAACATATGGTATTATGTTTGCATATGATGATTCTATTGATCCAGAATATGATTCATATTGTAATTTCACGAATACTATTTCTGGTGGTGTTCATATGGATTCTGCAGAAAAAGCTTTCTGTACATATGTACAAAAGGCTGTTAAGGATTCTATGACAGAAAATGAAAAATCTAAGATTGATGTTTTATGGAACGATATTAGAACTGGACTTAAAATGGTAGTACATTTAACAACAAATGCTAATGTTCAGTTTGAAGGAAATGTTAAAGAAAAGATTAAAGCAGAAATCTTAAGACCTATTCTTTATAATGGATTCATGGAAGAAATTACAAATTATTTTGAAAAGAATCCAGAGAAATTAAGAGCTGTAATTAAAATTGTAAAGACAAATGCTAAAGCACGTGTTGAAGCAACTAAAGCAAGAATTGCTACAACAAAAGAAACTATGACACCTATGAAAGAACAACAAATTCCAAACTATGATAGGTGTTTGAATACTGGTAAAAATGATTATAGAGAAATTTATATAGTTGAAGGTGATTCAGCTAAAGGTTCAGGTTCTAAATATAGAAACCCATTCTTCCAAGCATTCTTTGCAGTTAGAGGTATGACTGCAAATCCATATAAGAAGACACTAGTTCAACTTATGGATCCAAATAATGGAAATAAAGAATGGAGAACTTTTGTAAATATCATTAGATGTGGCATTGGTAAGAATTTTGATATCAATAAATTATATTTTGATAAAATTATTATTCTTACAGATGCAGATATTGATGGTCATGGTATTTCATCATCTATGGCATCATTCTTTATTTCAGCATTACCAGAACTTGTATTAGCAGGAAAACTTTATAAGGCTTTACCACCATTATATAAAATTAATGATGGTAAAAAATCTATCTTTGTACACAACAAAGAAGAATATGTAGCTCTTTACAGGGATAAAGTTATCAAAAATTATGATGTTGTAATTTTAGCGTTAGGTGATAAGAAAATCTCTAATGATGTATTTAGAGAATTCTTATTAGATACAGTGAATTATTTAAGTTTACTAACATCGATTGCTAAGCATTATAAAACAAATTCACTATTGATTGAGCGAGTTATATCTTATTTAGTTTACAAATATCCAGCAATTGATGGTGATTTTGATGTTGCTAATTTATTAAAAGACCAGACAAAGTTATCTGATTTTATGTCTGTAGTTCAGGAAAAGTTTCCTGAGATTAAATATTATGAAGATACAAATGTACTTAAAGGAATTGCAGATGGTCACTTTACAAGCTTTAGTTTAGGGCATCGATTCATGAACAAAGTTGCTGAACTTATGGATATTTATAGAAAGTATGGGTATTCATTACTTGTAAAAGAAAAAGACGGAGAATACCAACAAATGTCTTTAGCACAATTCAGTACAAAATATCAGAAGTATATTCCTGTTATACAAAGTCGTTATAAAGGACTTGGTGAAATGAGTCCACAAGATTTATATGAAACGACTCTTGATCCTAATGGAAGAGTATTACTTCAACTTACAATTGATGATCTTAAGAAAGACCTTAAAGTATTTGATAAACTTCATGGTACAAGTAAGAAGGATAAAATTGCAAGAAAGAAAATGATGCAGGAATTCAGAATTAATGCAGATGATTTAGATAACTAGTTATGGAGGAAAAGAAGATGGGAAAAATTAAATCTTCAAAGGATTTGCTTTCAGAAAAGCATGTTGATCCTAGTTCATTTAATGAACAAATTATTCCTGTAAACATTGCTAAGCAGTCTGAAGAATGGCAAAAGATTTACGGAGCAAATAAAAACCTCTATAGATATTTTCCATCATTTGTAGATGGATTAAAACCTGTAGAGAGAAGATTCTTATATTCTTTATATATCGATAAAAGATATCATGGTAAAGAATTAAAACTTGCAAGAGCAGGTGCAAATACAGTAGAGTTTCATCCTCATGGTGATGCAAGTATATCAGATGTTGGTATTGGTATGTCACAACAATGGGTGAATAATGTACCTCTTATTGCAACAGATGGAAACAATGGTTCTATTAAAGGCGATGCTCCTGCAGCACCTCGTTATCTTGATATATCTATTAGTGATTTTGCATATGATTGCTACTTTAGTGATTTCAAGAATTCAAGTGTTGACATGAGACTTGCATATACTGGAGAGAGTTATGAACCAGTTGTACTACCATCTAAGTATCCAGTAGCAATTATTAACGGTGGATTTTCAAGTATAGGTTATGCTTTTTCTAGCAACGTACCGCCGTTTAATTTCACAGAAGTATGTGAAGCTATAATTAAATTAATCAAAGATCCAAGTGCTAAAATGGTATTATATCCAGATTTACCTAGTGGTGCTGATATTATCATGACAAAGAAAGAAGCAAAAGAGATTTTTGAAAAAGCAGAGCATGATGTAAAAATTAAGATGAGAGCTACACCTCATATTGATTATGTACAAAACACAATCACATTTACATCAATACCTATGCAAACAAGCACAACACAAATTATCAGTCAAATTAATACATTAAGAATGGCTGGTAGTTTTGATGAAATTCAAGAAATTAACGACTATACGACTGATAAAATTGGATTATTATTAGAAATCGTTTTGAAAGATAAAGTTGGTGATAATCCAGTTAATCCAGATAAAGTTCTTGAGAAACTTTATAAGAATAAAACAGGTCTTAAGAAACACAATGCTTGTATGATTACACTTATTGATGAATTTGTTTCTTATGATTATTCGATTAGAAGATTCTTATTAGAATGGATTGACTATCGTCGAGATATCGTTAGAGCTAGTCTTAATAACAAACTTGCAAACTTATTAGAGAATCAACATATCAATGATATTAAGATTTTCTTATGTAAAGATAAAAATAGTGATTTAATTATCGATATTGCAAAGAAATCAAAAAATATCGATGAATATCGTGAAAACCTCATGAAGAAATTTAATATCACTAGTTTACAAGCAAGGATTATTTCAGGAATGCCTACATCATCATTTAATGAAGATTCAAGAAAGAATTTCATTAAAGATTCTGAAGAATTAGAAAAAGAAATTAAAGAGATTTCAAAGATAATTGAATCAGACTCTAAAGTGGATGAAGTTATTATTTCTGAAATGGAAGAAGGAATTAAGAAATACGGAAGAGAAAGATTATCAAGAGTTATCAATGATGAAACAGCAGCCTCTATTGACAATAGTTGTATTGTCGGAATTACTGAAGATGGATTTATCAAAAAAATTCTTAAATCAGATTCTGCAATAGGTTCAGTTTCAAAAGATAATAAGAGTATGATGATGGTTCTTCCAGCAATGGATAGTGATAGTTTACTTTTATTTGATAATAAAGGTAGAAAACATCTTATACATGTTTCAGCATTACCACTTCTTAAAGAAAAGAATAATGGTCTTGAGATTGGTAAGTTTATTGATGGATTCACTAAGTCTGATAGAATTGTATCTGTTAGTGTTATTCCTCGTAATATTGCACAATTACCAGAATTCTTCTATACAATGATTACAAAGAAAGGTATTGCAAAGAGAGTATCGAGTACATCACTCATTAAGTCTAAGGACGCTATAACAAATTCAAAAGCAATCATCTTAAATGATAATGATGAACTTGAAGTTGTTATTTGTACAGATACAGATAGTCATGATATCATAATCTTTACTGATTATGGTGATGGAATGAGATTACCAATTAGCGAAATACCATTACAATCCCCAGGAAGTAAAGGAACTAAGATTGTAAATCTTAAAGGTAATGAGAATATTCTCGGTGCAAACATTATTAATCCTAAAGATAAATATCTTGTATATGTAACATCAAGTGGTAAAGTTAAAAGAACAGATTTGGTTTATTTCCCTCCAATGAAGAAGAAAGATGAACCATTATGTCTTGTTAATTTAGACCCTAATGAATATTTAGTTTCTGTAAAATCTGTAATTGGAAATGAGAAACTTACATTCTTTAAGAAGAAATCTGAACAAGAAACTCTTAAAGTAGCAGATATACCTGTTAAAACAAGAGCAGCAAAAGCAGATAAAATGCTTAAGACTCCTAAGGGAGATGTAATCTTATCAATGATTATAAAATAAAAATATAGAGTAAGACATTTGTCTTACTCTATTATTTAATAGGAGGTGATAAATATGAATAAAAATTTCAGTACTAAAAATTCAGCTTATTCAGTTAAAATGAGTGAACTTGATGATGCTATTGGTAGATACGGTGAACAATGGGGTGAACCAGAAGCTGAACCATTGTATGATGTATTGGAAAGTGTGTCTGATAGATTTCATTTTAGACATGATAATTTTGTAGTAGGTTCCGGTCAACCTAAAAGAAAATTTTTACCATTTTACTCACATGCTGGAAATGTATTTGATGGTTTGTCAGATTTTGAATCTAATACTATTGATATAGATGATGTTAATGTGGGAGAACTTAATGTTGGTGTACTTGAACAACTTAAAGAAAGACGTGAAGAAAAATGTCTATATTCAATACCTATTGATTATTCAGTTGATAGTGATGATAATATAGATTATTGGAAAACATCACCTTTAACAAATCAAAATGTTATCAAATATATAGATAACATAATTGAAGAGTTGTCTAAGAGTATTAATCCTAAATTCTTAATACGATTAGAGCAACATGTTGATATTTTATCTGGACGAACACGAACTACTACTTTGAACTCTGGAATTTTTGACCCAATGGTAGTTCACAAATTCCAAGATCATGGTAGAAATTTAATGTTTAGTTGTAGTAGTAACAGATTCACTTTTAATGATATGAAGTATGTATCTAATATACATTCATTAATGTCTGAATTATTGACATATATAACTGATATATATCATAAAGAAATGGAGAATGTTGTGAATGATGTATATTTTGGAAAAATCAAATTTGAATCTAATTCATTAAAAGAAAACTTTCATATTTTAAAAGAATTAGTTGATGATAAGAAAACTCGTAACATGTCACTTACTGAATTTAATTATAAATTTAATACAGTAACACGTAACATGTTTAAAATTTCTTCTACTATAGCTAATATGTTAAGTAATCGCATTGATAATCAAAAAATTGAAATGTTAATAGATCAATTCATAACACATAAATTCTCAGATTATCCTACAACTATTGATATGTATTTGAAAGATAGATTTGTTAGTGCTTTACCTAAGATAATTTTAAATTCACTAAAAACAGATATAAATGTAGATTACAAATCATTTATTACAGTACCAGAAGATTTAATCTTTGTGGGAAATAAGTTACCAAAAGCAAAAAGAAGAAAAACTTCTGATTTTATTCCTTCATGGGAATAATATAAAAGAGAATAGCGAATTTCGCTATTCTCTTTTATTTTTTATTATTTTACATTTACAGGAATTTTTTGTCCTGCTGTTGATAATGCTTGATATACATTACTGATTTTGAGAATATTATCAAGCCCCGTAACATTTACTGCATTTAATTGCGTTACAATATTCGCAATAACTGATTCTGGATACATAATATATGGTTCAGATACAGATGCAGTATTTTCTGTTTCAACTTCATTTGTTACACTTTGGTTTTCATTACTCATTATTACGAAACCTCCTTATCATAAATTACAAATTTGTTTTTTCTTTATTACTTTGTAATTATGCTTCAGTTGATAATACATTATACCACATTACATATCCTGTAGAAGGATTTGATGGTTGTGTAGCACTAATAACAGATGCAATATCAAAACCTAATTTAGCGATTTCTGATTGTGTATGAGTATGATTACTTGCAGCCTTATTATTCAATTGAGTTTGGATATTAGATGTAACACCATCGAGATAGTTAATTTCATCTGAACTTACATCTATTCCAAAACTAGCTAATGTGTAAGTATTATTTGTATCTTGAGTTGTGATTGTTCCAGTCGTTCCATCACCATATG